AGAGGCATGTAAGCCTCTCGTTTATGCCATCACTTTGTCACGATTGCTTCTTCAAACGACATACCCTGTACGTAGATCCGCTGATAAATGGTGTGGTAATTCATTTCCAATTCTCGACACCATTGTGTCAGGGTCTTTAGAATACCGTCTAATTCATGCAACAAATTGCTGCGCTTGTTATTTTGTTGCTCTTCGGCCGTGGCCCAGCGACAGTTCTCCTTGGAGTAACCTTCATCATTGTTCTTTCTATCGATAGAATGTCCAAGAGATGGCCTAGGACCCATGTCTGCGTAGAAAGCTTCGAATGATTCGCGCCATTCGTCGCACATCGTGATGCCACGACCACCATAATCTTTGTATTTGCGACTATTCTTGTTATAACACCGTTTCTTGATGCCACTCCAGATGCAGTATTCCGTTGATGCGGCCATTCCGTGAGTTTTGGAAATCTCCGATACCATTTCATTCCGGAGACAACCACAACTTCTAATGAGACCCCTTTTTAGGTTATCGCTAATAACAAAGGTTGTATTTCCGCAGATACACTCACAGAACCATGTTACTGGCTTCCCAGGTTCATGCTTCTTACGACTCAGGACTAAGAGTCTTCCGAATCGTTGGTTTGTAAGATCTATTAAACTCGGCATGTTATCCTCTAACCGAAATAGCATAAACGAGAGAGGAGGCGTGCGCCTCCTCTCTATGCCGCTACGGTAATGCGACTAGGTACAAAACCCTTTTCAACCAGCGACCTCAGCGGCGGGAACAGGTTTTCAGGCAACTTATCCCATTCGAACCAACCCCATACCACACACTTGTTAGGCTCGCATACCACCGGCTCGCCTTTCACGAAGTAGGCTTCCACAAAGTGCGTTTCCCAGCATGTGCTAGTTTCCTTGAAGAAATCTCTCGTGGTTACTTGGGTTTCACGCACGATACCGGCTTCCATACTCGTTTCTTCCGTGAGTTCGCGAGCACCACACGCCACCGTAGTTTCACCAGCTTCAGGTTTACCACCAGGAAGTCCCCATGTACCAGCGCCATGGGAGCCAATTCGTCTACCGAGCAAGACGCGATTGTTTCGCACCACAAGCACGGCTACACCAACTTTTACATCAGTCATGATTTTCCTTCAGCACAAAGACGGGATTTCTCCCGTCTCTATGCCGTTTTAGTGGTAATCGCTCGCCAGTTCCGTGATCTTGTCATCCAGGCAGTAGTAGCCCAGCGTTTCGAGGATCAGGTAGAACACCGCGGTACAGTCAAGCACAGTACGACGCAAGTCCATTGCCAAAACGATTTCAGATGGCACACCGTGAACAGCCAGACGCTGCTGCGGAAGCAGGAACGTCGAAATGGCCTTCTTGCCAGATTCTGCGAAGAATCCTTCCAGTTCGGTACGGATATGCTTGTCTTCGATCTTTTCAAGCCACGACTTGATCGCTCTCTGGTTCGGCAGATACACCGGCACCTTGAACACGGCATATGGAGGTTCGTCCATATGGCCATACTTATCAGCGAAGATGCGTTCCCAGAGCTTGTAATGCACATACGGCGACTGATCTTCTTCCTTGGTATACGAACCCTTGGATTTGATCTGCTGCGAACGGAAGTACGTGGAGTCACCAGCAATTGCAGCTGCGATGATATCACGTTCGATCTGGGCGACTTGTTCGAGTTTCTCGGCAATAGAGATTTGCTCACCACGAGCAGCGGCGTCCATGATGTCTTTCATCATCTGTTCCGCTTTCTTCATCACCAGGCCCGGCACGTTGGAAGACTTCAGGTGAACACCCTTGATTTCCATATCGTACTCGATGAACAAGTTACCTTCCTGGCAGCCAATGTACGCATAGTAGTGCTTGCCTACCTGTGTCGGAACGAATACGTCAAACTTGAACTCGTTCTTCATGGCTACTTGGTGGATACGCTCGGTCTCGATACCGAAGTTTGCCGACATACGCGCTAGGATGTGGGTAATCGCTTCTGCAGCCAAGAAAATCATCGTGGCAGCAACGCGGTTAGTCTCATCATCCACGAGCATCTTACCAGTCTTCCACTCCACCCAGTCTTGCACGGTGAAAATGGTCGAGTCAGTATCAGACGTCAGCGCCGCGCGGCGAATCGAGGTCGGGAAGAACGCCAGCGAAGCCGGAACGTTAGCGGTGACAAAGAAACACTCGATAAAGCTGCGATGATCCAAGATCACCTTGTCGATGTTTTGACAAGTCGCACCCAGATGGCTGAGCTTGATCCGGTCCGCTTCCTTGCGTTCCAGTTCTTTCTCAGGATCTTCCGCCTTCTCATCCAGTTTCGGATTCAGCTTCTTCCAGTCCACGCCCGCCATATGTTCCGGCAGCAGCTGAGTAGCTAACGGTACGTATTCTTCACGTAGGCTCTTGATAACCTTGAGCGGATCTTCGAAGTCGCCATAGCTCGGAGACGACAGACCTTCGATGAAGTTTCGCACCACACTGTCGTTATACATGGCGATATGGAACAAGTCACCAATGTACACGAAAGCGGCCCGTTCGATTGGGGTCAGCTTTTCCAGCAGCTCACGAATGATCGCTTCCTGCTTCTTGCTCTTCCAATAGAAGCGAGTCGAGAACAATACACACTCCATCGCCTGTTCCGGCGTCGGGTAGTGCATGGAATACTCAGCCATTACGGCTTCAAGCTTCTTCAGGTCGGTGCGGTTCGCGATCGAGATGATGTTGTTGATCACGATCGTCGGATGGTGATAGTGTCGGTTACCCGACAGCATCTTCTCGTTATTCGCGTTACCGTAACCAGAAGTCGACCGGCAGTTCGACGTCAGCGTCGAGTGCGAGGTCTTGTTGTGCAGCGGAGTCGAGGTAGATACGTGACCGCCAGAGATAGCGTTGTTCGCGATCTTGGCATTCGACTGCTCGGAGTTCTTGAACAGTTCGAGGTCGATGTTGCCCGCCATCTTTGCTGCAAACATGGCTTTCTTCGCTTTACCGCGAATAGCCACGTTCTCATCCACGAATTCCACGAGGATCGATTGCTTTTCCTTCGGGTTCGTGTACGTCGTAAGGGTTGGAGCAATCAGCTCTTGGTTGCGAATGGAATCGGTCAGATACCCAAGGAGCGTGCCTTCTTTCTCGACACGGTCTTCGTAGTTCTCCCGCTCCAGATATTTGATCTTCGGGTCCTTGAATTCGAACACACCACCAGGCTTCAGGTTATCCTTCACGAAAGCGGTGCACTTTTCGATTGGATCACCAGTCATGGTGGACAGAAACTTGGCGACATCTTGCACGTAGTGTTGCAAAAAGTTAATGTCTCTTTGGTAGTCCGGCTTGTCAAGAACGAATGGATTGGCGACTGTCATTTGTTCTCAGGCGATGTTTGTGGAGTCAAATAGATGCGATGGGAAAATAAAAAAGGGATTGGGGGATGGCAGGCGGCCGTAGCCGCCCACCGCGATGAAGGTTATCCTTTCGGAAAGAACACACGCCATTGGTCTTTGAGGTAGACCAGCAAGGCACGGAACTTGGCTTGGAAACGACCGTGACGGAAACGCTTACGGATATAGCGCGGCTGTTCTCGCAGATTACCGTTAGCAATAAGGCTATCGATCACATCAAGATCTGTTTTCGGGTCAGGCGATCCCCCACTATTAAACTTGACACGCAAGCCGTAGAGAAGATCATCACCGGCGCACGTGTAGCGCACTTGAATCTCAGGTTCGCCTCGCCCGGTGTCGCATTCGATCACTGCGATATGCAGGAAGTCATTCCCTACCGGCAAAATATAGAAGCGATCACTGATCACGTCGTAATCACCGAATTCCTTACGTAGATGGTGCAGAACGATGAAATGAACGATGAGATAGAACCCTTTGTCCCTGAGGGTATGACAGACTTCTTTGAAAGTCATGGCTTTGTCCTAAAAAATGAATAGCGGCATAAGACCGGGAGAGACCGGGTCACTCTCCCGGTCTCTCCACGGCCCCAGAGGCGCTCCACAACAACAGTAACAACCGCCTAGACAAATCTGGCATGGAGAGTGCGAGTCTCCACGGATCTATCTAACCACCACGGGTGTCCTCCCACGTTCTTCGCGCTCGTGAGAATCGATAGATTATCAGACAGTTGCCAGTCGCAGGCTTCACCACAAAGCCAAACGCTACGCCTTAAAGGAAAGAAACGACGCAACGCTAAACAGGTTCGACCAAGACCTGCTTTTCTGCATACCATGTACCACAAAATAAAAAATTACTAAATGTCACAATGGCAACATAAAACCTACTAGATAGCAGACCTTACAGATCTGTTTCTCTAGTAGGTAATATGGGCTTGAAACTTCTTTGAGACTTACAGCGAGGCAATCGACTGATCGACGTACTTCATGATCGAGACGAATACTCGCCACTCGCGCTGACAGATGGTGTCGTACAGCGAACCGCTGGTCGATTCATGCGCGTAAATCGCATTGATCGCCATATGCTGTTCGTCATTCATCATGTCCCACAGATGGCGTACCGGACGATCGAATTCGAAGAAAGAGTCCTCATCGAGTGTTTGGTCATCCAGCGAACCTTTCAGCGATGGGTAGCCGCTTTCCATGGTGATGAATTCAAATGCGGCGTTGAGGATTTCCCGCAGCTGCTCTACACTCTGGGCTTTTGGCATAGCAACCGGCACCGGATTGCTGTAGTCGATGTCGTAATAGACAATACCGGTTCGACCATACGTCAACTGTTTCATCTGCCCAGGATTGCCGCCGATCCAGCCGTCATACTTGCTGGATTCCTCATGGAACGTATTCCATGCATTGGCAGCGCGTGCACGTTGTGCATTAGCCACCAGCGGCTTCATCGCTTCGTCCAGCACTTCCTGCGGCAGATCACCTTGACGATCCATCGCAGCGACTACCGTCTTCTCGAAACGTTCGATCAGCGGCTTAACGATGCGAGCAAACTGTACTGCACTCTTGATCATGCGATCATTTACCGCCGTAGCTTCTTTCCACGTCTTGGAAAGTGCGCGAGCGATTTCGTTCGGATTGGGACTGTGACCATTGATCGAAAGGATCAAGCCCGCATCAGTACCGAAGCTCTTGCCTGTCAGCTGGAAGGATTCCGGCGATTTCAAGAAGCTATTGCAATGTGCTAGGGCGCGCTGCATGTCGAACTTGTACATCGACTCTTCGTTGCTTTGCTGGGGTTTCTTCGACTTGAAGATGTCGAAGAAACCTTCCGTGGCCGGTTGACGAGCTACCAGTTTCTTGTCGAACATGGCGATGTACAAACCGCAAATGATCGGACCAAGCGTGTATTCCAGACTGTGCGCCAGATCAGCTACTTCGTAGCAACCTTGGCTGGAGCAGAGCTTACTGAAGATTTCATCACCGTTTTTGAGTTCGTCGTATTCGATGGCGCTATCGAGACAATCCCAGTACGGAATGTAGTTGTCTTCAGAGAGCTTCATTGCCTCAGCACAGATTTTCATCAGCTCACGAATGGCTTCTGCGTAGTCCTTGGCGTTGTGTTCAGCTGGAGCTTCCACTTCACCGGATGTTTCAACACGTGGGAACTGGGTGAACTCTTCGTGATCGAGATTCTTGAAGTTGAACGGCCACGGGTATTGGTTATCGAAACCAAGCGCTGGCAAGGGCTTTTTGTACTGTTGCTGCGCGCGAGCGACTGGCGACTGCGTGAGCTGTTTAGCGTTGGCGTCCCAAAGCTTGTCGAGCGCTGCATTGTCCTTGATCTTGCAGGCTTGGTCCACCAGTTTGCGACGCAACTCGGTGTGAGGGCGTTCGCGCTGGACGATAGCCTTGACCACTTCGAACATCCCGCGCGCCACGTACACAATGTCGCGTGGTTTGGCGAGTGCCTTACCATTCACGTTGGCATATGCCAACGCCGGCACCGTAATCATACCGGATTGATCAGCGAGGTTCTTCGTGACCCATTCCGGATTGTCATAAGTGCGCTGCAGGTCTTGTTCCAGATCCTTCGTCAGAGACGTGTAGCTTTGACGATTGCTTTTATGCAACATCTCCACACGCTCTTCTTCCGGGGTCTTCTTCGCGAAGAGTTTCTTGAAGGTATCGATGAAACCCTCACAAGCAGGACCGTATTCACCGATATAACGCTCGTGCTGCTCAGGAATGCTCAGGATTTTCATATCAGTTGTTTCCCACGATGGAGAGGGTGATCTTGTCGTAACCGTTCTGGCTCAGACAAGCACGGATGCGTTCGAGATCACCGCTACCGACACCATCAATGACAGCGTTGATCTGGAGCGATTCAACCAGCTCGATGGTTTCCTCGACGATCCAAGGAATACCGATAACAGTGGAATCCCCACCATCCGTGCGCAACAGCAGATAGTCGAAGTCCTGTGGACGATTCGGCGTACCAGCCGGCAGACTGGGGAAAACGTTGATGTGGAGTGCAGCCAGATCCGCCAGACCGAGTGCAGTCTGGTAGTCGAGAATAGCTTGCACGGTGACATTCTTGAAGCCCGTGCCAAGGATGGCGCTCGGGTACACGTCGAAAGAGTAAACCTTACGAGTTTGGAAAGGATAGGCCATGGCGATTTGGAGTCCGTAATAAGAGACATAAAATTGCCACGAACTCCGCTACACAGCAAAAAAAGACGGCATAAAACGAGAGGGATGCTGATGCATCCCTCTCGCTCACACGAACAGAACCGAATCATTTTTAATCAACATCTTTTTATACCCTTGCGCGTAGAAGTAGTCGTAGATGTTGTAATCGATCAGCAGGAGGTTGAAATCCTGACAGAGATCGTTGAACACCTTGGCTACGTATTCGCGCGTTACGGTATCGTTGAGGTACAGCTCGTCGAGAAGCTCTGCGCTAGGAAACACGTGGGACTCGTTGTCGAAGTACGCACATTGTCTCCAGTTCTCGAACATCTCTTCGAGCATTCGGTTAAAGTACAAGACACTGATCGGTTTGGGTAAAATAATGCGCTCTATGGCCCGCTTGCACTTCAGGATAGGTGTACGCAGGCTGAGCGATAACGGCTGGTCGGATGGGCGGGAGATTTGCATCTATAACAATCTTTGACAAAAACAAGTATCGACCACTAACTAATCGGTAGAACTCGTAGGGGAAAAGGTCAGCATTAAATTTCGTGACCTTGTCAAAACTCGCCAAGAGATAGTCACAAATGCACTTGATGCCGGCCACCAGTGCATTCACTTCCGTCGAACCGGAATCAACCAGAACCTGGTCGAGCAGTTCCATGCGGAATGCTTCCAAGTTCAATCCATAGTTGCTGCGCTTACTGATCAGTTCCAAAGCTTTCTGCACACACAATTCATGCGGAGCGGCAAACTCCTGCAAGTTGTTGGTGTACATGGTCAGATTGTTCAAGGGTTCTGCCAAATCCAAACTTACGACATTCGGCAGCATCGGATCAGTAGAGAAGCCGCCTACGAGTTCATCGCTCGCGCTATACATTGATTGCATGTCAAATGCCTCTTCTCTGTATTCATAGACTCCGCAGAGAAATAACTCTGCCGTCAAAGGAGTGGTATTCATAGGGAAACTTCCCATTCACGTCATATCGACCTTGGGTGACCAAAGTCGTGTGTAGGTAATGCGCAACTCTGTCGCTCGCTACTGCAACATGATCCATAAACCGCGATTGGTACTTCTGGAAAAGTTCCGGATCGCCGTGGGAGATGCAATAGTCGAAGTACCCGTTGGTGTTCAACAGGTCACCGATCATGTCGGTCAAGTCCTCTGAGAACTTGTCTTCGTACTGCAGAGTTGCAATTAGATCGCTCATGAAGAAACCCTCACGAGCCCCTACAGAATCTAAGATCTTGAGCAGCTTTTTCAATTCGGGAGCTGCTGGCCCGGCGTGGATGATAGCCAGACTCATTGCTGCTCACCTCAACAGAAAAGTACCAGAGTCAAACTGGCAATTGGAGGAAAGACGTTTCACATGGGAGAAAGGATAGTCCACAAAATCCTGATTATCCTTTTTCGGCACTAGGTGAATCAATGATGTCTTAGCGTATCGGTAAATGTCAAAGGTTCGTCGGAAGAACTCACGACGATCTATCTGGTATTTCTCCAGATCGATGGTGTTTTCATCGAACAGGATTTGATAATAGGAGTCGAAAATCTCCACACACTGATCGAAGTAATCTACCAAATCGTGATCGAGAACGTGTTGGAGAGCAAGTTCGAAGATCTGGCTCGATCCACCGCTCAGCTCGTTGAACTTGCTGAAGTACGTTCTCTGGTCAGGCAGCTCGTAACGACCGCTGCTGCCAATCTGATTCGGGTAACCTACGACGATGGCGTTGTTAGCGGTCATTGGAAATTCCTCTGCATGTTTTAGCGGCATAAAAGCACCGTCAGGGTAAGAAAGCCCCCAACGGTGTCTAGAATGCCTTTTATGTCGCTATTGCTGTTGCACTGCAGCCTTGAGCCACGACGGCAGGAAGTCGTGGCAAGCGGTGATCACAGCACGGCCATCCAATGGTGCAAGCGCCACTGGAGAGACCAGACCTTGAAGCACCGGAGTGTAGACCACCAGTTCGCGCGTTGCTGGGAAGAACTTGTAGAGACACTCGCTCGGCTTGTGGGTGTAATCCGGCGTCACCTGCAACAGTGTGGTTGTGATGGTGTCATTCATCGCCCAGAAGATCTCGCCCATGAGGTCGGCGCAGTCTGCCATCGTTCTGGCATCGAACGGCGCTTCATTAACCCCGTGAGGGAAGACAATGGTGCGATCTTCCATCGTGAAGTGCGGCTGATTGGTGGTGAGCGCTTCCCCGTAAAAGTAGTCGCCCAACATCACGCGCAGTGTTTCACCCACATCGACAACAGCCGGTCCGCCGATGAATTCTTGAAACACGGCGTCCATTTCGGAAAGACGGAGGCGTTTTTCGTGGTATTGCGGAACTGCGGTCGTCATTGATTAATTTCCCAATGCAAAATTCGGTAATCGCCGAGACTACTCACCGATACCTGGTTGTCATTCAGAACGGTAGCACAAAACACGTCGTAACCGTGCTGCGGCTGCACGGAACGCTCTGTCAACGGCCGGATGGCAGGAAACTGAGCGTTGACAATGCGCGCCAGCTTTACGGTCAGCTCGTTCAAGACGTACCGGATCTGATGGCGATCCCAGAAGTCCTGTGTGATGACGTTCTCGTAATGCGAGCCACTGACATCGTAGAGCTTGAGCGCATCCTCGCGTGTCATGCCTTCGCGAGTGATTTGGTGACGGAACGATGATTGCTCCGAACCAATCTCGGTCTGCAAATGCAGCAGCTCATCCGCCAGCTCCGGCACTTTGGTAGCAACTATCTTGTCGAGACTGAGGTAGTTCTGCAAGAAATGCTGAGCTGGTTTGGGATGAAGTTTCGACCACAGCTGATCTTCGTTGAGGTAGACATTCAAGAAGTCTGCCACCAACTGGAAGAACTGCGGGTTAGGCACGTAAAAGTAGTCGAAACTACCGGCAGCCCAAGCGTGATTCAGATGTGCGGCCGTGTAGTGCAGCGCCGGGCGTTCCATGCAATGGACTTCACCAGGCGTAGTCAGCTCGACGAACGGGTTGAAGGGTTGAATAGCACCTTCAACATTGGCGTAGTAGGTCCAGTCTTCGCGGAAGACGATCTTCTGATCCATCGTAGCCATTACCTCCAGCTGCGGCTTGAAGTCCAGTACGTCTTCAAGCGTGTCGCTGATTGCGGTAGCGATGTTCTTCAACGTTGTCACGGCCATGACATTGTTGAACTTATCCAGTTTTTCGTCTCGGGCTAATAATGACACAATGTCGACGTAACTCAACATTGGATTCAAAAGCGAGGTCCCCGGACCCGATGTAAGGGAAGAGTTTGTTTGATCCGACATCTTCTTGTAGTGTGAATGTGTCATCGCCATCGCTCCGACGGTAATTCGAGCGTACGACTGCTGCGATAGACTCCATTCCCGCCTCATACTCGGGGGTTAGGTCGACCAGCAGCACATCTTCGACCGCTCGGGCTATGATGTATTTGTTCCAAACTTCTAAGGGGATAGTCTCAGTATCCACACCGAGCTTTATCAGTTCTCGATGGATCTGCTGAAAAATCTCCTTAGCAGTGAAGACAACAGTGTGTTCAGACATGGGATGCTCCCTCGTCTAGGTACAAAGAATTGCTGCTAGCATTAAAAAAGAACTCGGAGGCATACAACCCCTACCCGGACCCAATCAAGGGCCTGGGTAGGGGTTTAAAGCCGTCTAATGGCTATTACAGAGCCAGGAAGCCGCCGGCCAGTTCTTCCTTACCGGAGAGCACTTCGCTCTGGACGGTACGGGCAGCTGCCGCGCGTTCCATTTCTTCGAGATGACCGCGCAGACGCGCAGCGATGCCATTGAACGGGTAGGCCTTGGTGACCAGGTGAACCGGAGCCTGTTGGGAGATTTCGGCCGAAATCTCGGCCGGCAGAACGCCGTAGCAGGTGTAGGGAATCACGAAGTCGACACCGCTGTTGTCCTTGTCAGCACGAGCCGAAGCCAGCGTGATGGTATCGGCGTGATCGGCCGAAGACAGCTTGCCAGCGTACGTTTCCAGACCGACCGCGTGAGCCTTGTAACTGGTCATGCGGTTGACGTTCAGGAAGTTGTACATGTCGCGGGTGTCCAGGCCTTCGTTCTGGCGCGAGAACAGCACCGACACAGCGACGACCAGTTCGGTGATCTTGTCATCGACCTTGGACATCGGGGTTTCCTGGTTGTTCTCGAAGTACGCGACGGCGATCGTCTTGTCGGTCGTCTGCACGATACCTTCGAAGGTCTTCAGGGTGTCCAGGGTGTTCTTGATCTCGGCGCCGGAGTCAGCCACGCCCACAGTGATAGCGATCACCAGTTGGTCGTTGTCGAGCAGTTCCTTGATCAGGGCAGCCGCCAGAACACCGCCGGTGCCACCCGAGGCGGACGACAACACCACGTTCGCGTAGCCCGGACGATGCTTCTGCAGCATTTCCTTGGCACCCTTCATGATTGCAGCGGCGTTCTGACGGCGTTCCTTGCCCGAGCCGTCCACGTCCGGAACCAGGTAGATCTTGTCGGCCGGCATGCTCGGCTTCAGGTTCGAGCGCGAGGTGTCGAAGTAGACGACATCGACTTCCGCCATACCAGCTTCGATGTGGCCGCGGAAGCCTTCGAAGTTCGAGCCGATGTTGATACCAGCGCCACCGCAGGCGTACAGTTTGATGTTGCCGCGTTCGGCCACTTGTGCTTGATTCTGTTCCATGATGCTTTCTTTCCTTTAAAGGGTTTGGTGAGGGAGAAACGGGAATGGCAGTAATTGCTTCCACACAAGAACTGCCGAACGGTAAAACTTAAGCCTTGAAAGCCGAGCCGCCGTACATCTGGTCCATCGGATTCATTGCGTTCATGTCAGACGGAGGCGCAATGGTCTTGGCCGCGGGAACAATATCCGCATCTTCCAGAATGGTGACGCCGTTGGCGGAGAGATGGATTTCACCCAGCACAGCCGGGCTTTCTTCGACGATCTGCATCGCGCCGCTGAAAGTGCCGCGCTCGGTCGACATGTGTTCAGCGCCAACAGGTGCTTCTTCAGCAGTCTGCTGTTCGCCGCGAGCGCCAGCTTCAATGAGCTTGGCTTGGGCCGCTTGCCGTGCAGCCAGCGCTTCCGCGTTGCGCTTGTTCACCAGGTGGTAGTGGTTGTTGCGACGCTCTTGTTCGCGACGCACCTTTTCTTGGTTCTTCTTCAGGCGTTTCTGCACGCCCTTGTTATGGAACTTGGCGTGGGTCACGCCAGCGGCGAGAGCTTCATCGATCTGGCCTTTGGTGATCTTGGACGTTGCGATATTAACCTGACGAGTGTTGGACACGACTATTCCTTTTCTGAGTTAGACAAACAACAACCTACGTAAAATGGCCTATTCTGTAGAAAACTGCCATTCGTTCACAGGTAAGTAATATGTGAGCGACTTCATTTTCACTTGAAGTAGGCTTTTCTCAAGAGCGCTAGCGGGACGCTGCTAGTAGGTTACCAAAGACTGATGCAGCACTGCACCGATTGTTTGGTTTATGACAACTCACAACACACTCTTCGCCTATGGCATGTTCGTTAGTGAGTGAACCGGTTATTTGAAAATGCGATCGCCGCCTGTGCCACATGCCGGAGCGGGATCAAAGATCTCCTTTTCCTTTTTGACCTGTTTGCTCACATGCGCCTGAGCACTACATCACGAAAAGAGATTTATCATGAATGCCCTTCGTAAAGCGCTGGACGATATCAAATTCGTTATTCCTCGCGCTGTGCTGGAAACCGTATTCGTTAAACGCCACCAAAACTTTCGGGTGGCGTCCCCGAGTCTGGACGAGCAGATTCTGAACGAGGTGATTAGACCTCGTGTTTATATCGACACCAATCTCGTAGGTGGTGCCGAGATCCTGGTTGACCTGAGCGGTCTCGAAGGCGATGAAGTGAACACTACTGACATGGTGTACCGCATCCCGAAGAACCGGACGCAAAACCGCACGATCATGAGCGTGCTCAACGTGACCTACGTTGATGCGCAAGCCATGGCTGCAGCTGGTTCGTACGCTTCCTGTGGTGTGTCTGCTGAACAGTCGGCCGCGCAAGCACTGCTGGATGCTGTATCGCCCCTGCCACTGATCTCCACAGGTCGCATCACCGTCATCGGTGAAAACGTCGTGTTGATCCGTGACTCGATCCGCATTCCGTCCAACAGCTACTTGCGCTGCATTGTGGCGCACGATGAGGCGATGAGCCACATCCAGCCGCGTAGCTACAAAGCGTTCTGCAAGCTGGTGGAGTACGCTGTCAAGTCCTATATCTACAACGAGTACGTGGTAGAACTGGACATGGGTGAACTGCGCGGCGGTCATAACCTCGGTAAGTTCAAGGACATCATCGAGGGCTACAACGACTCCGAGGAACTGTACGATACGTACCTCCGCGAGAAGTGGGCCAAGATTTCCTTCCAGAACGACCGGGAATCCCACAACCGCTTCTTGAAGCTGCTGATCGGTGGTCCGCGCTAAAAAATAAAAGCGCAACATAGAGGAGAGGAGGGCAGGCGCCCTCCTCTCCTTTTATGCCGCTACGGCGTGTTCGACTTTTTCTTCGAACGACAAGGCAATGAAGCCATTGTCCATCACGACAACCACCGACACCTGTCGCTCGTCATCGTAATACTCGTCAAGATGCTGTTCATTGATGAACGCCTGCATCCTACCACCAGAAGGACCGCCGGCAATGCGCGAATCCGGGAAAGCCATGAATGTGGCCATTTCCGTGACATGAAAACAGAAGCGTGTCAACAGCCCGAGTAGATCCTTCGTTCCTTGACAGTAAAGGACGTTCTCACTCTGCGTACGGAACTGGCTGTAGCGCAGATCCTCGATTTGCTCCGTGCGGAAGCTGGTCTTGGGTTCGGCAAAACTCACCACCATAGCCGCGCCCTTGTCACTTTCGAAATGACGGAAACCAACGACGCCTTCAGCAGTATCTTCGGCCGTCTTCTCAGTTGCAGCAATTCGCGTGAAGGGATAAAGCTTCTTCAGCAAATCTTCGGTGAGTAGCAGTGCTTCGCCATCCATTTGTGCTCGCAGAGGAGCGAGAGATTCAATGAGCTTTTGATGAACATGACTGACCATGTCTATTTTTCTCCGTTGTCGATGACGAAGTAACACGTGATTACGCAATATGGATTCCCCTCAGGGCCGAATTCGTGAATCACGCCGATACGATACGAGGTAGAACCTTCACACGTACATGCGCTGTAATGGTAGTTGATCTTGTCTGCCTTGATCCCGCTCAGGGTGTCGAGCAATTGATGGAAGGTGATTTCACCGTCCGCATCGAAATGCGCTTCACGGACAAGAGCCGGAATCTGCTTGAGGACTTCCTCTTTCTCGACGCAGCGATGCGCGTGGAGGAATCGCAGGCACTCACGCTCATCATCCAGTTTCTTCGAGTACGCTACCAGTCGTGCGTCGCAGTACATCGGTTTCTTGGATGAATTGCCTTTGAGATGTATGCGCTTTGCTTGATACTTCAAAAAGGGGAGCGCAAACAAGCCTTTTGACACCGCGATAGAGTCTTCAAGGGAGGAGGTCTGTTCGTACTTCTTGAACAGGTCGTTTAGCACGACAGCGATGGATGTCAACCCAATATTCGCCACCTCCGGAAATGCTGGGTCGATTTTTATATTCATGGTCATCATGCCGAGCCAAAATAAAAGAAGGATCAACACGAGCCAGAGAGCGAATGCTCTCTGGCTCTATGTCGGGTTATTTGAACAAGGTCTTGAGGGTGAGACCATTCGACATTGCCATGGGCTTCACGAGATCGACATCATCAATCGTGATTTCCCAAGACAGATGGTCGAAGCCATCGTCGCCGACGAGTTTCACATAGATACCGAAGACATTGGTTCCAGTGAACTTGTTCTCGTAGATGCCAGCGTAGGTTTCAAGACGCTCGCCCCACTTCGCCAAGAAGTCGAGTATAGGGCGCATGAAATCTTTGGTCGTGACTTGCACGTCACCGTTTGCCCAAGCCTTTCCGCCAACGAAGCTTTGACGAATCATGCGTTCTACAGCTGTGTGGCGAATTGCGCGGAGCGGTTCTTTGTTCTTCAAGGCCTTACCCAATACCATATCAGACAGCGGTACGAAGTCTGCCAGATAGTTCTGGTAGCCGTTGATGGTGCGTGGGTTGATTTTCTTGGCATCGGCATAGCCAAGTTCGAATTTGTGGTGTTCTTTGAAAAGCAACGACGCCATGTAAGCAACGTGCTGTGCTTCTTGACAGATTTTCTTGGCGGTGACGCGTGAGAGAACTTTTGCCATGACTGATTAAACTTTCATTTAGAGTTAGAGTTTGTCTTGAGCTACCGCTAGTATAGCTCAGGTCTGTCATATGTGGTTGAAAATAAATTCATTCCATCATGACGATTTGTTGCTGCTCTACTACTCATTCAGTCTATGGGACGACAAAATAAAAAAGGGATTTCCCCCCCAATACCCCCCGACGCTCGCGCGCCGGGAGTGGGGTCATGCGAGAGATTGGGAAATGTCTGACTTATTCTTCAGCGAAAGTCAAGATGCATGAGAACTTGACGCTGTTGAATTCATCCTCCATCGTGATCGCACGTGTGCCATCGACGCCCATGTAGTGGTAATACCGGGTGTACGGAGGCAGCGTGCCAGCAAAGTTGGCGATCTGACGCAGGCGCCAGGCGACGAGCGGGATTTGCTCGGAGTTTGCCATCTGTTGCAGTTGCAGACCGGTGATCTCGTTGATGGGGTTCGAGTCCGCTGCAAACCACGGGAAGTCAAGCAAGCCGACGGAGATGTCCAGTACCGATTGTCCGCGGTAGATGAACTTCTCGTGCATGCCTTCTCCGTTGAAGGAGTCAGGCGCGTTGTTGAAAACGCGGTAGAAGATTTCCGGACTGTTCGTGTCGATCAGACCCAGCGCCATGTCCCGATAGCGGGAGTACATAACGAACGAAGTCTCGGGATTCACGCGTGTGGAAAACTGAGCACGCGGGAACTGGTTGAGATGGAAAGTGCTAGGGATGGTGGTAGCGGTCAACATGGTTTCCTCACTTGTGTCGATAAGTCTAGTGAACAATGCCCCGTAAATCAGGACTAGCTCCGCGAACACGCGGTCGCATTTGCTCTGACAAATTTTCACTGCTAAAGAATCCGAATTTCCCGTACTTTATGCCAATGAACACTGTGCCCTCGGGCACGAGTGGGTTTGCTAGCCAAAGATGACTCAACCTTATTCAGGGAGTGTCCTCGGTCCTAACAAACGCAGCGCATTCACCGTCTTCGTCGCTTCTTTTATTGTCTGGGAAGGCAGTTCCCAGCCTAAAGCGTTGTAAAGAATAGTACATTACAAACTAAAGCTCGTACTTCACGACCCCGGAGGTTTAAATCCTCCAGTGGACACGATTGACCGGTCCAAGCTTCAGTGTATGGGATATCAGGGTGTTTTGGTCCAATTGGTTTGTCTTTTTAGTTAGTATTGGTCATCGTAGATTGCTCCTTTAGGAATCTACTGCTCTGTGTATTTTTGTTTCTCCGTCTAGAAGCTTATCACATGGCGTATAGTCCTTATTTAAATAAGTTGGAAATTTTTGGCATAAGCGAGGAAAAAGTGCGGTAACCAAGAACACGTGACGTCGCCGGGGCTGGGACTAGGTTAATGGTTACCGCTTAAGGCCTGTTGTCTTACTCAACATCGCAAAGCTTCAGCACCCTCGCTCTTACTTCGCATCGAATAGGGTCACGTAGTAAAAAACGACTATTCGTCGTAACTTAAACGATTACCCAGTCAATACGAGTGTAATACGAGAGCACCCCCGGAGAAACCAGAGCCAGGGTGATGATAATCCCTTGCTCGCTATGCGTTACCTCGCAGGTATCCACACAGCACGTGTTCTTGACAGTTTTCAAGAACGCAATGATCTCCAGTAGAACCGGCAAGGCCTCCTGCCCGTTCTTCATCTTGGCATTTTCCCACTTGTGGCCTTCGTTCTCCAGAGAGTCCTCCAGATACAGCACCACATTCTGCACCGGCGTACCGTGATTGCCTTCACCGTCCTGATAGGACTGAGTGAACAGCTTACGCTCATCCGCCGTAGTGGGCTGAATCGCAATGCTCAGCCCATGCAGGTCTTCCTTGTCACGCAGCGATTCCTGGATCACGTAGCGGCTATTCGCCTTTTTGGTCCAGTGCATCATCTGGTATTCGAACATGCCCGCAGGACACATCCGCGTAATCTTCGCACACAGCTTGTGCAGCTGCTTAGCCAGCTCTCCCATGGCTTTGGGATAGAAGCGACGACCATAGCGTTCTACAAACGCCACATCCGAGTCGCCCATCACGCCACCATACGGTTTAAACCACAGGTGCAAGGTATCATTCTCAGTCATGATGTACTCTTAAAAAGAAGTTGGTTTGAATTGCTTGCAAGCAACGACACTTGCAAGCATGACATAGTCATAAGCCCTCATAACGCTTACCAAGGGCTTCTGCCTCATAGTAGAGGTCATAGCGGCATAGAGAGTAGAGGGACAACCCTCTACTCTCCTAAAAAGAATTTTTTGTCTACGGAGTGCCTGTAAGAGCACTCCTAGTACCCATTATCAATTATTTACCTATTCTTATTGATCTTGTGTACGCTTAGAAACAGGTCATAAAGCTAGTAGGGCCTTCGGCCCCTACTAGCTCCTTAAGCGAGGCTATGTCGATCATCTAGAGATGATGGAAAACCTTAATTCCACATCACTCACGGTCAGACGCACGTTGGCGTCTGTCCGGGGATAGTTAGTCATCTACCACACTAAGTTATTTCACTCACCCAGCTTGGCTGCTCCTTCTACCTCCCCAATCAGTGCATTCACTCCTGACCACACTGATCAAACTATAAGGGGAGAGAATGTAAAAAGATGATTGACCTTAGGAAGTGAGAACACTTCCTTATGAGACGAGATACCGTCCTTATAAAGGACGACGTTCCAGTATAACCAACTTGTGGTGAGATCAACATGAAAAGCTTTATGTCTGCTGCTCTGCAGGAAACTGAACCGGCGAAGAGCAACAAGCCCGCTGCAGGTACTGAGTGCAGCGACTGCAATGGTAAGGCAGTCACAACGACTGGCGGGATGGAGTCAGCGGAAGCTGCTGCACCTGCTGAAAACAAACAAGATCCCAAAGCTCAGGAGAATGCTGTTGTGGTCATGCAAGGTCCCTTGGGCTCGGTCATTACCGAAGCCCTGAACAAATCGCTGAACAAGAAGAACCTGGCTGCACCGGTGCAAGTGCCCAACGTCGGCACCGAAGACTTGACCACCGAGTTCGTGCAGGCCAATGGTCAGATCAACAACCCGCCGGAATTGTTCTCCCGGATCAGCAAGGCTGTCGGTCTAGTGCCTGCTACCGACGATGCACCGACCGTGATCAACACCATGCTCGACGCTGCCTCCAAGGTGGACGACATCGACTTCGTGATGGTGCGCTCGGTGGACATCGATCCGTCGGTCTCCCAAGTGCCGCAAAAGTGCGTTGTGCACGTAATCGGTATCGATGGCAACCCGGCCATGGAAGAAGTGGCCATCGAATCCGTGCAAGTGGTCGTCAAGTACGGCAAGATTCGCAAGGGATAGGCCTTGTGGGGCGTTTAGAAGCCCACCACGCGATTCTAGGAGGGTGGGAGCAACCAATCCCATCTTTGTCCTTAGAATCGCTTAAACGGGCTTCTAGAGCCATTTCAATCTACAAGGAAATTATCCATGAAACCATTCAATCCTGGTCCGGCCCTTGACGACATCGAACCATGGGAAGATCCCGTACAAGTGCGCGCGCATGAGCGGCGTTACAACCATGCGCTCGAAGCGTTAGGCGCTGGCGAACGGCTGCGTATCGTCAGAGACGTTTTTGAAAGCGAAGCCAAAGATCTGGAATTCGACAAGCGGTTGGCTGATGCTATTCATCGCTACAAGCAGAACTTCATCAACCGCAATCGAGAACATGCCTCGTTCTTCGGCGGTAACCTGCTCGGAGTAAACGTCGTCCGCTTTGTGGACTCGGACAAAGACAACTGGTTCGACAATATCATCCAGGCCGATGAAGAGCTGTTGCGCGAACACCTGCATGCTCTACCGGGCATTAATCCGGAATGGCACGTGTCGTCCAACGTGATGAACCTCTCGTGCGCATACCTTGTCCACAAGTTCTTCCACTCGGCCCTGCCTGCGGCACAAAAGCGTCAGGCTATGTTCGACGTGTTCTTGATCCTGCAGTTCAAGTACATTTCCTCGATCCTGTACCGGTTCTTCCCGTATCCGGCTGATCGTGCGGTGGCAGAAGCTACCTACGCTGCCCTGAACATGAAGTTCATCCTGAAGGAAAAGGGTTCTTGGTTGGGCCTGCTCTCGCACCGCTGTGAAGAGATCCTGTCGCGTAGCTCGCCGCACTACAACGCTATCTCGTCCATGAACTCGGACAAGGAAGTGGTAGACATGTTGAACGCGATTCACGGTGCCCTGAAGGGTTACGTGAAGAACATGCGAGAAGTGATGGAGCGCGTTCGACTGACTGGTGGTAAGGTTGCTTCGGTATCTTCGGTCGCTGGCGTGAATGGCGAGGAAATCCTCAAGGATAAGACTCGCGGCCCGATTGTGTTCACCAACTACCTGAAGTCGATCCTCTCGGACAAGAACTCGTTTATTCGAGAAGAGCTGCTGCTCGTGATCACCAAGATCATGCCGTCGGCTAACTACCGACACCTTCGTTCTGCATTGGAGCACTTGTCGCAAAACTACTTCCGTACGGATCACCAGAAGATCGAACGAATCGTGAACCTGTCGATGGTGCATGCATTCGCTTATCTGTCCGATAACCGGATCTCGTTGCGCTCCAACGTAGACCTTCCGGCTATGCTCGTGCGTCTGAAGGGTGCCTACACCTCTTCGCGTTCGACTGATCCGGATCTGTTGGAACTGCGCGATCTGGTGGAAACCGTGATTCGTCCTGCAGTGGACTCCAAGACTGAAGCAGTAGTGGCTTCGGTGCGGACTGGTGTGCTGTTGTATCTCGTGTCCCGCGCATACACGATGCAATACTACTCCAGCGTACATGGCATTTCTGACGGTAACAGCAAAGTGCTTCGGCGATAGCCGGCATAAGAGCCAGGAGGGTTTCCCCTCCTGGCCTTTTATGCTGTCGAATTACTTAGGAGCCAAAACCACGACGACCACTAAGCTCGGTGTAGCCGTTCCACGAACCAACCGCATTACGTCGTGTCCAGTTACTACCTGTGCTACTAGCTGCGCGATCAGTACGCTTGCGTTCCTTCGCCTCGCGGATCAGGTTGTCGACGTTGAACACTTCGTTCTCTTCCACAACCACACGGCTGGAGAGAGCACGCATTTCCTGCTCCAGACGAACGATCACGAACAAGTCCTTGGCTTGTGCGATCTTGTCAGCCAGAGCATTGATGCGCTCACGGATTACACGTTGTTCACGTTTCTCATCCGCTTGCTGCGGGTCCATACCGTCGCCGGAGTCATTGAGCAGACTGCCGACCAAGGAAGGATCGATGCCATAGTAGCGCAGATTCTTCGCCTTCGTGATCATCCAGTGAGCCAACAGCCAAGCGATACACATGTCGTCATGTTCGCCAGGCGGGTGATCTACTCGACCGTTCTTGGTAATCAGCCCGTTGATCTGGTCAGCCAGTACCTTATCGTAAACACGATCGCAAGAACGTTTAGCTGCCAACTGCAATGTCTCCGAATAGAGTGCACTACGCGAAGTCGTACCGCCGCCCGAAGTCGTGAAACCAAACGTCTTCTTGAAGCGGGCGTACTGGTCGTGGTTATTGCGCGATACCAAGCGCTGCATTTCCTCGTACTGTACTTCGTTGACTTGCTTGTCCTGCACCACGGTGTTGTAGATGCGTTTGAACGGATTGATCCCTACTGCCGACAACTCAATCAGCAGGTAGTCGATGATGCTCTGACCCGAGGAACGGTTCTCAGGAATGAACGTCACCGATGGGTACTTGATCAGGAACGCAGCAATCCACTTCGACAGATGGATCAAGTTGGTTTCGTTGATGTTGGCCACACACACTGTTTCCAGTGTTTGCGTATCCATCACGTAGAAAGCACAATCGTCACCACCCGATGCATTGGACGAGTCGCAACCCATCACGTATGTCGAATCGAACATCCGTTTGCTGATCTGGTCTTCCGGCAGATACCAGCGCGTGGTGTAAGAACTAATGCGCGAGATGTCGGTATGATCAGAACCACGAACTGAGTTGCGAATGGCATTGAGGATCGTAGTCGACAATGGCGAAGTCTGGCTACCCGACGTCCACATGTTAAAGTAGTCGCGGTTAGCATCATCACCGGTCTGCACCGATTCTTCCAGTTTCTCCATCAGCCACTGGTCAGTCTTGCCGAGCTGGCGATGGTTCAGCGTGATATTCACACGCAACTTGCCTTTCGGACTGGCTTTACGGATGATCTCGTAGAGCGCCGCCTCGTTCATGGCGTCGAAGAACTTCTCGCTCCAGACAGCAGACTGGCTGACCATTTTGTAAATGAATGCGCCATCCTTGTCGTCCTTCTTACCAGCAGTGGTAGTCAGGATAGTGCCGTAGTAAGCACCGGCCTTTTTAGCACGGTCAACAGCAGCGCCGGTAGCAGCCAGTGCGGCCGGCAGAGCAATAGCGATGTTCGGCTGGAAGGGACCTTCGTCAATGTGGAAGATACCGGAGGTCAGACCACGACCCAAGTTCAGTGCACGCTTCGGAGACATCTGTGGCACGTGAGTCTTGTAACGGTTCTTCAGACGAACACGAGTGATTTCCTCAGTGTTCGATGCGTCGTCACGCGACTGTTGATTCAGGTACGACGGCAGTTCAGCCGCAATATCCTTCAGGCGGTTGATGTTACCGCGACGCAGGTTGTCATCCTTCGTGAGCAGGTTGATTTCCGTATCGCGGCACCCGATGTTCATCAGGTAAGTCATCAACGAGTCAGTCGAGAAGGATTTACCTGTCTGACGAATCTGGATGAGGAAAGTCATCACGTGGTTGAAGAACAACCAGTACAACGCAATGTTCCCTCGGTTGGCTTCCTGCATCACAGCGTCGCCGCCACCGATTGCAGGAGCCTTAGCCACTTCTCGGAAGTAGTACCATGGGTTGATCGCACATTCAAGCGCAATCATGGCCTTCTGAGTTTCAGATAGGCTTAAGGAATGGGGATCAACGCCGCGCAATGCAGGGTTGACCAATGCTAGTAGGAAGGCATGGTTCTTCACGCCCAATGATCGGTACAGGACAGCAAGGCGTAGATAGCTCTTGTTTTTTGTCTCTGTATCTACAATGGCGCTGGGGTAGCGCTTCCAATCATCCATGAACAGAATTGCCATGATTGACTCCAAAAATGTAGATAAAAGTATTCTCTCCGCTTCGTGCACCGGCTATTCCAGCGCAGGAAAAACTCAGCGAAGAGGCTCTCCACATTAATTACAGCATAAAAAGCGAGAGGGTTTCCCCTCTCGCTCTTATGTCGCTGATGCGTTAGCTCAGAGGAACCCCACCATCGTCGTACAGAATCATACCCGAAGTGCCCAGCTCCAGGTCGTTCTCCGGCGTCTTGCGAATCCACTCGATGTAAACGTTGCCGTTCACGTTGAGGCCGTTGAGCATCTGGAAGATCTGGCTGAACTCGCTCACAGAGTGCTCTTGTACCTCGCTGGTCGTACGGATGCGGAAGTGCGTCGGCAACGGAGCCACAACTTCCTTGAGCGGGTCGAAGATCGGACGCATCGGCAAGTAGAGTTTGGCGAGCCATTCGTCCACCGTCTTGCAACCAGCATCGACTTTGAGCTTGTAGTAGTTGTAGTTGATGAACTCCAGCACGCCATTGGTGCCGTTCACGCCGTAAGCCGGGTCTTGACCTTGTTCGAACACGATCGACCAGTTGGTCTCGCGTTCCGTGCCATCGCGCCACAGTACGACTTGAACCGTCTGGGCATGACGGAAGTCTTCGTACAGCGGGTTGATGTCTTTCAGGTTCACCGACACGTTCAGCATCTGGTTCACGCCATACAGCTTCGGCTGGAAGGCCGGCGAGTTGACCGAGAACTGAACGAACTGGGTAACGTCGTAACGCGCATTGCGCTCGGACGAGTACAGGAACCAGCGCAGGCTGTAACCGTTGACCGGACCAACCCATTCCGGGAAGCAGTACAGACGGACGTTGTAAGCACCCTTGGCCTCGATCGTCTTGATGTCGTATTTCTGCGTAACGAAGACTTGCTCGCCACGCGTTGCGCCGTACACCACGTCGTCCGGCAGCGGAGTGTAGCGCAGCACCACCGGGATCTTCTGGTTGACCATCGATGCCAGATAGCTTTCCATCCCCAGCAGAGCGAAGCGCGTACCATCCACCGGATATTCCTTGGACGAACCATCCGAGTAGTTCACCCGGGCCTTCAGATACAGACCTTGCAGCGGTACGTTCACCGGCAGGTTGATCAGCTTCGGATCGGTTTCGCTCATGAACGGCGACAGCAGCTGGATGCCGGTCACGTAACGCTCGTTGCTGTTGCGATGACGGATGAACGAGGTGTTCTGCACCGTCAGCTGAGTGATCGATGCCGGATGACCTTCCGAGGTATAGGCGATGAGAGTCACCACCTCGCCGTCCGGCAGGTCTTCCATGGTGTAACACACCGGCACGCAGTATTCGCTGCGGTTGGTGTTGGCATCCACACCCACCAGTTCCAGGGTGATGTCGTGACCGATCAAGTTGCCTTGGTTGTCGTAGAAAGCCGACACAGCTTTCAGATCCGTCGGACCCGTCACTTGACGGAAGATCCGGGCGTAACGCGACACCGTGCCTTTGAACGACAGACGGTTTTCCACGGCCAGTACATACGGTGTTACCGACTTGTCGAGGTAGGCACGATAAGTGCTGTTGTGGGTCAGACGACCCGGACCAGTCAGAACATCGCTGGACGAAATGGTCGAGGTGCTAATGTTGCCCCAAGGCTCCAGCGTCGGGATCAGATCCACGTCGAGAGCCTTGACGATCCACCAAGGGCTGGTGGTCTTGCCTAGTCGGTCATAAGCGAGGTCACCGACGTTGGGGACGAAACGCTTCTCTCCGACTGTGCCATCCCACAGCTCATCGAGAGCGTAGGTAGCGGACTTGCCTTCCGGGTTATAGATGGGCACTTTGCCATCCGTCCCGGCTACCGCGGTAAGATTCAGAGTAGTTGTCATGGGTGTTAAGCCCTTCAAGAAAATCCGTTGATGCGGCTGGGGCTTTCACCCCAGCCTTGCCTTTTTAGAACTTCTGCACTTGGACAGTGGAAGACAGATCCACGTTCGGAGCATAGATCGCTGCTGCACGCTGCAATACACGCCAGCGGTACATGTCAAGCGTCACGTAGGTCGGATAGGGATGCGGGTGCACCACTACGTACCGATCATCGACGCCAAACTGAATCGGATCGAACGTCAGGTACTTGTTGTACGCAGCCAAACGAGTCCGCAACCAATCATCGCCGAATTGCTCGTAGAACTTGTCGTCCCACAGCACGCCCGTTTGCAGATCATCGATAATTCGAGACAGGAACGGACTGTACACCGTGTAGCGATTGGTGATCGCATTAGGTGCACCGACTTGCTGTTGAGGTAAGAAGCGCGACATGTAGTCGCTAATCTCGCCATCGATGGCGATCGATGCATCGCGGAAATCGTACGTCATGTCCGCCACACTCGGGTTACCCACGAGGTAGTTGTTCATAGGAACAACAATGTCTCGAATCGCATACGGCGCACCGTTCAGCGCATCAGTGATGTTGACACTGACACCGTCTTCTGCGAACTTCAAATCTTCCCGCAGTCGCACTTCACCGCCACAAACAATCCGTAACACTTTGTCGTCACGAATGTCGAAACGGCTGTTAGCCGACAACACACCTTGGAACACGAAGCCGACATCCGGCGCCGCAGTCCGAGTCATGTCCTTATTGCAGAAGCCCTTGTAGCGAACCGTGAAGAGCTGCTGGGCAAGCGCCGGGTCGAAATACTTCTTGGTCGTCACGACAACTCGCGAACCTTTCACCACGAAGTCGAGACCTTCAATCAACGAGTAACCATTGAAGAAGATATCGAGTTCACCAAGAGGCATATCCAGTTTCTGGTACGTGCCGTCCTTGTAGAAAGTGATGTCGAATTCAAACACCCCAGCGATCGGTGCCATTTGGAAGCTGTACGCCAAGTGCCGTTTGTTGGAAAGCACTCGGTGAATCGGCGCAGCGCTTACTACCCACTGGTACGTGTTGTTCTGTACCAGATAAACAGGGTCACCGGTCCGGTCTTGCCAATCCCCATTCTTCACTCCGGCGTTGTCGGGTGCAGTGTAGAACCGGTAGTTGATCAAGTAATCGATCGGACCAGTAGCTGCATTGTCGGTTACATCCAGCGAAGTTCCGCCCAGACCAAAGATGATCTCAGCAAAAGCTGCATCAGCAGACTGGCAGGTGTAGGTGTCGTCCACGGTGTTCGGTGCGTAGAACAACAGACGACCATTTGCGTCATACTCGTAGACGGTGCAGCAACCGCGCAATGCCGGCGGAATCACGATCACCTTCTGACCGCTGAACACCGTCACTTTAGTAGGTGTATCACCAAGCAGCTTGGACATGGCGTTGTAACCATAAGCCTGCTGCACCATCTGGCGTGTCACGCCGCCTTGTGGTTGCCGCATGATGGCCGTGTAGGCACTCGCTTCCAACGCAGCAGCTTTCCACACCGAGACGTTGGCATCCATGCCGACCATGGATTCTAGCACGCGATCATCAGGCAGCTTGTACAGCTCGAACAACCGGCTGTTCTCTTGCACCAACGGGCGCTGGTAGCCGGAGTGCCGAACAGTCAAACGCAGTTCCAGATCAGCTTGCGCCAAGAACAGATTGGCTGCTTGTGCGCCATTGATTCGGATCACGGGCACCGAGTAATCACGATGCGTAACCATTCGCATCGTTCGCGAATCGTTCTTGTGCAGGTACACGCCGTGCCAGCGATTGGTATTCCAGGTCTCGCCGAGATACAGATCGACGTCATCCTGGTAGTCGATCATGTCGTTCGGACCGGCATAATGCAACAGGTACTTGTGAATACCATCCAGAGTGCTTTCAAACTCCTGCAGATTGCGAACCTTAAACACGACTTCGCGCTTGACGGATGCGTCGAACACGTATTCGAGGTAATCGCCAGGTTGAGCAGAGACCAGATCGATTTTATCGACACGACGCCCGTTGACAAAGAAGAACACACCGCCATAGGTTGGCAGGCCGGCGATCTCAGCCTGAAAGGCATTGATTGCATTGACGTTGTCCGCGCGGATCGAGTTGACCTTGATACAACCATTTGGAATCTGAGCCCGCACGCTTTGGAAATAAGCGTTTTCGTAAATGCGAACGAAAATCGGATCAGTTTCCAGATCCACATCAACGACCTTGGGTCGCTCGCTCGGTTTACGCACAGCGACCAGCAGGTTCTTGTCGCCCGTTACGATGTACCAGCACAGACTGCGCGGAATCATCACGCCCTTGGACGTGTAGATATCGATGATGGCGCATTCTTGCATCATCGCATCTTGGGCAGAAATCCACACGCCGGGTTTGTCGAGCAAACCGATGATAGCTGGGTGAACTTGACCGATCTGGTAAATATGGAATCGCGCATTCGATCCCGTAATCGGCATTTGAATTTTACGCCATTGGTAGGAGAAGTACGTCCAGATACCATTCTCCGGCGTGATCTTTGCAGGTTGGAGGATGGCCTGTTTGTCCTGCTCCGGAGTGCACCACACGTTGCGATAGGCGTGGTCGAGCAGGAAATCTTCCGAGACTTGATAGCCGCTCATATGAGCCCTTTTGATTAATCGTGAATAAAAAGCGCTACCCACTACTAGAGTGAGTAGCGCTTTTAGAAGGGACTGTCGAGTCGATTACCAGCCAGCACCACCGTCGTCTTGTACCTGACCCAAGTAGGCCATGGAACGAACGAAGCCTTCGTGATACTTGCGGTAGGTATTGCGCTCGATGATCTGCGTGAGACCCGCCTTCTTGAAGCCGCGGTTGCTGATCGCTTGGAACAGCAGGGTGAGCCACACCGGAGGATACTCCAGCGCCACAGTTACCAGTTCACGACCAGCGTTGCCATACCAGGAACCACCCACCACGCCGTACAGCGTTGCCGGGTTGAAGTCTTCGAGGCGTACGCTTTGCGTGAATGCCTTGATCACATCACACAGTTCTTGCACGTCGCGAATGATCGGATGGGTTTCCACGATATCCACTACATCGGAGTGGCGGTAGCCGCAGGTGCGGGTAATCGCCGACAGCAGGTAAGCGGTATCTTCCGAGTTGGCTTCAGTTTTGTCCCAGAAGCAGTTCAGATAGAAGATCGCGGCAAACACCGAGACTTGGAGTTGCTGTCGGGCATCCAGCGCAAAGCGCTTGGCCACGGTCTCGCCCATCCAATGGGCGTACAGCATCAGCGGCAGCGGAGAGATGTCGCGGATACGGCCCTGATAGCCCTGGTGCCAATCCAGCGCAAGCTGGGCTTGGATCGTACGAGCTTGTACTTCGACGGCGTCGCGAACACGCGCAGAACCGCCGGCATCAACACCAACGTAAGCACGTGCATCGAAGAAGGCAACGTCGCCATCCTTGAATTTGCAGACGAAGGGGAAGTTGAAAGCAGGCACACCTGCGACGCCACCATTCAGGCCTTCGCGCACCATGTGCACGTTTTCCCGCATTTGTTGTGTGGCGTTGTGATAAAAGGCTTGCTCCAGAGCCTGCTCCAGTTTGGAGAGGGAGTAGCCTGCGGTTGCAGTCGTTGCGTATGCAGAATTGAAAATGGTCATGGTGCTTTCACTCGGTAAGAAAATACCTATTGATCTATGGCCGCGCAAGCATCATTTATTATGAGCGCGAGCCATTCCGTTATTGGCTTGCTTTTTATTTCATCGGGAGTTGGTAAGTAAATACTTGCTAGCTCCATGTTGTTTCCGTAAAACACGATGAAATGAACCTGAGGTTTCTCAAGGCTGTCATAAAACTACTGTGCTCTCACGGCTGTGCTCGCGCAGCGTCACATATGAAAATGGAGCAAAGTCCTCACCAAGGCTTTGGCGTGTGATTAGAGAGCATGTGCAACACTACATGTTCAACATCGGCTGACGGTGTTCTCGTCGGCTGGTAAATGATCGACGGGTCATTCGAGCGTGCAGGGAACTATTTAACGGACAGACAGTTCGCGGCAAATCCATAAGCTGCTTCTCGATGTTCTTCGTCTCATTTCAAATCGGAAAACTCAACCATGGTGACTATCGTTTCGGGTACTCCGCGCATCTACCAGACCGGCATCAAGGACAAGAGTCGCAAGACGGTCCAGGCTGAGCGCGAAGCAATCCCCACCTTCCTGGCGAAGGTGTTCGGCTATGCCAAATCCGGCCCCCTCGACCCGCAGCTGGTCGTGGGCAACAGCCGTACTCTTTTGTACGGCGTCGAGTCCTTTGACGAGCGCGGCAAGTACGCGACGCACGCAACCGTGCTGTCGAATACGCTGAACGCCAAAGGCAACATCCAGATGTTCCAGCGTGTGTTCCCGAAGGACGGTGGTCCGAAGTCCACGCTGCGCGTCTCGCTCGATCTGCTGGCCACGCAAGTGCCGCAGTATCAACGCAATTCCGACGGCTCCATCGTCCGTGGTGACGACGGCCTGCCGGTTCCGGTGGTTCCGGCTGCAACCGTTCCGGGCTACAAGGCTCGCTGGGTTGTGCGTCAGATCCCGGATGGCCAGATCGGCCAAGCGCAAGAAGCGCCCGGCGGCATGACAGACGGTGCCAACCAGTCCGTGCTGTATCCGTTCCATGACCTGGAAGTGCCGTACTTCGGCGGCGATGGCAACAACGTCGGCCTGCGTATGTGGGCGCAGACCGTGACTGGCCTGACCCCGTTCGATGAGCGCCTGCTCAGCGAAATGAAGGTCTACCCGTTCCGCATGGCCTGCCTGAAGCGCGATGACGAGCTGTCGACCGGTGTGGTGGTTCGCACCCAAACCGACGAGACCTCGGTACAAGCAACCTGGAAGCAAGGTCTGATCGACCGCAACACCGACGCCGAACTGTATGTGGGCGATGTGTTCATCCAGGCCTTCGACCAAGTCGACGACCCGAACCTGCCGCCGCTTCATGGCCCGTTCGGCACGCTGGCTACCTACGACACCGAGATCGCCAAGGTCCTGGGTATGGTGTACGCGGCTGAAGCCCCGCTGGTGGACGAGTTCTCGGACATCACCGGTACGGACCCGGTCGGCGAACTGTACATGATGAACCTGATCGGCGGCTTCTCCTCGAAGAACGTGCCGTACCATTCGTTCATCCTGGACACCACTGGCGCCGATACCGTTCGCATGTCGGAGAACTCCGTGTTCTACGCACGCGGTGGCTCCGACGGCACCATGAACGAAGCCGAGTTCGCGAAACTGGTTTCCGAGCAAGCCAAGCAGTACAGCGATCCGACCAGCGAGCTGATGAACAGCGTCGTGAACTGCGAATCGATCATCATCGACTCCGGCTTCCCGCTGGAAACCAAGTACGACCTGATCGACATCATCTCCATCCGTAAGGACACGGCGGTGCTTCTGTCGACCCACGACGTGCTGGGTGAAACCCTCACCCCGTCGGAAGAGTCGTCCATCGCGGTGGCTCTGCGTACCCGTCTGCAGCTGTTCCCGGAATCGGAAGTGCATGGCACTGCCGTGGTTCGTGGTATGGTGGTGGGTCATTCCGGTGAGTTCTTGGACAGCAAGTACAGCAAGCGCCTGCCGCTGACGCTGGAAATCGCCAAGAAGGCCGCTGACTACATGGGCGCGGCCGATGGTCGCTGGAAGGCCGGTCTGTCGTTCGACAGCGCACCGCTGTCGGAAGTGACCAGCTTCAAGAACGTCAACGCCACGTTCAAGCCGGACTCCGTCCGCAACCTGGACTGGAAGAACTGCCTCGTGTGGGTTCAGTCGTTCAAGCGTCGCTCGGTGTTCTTCCCGGCACTGAAGACCTGCTACGACGACGACACCTCCGTGCTGAACAGCTTCTTCACCATGATGGCCTGCGTGGAACTGGAAAAGGTCGGCTACCGCGCGTGGCTGAACTTCACCGGTTCGGACAAGCGGACCAACCCGGTCCTGAAGAAGGACGTGGAGAAGTTCATCAACGACGACGTGAAGGATCGTTTCGACGGTCGCTTCGTGATCATTCCGGAGGTGTTCTTCACTCAGGCTGACACTGACCGTGGCTACAGCTGGTCGACACGCATCAAGCTGGGCGCAGCCAACATGAAGACGGTCAACACGTTCGAGCTGGAAGCCTACCGCATGGACGACCTGGTCCAGGCACAAACCGGCGCCTAACAGGCACAGGACGGCACTCAGGGGCTAAGCGCTCCTGAGTGCTCCTACTCCCGTCACTGAAAAGAGAACTTAACGATGACTCAACGCCTTACCGAAGCGATCTTGGGCAAGGACATCGCCTATGCCCAGGGCCGCCAGAACACGATGCTGGATCTGCGCTACGGCGGCCAGATGGGCTACGCTCCGCAGCTCAACCAGATCATCTCCAACCAACCCTATATCAGCCGTCCGCTGATCCCTCTGCTGATCGAAGCGCCGCTGGGCTTCAACGATCTGCCGAACTCCAACTACTGGATCGAATCGCTCCGCTCGCTCGTCGAGCTGCGCGCGATCAAAGTGACCGGTCTCGAATCGACGATGGAAGTCGCCGTCGAAGACACGGCACCGGTGGGTGGCGCTGGTGAAATGCACCAGGACTTCACGAACGTGACTCGTGCGCGTTCGAACCCGCAGTTCAGCTGGGTCGAAGTCTACGGCCTGGCTGTGAAGTCGTTCCTGGAAGGTTGGGTATCCAACCTGATGATGGATGCCAACTCCAAGGTGGCCAACGTTGCAACGCTGCTGGATGCCAATGCGCGTCCGAACGCGATGCTCGCGGACTACTACGGTATGTCGGTGGCCTTCATCGAACCGGACCCGACCCACACTAAGGTGGTGCGTGCATGGCTGTGCACGAACATGTTCCCGTCCGGCCGTATCGCTCAGTCGGAAGGTCAGCGCGACCTGACCCAAGCTGGTCAGCACGTGCAGTACGACGTGACCTTCACTGCGATCACGCAGGTCGGCATGGGCGTGGACTACTACTGCCAGCAGCTGCTCGACAACATCAACATCCTCGGCGCCAACCCGCTGGCTCGTAAGGCGTTCACGCAATACGACACCAACAACGGCGGCCTGGGCGAAGGTCAGCTCGTCGAGCCGCGCCTGCAAGATGTTGGTTTCGGTTACAAGGATCTCGCAGAGAGCCTGCCGAACAACAACGTCAAGCTGGGCTAATTCGCACACGCGATACATGGAAAGCTGGGGCCTTCGGGCTCCAGCTTTTTATGCCGTAAACAAAAAAATAAAGGAAAGGAAGCAGCAGAGTAGCCCGAAGGCTACTCTGCGCTTTATGCCGAATTACTTCGGAATTGCTGCGAACAGCTGATCAAACACCGGACCACGGAGACCGAACACCGACACCGCAACCGAACCAGGCATACGGCTGCCCAGTTGAATGCGACCAGCGTGAAGCGCCAGAGCGATGTTACCGCCTTCGCCGATCTCGCTGCGATACGGCAACTGAACCGAACCGATAGCAGCCGGGTCCAGATTCAGGAACACCACGTTGCTGTTGTTCGCTTGACGCGACCACGTTGCCGAGAGCAGCACTTGGTTGGTGTTGATATCGCGGATCACAACGGAACCATCTGCTGCCAGAGTTGCTTTGACGTTACCGTTCAGAGCGACTTCGGTGCCGAAGATCTGATCGATCGAAGTGTAGGTCGTGTTGCGATCACCCAAGTAGTTGCAATGCGACACGCCGTCTTGCACGATAGCGTTGGCCGAATTCTGGCACGCAGTCAGATCCAATTCAATCAGATCGAAACCGCGAGTCAGGATGCCCACCGTTGCTTCAGCACCAACCGGGAACGAGCCCTGCAGAGCATTGCGGGTGGTGTTGTCCATCCAGCCAGTCATGCCGTCAGCAAAGCTCTTGCCGCCCACTGTCACGCGACGGAACTCCAGTGCAATCGGGCCACCGGTGATAGCGTCGATCAGCTGCATGGCGTTGCCGTTGGTCGATTGAACCGCCATCGGCTTGTCCAGATCAGCTTCGGACAGCAGTCCCGACCAACTGCCGTTGTTCAGCATGTGGTAGTGACCGAGGTACGAGGTGAACTTGGTGGCGTCCGGCGTACCCCACTGGCCGTTGATAAAGGCTTCGCGGAAAGCATGGACACCGTCAGCGTTCTGAGTGAAGCGCTGACGTACTTGGACTTCGCCGGTGCCGTTCATCATTTCCGTACCGTTGTAAACCAACATGTCGGAAACGAGAACCGTCTTGGCATCCACGTCGGTGACGAGCACGGGTTTGGCAACCTGCGCATCAACGTCAGCTTGCGTGACGTTGTCGATACCGCCCTTAGCGACGATAGCATTCATCAGCCCGCGCACTGTATCCGCGCCAGCAACACCGTTCTTGGCGAACTGTGCCACCTTGTCCACCACTTGCGAGGCAAACGCAGAAGACGTATGGTCACCGTTGGCGATGTAGTCGTCACGCAGGTTCACCGAACCACCGACAAACGAGACCACAGCCTTGGTAGCGTCGTCCTTGGACATGCCTTGTTCCATCAGCGACTGTTGCATCGTCGTGAGCGGCGTGACGTTCTGACCAGTCAGACCGTCGACCGTGGCGGTCAGAGCGAAGGATGCCGGGAAGACGTAGCCAGCAGGCCGCGACAAGTCCTTGGTATTGTGATCGACCACAACCAGCAGCTTCTTGCCGGTAGCATCGCCGTCGTAGCTGATCGAATAGCCGCCCTTGTCGTCAGTCAGGGCGGTCGGTTCGCCAGCGTCGCAGATGCCATTGCTGTTCAAGTCGAGACAGACAGTGGCGCCAGCAAGGTAGCCGTCGACGGCCTTGCCGGAGATTTGCTTGGCGTTGGAGATCGGGGTCGTGTTCGTATTACCGCTATCGTTACTGCCACCACCGCCACCGCCGCAAGCGGTGAGGGTGAACGCCACAGCCGCAAGGGCCAGAATGGATTTGATGGAAGGACGGTGCATTGAGAGTTTCTCCTGAGAAAACTAAAATGGGTTAAGATCCAACGAGACAGCAGTTCATTGAGTGCACTGCTCAGGATGGTAATATAAGACCGAAACTTCTTTCGCTTGAACAAAAAAGAAATGGCAGCATAAAAGCAGAGTGAGCCGAAGCCCACTCTGCGATATGACGACTAACCGCCTTTGAAGCCCATGTAGGGCTGCTCCCAGTGGTTGTAAGGTTGGCCAGCTGCCCACGGAAATACCGGAGGCGCTTCGTTTTTCTTCAGAGCCATTTCGACATCATGCTCTTTCCCCATGGGTACGTACTCTTCCGGATAGTCCGTTGCGTCTTTTTCCGGAACATACACACAGCCACCCATCACAGCCATCCCTCGTTCGTACCATTCGAAATAGAAGGTGAATGTCGGGAAGCGTTTATGCATGGCCTCCAGAACCGGCCAAGGCGGGCCCCACGGCGTGTCAAAGTACAAGGTGTCATGCACATCGACCCAGGCTACGCTAGAGGCATTCCACTTTGTGCCCCAGTTTGCAACGCACCACTCATAGCCACCGCTATTGTAGCCGTCAGACGTATAACCCCTAGCGTCCTTCCCATACTTCTCAGCCATCTCTGCTTGGGTTAGACTTGCGCTGTCGTTATCTCGTTCGCGGAAATTTTCCGGGTAAGGAAGGAAGTTCTCGAAATCAAATAGCTTGCGAGTCTTGTCCGTGCGGAAATAATCGACAGAGAAAGAAATGCCCTTCTCTTTCTCCCTAGCTGCCTTACTGGCGACTTCCAGCGCTTTCATCCGCTCAGCATAACGCGTAATGGATTCGCGAAGAGCATCGAGAAACTCTTCTTTTTCAGCTTCTGGATAAAGCCAGTTGCCCGGACTCACCTTTAGTTCATTACGGCACCAGTTTGGCATTACCGCTCCTTTTCAGATAGGCCTAAGTATTCCAGTACAAAGGCGTGATTCTCGCGGGTGTGGTGGTCGTCGAATTCCTTTCTGCCGAGGTAGGCTTCAACCTGTCCGATGGTCGGAGCGTCGTTGTAATAACCAGAAACCAAAGTGTTGAAACGAGCTTGGCAGCAATAGGAACACTTCAGGACATCCTGAGGAGTGTGTCCGCTGATGCAACTGTTTCTAACCTTACGCCTGTCGACCGGCGTAACATTTTCCGTTTCATTGAAACGCTGTCTGATATGGTCCGGGATATTCATTTTCTTTTACCAAAAAAATAAATCGGCATAAGAAGCGAGGACTCTTTCGAGTCCTCGCTCTTAGGAATTGTGACGTGGGAACCGAAGTTCCCACGAGTCCTTGACCTGATGTGGTTTCTGATGAGGGGAGTTGTTTATGGGCGAACCCAAGCAGGTCCCTTTTCCTGCACCACGCGCGGTCTTCACAGTCTTTCGACCGTAGGCAGGACCACTTGCCTTCTTCCAGCAGGAAGCCTTACAGATCGGCTGCTTCGGCCAGGGCCTTCATGTTGTTCTTGATGGCAGCCCATTCGGTCTGGGTGCGGGTGGACACCACGTTGATACGGCCGACGCCGATCGAGCCGACGTAGTTCGACACTTCGCCGGTCTTGACGTTGCGGCTGGTGCCGGTGCGCTTGAACACGCCTTCGTAGCTGTCCTTCTTGAAGATCGGGGCGTTCAGGGTTGCGGATTGCAGATCCTTGTTGCCCTTGAAGGCATCGACAGCGACTTCCGAGCCGGCCTTGGTAGCGGCGTTGCTGAACAGGTCGGTGTATTCGCGATCGCGCTTGTAGGAAGCTTCGGTCAGGCCTTCGGGAGCGTGCTCGAAGAATGCGCCGGCCGGCAGGGTCATCACGCCAGTGGCGTTGTCGATGGTGATCTGGCCTTTCAGCTTGTCAGCCAGTTGGACCAGGTCGTCCTTGAACTTGATTTCGACGGTGGCTTCAGCGGCAGCGACGTTGTTGGCTTCGGACATGATGGTATTCCTCTTTACAAATGGGTCAGTTGAAAATGTGAGATGGCTCAGTTAGAGTCCCGAGCCAAGACTGTCGGGAAACTTGTTTACTTCTTGAACTTCTCGACCAGCTGGTCGAGCTGACCGGGAGACGGTGCGTGGCGAACGGCTGCACCTTTGGGAGGCTTGCCGTCGGCTTCTTTCGATTCGACCTTGTTGACGAACACGGTCGAGTTGTCGGCCGGATCACTGAAAGCGAGACCGGCGGTGCCGTGCGCTTTCACTGCAGTTGCTTTTGTCATTGAGGATAGGTGCTCTCGGAAACGCGAGGATTTATCTCGCATGAAATACACTGCTCGCTGTAAAATTACTCCACAGCGGCAGTTACGTAACCGTCGATCTCGACGTGGTAGATGAAACCTTCGGGAGTCTGGTAGAAGCGATTCGTGCCGAGATTCGCAACGCCACCCATGATCGAGTAGCGTTGTTCAGCACGCATGTGCTTCAGGACTCCCGGAATGGCATTCTCAGGATCGAAGCTTTCATCCTTCTCGACAGCAGTGATACCAGTCACCTTGGCGCAGAGGTTATCCAGAGTACCGGAGTCCTCTTCTGCCTTCAACTCAGCGAGATCGCCAGGCCGAAGCTTGTTAAGGCTTTCCAGCGCATCTTCAACCAGCTGGTTCTTCTTCATCAGCCGTGTGAACTCACGGCACACGCCAGTGACGAAGCTCACGAGCACGAAGCCTTTATGGTCAGGCGGAATGCCTTCCTTGAAGAGGCGTTCGTTGAACTGTGGCATCGTCGGGATGCGTACTTGAACACGGCAGAGGAATTCGCCGCGTTCCACAGAGCTACGAGTCACGCTTGCGACATCGTAGTTGGAATTCTCGACGATCTCCATCAGGCGATCGAAAGCACCGTGTTGCGGCGGAAGATCGTAGTAGATGCTGCGGCTGCGGAGGAACAAACCACCTTGACTGCGCAGCGTGGTAGTCACTTGATCGCGGAATACCTTGCTGAAGTTGCTGATCTGATTTTGGTAGGTCTCTTCCGGCGATGCCGGGACAGCATGCAGCGCCATCAACTTGCCGTGCCTTGGGTTTCGACCCACATAGCGAAATTGTTCCAGTTGCTCCATGAACGTCTCCTGTAGAGTGCAGTGTGAAGAAAGCCTCCATGCCGGAGTTCTTCATGAAAGAATAGGGTAAAAGTTAAATCATGCTGGCGTACAGCACGAATATCTCACATTGGTAATATGTCTCTGAAAAGTTTTTGAATCCAATGTCGCGAAAATGCGGCATAAAAGGCCCACCAGAGGCCCATAGAAGGCCTCCAGTGGGTTTTTACTGCCTTGGGTAGACCAACCCCTTACCAGTTAGACCAAATGGCCTGCTGGCGGTTCTTTGCGGCTGCAGGAAGCTCCCAGCCGAAAGCATTCATCAGCTCGTGTACGTTGAGCTGAACGCTTTCGTTGCCTACACCGCTGGCTTCGATGAGTTGGGTAGAACCCGCCTCGACTTGGCCGCGAGTGAAGGTGACGTCTTCCAGACCTTCCAGAGCCGGTGAGTTGAATTTCTCGGCGACAGCCATCCCCGGTTCGTTCACGTAGTCGAACGTGACGATCGTCTTGATGTAGCGATTGATGACACCTCGCTCCATTCGGTCGTCGGTGAACGAACGAATCGAGAAGCACACGTTCTCGGCCGGGTTCTGGAGTTGCTTTTCCAGTACATAGCCGAGCGGACCGTTCGGCGCCACCTCGGCGAGGATAGCGACGATAGGACGACCTTGATCATCCTTGTAGTTCTCGAAATCCAGCCAGACAGAGGCAAAGTGAACACAAACCTTGTCTTCGTGGATTTGCAACAGGCGTGCGTAGAACGCCTGCATCGACATCGCGGGATCGCGACGGGGGTGACCGTATTCGCCGCGCAATGCTCCGCGCTTGACGCGGCGCATGAACGAGCTGGATTCCTCGAAGAACTGTTTCGCGGCATCAGCGCGGTAGTACATCCCGGCGCTGTTGAACATGTTCAACGCACCAATGACCATCACGTAGTAGCCGCGCTCATTCTTCTTCAAGTCACCCACCTTGTTCGTACCGTTCAGGCGGGTACAGGTGAATGTGACGTTGTTGAACATGATTCCTTAGCTAAAGAGAATCTCCTCCAAGCGTTCCGTACGCTCAGACGGAGAGTTGATTGCCGAGACCGTACCGTTACGGAAGTAGCCACCGCCGAGCTTGTGCACGGCGTTGGTGGCGGACAGTGTTACATCCTTGAGAGATGCGTAATACGGCGGTGCACTGACGATATCGTCAACGGACTCGATCACCTGACGGTAATACTGCACACGGTTCTTGGGGTTCCGTGCGCTAATCGAAACCAGCAACTCCGTCACTTCCTTGTTGGAACCAATGTTGGCGCCAGCATGGTAGCGAGCGGTGTCGAAGATCTTGGCCAGGTCGAAATAATTCAAGTACCAAGGCACACGGGCCTTGGCAATGATCTCGTCGTAGATTTTGTACGTGAGCGTGTCGGTCTTGGCCAGCTTCAGGTTCGGAATCACGACACTACCCGGATAGAAGACGAATTCGAGATATTCGTCCTCACCCACCATCACCCGGTTGATCTCAGCCGGATCAAGACGCAACATAGCGTTGACCATCATGATGCCGTACTGATCACCCACCACGATCGCGCAGATCCCGATGATGTACGTTTCTGCCCCCAACGAAGCCAGACCTCGCTCTGCAAAACGGGACGGCACGTAGATCTTGCAACCTTTCTCGGTCACAAGCGTGTCGTCCGGCATGTCGTGCAGGGTAGCGAGGACACTCTTCGGGTTGCGTACCAACTGTCGAATGTCCATCGCTTATCCCTTATACCAGCTGGGTGTCTTTGGCAGTAAACACCTGAACCTGGTTAGCAGCAACCGGGTCCATGGCCTTACCGATCCAGCGGCACACGTACTCGGTCACCGAGATATTCGCAGCTTCGGTGGCGTTCAGGCCGGGGTTGTTTTCACGAGCACGCTGCATGCCGGAGAGGATCTCGTAGGCATCGGTCTCGTAGAACCGAGCTTCGCAGGCCAGACGCAGCGCCAGCGAGCTGAGATCATCGAAGTCCTTCGGCTGCAGGGCATGCGAGAGTTTGAGGATCATCGCGCGCGACGAAGCACGTTTCTGCACCGGGAAGTCTTCCGGCGTGTAATCACGCGCCAGGTATTCCCACTCGCACACCAGAGCTTCACGCATCTTCAGCAAACGCTTCTGATCGTAGAAGGCACGGTTGTAAGCGTAGTGACGGCTCCAGGTCGATTCCAGCAGGTCCTTGTTGGCCAGCAAGCGATCCAGACGGACTTCCTTCTGCGGCTGCAGCAGGTTGCCCAGCAGGACTTCGTTCGTGCCACCCTGGGTAAGGAAGTCACGATAGACGGCAGCGTTGACGATCAGCTTGACAGCGCCACCCGGCGAGGTTTCAGTGCCGATGACCAGAATGCCGGATTGGCTGTCGCGGTCGAGGCGTTCGAGTTCGTGGCACAGACGCAGGCCCGATTGAGTACGGTAACGCACCATGGCGTCTTCGTACGCAGCCGAGGACATGTTCGCACCGTCCAGCGGCGCATTCCAGATGCGGCGAGTAACGAGGAACACCATCAGGGCAGTGTCGACGTTTTCACGACCACTGATGAAGGCATCCAGCCCACTGCTCGGCACCGGGTCGGTAAAGCGACGGCAGAAGATCTCTTTCCAGCGAGCAGCCAGCCAACCTTCTTCCTTCTTGGCGAAGTGTTCAGCAATGGCGGCATCCACCGAAGCGGCGCCAGTCATCATGAACGTACGGATCTGGTTGTCGTCCAGCTCGGGCATGCCGCTGAGCAGTTCTTCACGGGTGAAGACGGCATCACGGTTCAGCTGGATCGAGCTGATCAGCGACGGCTCCGACAGCGGGCCGGGCTGGGTGTGCATCACGACTTCCACGCCGTTGTCCGGGTTGCCGCCGATCAGTTCCATAGCCTGGGTCAAACGACCGGCATAGGCATCAACGAACGGCGCTACCACGGTACGGGCGTAGAACAGGTGCTTCTGCAGCTTCTCAGCTAGGAAGTCCGAGGTTTCTTCCATCCGGGCGGTGTGCTCGGAATAGCCGGTAGCGTTGCTGGCCTGATCAGTCAGGGCACACATCGCTCCCAGATCGTGGTGATATTCCCCGCCCTGCTGTGCCGGGTCGAAGTTGATGTAGGTTGCAGCAACCAGAGTGGCAAGCAAACTGCCAGGCTTTGCAACAAGCGCGATGTTTTTTTCATCGAGGGCCTTGGTGGTGATGTAGGTGCTTTCAGCAGCTTGGAGAGTCAGCATTTCTTAGCCTCCGGTGCGCTTGGCGATTTCTTGCTGGAAGATCACCTGTGCAGTGTTGTAGGTAGTCTGACGCGACAGCTCGGTGCCTTGCAGCGTACGAGAGATCGCGTCAGTGTTGAGCTTTTCGATGACCCGAGCAGCGAGTTCGGCTCCATTGGCCAGAACCGCCGCGGTCATGACGGATTGCTTGTTTTTCATGAGACTGTTGGTCCGCTGATGTTGGTAAGAAAAATCCGCGTGTAGCGTGACACATGAAAGAGGCTACGTGGCGTGAACCACGTAGCCTTTTATGCCACTTAACCGCCGCGGTAAGCCTTGATTACCCGTTTCGCTGCTACCATCAGCAGCGTCGTGGTGGTTCCAATGAGGTACGGCGAGGTCACGATACGATCCGCCACCGATTTAGCACCGAAGATAGCGTCAATCTCGACACCCGACTCCGAACGAACGTTGTCGTTGAATACCCGTCCGAAAACGGTCTTCATCTGGTTACCGAAGACGCCCTTGTCACCCACGCCGGCAGACACCTTCGCACTCATGTAAACACGAATGCAAGCAGTATCCATCAGCAGGGGGTCAGTGCCAATGCGGAACTCATCAGACACTTGGCCGGAGTAGGCCTTACGTCCAATGGAGGTGTTCCGGGCAGCGATCTTTTTATCCGAGAACATTGCGAGGGCGCGCAGAGACGGACTCATGTCTTCGAGATCGCCGTTGTAGTAGACCTCGATGCGCTCGATCTTACCCTTGATTTTGGCCTGGGGAGTTTGGGCACCCAGAACACGCAAGGTGTCCAGAGTTTCCTCGTCCAGGAATTGGTTTCGGGCCGAAAGCGCATCTTCAATGATGCATAACATACTTTCGGGCTCTACCGCTTCCCCTTCCTTAACCATGCGGTGAATCTCCTGGTCGAAGTTCACCACAATGTCCTTGATCTTGACCTGTTCCGTGATCAATTTCTTGGTCAGCTTCACAGAGATCGCAGACGAGTCCTCAAGAGTATCCGGCGACTCCATCAGCGCCACTTTTGCCAGCGTTGCGGACTTCCAGATGATCTGCTTCGGATTGAGCATATCGCGCTCAAAGAACCCCGTGTTGTAGGCAATCGGCTCACCTACTTCAAAGGCTTGACCTTCCACCATATCGGTAGCGATGGTGTGCGGAATCGTGAGACCTGCGGCATTGCCGTAGCGACGCCCCAGCACCACGCCCAGCTTCTCACCGTCAGCAAACTCGACAATGATACCGTCGGGCTTGACCGAGAGCACCTTACCGGGTTTCTTGGCCGTGACTGCGAACATGTCGCCCACGCGGTGGGGGATCACCTGCTCGTAGCCAGTCCGAACCATCGCCTGAGTGTAACCATCGCAGGCTACTACGTGACGGTTCTGAATACCGATAAAGTTCACCCGTTTCGGGTCGTCCTTGGTGGAACCAGGCGATACCAGCGCCGAGGTCGACAGCAGCGAAGTCGCACCACCCGTTGCCGGGTCATACGGCTTGCTCGTACCGCGCAGCGAGTTAAACTGCGGGTCAGCCGACGTAAACACGTTGATAGCCACATCGGACGAGTCCACCGTCGACTCAGAGATCACCCCCATGTCGTTGCGGTGGTAGATACGCGTAGACTTCACCATCGAGCGCGAACCACGACCACCCGTACCCGAGTAGGTCACTGCTTCGTTTTCTTTCAGGTTCTGGATCGGGTTGATTTCCGATACCTGATCCTTGGCCGGGTCTTGCTGGATCGCAATCCACACAGCGTACGGATTGACTTCCAGACCGTAACGATGTTTGCCCGGACGACCGTTGTGGATACGAACGGCACGCACCAGTTCCGAATACACGGCACCAGCAAAGCGCTCGTAGCCCTTGATCCGCATGTAGCGGGTATCTTGGCTATCCGGGTGTTTGTCGTCAGTGAGCATTTCGCTCGCCCGCACCAACAGCTTGGTAAAGACCGTCGGTTCACCCATCTCGATCAACAGGTCACGGGTAATCGGATCGACAAACATCTGTTCCAGCTGATCCAGCTCACGCAAGTAACGCACACCCAACTTCTTCTCTTCGAAGAGGTTGAAGTACACGTCCTTTTTGTTAAACTCCTCGCTCGGGAAGCGAGAAGTCGTTTCGCTGAAATCACGCCAGCCACCCAACACCATCGTCGCCAGCTTGTCGCGACGCGAGAAGACGTACGTTTTGTCGTCGAAGTTAATCGACCACTCATCGTCCACCAGACCAGCGCGCTTACCCACCGGCACGATTCGCATCGACGGCGGATTCAACATGTGCAGTACGGCATCCCAGCCCAGCAGATAACCCAGTACCACACCCACCGGCACCAACTTACTGAACACCTTCAGTTCAGCAAACTCCACAGGGGCCTTACGGGCATCCAGACCGAGGATAGTCTCGATCGATGGAGCTGCACGCATCTCACCCTTGTACTCGTGGATGTAGAGGTTCTCGTCCCAGCCTACCAACAGCTCGGCCTTCGTTTCCTCATGCACGCCCATTACCACCATTGCTGGTTTCATGCGCAAGGTGATCATCTTCGACATGTCGAAGCTACACTTGAACGGCTTGCCTTCCACCATCAGCGTGAATTCACGGAAACCCATGGCAATCGCGCTGTAGGTACGCGGCGCGTAGACTTCCTTCTCGAAAGCCGAGCCCGGGATCATGTTGGTCACGATAGTGTCCGACACGTTCAGGCCGTGAGCCATGATCGCATTGCGAATCCACTTGCCCCAGTCGTTCACACGACGTTGGCTGCGTTCGGTGAACACCTTACCGTAGTAACTGGTGAGAGCTACTTGGTCAGGTGCGATCTTACGGATTGGCATGTCGCCACGCTGCATCCGCATACGGTAGTTCACACCGTTGATCTTGAAGTTGCCTTCGTCGTCGACTTTCGGGATCTTCATTGGGATCGTCGAAGCAGCACCTTCAATCGGCTTAACGCGGATGCTGTACTCGTAATGAGAGCCGGTGATGTCTTCCACCTCTTCCATCTCGTAGCTGTCAATCATAGTGCCAGCAGCTTGCAACTGAGATACCATCGACGAGATGTCGCGCTGCATCACTTCGCGAGAGTAGCGCTTGTTCCAGTCCAAGAGCGAACTCTTGAGCATGGTTTTGTCCACGATGGTTGCTTGGTCGGGAATCGCGGGCGACTCTTCGATCTTCAACTTCTCGGGCGGAACTTTGACGAACTCAGCCATTGTGCCTTCATGACCAAGCGGCGCAGGTGACTCATTGAAGCGTTGGCTAGCTTCCTGCATGCGACGGTATTCAGCCGCAGTGATAGCGCCGGTGTCAGCCGAACGAGCCAACAGAGCCTGGAAGGCTTCGTTGTGTTCCGTCGGAAAGAACTTCGGAGCCTTATGCGGCTGCATGTGCTCCGGAACATCACTCTGTCCTTGTGGCTGACCATGAGCTGCTTGAGCTTCGTGGTGCTCCGGCTGTCCGTGCGATGTCGCTGCCACTGGGTGTGCAGAGGCATGGACTTCGGCCTGTTGAACCGGACTGTCGTCGATACCGGAGTCAGCTTCTTCCGTTTCATCCGGAATCTCGGGCAACGGAGCATGCTCGTCACCCTGACCCGTGATTTCCAGCGCTTCCAGATCCTTGTCGATCTCAGCCAAGAGATTCAGACGATCAGTTTCCTCGTCATAGCCAGCGTAAGCTTGCGCTTCGGTCAACTCACCGTCTTGTGTCGACGAAACCCGCGGAGAACCACTGGCTTCATCGGGAACTTCATCCGGTTGAGCGTCAGACTGCGCGGCTTGATCATCCAGTACCTGCGTACTGCCCTGAGTGAGATCATCGTCGAGGCTTTCCGGCAGATCCTTGTTACGGACTTCGGTAATGGCCATCAGCATGCGCAGGAATACCTTTTGCAGCTGCGACGGTGCCCAGTTACCTTCCTTAATAGGAGGCAGTTCCGGGTTCTCTTCCAGACGAGCGGCGTACTCGGCTTCCTCGTGACGCGACGGCTTGCGCCATTCTTCGAACAGCGCCAGATCCAGAATAGTAAAGCGCTCACCTTCACGCAGGATCAGCTTCACATTCGAGATATCCGGAATGTACTTGTGGATCAGACCAGTATGACGGTCTTCACCCATCCAGATCCAGAGATGATGCAGGAAGATCAGCTCGTAGCTGTTGAACACGCGCATGTTCTGCGTATTCCAACCCATCACCGAACGATCCAGCACCGAACGAGCTGGTAGCTGCTGCGGCAATTGCAGCTCGATGTACTGATGGTAACCGGTCTTGGTGTTCTCGCCGATCGTGTGGAACATCGTCGCGAAGACGTTGTGCCAGCGATTGTGGAACGTGAACAGGTTGCGCTGGTACTTGAAGCGAGTCAGCAACAGACCGTAGTTGTGCGTCACGATAGCGCGCGGATCGCGCTTCATCGTTTCGACATCCATCGATGCACGGAACCGCGGGTTCTTCTGACGGAACACACGGATCTTGGCATTGACATCACCCGGAATCGGACGCGGGTTACCGCGATTCTCCACCAGAGTGGTGTGGTGAGTGATGCGCAGAGGCTTGGTGTTCCGCTGATAGAACAGCATGTCTTCACTCGGCCACGGGTTGGTTGCCGACGGACTGATGTAGTGAACCATCGCCAGATTCGGCAACTCGAACCGTGTCACCAACGGGATCGGCGGCTGAGTGAATTGCGCTGTTTTACGCAACACGAAGTTGCGGTAAAAAGTTTGGTATTGAATCATGGTTAATCCAGACGAGCGATGTCAAGCGTGTCCTGATCGATGAACTTGATCTGAACTTCCTTAACACCTTGGTCGTAAAGCTTGCGCAAACGATGGTTACCGTCGAGGACGTAGATCTTGCCTTTCTCACGAATGGCGATCAACGGGAACTGGGTATCAGCGTTCTTCACGCGATCTGCATCCAGATCCTTAGCATCCTTGACATTCCACTCGACGTCCGACATCTTCACCGTTTCCGGTTTGATGTGTTCGGCAACATCGAGTACGTCATTCAGATCGTACTTCACGCCCCAGTGGGAGAATGAGCCACCTTCCTCTTCCTGATAGCCTTCCAGCGCATTTACCAGCGAGAAACTCTCGATGGCAGGCTTGGCTGGTTCACCGGTGAGACTATGCAGCACTAGCTCCACGGTATCCACCGCGCAACTATAGAGCAGCTTGCCATCAGTACCGATATAGGCTTTCTTAGTCTGGAAGAACTTCTCAGCTTCAGCAATAGCTTCATCCGAGTAAGCGATGTTGCCAGAGGCAGTGTCGCCATCGAAGTCAGCGCCCAGACGCTTCAGGTGGCTGGAGTGCGGGATCAGAGAGTTCACGAAAGCAGAACCCTGAACCGGGAACTCGTAGGCAACATAATCGTCACCTGCATCGATCCAGCTCTCATCCAGCATGCGGCGTTCTTCGTAACCAACCGTCACACGCAGGTGCGTCTTACTCGGATAGATCGAGCCGATACCCGTTACCGGATAGCGAGTCACGAAGAGCGGGTATTTACTGAACTTGCGATACACGGACAAATAAAACAAGTCCGTGAGCGTCAGCGGCCGCACGTGTTCGCGCAGCCGAGTCGGAGGCAGTTGATTGATGTCATTGAACACCTTGAACGTACCATCCGGCCCCAGATACAGCAGACCCAGGTAGTAACCGTCAATCACCAGCGGGGTGTTGCGGATGTCCTCTTCCTTGAAAGAAGAGATGATCTTTTCGATCCCTTCCGTCGTGGCCCACTTGTCGTAGTAACGCACGTGCAGGAAGACATCACGAGGCCGTAGGGTCTTCGGATCAACCAACACAGCGGGCGAATTGACGTCCGGGAACATCGGTGCGAGGAACTCGCGTACAGCGGCAACCGACACTGGCAACGAGGCCTGGAGATATTGGTATAGACCGATGATCGTGGAGTTGAAGCCCGGGGTGCCTTTTTTGCCCAGAACCGGCACTGCCGTGTTCATGGCAGTGATCACGTTTCGTGTGCCGTTGAAGATACGGCGGGAAGCAACTTTACCGAGGAAGAGTTTCTTCTTCCCCTTGATCAGCGCTTCGATCATGTCGTACAGCGCCACGAAGTTCAGCTGCATGTCAAAACGCGGCTTGTCAATCACTTCAGCGTTGGTGTCGATAGACGACTCAACGATCACGTTCGAGAGTGCGATGAACTTGCGGTACAGAACGTTGACTTCGTCTTCGCTCTTGCGGTTGAATTCATCGATTTCCAGATCGCGCAAGCCCGCTGGCATCACGACGATGTAGCGGGTAAGTCCCGTCTCTTTATGCGCTTCGACGAGCTTGATGTACTCGCTACGCAGGTTGGAGTTACCTTCCTCGTAAACGATGTCCTTCCAGTGCTCCAAGAAGAACGCATAGCCCGTGCGAGCCCCTTCAGAGGGCTTGGCCTTTACGAAGTCCTTCTTGCTGTCGTCCCAGAGCGCCCACACTTTGCCAGCCATGATGTCACCATACATGCGCTTGAGCTTGGTGATCGCCATGAAAATGAGCGGGTGGAAAATGGGCGCCTTGACGTCGATATAACCAAACAACAGGTTTCGTCGTTCGTCACCGACCCGGCCAAAGATTTCGGTCGAGAAGAGGCCTTCCGGGTGAAAGTTGGTAGTCGCGCCATCCAAGATGTCGAGCGCTTTCACCTGCTTGACGCTCTTCAACTTTTCAGGTGTGAGATGGAGCAGCCCGATGTTAAAGGGCACAGACATTTTTTGCATCGTAATCTCGTTTGGAATGTTATGCAGTAAGCGTTGACTGCTGCATAAATCGCGCAGACGCTGCATCACCAGATAGGTGGTGCTGGCGGCTGCATGGATTAAAGGAGCTTTTTGAAAATGGCTACGATTGGTTTTAAGGCCAGTGACCAGAAGCTGATGGACGATTTTGATAATTTCAATTTCGACGACTTCAACTTCGATGTCCCGGAGCCAAAAGACGACCGTCATCCGATTGTCAAGGCACTGGCGCCTATCGGCCGTGGGGCCAAGAACTACATTACCGATGCATCGAGCATCGAGAAGTTCGTTAAGGCCGCTATGCCGCGCGGCTATGGCCAAGCTTACGACCTCGCTCAAGAGGCGCGTAGTGAGGTGAAGCAGCTATACAATAGCGTCGGGGAGGAGATCAAGCCGGTTAAGGAATCGGCAAAGACTCTGATGCGCAAAGCGCTGCCCGCATTGGATGGCAAGATCCCTAAGGGTCTGAAGGAAAAGCTGGAAGCCTTCTCGAAAGAAGAACAGCAATGGCAAGCCCGCCAGGGTGATCGCCGTGAAGAGCAACTGGGTGATTTGCTGAAGAGTATCTTCGAGCAGAAAGCCACGGATCAAGTTGCGCAACGTAACGAACTGAATGAACGCGAGAAAGTCCGTCAGGGCTTCGAGCAGATTCGTCACCGCGACCAAATCAGTCAGCTGGATGCTATCCGTCTGGCTGTCGAGTCGCAAGCTCAATACCAGAACAAGATCGGTTACAGCGTCCAGAAGAAACAACTGGAACTGTCCTATCGTACGTTCTGGGCAATGGCTGATCTGAATAAGGAACAGAAGCGGAGTAACGCTGAGTTCCTGTCCGAGCTGAAGGCAGTTACTCGTAACACCAGTCTGCCCGACATGGCTAAGATCAGCCTGATGAAAGACTACAAGTCGATCATCCGCAACAAGTTCTTGGAGAACGCCCGTGAAGGGATGTTCGGTGGTGCGCAGGACTATTTCCGTAAGTTCTCGCGCAACATCAAGGACCAGGTCGTAGGACGTGTCCGTGATTATGCCGGTATGGCTGGTACGATGAGTGCTGGTGCAGAAGGCATGGCAGGGATGATGGAAGGCATGGGTGACATGCCTGGCTTCAATGCACGCGATGAAATGATCGCTGGCTTGATGCATCTCCCGATGGACTGGCTGGCAGAAAAGGCAGGCCGCAAGGCTAACGCTATTCTGGCCAAGAACAAGAAGCTGCGTCGTGGCGGTAGCCGTGCGTCGTACATGGTCAATACGGTCGGCGATCGTATCCATGAACAGCTGACTGATCCGACCAAGGGTTGGGGTAGTCTGGAAGGCCTGCGCGAACTACTCGCTAGCGCAGCACCATCGAGTGTGCCGGATTCGAAAATGGAGGTCGATTCGCTCGACCGTGCCCATGAGCCGCGCCCGTTCTCTCGCGGTAATGCCAAGAGTCTGGATGAAGTAATCCCGGGCCTGCTGGCACGTATCCATCGCGAGATCAAGATTCTGCGCACGGGTGACGAAAGCACTCCGCTGGTCACGTACGACTTCGCGAAGAACAAGTTCAGCACCGAGAAGCAGATGGGTTCGGATCTGCGTAAGCGGATTGCCGGTGGTAACACCGACCGTGCCAATCACTTCGCCAACAACATCATCAACCGTATCGATCGCGGCAAGAAGCTGACGCCTGAACAGCGTGAGCGTGCCCGGCAGCACTTGATTGAGCGGGCAGTGATGGGTGAGTCGATTGACATTACCAAATCGCACCTGGGTAGTCACTGGGGTGGTGGACAGGATGGTCAGGCAATCGCTGATTCGTTCAGCCGTTATCTGCGCTCCACTGATGGCAAGCTGGGCAACAACGATCAGGCGTACAAGCGTCAGATCGAACTGATGCAGCAGCATCGCGGTATCGTCGGCGGTATTGGCGACCCGCGAGTTCTGCTGCAACAGATGGTCAACTCCGGCCAGCTGGAAACCCTCAAGAACATCGGTATTATCGATGAGAACAACAACCTCGACCGCAAGGCCTACTCCCAGTGGCTGATGCATGCAGAAGAGGCTGATCTGTCATCTCCTGCTTCCACTACCTCTGGAGGCGGTAAGTCGTTCCGCCGTACTCCGGGTTCGCGTCGTCGTGCAGCGCCTAGCGCTGGTATGAGTGACTTCATTCCGCGTACGTCGAGTAAGGGCGCAATGGGCGGTGGCGCAGCTCATGAGCTGCGCAGCTTGAACGAGTCGCTCTCCAACAGTACGGTCGAAAAGAACGTACAGACGATTGCGGATCTTCTGGCAAGCTTGGATTCCAAGTACGCTCATGCTGCAGAAGTCAACTACCTTACGCTGCAGGCAATGCTGGACCAGTTGATCGCTATTGCTTCTACGAGTGGCGGAATGGGTGGTTCTGGTGGACAAGGTCCTCTTGATCTTCTCACCAAAGGTAAGCGTGCCTATACCTCGCTGTGGGAGCACGTGAAGGGTTCGAGTCGTGAAGGCTTGGATCGGATCAAGGCCCATGGTAAGTCGATGGCTGCTCGCGGTATGCAGCTATGGGACAAATACTCTCCTGGCGCTAAACGCCGGGTGGGCGATATCCTAGGCGCTGGTCGTGACAAGTTGAAAGACATGCACGGTCGTCTGCGCGACTACTACGGTGACGTGGTGGTGAGTGGGGAAAGCTTCCCGCGTCTGCGCGCTAACCTGCTTAAAGCGGGTGAGTATCGCGACCGTCTGACGGGTCGAGTGCTCACTTCGTTGGAAGACATCACGGGTGATGTGGTGGATTCTTCCGGTAACTTGGTGATCACGCTGGACGAGTTCTACAACTCCTACGTGACCGGCACGATCAACAAGCGAGTGCGCGAGCTGTTCACCAACGTAACCTCGAAGCTGGCCGATTGGAAGTCTCGGCTACAGGTCTTCATCCCGAGCACCATCCGGGATCTGAAGTCCAAGGCATTGGGTGCGTTGAACCGCGTGAAGGAAATGCTGCCACCTTACGATGTGTACGTGAAGAACGACATGTCGAAGCCGCTGCTGTTCGCCAACATGTTCCGCTACGAGATGTACACGTCTGCGAAGACGGGCAACGCCCTCAAGCATCCTCGCGATATTGATGGCCCGGTGCTCGACGACAAAGGCAACATGGTACTGACTGAAGATCACATCAAGGTCGGTCTGTGTGACGTAGTGGGTGATCCGATCACTTCTGCTCGGATTCCGATTAAGATCATGCGCAAGGCCAAGGCGGCCTGGGAGATGATGCGTGATGCTGCTGTGGGTATCTTCGGTGCACTGAAAGGTGGGCTGGGGAATGTGAATGAGTATTTCAAGAACTTCTTCACGCCTTTTGCAGACATTATCACCAACTCCAAGAAGACGGTGACGTTGCTCGAAGCCATCCGGGATATCTTGGATGATCGACTGCCGAAACGTAAGAAAGTGCGTGGTGACGTCGATGGCGATGGTATCCGTGAGGGTTCCATTGAAGACATCCATCGCAAGCGTGACCAAGCGATGGCTCTGACGCATGACAAGGCAGCGGGTCGTGACCCGAATGCTGACATCAAGGCTGGTCAGGGTATGATCGGTAAGCTGTTGGGGGCTCTCTTCGGTAAGAAGAAAGCCGAGGAGGATGAAGAAGGTCACCATCACGGCGGTTCGCTGCTGGACGATGTAGCCGATGTTGCCGATATCTACGATGACCTTAAAGGCGGTCGTGGGGCTCGTGGCAGCGCTGAACGTCGCGCAGCAGCTAAGGCACGACTGAAGCGTATGCGTGGCGCTAAACCCGGTTTCCTGCGCCGTGGCGTGGGTGCATTGGGCAAGCTGGGTAAAGGTGCGCTCGGCCGTCTCGGTAAGTGGGGTCTGTTCAACACGGATCTGGTTCGCGGAGTAGGTAAGGTAGCTGGCGGTATCGGCAGCCCTCTGTTGCGCGGTGCTGGTAAAGTGGCTGGCGGCCTTGGTAGCTTGGCCGTGGGTGCTGGTCGTGGTCTGATGGGTCAGAGCAAGCTTGCTCGTCTGGCTCGTTGGGGCATGTTCAATACTGACTTGGTACGTGGCGGGGCTAAAGGCCTTGGTTGGGCTGCTAAGGGCTTGGGTGCGGCTGCGAAGCTTGCGCCTCGTGCTCTGGGTCTGGCTGGTACGGCTTACAGCGCTTACAGTGCTTACGATAACATCAAGCAAGGCAATTACGGTGCTGCAGCACTGGATGCCGGTTTGGGTCTTGGTGGTATGGCACTGACTGGCGGCGGTTTGGCTGGTCTTGCCAGTATGGGTGGTGCGGCGATGGGTGGCTTGGGCGCAGTTCTGGCCTCGCCATTCCTGTTACCTGCTCTGGGTGTAGCTGCTGTAGGTGCGGCTGGTTATGCGCTGTACAAGTATTCCCAGAAGACCAAACCAACTAACCTGTCGAAGCTGCGTCTGGCTCAGTACGGTATCGCTGAAGACGACACTGATGCTCGTGACAAGATCTTCCAGTTGGAGCAAATGCTGGAAGATCACATGACCATCCGTGAAGACGGCAACATGATGCTCGATGAGAAAGGCGTCAAGCTCGAAGAGATCGCAGACCTGTTCGATATCCATCGTGAGAAGGACATGCAGTTGTTCAACATGTGGTACAAGCGGCGCTTCGTGCCGGTGTATCGCAAGTGGCTCACGGAAATGCGTAAGTTCGATAAGGGTGCGAAAATCGCCAAGATCGAAAGCGTGATTCCGGGTAAGAGCAAGCTGAGTGTCGCTTCGAGCGCTGTGTCTAGCTGTATGGATGCTTACTCGCACATGGTCGGTTGGAGCAATGCACGTCCGGAGCTGGCAGTTGATGCTAACGGCGTGCAAGCTGTTCTGGATTCGATGCGTGTGGATCTCGCTAAAGATGCTGAAAAGGACGGAGGGCCGAAAGCAACAGCAGTAGCTAAAGATGGTGTATCGTCGACTACCGAGGCTAGTGCGTTGGCTGCGAAAGCACTGACGGACAAAGCGCATTACCAAGTGAAGGATCAAAAAGGAAATGTGCTGGATGCGGCATCCATGAACGTGGGTGAGTTGACGGAGAAGATCAAGAAAGGTTCATTGACTGTTAGTGTGGCTGTGACGCTTCCAGCGTCGCTGGTTCACAATGACAAGACCCATCTGGATGCTCTGGCAAGTATCCGTTACAAAGCCTACGGTTTGACCCACTTGTCGGCGGACAAAGTTCGCATGCTGGGTGCAATGGAACTCTTCATCGGTGACCACATCACGGATGATCCGGATTCGCCTAAACTCAACATCTCGACGGAAGTCGTGATGAAGGCGGCTGGTGAAGTCTTTGGTGTGCCTAACATGACGGGTGAACATGCAACGCGCTGGAAGACCTGGTTCAATGGTCGTTTCCTTCCAGTGTTCTTGATGTGGGCTGGTACGATTCGTAAGAAGACGGGCAAGACCAAACTTCAAGAAGCCAGCGATGCCTTCTCGATCGAAGACCAACTCTCGTTGGCGCGCGCAATCATTGGCGCGACTGGCGTGAACGCCGACGGTTCAAAAGTGCCGGTTTGGCAGATCCTTACCAATCCTTGGCAAGATGACTACGAGCTGAACAGCGACCCGGACTCGACTGCCGGTAACTTGGAAGCAATTCGTCTGTTGGCTGACAAGGTGAAGTTGGGACAGGTCTCGGCCTCCCAGCTGCCGAACAAGCGCAAAGAACCGGTGGTTTGGTACAAGCCATGGACGTGGGGAAATGCTATCAATGAAAAAGTTGGTGGCAAGAGTCCGAACGGTAAGCAAGGTGCAGGTGTTAACGCTACAGGTGATTCCATCACTGGTGCGACCGGTAGTAAGGGCGCTGCTGCATTGTCAGGGATGGGTGATCCGGTCTCCTTCTCTGGCGGCGGCGGTGGTAACTACACTGAGCTGCCGGCTTCGAGTGGTAATGGCTGGTCTGCAAACCGTGCGCTGATTCTGGCGGCGGCTAAGATGGCAGGTGTCGATCCTAAGGCCCTGATTGCAACCATCGCGATCGAATCGGGCTTTAACCCGAATGCTGCACCGAAGAATCCGAATCTGCCGTCCTCTGCAAAGGGGTTTGGTCAGCATCTGGATTCGAGTTGGCTGGAAGACTTGCAACGGGATGGTCGGAAGTTTGGTATCCCGAACGGTACGAGTCAGTTTGATCCGCGTGCAAGTGCGCTGATGACCGCAATGCGGCTGAAGTACAATGCTCAGGCTTTGCAAAAGGCTCTGGGTCGTCAGCCGACGGTGACCGATCTGTATCTGGCGCACCTGATGGGTACTGGTGGTGCTACGAAGTTCTTGAAAGCGCCGCAAGACGCAATCGGAGCTGAAGAGGCACCGACCGCAGCTAAGCAACACCCGACCTACTTCTACGAAGGTTCGCGTGCACTGACTGTGAAGGAAGTGTATGCGAAGTTTGCTGCGAAGGTAGCCAAACGCCCTGCTGAATTTGGGGTGACGGATACTGATATGAAGTCTGTTGGCTCCGTGGGTTCTGGTGCGACTCCTCCGCCGGCTTCTGGCGGTGGTGCTCCGCCTCCTGCTGCTCCTGCAAAAGCAGGTGCTGCTTCTGCTGGTCCCGCTCCTCGCGGTTCTGGCGGCGCCCCGGGGAAGGCAACATCAGCAAACACACCTTCGGCTGGCTCGCCGCGTCTGAACGCGCCGGTGACGATGGATAAGGGTCACGCTGCAACGATGGGTACTGGTCCTGCTATCGTGAAGTCGAAAGATGCCAAGTACGAACTGATCCTCCAACGGGAAGAATCCGAGGATGATGGTACGTACGGTACACTGCGACTGCCCGATGGCACCACGCTCAATACGTTGGAGCTGCCGTGGCGAAACAACGAATCCAAAATCTCATGCATCCCGCCGGGTTCCTACCCGTGTAAAAAGCGTCCGTCCGCGGCCTTCGGGAGAGAAATGTACGAGGTTGGACAAGTTCAGGGTCGTAGCGGTGTCTTGATTCACGCGGGTAATGCTGCTGGATCGGCAGACAAGGGTATGAAGGCGGATAGCCAAGGTTGTATCCTCTTGGGTATGGACCGGGGCCGTCAGGGTAATCAAAAGGTTATCACTGCGTCCAAAGCCGCTATGCAGCTTTTCAATGAGAAAATGCAAGACATGCCCTTTACGCTGATCATCCGTCCTGGTAAGGGTGGTCTTGGTACTGGTGATTCGAAGGCTAACGTAAGCTTCGATCCGGTTCGTGGTCCTGCTAACACAGGCGCACAGCCGGGCGCCGGTAACGGAATGCCTGCAGTACGTAAGCAGTCTTCTGCCGCTGGTGGTGGCTATGCAGATTCGGTAGCTACCGGTTCCGATCTGCCGCGTTATAACACAACGTCGACAGGTCTGAATACTGGCGGCCCAACCCGGGCTGACATGAGGGGTCGTGATGCAGCCATGTCGGATACGATTGGTCCTAAGCTGGATAACGTGGCTAACACGTTGTCGAAGATTGCGGACTCGTCGGATCAGGGCGTGGGAGTTTTGCGTCAGATCCTTGCAGTCATGAAGGGCAAGGGTGATGGTGATAAGCCGCCTTCGGTATCGGCAAACAAAGTGCGTCCGGAAACGGACACATCCGTTCCGGTTCCGCAGCGTCGCAACTTCTAACCAGCTAACGGCATAAGAGACGACGGGGGTAACCTCGTCGTCTCTCTATGTTTTGAGTCTTTTTAACAGATCACGGCTATGGCAGAACGTCAAAAAGTAACCTTCCAGCGTCTTACGGATCACGACTGGTTGCGCCAGTCGTTTATGATCACGCATGGGACGCAGACTTCGTCGAGTGGCGACCCCACTACCGATGACGTCAAGATCCGGACGCGGTTCTTTTCCACCGCGGAATTCAAATTCGCCGACACTCGCCTAGGCGGGAACGTCGTCATCAACCCAGCTCCCCAGTTCACCCGTCTGGCCGATCCCCGCATTCGCGGTCTGTATCGGAATAGCAATGGCATGGGGCGCTACTATTCTGAAGTCATCGACGATAACAAACGCATCATCACGATGACGTTTGGAGTGCCGCAGTTCAACTCACTGTCCACCTTCTATCGTGGCTTCTACGACCATAACGCCGCTACCGTAGCACGTACGGGTCGTGCTCCATCGGTTTTTTATACCGCGGGTCAAGCAATCGGCTTTGTGGCCGGCCTCCTCTCGCCGTGGCTGGTGCTGTACTCGCTCGGCTCCGCGTTCATTAAAGTAGCAATGAACCAGCCATCGTCGAAGTATTACTTCTTCAAACCGTCGATGGCCAGCTACTGGAACGCCGTGTCTGGTGTTGCCAACGACTTGGCGGTGAAGACGCAACTGATCTCCCGTAAGCTCGGTGATCCGTGGCGCTCGCCTGGTGATACCCGTAGTTCACAGCTCTCTGATCAGGATCTGTCGGATATCAACCGCTTCCTCTACGACGTGATTGACAGTTACGACGAAGAGACCGGTCAGGGTAATGGTATCAATGTCTACGCTGTGGCTACGCGCTACACGCGTATTCAGCGCGCCGCCTTCCGTACACTGGAAAGCTACTACAAGTCACGCAGTGCTCCTGACCAATTCGCCACCACGGTGGATGAAGAAGGCAAGAACATGTTGCAACAGGTATCTGATGCCATTAACCGGCCTGAACTGCGTCGTCCGAAGACAACCTTCAAGGACTACATGGATCGCTGGACGGCTTCGGGTTCTCCGGGTGCCATGGAAGGTGCAGGTTCTGACAAGCTGTCGGTTTCGCTGGACAACGGCGGAAACAATAGCAGTACGAACTCTTCGACTCCGCCAGCGGCTGGCGATGCAGCCGCGCCGCAGGGTACGACCGATCTGTTGACCGAAAAGTCGATCTCTTCAGCCAGCGAGTCCGATCAAACGCACTGGTATGACTTCCTGATCGCAGAACAGGATGACGGTGCGCAGTACGTATCCTTCCGTGTGGAGAACACAGGGGAACAGCAGGAATCGTTCTCTAACCAAGCAGGTGAGTCGGAGATCTCTTCGAAGATCAACTCGATCTCGGGTGCAGCACGTTCCACTCGCTTCTCGGCAGCTGATGGTAACGTCGGCGGCGGTATTGCGGGTCAGTTCGTTCAAGGCGTTATCTCTACGGCTAAGGACGTGGCAATGGGCGCGGCGAACTCGCTGGGTATCGACGGCATTGCAGCACTGGGCGGTAACGCGTTTGCAGACATTCCGAAATACTGGATGAACTCCACGACGTCCATGCCGCGTATGAACTATCGGATCAAGCTGATCTCGCCGTATGGCAATCGCTATTCCCGGTTCGTGAATATGTGGCTACCGTTGTCGATGCTGCTGGCTGGTTCTCTGCCTCTGTCCGCCGGCCCACACTCCTACACGGCTCCGTTCTTGTGTCAGTTGTATGATCGCGGCCGTGCACAAACGCGTCTGGGCATGATTGACCAACTCTCGGTAACGCGCGGCGGCGGTAACCTAGGCTTTAACAAGATCGGCGAACCGATGTCTATCGAAGTATCGTTCTCGGTAGTGGAGTTGGGTAACATCCTGCACATGCCGATTGCTAAGTCGTTCAACCCGATCCAAGGTCCTGGCAAGTTGATCTCCACGATCTTCGATAACGAATCGCTCTACAATGACTACATTGCGACTCTGTCGTCGTTATCGTTGGCTGAGCAGATTTATGTGGGTGAGCGTCTGAAGATTGGTGTGACGAAGTACCTCAAGGATGCCGATAGCTGGTTCAGTGTGCCTCACGCTATGAACTGGTTTGGTGACCTCGCTCCAGTGCGTGCCTTCAGTGCATTCTTCAATGGTGTGGCTAACCGCTAACCATTTTTTCAACCATCAACAAAAAGAAACACCATCATGAACAAAGAAGACATTGCTCGTGTCTGTCACGAGACCAACCGCGCCTACTGCGAATCGCAAGGCGATCACTCTCTGGTTGCCTGGGAAGATTCCGCCGACTGGCAGAAGAAATCCATGCGCCTAGGTGTGGAGTTCCATTTGAGTGGCGATCACGGCCCCGAAGCCAGCCACGTCAACTGGATGAAGCAGAAGGAGCAGGATGGCTGGACCTACGGTCCCGTCAAGGATGAAGTCAAGAAGGAACACCCGTGCATGGTGCCCTTCAACCAACTGCCTGTCTCCCAACAGGCCAAGGATTTCATCGTCCGCAGTGTCGTTCACTCGCTGAAGCCGTATCTGACGGAATAATGTCATAGCGGCATAAAGGAGAAGGGGCCTCGCGGCTCCTTCTCTTTCTTTTATGCCGTTAAAGCCCCAGCAGTGCAGCGAGCGAGCCTTTAATAAGGCGAGCATCAACCACGTTCTGATTTGAAGCATTGCGCATACCAGCCGGGTTACCACCTTGCTTGGGCAGCTTGTCATTGTACTGACTGAGCAGCGCCACGTTAGGGAAGTCCCGTTTGATCGCATCACCTACTGTCACTTCACGGTAGACCGAAGCCAACCCGTGAACTGGCTGTACTCGTACTGGTGACGGACGACCTTGCGCTTGCTCTGTTGACCAATACTTCACACCAGTCATCAACAGGTTCGAGAAATCTCGCGAACCACCAACCAGAGCCAGCAGATTCACTGCGGTGTTGCCAGGGTCGCCACGGGACATCGAATCCCACATGCTGTCCACATTCTCGAAAGAGTGGAAGATGTCTTCAAAGCTGTTTAGCGTCTTGGCGCGATCACCACGATAGACGAACGCCTTGGAGAAGTTCTGGGTGAAACCAGGGTCGAAGACGTTGATCAGCTTACCGGCTGTCGACGAAGACAGGTCACGCAACATCTTGGTATCGCTATTGCGCAGTGCAATCGGCAATACTGCACGCGTTACCCGACCCAAGATGCCATTATCGTTCACCGTGTCGGTGATCGCTTTGAAGGCACCCGGAATCCCGAGGTCGCTGGCGGTGGTAATCACCGAACCCAGTAGGCCAGAGATAGCACCGCTGTCTTGACCGGAGAAGATGTTTGACTTCGTGTACTTGTTGATGAAGCTGCCAAGCGCGCGAACATCTTTGATATTCGCCGAATCCACCATTGACTTGGTGTCGTTGATCGTACACTGCAGTTTGGCGGCTTTCTGCTGTGCGTACGTCTTGAGCATCGCGCCTTGCTTGAGCTTGTCATTCAGGCCATTGTACATGTCCCTGAATTCGCTGTTGGTGCCCAGTAGCCGTTCAGTCAGAACGTTCTTATCGAACATCAGACCTTCTTTGGTCTTCGAAAGAAAGTCTGCCGCCTCACCAGCTTTCAGCTTGAGGCCGAACAGGGAGTCTTGGACTCCGAGTTCCAGTTGTTGAATCGAGGTGATGGCACTAGCTTCCGCGCCATCTACCGCACTCATTAAGCTGTAGACGTCTGCGGTTGCGACGTCGTCTTTTGGTCCGCTCTCGAACGTGCTGCTCGCCAGTCCCGGAATGGACGGCTTCGAGATAGACGAGAGGTCGGGGACCTGTACAGCAGGGATCGAGGGTAGCTGCATGATCGTCCTTAAACAAAAAAGAAATAGGGGCATAACCACAGCCCGCCTCCCGAAGGAAGCGAGCTGTGGCGTAGGCGGACGGGCTTATTTCTTCAAGTAACGCTTCTCAGCATCCAGCCAGACTGAAGGGACAACGCCCTCTTGCAGTGCCAGTCGGATGTCTTCAAAGCCCTTCACCAACCAGTCGGTTGATTGAGGGGTTACGTGAACACCAGTGGGGCCGAACGTGTAGTAATGATCGAAAGGTAGTTCGGACTCGATCATCAACTCGCGAATTCGATCATGCTGGATGATCTTTTGGTAGTTCGCGGCAATGATGTCTTCTTTAAAGTCCTTGTACCAGTGATAATCTAACGTCTTCCCTACTTGCTTCGCCCGGAAGCCGCTCAAATAGCGCAGCTTGTCTTCTTTGAAGCCAGAGCGCGCCCAATACCAGAAACCTTCCATAGAATAGAAAGGCCCGAAGTACGGATGCGTAAATGGCGTGTGGGCGAAGTGCGACAGAGCTTGACCGAGTTCCGTTTTCCCCATCGAATGGATGTTGATGTGGTCAATACCATCCGTTTCGGTAGAGAAACCCATGGCGCTCTTGGTTCCCGAGGTGTACTTAGATACTGCAGCTTTACGAGTCATGGTAATGTGTCTCTTTCGATGAGGTTACTTGCGCTGCGCGAAGTTGATGCTGGTCTCGCACTCGGAAATGGTGTTATCCTTCCGATACGCTGTAATGTGAATCGTGAAGCCGGCTACTTCGAGAAACCGTAGGCCTTTGCAGAACACTTTCCACGTCATCTTGGGAAGACGAAACTCCTTATTCAGATTCCCCCGGATACTCTGTCGTTTATCCACCGTCAGTTGGCGATGCCCCTCCGTCCTTTCGATGAATGCGTCGAGCATGTCGCTCCATTGGTTTTGTGAGAAACCTTTCCCTTCAGTGACGCTCAGACTGATGAGATTAAAGAGCTTGGCCAGCACACCACTCGCCCCATTCGCATAGGTACGGTGGAAGGGCCGTCGGCCTTTGGTGTCGTTGCGTTGCACGGCTGGCGGGCATGGAAGTTCCTTGGGGAACAGATGCTCGAACTTGCTGTTGGGCACAAAGCTAATGCTCGTGTAGGCATTGAACTCGCGACCATCCACCAAATCACCGTACACCGAAACAGTGAATGCTTCGAACTGAAGAAACTTCATGCCTTTCAGCGTAAAGACGTTCCACGTCATGCTGGGTCGGCGAAGCTCTTTGTTCACGTTTCCGCGGATGCTGGAGCGATCCAGCGTTGCGTTGCTCTCGATTACTCCGCGGATATAATCGATCATCAGTTTATTCCACTGGATAGGAGAGATCCCACGACCTCCAGTGACATCTAAACAGATGATATTGAACAGGCGAGTCAACACCCCTTCAATACCGCCAGAGATTCGGAATCCCTGTGTTATTTGCTTGTCGCTCAAAGGCATGCCGGGCGCTATGACCGACCGCTTATCGCGTTGCTTAGTTTCCATAGCTCTATCCTTTTATCTGGAAAAGCATGTGATTATTAGGATACGGTCTACTTCCCGTATCTAGTCTGGAGTTAATGACTGGCTTCCTCCACCGCTCGGCACACGTTGTGGATGCTGGCGAAGCACTTGTTCATCAGGCGAATGGAATACTCCACATTCCGGTCCTTCCGTTCCAGCCCACGCTCAATGACAGCGAACAGTCGTTGGCAGCTGTGCAGGAAAATATCAAACTCCGAAAGCGGGATGTACATGCCTTCAGTATCGGTAAAGAACTGATCCAGCGATACTGTCTTGACTTCCGCGAAGCAATCCTTCGGAGTCAGACCGTCTTGCAGTTCCAGTCGTTCCGCATACAGGTTGATGCGCTCGGTCAATGCTGACACGTCCACATTCACGCATTGCAGAAACACTCCAGAGGCCCGGATCGGATTGAAAGGACGGGAGCCAGCTTCCCGTGCAGCAATCTTTTCCACGTACAGGCGAGCCTGTTCGTGTTTGGGTAGATTGCTTACACTGTCCTGTTCGTCGTTTGTGCTAGCTTTTGCCATAAAGCTGCTAAGGAGTTTTCTAAGCACGGGTTAGTCCTTATTGTTGAGAGAGAATGAGAGATGGGTCTGATGCATCTAGCGCTGGCTATATGCAAAAGATAACAGGGGTTGGGTAAATTTCAGCTAGTGCATTTTGTCCGAGGGCGAGAGAGGGATGTGGGCAGTGTTGAACGTCGTGTAACCGTCATCCGTATAGTTCATTGCTAAACCACCATAGTAGGTTACACTTTCCTGCATGGTGTTCTTTTCTTGGTTTTCCGCAGCGATCAATCTACCTTCAGCGTGCAATCGAGCGAACCCAACATTGAAGTGATGGTTGATCAGCAGCCGCATCTTTTCCGGATTATCCGGTTCGAATACTTCGTTGGTCTTGGCCTTAGCTTCTTTGATCAGTTCCTTGAATGCAGTCGAAGGCACCATGAAGTTGTACATGGGAAACAGGACTACGGAATGAATGGACTCTCCGTCATCCTGCGGAATAACCCGCACGAACTCTATCAAGTTCACTGGGAGTTGATCGGCGTTTGACATTGTTGTTTGATATCCTTTGAAAGACACTCTCCTTAAGACAGAACAGCCTGTCTTCCGAGTAGTAATATGTGCTTAACCGTTTTTTGAAATAGAGGTGACGCTATGAGCGAAGTAACTCAAGTGCCCGCAGCGGCACAATCGGGGGGAATGCCCCCGATGTCCGATGATGATGTATTAGCCTTTACGCGGGGCGTCCGCGTAAAGGTCGTCAAACAACTGGTAACTGAAGTCGGTTGCAGCTCCGACAACTCCGATCGCAACCTGCTGGTTAACATGCTGAACGGTCTGGACAACCAAGCAATCAACAGCAAGAAGATTGCCGCCGACCAGAAAAACAACGACAACATGGCCGCAGTCGTGGCGGAGATGCTGCGTACTGTCAACAAGCAGACGGCTTTCACCATTCCTACGAACGGCGAAGTCATCGACGTCGATGTATCGACTCGTGTCGTTGGTCACGAAGTCGCCGACATTCCGGCACTGCCTGGCGAGATGGACGTATCCCCTCCCCAGTTGGACTATGCTACCTTCGTGCGTTCGCAAGGTAAGGACATTGACCAACTCGGGAAGAACGTCAAGCACGACGAGGCAGCCGTAGATCCCGACGACGATTTGCCTTAAAGCAGTTCAAACGCTTCAGTCAGATCCACATCAGGCAAGGGAGTTTCTCGGATACGTTCTGCCTTCGGGTAGTTCGTATCCAGAAACTCTTCTATGTCGTTTTGGGTCACAGCGACACGACTAGCCACTTCGGCAGCATTCTCTTTCCTGATGGCCTCGTGGATCGAGAACAGCGAAACCGGCATGTGCTTCAGGCGGAACAACCGAGCACAGATTGCTTCAGTCATCTTGAACGGACTCTGCTTCTTCAGATCCAGTCTGTCGATGTCATCCATCGTCGGCACCGAATCGTAGAAGATCTCCGGCACTACGATGGTCATGCCCGGGATACCGTTCTCTTCGAAGAACGCCTTGTGCTTATCGCACCAGTCGATCCAGTTGTACCGGATCATGATCTGGAAGTTCTTGTTGCAGAACTCAGGCGTCAGGTCCTCGTTAGGAATCGACACGATGCGCACGCTGGATGTCGAGTAGGTATGGAAACGGATGCAGCCAATCAGCATCTCCACCAGCTCAGCGTCTTTGAAGTCGTACGGCCACACGTTCACCGTGAAGCACATCTTCTCCACTTTCTGCTGCACCACCGCCTGCAACAGACTGTCCTTGATCAGTCGGCGTAAGAAGTACACCAGATTGGTCAGTACAGACTGCTTCAGCGTGTCGATGTTCCGCTTGGCGTAAGCCTCACGAAACACCTGCTTAGGAACGTCGTCAAACTCATCGATCATCCGCTTATGATAGCGGCCGGAGTTGAGTGCTGACACGGCATGTTCCGTACCCATTTGTGCCAGCGTGCCCAGACGGGTGTCCAGAATGGTGTCCAGATCGAAATAGATGTTCTCGGTATCAGCAGGATGGTCACCAGCCTCACCGAGAATCATGCTAGTCATGCCCGTCGTGTTGTCGACAGCTGCTTCAGCCGTGGGCTGCGGCGTTGACTCGACGGTTGAATGCGCGGAGTTCGTCATAGGTGTAAGTCCTACCCCACAGGGCGATAAAGATGAACATGATGAGCCAGTTGTTTGCCAGCAGCAGATCCCTCATGTTTTCTGGCGTGAACATGCGCTCGGTAAGTTCGGCCGGCACCAGACACAGATCCTTCTTGACATCCTTGCCGCCAGTTACCGCACAGGTCAAGGATTCAGCGATGTTGCTGATCAGTTCCGTCCAGAAAGCCTGGAACTCACCAAACTGAGAGAAGAACTGCACTTGCAACGTGAACAGGAACTCGCGCAACACAGCGTCCTGGTTGTAGAACACCATGTTCGTAACGTAGTCGATGCCCTGCTGCGTACCGAGCGATTCCATCGCTACATTGCACACCTGCTTGAGCATGATGTCGACCGCAGCATACGTGTCGCGATAGACCCACACCGTGCGGTTCAGCGCATGGACAAAGATCTGTTCAGCTGCCAAAGCGAAGTTCTGCTTGTTGGAGAACGCGACTTGCATCCCTCTCGGCATCTCCGGCTTCAGCAACGAAGTCAGGCCTGGAGTGTGCAGGGGATTTTTCTTTTCTTCCGGCATAACGGGAGCTGCACCGGGAGTAGTTTGTTGTTCGCTCATGATTGGATATATTTCCAGTCTAGGTTTTTGGTGCTCGCAATTCTTCCTAGAGCACCTTGTTTAGTAATACCGTGGGCTTTCGCAGCAGCAGTCAAAGACGGATAAACAACCCCGTTAACTTCGACCTGTTTTCGAACTGCAATATTCTCACGACCAATGCGCGCTTGCCGCTGGCGTTCACGATATTCGGGGTCTTGCCACTTCTCAGAGATCTTCTGACTGTTCTGTGCACAGAACTCCTCGCTACGCTTCTGACCTTTGGTAGAAGATCCTCCATCGCGTTCATAACGGGCACGCTGACCAACGCTCAAACTTTCTCGATGAGCTGCCCTTGCTTCATCAGACATAGCTGTTTTACCAGCGTTTTGCGCCGTTACAGTTCTCTCACGATATTCCGGATCTTGCCATCTGGCCTTAGCTGCTTGAGACGCTTGTTCTCGTTTGACCGGATCTTGCCATTGGATTGCGGCAGCCTGACGATTCTTTTCGATGGTCTCATCGCTGACTTTGATACCAGTCCGCGGAGCTTCAACGTCCTTTGCAAGATTGAGTAGCAAGGGATTACCCCAGTTTTCATGGATGTCAGTCTGTTCGATTACCAAAGCTGTTTCACGAGCTTCCGCGACGGTATTGCCTTCGACAGGAACAGCTATGAAATCAAAATTCGGATCTCGATTGAAAGCTTGCTGCAGCTTATGGTTCCAGTGTTGATTTCCTTCAAGAAGTCGCGAATGGACTTTGAGACGATCTCCCAAAACACCACTCCCGAAGTAGGTTTCATCGGTGCTTCGATTATGGATCATGTAAACACCGATTTTCTTTTTATCATCAGGACATAGATTTGATTTCACCACTGGCTCCTTGTGTAAAATACTTCTCTACACTATGGAGCCAGGTTATTGGTGAAATGCATAAATGTCAGATGCCGGAATTCGAAATGTGCATGGCCGTCAGTAGCGTCGAGAGCGACTGGACAGCCTTGACCTTCGTACCGAGAGCGCCCACTGCGTTGAGTGAGACACCGCCGGTATTAGCGATCATGTTGTTCATGGCGTTGAACCCTTGCAGGTCACCACCGCGGAATTTGAAGAACTCGGCGATCGTTTCGTCGAAACCACCCAGTGCTGCCAGAATCTGCAGCTCGGGCCAAGAGATCTTCGAGCCCTTGGACTTACCAGTCGGCTGACCAGTAAAGGTGTCAATGGAACGGTTGTCTTCAGGAATCGAGATCTTCTTGATCAGGAACTGCGCTTGTCGCTTGAGCGGCAGATCCACGATCAGGTACTTGTCGTTGGACAGGTAAGCCGGAGAACCGTTCTGCGGGTCCATCCAGATGGATTCGAAGAAGTTGTGTCCCCACTTCTCAGCCACGTCGAGGTTGCGCTCTACGTCCAGCGTAATGGAGCCCAGTTCCGGAACAATCAGCGCCAGCTGGCGCGCACCGGATTCCAGATCCAAGATCCATTGGTCAAACTCTTTGTCAGGCATCCCTTTAAAGATGTCCTGATAAATCTTGGTGTTTTCACTGCCGGGGAGAATGGCTTCGATACAGCTGATCAGCTCAGTCTCCGCGGCTTTACGGTTGCCGTGCATGTCTTTTCCCTAATCGAACTATTGACGAGCCGCGAATTTCTTCTCACGCTTTCGGCGTTGGTAATCGATCCACCACTCGTCTGGTTTAACTGACACAAGAAAGACGTTGTTAATACCCATCTTTATCGTGTTGTCGATCATCTCCTTGGTGCCTTTGGATTCTCCATCCCAAAACACCAACAAGTGCGTGAGAACATTACGCATCTCAGCATTGCGGATGTGTCCGGCAGCTTTACCAAGTTCATCCCAGTTAGCCGGGAACTTGAAGCATGGCTCACCGTTCTCTTCCGCCCAATCGACGATCATACGATCGGGGCCTCTCCAAGCATCGCCAGAAATAAAGGCATAAGGCTTATCTCGACCGGCCCAAGCAATGTAAGCCCGCACAGCAAGGTCGAACACTATTGGGTCGTGCCAAGACCTGCTCCCAGCGACACAGATGCGAACCGGATAGTCAGAAAGTTCTTTCATGAGGTTGTCAGGTTCAATTTTTACATATAAAAGACCAGTACGGTAATTTCCCGACATAAAAGAGAGTAGAGGCCAGACGGCCTCTACTCTCGCTATGCCGTAACTTGATTAAGCAGCTTTCGCGTACTTGCGACGATAGGCCTTAACGACCTCACGCACCAGCGGATCACGGGTGATTTCGCTTTCGTCAAACTCGTGGAACGATGCAACATGCGAGTTTCGGAAAAGCTCTACTGCCTCATCGAGCCCGTTCTCCTTGTGTTTGGGCAGGTCGGATTGATCCGCGTCACCGTTAATGATTAGACGACTGCCCTGACCAGCCCGAGTCAGGAACATCTTCATCTGACCAGGCGTGGTGTTCTGCGCTTCATCCAAGATGACGATAGCGTTGCGGAAAGTCGAGCCACGCATTCTCATCAGCGGCTTGGCAACGATCAAACCACGCTCACGGTACGATTTGACCTTTTGCTTGCCAAGCTTGCCCTCCAGTACCTCGATGAACGGAGAGATCCAGGCTTCAAACTTCTCCTCCTCGGTGCCAGGCAAGAACCCCATATCTTCATCACAGCCAACCATCGGTCGGGTGATGATAATGCGTTCGATTTCTCCCTTGAGCAGCTGCTCAGCTGCATAGCTGGTCGGCACAAAGGTTTTGCCAGTGCCGGCTGGGCCAATCAAGAACAGCAGACGAATGGCTTCATTGTCCAGATTGTCAATGATGCGCTGCTGTTTGGGATTTCGTGCAGTTAGCGGACCAAAAATCGGTTTGTTCGAACGATATTCTTCTCGTGCCTCAGCATCCAGCTGTGCGTCGTGCAGGAATCGTTGATCAGCGGCTTGGCGAGCACGCTTGGATTTGGTCTTAACGTTGGTATCACGCATGAGAGAACCCGCTTCTTAGAAGTTAGAAGAAAGTGGCTACTGCCGAGTTGGAATTATTCCTTACTCACAAGATGATTGCGGCATAAAAGCGAGGGGTTTCCCCCTCGCTAATATCCTATTAAAAAGGATTAAACCGAAGTGCTGTTAAGCATCCGGTTCGGTCGAAGAAGGACGGGCGTCCTGCTCTTCTTCCGGAACGAAGTTGTGGTCGTGCTCGGCAACGCCGGGTTCGAACTTCTCCGGTACGGCAGGGATATCGCCCCACAGATCCATCAGCTTGAGCGGGTAGGACACATTGGGTTCGGAGACGAACTGCCATTCGAGGCAGGACGCGCCGTTGCGATGCACTTTCATGAAAGTGCGCTGGCCGATGGTGATGTCGTTGACAGTGCTATCTTTGGAGAAAGCACGCAGCTGATTCTTCTCGTCTTCCGACAGACTCAGCGTGCCATCGAATTCCTTGAGCACCGGGCCGCTGGCCGGGATCGGAGCATCCGGCGGCAGTTCGGCCCATGGCTGAGTACCTTCAGCCGGAGCAAAGCCAGCCGAGCTATCCGGGCCTTCCGAAGCAACGCGTTTGCCCTTCTTGTCGAACTGGTTCATCAGCCAAGGCACCACGCCTTGGTCGACCAGCGCAGTCCACTGGACGCTGGTGATGCCGTCAGCCAGCAGCATGCGCGGCGAGATGTTCTCGCGATCCGGCACTTCAGCCAGATACAGGCGCAGAGCACGGTTGGCGAAGAAGATGCGGTCCTTCTCGTCTTCAGCCGTTTCGGCGCGCGGGTCGATACCCTTGAGCCAGCCAGTCGGATTGGTGTAGCCGGCGCTGGTCAGTGCGTTGGTCAGGTAGACGACGGGGTTGAAGAGTTCCTTGGCTTCTTCCTCGGGCTCTTCAGAACCAGCGGTTGCTTCCGGCAGGGTTTCCTCGCGGAGATGGCCTTCGATGACGAGATCGCCGAGAATAGCAGGTTGTTCGGTAGGGTTCAGGTTTTCCATGATGGTGTTTGAGTCGATGGTTGGTTGAGAGAGACGGGAGAGCCTAAGCCCTCCCGCTGTGATTACTTCTTATACCTTGGTCGGAGGCTTCGGCTGAGCCTTCGACAGGTCGATCTTGGCCTTCTGTTCAGCGGTGAACCAATACGGAATGTACTCGCCAGTGCGCATGCGCATGAAGTCGAAGGTCGACAGGAACGGAATGTCTTCGTGGATGCCCTCAGGAGCCCACCAGCCGCGAGTTTCCAGCAGCACCTTCCAGTCGTACCCCATAGCGATCAGATCGTCGTAGAGTTCCTTAGGAGTGCACAGATACTCGGGAGAGATGTCATGCCACAGATAGGTGATCTGCAACATCTCGGCGGCGAGGTTCAAGCCGCGCTGCAGTTCGGGGTGTGCGTCGATCTTGCGACGTACCGCGGTACGCGAAAGAGCGATGTCCGGACAGAACTCCAGATAGTAGTTCTGTACGTTGCCACCCAGTCCCCAGCGCTTTTCTTCTTTGATGAAGTGGAACTCGCTCAGCGATGGCAGCACACCTTCTTGCTGCGATACGATCAGGCGCACTGCCATGCCAGACGGACCAGACTTACTGCGCAGCTGACGCACCGTTACTTCGTTCAGGTCGGTGTCGCCAGTGAGGTCGTCGTCCTTGTCGCGCGGGTATTCCGGCGCCTTGGTGGTCTGGTTGCGCAGCGGCGCAGCGTTGTAGCAGTGCCAGCAGTTGTTCATCACGAACGTGAACTTCTCGGGTACACCCTTGAGCTTCACGCCACCCTGCAAGTGCTGCAGCTTCTTCGGTGGTGGATTGCGCGGGTCCATCGAGAATTCGTTACCGATGTGCGCGGTCATCATCACGTAAGTGTAGGAACCGCCCGACAAAGCCGGCACTTCCATCAGGAAGCGGTTCTTTTGCAGCCCCTGACGCATGGAAACGGTGTTCGCACCGGATTCACCGAGAGAGTTCTCGTCCTGCATCTTGATCACGTCTTGCGTGACGAATTCCGACATCGAGTCGACTTCGATCAGAGTCGGCTGGATGATCTTCAGTGGATTACCATTGCGATCAAGGAACGGAGACTGGATGGAATATTTGCTCTTGTCCTTGATCTTCATGTTCATGAAGTCTTTAACGGTGTCGTACCACTGGTCGCCGTGATACACCGTTTTATCAGTGATCTGCCAGCGACCGGATTCGATCACGTCCTCACCCTTGAACAGCGGGTTGGACGTAGCCATCCGTTGCAAGTGCCACTCGTGGATGTTGATCTCGGTGTCATACGTCGACATCCCCGACATCGGACCCATGCGCGCCATGGTCGTCAGACCAAAGTAGTGCATCACAGTGGACTTGAAGTTGTTGCCGATGCCCACAACGCCAGTCAGGAAGCCCAGACCGCCGTTGAGAATCATCTCCCCGTGCTTGCCCTTCAGGTATTTACCCGTCGGAATGTCCATGAGGGCGCCAATGTTGATCATGACTTTCACATTTGGCGCTTGTGTGAGGCCCGGCATCAGTGGGGCCGAAGTTTGAGGTGTTGTCATTTTGATGATGGGAAACCGTTGGTGAATTCGGATGGGAGAAATTGGGGAAATTTCCCCGGTCATTAGATTTAGACGACAGTATTTTGTGACAAAATCACGCCCCCTGGGCAATATGATTTGACACCAAACGTGTGCTTCACGCTTCCTTTGTAGCGAGAGCACCTCTTTCTCTTATTAACAGGAAAATCATGAAAGCACTCCACTTGGAAGAACCCACAGGAATGGCGGCGCTGGAAGCGCTGGATTCCACTGCGGCTCTTGAAGCCTTCTCGCTGCGTGCGGTAGCCAACCGTGCAGCTGACATCATCCCCAACCTCTCCCATGCCTTCAACGAAGTGCTTTCCTCGTACAAGGGCGACAAGTACGACTTGCGCCCGCTGTCGGTGAACAAAGTCGTGCTGGATAAGGCACTGGACGGTGCCAACTATCTGGAAGTCGGCAAGCTCAATGTGTTCGTGCCGCAAGGCTTCATCGGCAACTTCAAACAGTACCTGGGTGTGCTCGATCAAGCGCTGAACTTCACCAACAGCATCCAAGCCCGGATGGTTGAGTTCAATCAGCTGGTTTCGGCTATGATCACCGACAAGAACACCCGTCAATCGACGAAGGATCTGTCGACCGCGACTTCCAGCATGGAGCGTCAGCGCGAGGCAGTACGCGAGCAACTCGATGGCTTCCAACTCGGCGGTAGCCGTTCGGATCGCGCCCTGTTGCAAAACACCTTCAGCTCGCTCAACGAGATCAAGGAATGCGTGTTCTTGGCTGCCGACCTGCTGAGCCGCGCTAACCAAGTCACGCTGAACGAAGTCGAAGTGATGACCCGTGATGCCGCTGAACTGCTCAAGGCCCTGGGTGAACAAGCGATGGAAGGCAAGGTCGAAGGCATGTCACCGGAAGCCTACAAGAACCTGTCGTCTGCTACGCTGACCATGGCTCGTGACGTGGAATTGCACGCGCTGCTGATGTACGCCGTGTACCAAGTCAAGAAGTCGGTGGAACACACTTCCGACGCGCTGATCCAAGCCCTGCGTTACTGATCGATAAAACGACAGCATAAGACCCCGTACTGGCCTTGTGAGCCAGTACGGGGTTTATGACGGTGCAGAAGAGGTATCTCCTTACGCCGCCGCCGGATGGTGGATGGCCAGCAGCGTTTTGAAGTCTTTGAGCATGAAGGCATCGGATGCATAGCGCAACCAAGACGGGATGTTGCGCACGAATTCGGCAGCGGCTTCGTCTTCCTTCTGCTCACCACGGATCGCCGTTTTCGCCACTGCTGTGCACTCATCAAGATCGTTCGAGATGAATTTGCCAAGCTTAGCTGGGAGATCCAGAGCGCTGTTATCCTTGCACAGTGCAAAAGCACCATTCAAACGATCGCATTGCTCCTTGGTGAATTGCTGCGCTCCGCACATCTTGCCGTACAAGGTACTCCAGAGTACCAGACGTTTGGTGTGGGCGGGCAGCACGGTGGAAATTGCCTTCAGCGATTTGGTTACGCTTTGGACAAAAATGGGTGCCATGTTTAGTTCACTCCGTTAGGGGCGGCTCATTAGACCGCCCTCTTCTCGGTTTCAAGAATGGAGATAACACAGGCTCTGGTAGGGATTACTTCGCCTTCGCTTTAGCGGATGGTTTCGCCGTAACGCGAATACTGGAATTCACCCCAGACCAAATCCCGACATCATCTCCGGCCTCAATCACGACCGCGTACATGAAAGAACCACCGCCCAAGTTGTTGGTCAGCAACCACATCTTGGGATGTTTGTCTTCCAAACGCCGCAACGCATTACGGTCAGGCAGGTCAATGCCGAGTCGCAGCGTGATATCACACGATTTAACTTCGCCATTGGATTCTTTCCACTGCGCTTGCGTTTTGTGCTTGGCGTAGCCGACGATGATTTCCGGCTTGAGTGAACACACCGTTTTGGTACGCGGCTCCTCACCTTTCTTGACCTTTTCCGCGACTTCCTCGTAATTGAAGAACTCGCTAGTGATCTCGGTGGTTTGCAGCGTGGCCTGATCCGGCTTCTTGTAGTTATCCAAGAAGTCAGAAAGGATGTCCATGTTATCGAATACACGGTCAACCAAGAACGGTGGCATGCATTCGGTGGTAACGAGCACCTTGCCGAATGTCTGGAGGTGGCGTTTGTGATCCACCACGCGATGCAGGAAGTCAGTCCCGTACAGGTCAAGGTAACGACCGGCAGCACCATAGATGTTGTCGAGGTCGAACTTGAACTTGTAGTCGACTTCACGCGGCAAAGACACCTGCTTGGCAATGACGTTTTCGAGGTAACGCTGTGGTTCAATGCGAACCACGGAGAAACCATCGTCAGCCGTGCGTTTGCCGTCCAGATCCGAATCCTTACCTTGTGTGCTCATGTAGTATTCGGTCCGCTCGCCTTCGGCAGCATCGATACCGAGATAGCCATAGCGCTGGCACATCATCGGATGACGCAGATCCGAGCGCGACGCCCAATAGTCCGTCGCTTCAGAGATACGGAAGCTGGTATCCAGTTTGGCTACATCTTTCGGATACTTCGACGTGATGCGTGCTGCTGTGGCCAGATCGTCAGCTGAGTTGTTACCGATGCAGGTGCCGTGGCCTTCCACCCATTCGAAGTGAACTCGGATACCGCGTTCACGAATAGCCTTACCGATACGATCAGCACGTTCCCACAGTTCCTTGTTCTTGACGGTGGTGCCGTCGCGACGAACGAAGTTGTTGTTGAGCCAGTTGGCCAGATAGGTGTTGTGGCCGTCAACCACGTACCGGCTGTCCTGACGGATCACGATGATCGCGGTCTGATCAAAGTCCGGCTCGGTGATGATACGTTCCAGGCAATGGATGGCGCCCAGCAGTTCAGCGGTGTTGTTGGTGCCGCCGTATTCCAGCGGGATATAGCTATCGTAGTACCGTTCGATCGGTACGCGATGTTCGAAGTTGGGGGCATTGCCCGTGGTGCCGTCCAACCATTCCAGAAACGCTTCACGCGTCATTTCGTTGACTTCGTTCTTGAAGTCTTTGCTGGCGAACTCGAACGAATCGCCTTTGGAGATGTACCCGCGGAATGTGGCGGAGTGTGTATTGTGGCCGATGCCCTTAGCCGTCAGACCGAGATTCCAGCGATAACCGTGCAAGCCAGCACCGCTGTATTCGTTCTGCGGATGACACCCGCCGTCGGGGTAAAAGACGTAACCGAACATAATTAGTGTTTTTCTGCGATGTGTGAAAAGTGAGAAGACGATAGGTGGAAAACTCCTACACACTATCGCCTTCCGGGTAAATTCCCCATCACTTAATCACACAACGCCTTACGTAGTCCGCATAGTGCTTTTTCTGCATGTCTGCGTACTCCTTAAGTTGTTGATGTAGCGCTTGGACATTCCGGAGCGCAATCGCATTGATCTCTTGAGCCGTAGGTGCTGCCTCCAACTCTTTCAGGTCAATGCGCTTGGGTTCAGGCACCGGCAGCGGAACGTACACACGGCATTCGGGACGAATGTGTGCTTTAACTTCCGGTTCCGATGGAGCTGTCGCCAATTTCACTTCTTTCTTTTCCTCGACACCCGCAACGCCTAAAAAGACGTCACGGGTGATCGTAGTCCTCGTAGCAAACCGCGGTTCGTACGTGGACGAATGGTAAGTGTTGACAGTGCATCCGGAAAGAAGGATGCCGAACAGGACCTGGCTGAAAGTGGTGCGAATCATTTTCGAGGTTCTCCATAAAGGACGTTGAGTTCCCTCACAGTTTGCTCGTAGAGCACATCGCGTTCTGACATGCTCTGGCCAGGGCGGGGAATGGTAGGGAGTTCGTGCTTCTCAGTGGCTGCTGGCTGATGCGGCGCCTGATGCTCGTCGTGGCGCGGAGCCAGAGCCATCAGTTTCCCGATGACTTTGTAGTTGATGAACAACGACAACATGAGGATAACCAGAACCATGAACAAGAAGCGACGAGATTGCTGCATCTTGTCTACGCACCAGCGTGCGACGTCGCTTACGAACTGCATTTTCTTATCTTGCTGTTTTCCCGAGGCGCCTTCTTTGGTAGCGTCTTGGTCTTTGATTTTATCGCCGACAAACATTTCTTTCAGAAAGGGCCACAGACTAACGAGTAGCTGGATGAAGGCCATGAAAGCTCCTTAATTCTGTGTGTATGGTCGGCTATACCGACCGGAGATACTCCCCTGTTAGTTACGTAATGGAGAATGAGAGATATGTACTCAACAAAAAGCTTTTGCGAAGTATTTGCATTTGCTTCGAATGAGCCGGGCGTAACTAGCCCGATTGGCGAACTCACTACTTTTGCCGAGACGTTCACCAAAGAACTCGGCATCTATCACCATAGCTCGCTCGATGGCTATGACCTGATGAATTTCAGCAGCGTACAGGACGGCGTCAAGAAGTCGATGTCTCCTGTCAACGTCGATCAGGCTGTTGCACTGGTCGACCAAGTCGTCAAAGCTACGCTCAGCACGTCGGGCGAGCTGTTCTACGACGAAGTGTTGCTGGCACTCAAGACCAAGGCAGATTCGCTGAATGCGACCTCTGTCAACATGGGTGCAATGGTTAGCGATGGCACTCACTGGGTGCCGGAGTGGATTTCGTGGGTCGATGCCAATACCGGCGCTGGCGACAATCAGCACAAGGTCTGGCTGGCGCTGGATTCGTTCAAGAACCAGTACACCGACTACGATATCGTCGTCGTGCCGCCTTTTGACAACCTGGATATCTTCTTCAATCCGGGCTCCATCGTGGAGTCCAACGTCCAGGCTATCACGCCCACTCAAATGATGGAGCGGGCGGACGCCGCAAAAGCCGGGAATCCCGAGACGGTTCTTCGCACCGATCCCTACGAATACCGTGATCCGGTGAACACTTCGCGTCGTTTCGATGTCTATTGGACTGTGCTGATTTATGGCGCCGCCGGCAACGATCCGGACATCATTCGCGATGCGCTGGTGACCTACATCCTGGCTAACAGTACCCATGGACGTGACGAGTGGGCGACGATTTTCCCGGACATCTTCAAGCGGACTGAATTCATCTTCGCTCCGTTCTGGCTGTCCTATGCCGCTGAACAGCGAGTCTTCGATTACGGTATCTACAGTCCGATCGTTGACAATGCCAATCCGGTAGCTTGGCTGACCAACGAAGCCTACGGTTACACCGTTGATCAGATCAAAGCTGTTTCGCAGGTGATGGGTTTCCCCTATCGCTCGATGCAGATGGCTGTGGTTGGCCACATCGAGAACCGCGATGGCAAGATGAAGATCACGGACTACTATCCGGACTTCATCAACGTCGGCACGGAATCCACCGACTTCGGTCGCATGTCTTTGCCGACTCAGCAATGGGCTTCGGTCATGATGGATCTGATTAAGACCGCCGAAGCGATGAACGATTCGACCGATATGCCGCGCGGGATGTACCGCGTGGTTCGTGGCAACAAGACCTACGTCGGCAAGAGCTACAACCGCCTCCTGCTGCTGGTGCTGGCCAAGTATAGCAGCTAATGGAGGGCTGAGTTATGGCATTGATCCCACCGGTTGGTACATCCGGCATTTATAAGCTCGATGCTCCGTTCGCGGCGCAGTTGCAGCCCAACATGTCGTATCGTTGCGACGCCATTCGTCGTCTCTCGGACTTATTGGAACTGGGGATCGATCCCTTCGCTGAGTTCTACGACAAGAATGGGCTGACGAAAGAGAAGTACGACGCAGACGTGGTAAACCAAGTTTGCATGATTTCTCTGGTGTCGTCAAGCGGTCACTGGTTGTATGTACCGTCGACCTACGTACTGGCCTACCCCGATCTCAACGGAGTGCCGTACACGGTGATGGTGCTGGGCTTGGAATTGGGTGCTATTCCCAATTACAAGGACCTGACTGGTCTGAAACAAGCTCTGGCCAATCTGACGCGCGATACGATTGGCGTGATGCCGACTGTAAAGGAGGTGGCCGTTTCGGCTGTCTCGAAGCTTTCTCAGGCTGATGCGGATGCCTTGGAAGCTGCGCGGCAGCAGTTGATCACCAACTCCCAAACGGACCGTGCTAAGTTACTGGCAGTGCAGCAAGCATATGCTTCCCTGCAACAACAGTATGCAGCGCTCGAAGCATACGTCCAGCAACACGCACTGACCCAAGCACCAACCTCGCCATAAGCAACATAAAGCCAGGAGGGGAAACCCTCCTGGCTCTTATGCCCTTGAAGATTAATCGTTGTCGGTTCCATCCAGATGACCGTGGAAGACTGGAGCAGTAACATCACCTTCGAATACGGCATCGCCCGTGGCACGAATCTTACCGTTAAGTACGATGTCGCCACCGGAACCATCCGCAGCACCGGTCGTCATACCCTGCGCAATCGCCAAGCTACCGCCAACGATAGCGTTGCTACCGGACTGGAAGATCTCGGTGGTAATCAGCTGCGGCGTCACGAAAGTAGCTTTCGCTGCTTTAGTAGCGTATTCACCTTCTACAATCAAGTTGTACTTCCCTTTCACATTGGTGGTAAAGTCACCCTCAACGTTGATTAGGAGATCTTTACCATCCAGATTAATGAAGGTGCCGTCGGCATTCTTCAAAAGCATCCGTTTAGCGCCGGAGTCCCAGTGGAAGACGTTTTCGATCGTATCGAGGAACTGGAGCAGACCGTCTTTGGTGTTGATCGAGATGTCGTAGCCGTAGGGTTCGCCATCAGCTTGCGAGGTATGGAACCGTACCTGCTTGGTATGCGTCGAGATTTCCAAGAAGTAGGTATTATCCTCTCCAGGAGTAGCGTTCTCATCCTGCGTGCCGCTGAAGCCGAAGATCACTGTTTCCAGCTTACGGAATTTCTCTTCGTACTCACATTCACTCCAGTAATACTTGTCCGCATCTGCAAACTTCCAGATACAGACCTTTTCGCCCCGGCGTACGTCCGGTGCAGTCTTACGATTCGAGCTGAATGGTAACCACCGCGCTGTCAGCGTAGCGGACTGGTGAACCGTAGTTTCAAATGAGGCACCGTCGGCATCGGTGCCCTTGTTGTTTGTAGAGGTAAGGTTGTCGGTCAGTTCCCCGTTTGTCATGGGAAGCTGCTCCATCGGTGTTACCTGAATCTCTTTCGACGACAGCAGCTTGTTCGCCGCAACAATGCCGTACGAATACATGACAAGCTTGCTTGATTCCATTGCGTATCCAGAAGAAGGCCAGAGAGTAGGATTTAACACTTTCTGGCAATTTATTGTTGGTAGTATGCACCAAAAACTCAAAGAATTGATCCAATGAAAATCCTCGAACTCGAACTCGATCTCTACAAGAGGTTGACGAAGGTGGCGCACATCCGTCACTTCAAGCTGACATTGAAAGAAATCGTGCAGTTGATCTTGGGGACAAATGGTTCGGGCAAAAGCTCTATTCTCTACGAACTGTCGCCTCTCCCAGCTAACCACAAGGCTTACCATAAAGGTGGTAAGAAGCGTGTCCTGATTGCTCATCAGAACAAGATGTACGAACTCATCTCTGATTTTGCAAACGGGCAAGACCACTACTTTTATGTTGATGGTGAAAACCTGAACACAGGTCGCACCGTCACCATTCAAAAGGAACTGGTCAAAGAGCACTTCGGTATCACGTTTGAGACTCATGAGCTGCTGCTGGGTTACGAGCAGTTCTCCAAGATGTCTCCGGCACGTCGTCGTGAACTCTTTACGATGCTGTGTGTGGTGGATTACACCTATGCCATCAAGCTGTACCAGAAAATCCAAGTTGCGATGCGCGACGATGTCGGTACGCTGAAGAACCTCAAGAAGCGCCTGGTCACGGAAACAGCGAATGCGCTGAAAGACGAAGAGATCACTGGTCTGCGTGTGCGCCTAGCTGAGCTGAATCGCGAATCGCAAGCAATGTACATGCTGCGTAACGCTAATGCTCAGACCACCTTCGATGCGCGCACGGTAGCTGAAGCCGCCAAGAAGACTATCGATGACCTGTTGCAGAAGTTTCGCTCGGTGCGCTCGATTCTGCGCGATAAGTGTTGGATCACGCCAGACGAATATCAGGAAGACATCGACAGTCTGCGCGCTGAACTGCATGGTATCGAAGGTGTCTATGCTCGTGCGTCGGAAGAGTTCATCAAGGCTTCTTCCGAGGTTGAGCAGGTTTCTGGGCTCGAAGCAGAAGATGTCACCAAGCTGCAAGACGAAATCATCGCTTCGAACAAAAAAGCACAGAGCTTGCTGGAGACGCGTAAACGGCCTCTGGAGGGCTTTAAGCCTTTGGCAGCCTCGCAGTCTATGGAACTGGTCTACGAGTCGTTATACAGCGTTCTAACCGAGCTGCCGGCCGATCCTGAGGGACAAATGTCGTCCCAAGCATTGAGCGAGGTGTCAGAGCGCTTGCGCTTGGTCGAAATGTCGATCAGTGCCAACCGCGAGAAGCTGTCTGGTCTCGAACATCGGGAAAAACATCTGGTCGATCTGGCGAGTTCGGAGGACATCAATTGTCCAAAGTGCGAACACTCATTCAAGATGGGTTACTCGGTTGGGGAGCACGAATCGATCAAGACGCGTATCGCGGCAGGGCGCAATCACATCGAAGCACTAGGCAAAGAAGCTGCTGCTTTGAAGGAACAGCAAGAGCGGCTTAGCAACTACGCCAGTCTTTATAAGGAATACGTGCGCATCACTCGTAACTCGCCAGAACTGCAACCGTTGTGGGATCTGATCGTCGAGGAAGACGCTCTGCGTCGTTCGCCTCAGCATGCTCTGACGCTGATCGAACTGGTACGCAGCGATCTGCGTATCGAGATGCAGGTAAATGCGATCTATGAAAAGATTGCGACCGACGATCACCGACTGAAACTCGCACAGTACGCTCAGTCCGAAGCCATCAAGACCAAGAAGCAACGTTTGGAACAGTTGGAACAGGAAATCGGTCGTCTGTCGAAGCAGAAGGTCTGGGTACAGGGTCGTCTAAGCGATCTGGTTCGCACTCAGCAGCAGATCAAGCACATGTACGAGGTCGGCGACCGGATGGCAAAGGCCAAGGAAGAGTTCACCAAAGCTTCCTACGCAATTATCGATGCTGTCAAGAATGAGATCATCGATGAAGCGCTAGCTGAGACTCATCGCGAGATTGCTACGCTGTCGACGCGTATCCACTCGATCGACCAACACGAGACACTGATCAATGATCTGAAACAGCAGATCCAAAATCACGAGAAATCAGAAAAGGCTTACAAGGCCTTGGCTGACGCTCTGTCTCCGACTGATGGTCTGATCGCTGAAGGGATGCTGGGCTTCATTCGCAACTACGTGGCGCGGATGAACGCACTAATCGCTAAGGTGTGGACGTACAAAATGGAAGTGCATGACTGCTCGACCGAGGACGATTCCGCGGAACTGAACTACAAGTTCCCAGTGACAATCGGTAACGATCCAGAACCAGTGCCTGATGTTGCTGATAGCTCATCTGGTCAAGAGGAAATGCTGAACCTAGCATTCCGCGTCGTGGCCGCGCAGTGTCTCGGTCTGGATAAAGGTCCGCTGCCATTGGATGAGTTTGGTAAGACCTTCGATGAAAGCCATCGCGAAGCTGCGACCAACGTCGTGCGTCAGCTGATTGAACAACTGAGCTTCTCGCAGTTGTTTATGATCTCGCACTACGAATCGAGCTACGGAGCATTCTACAATGCTCAGATGTCAGTCATCGATAAGCGCAATATCACTGTACCAGTTAACCGCCGGTATAACGAGTTCACTGAACTAGCAGCATAAAAGGCCAGGAGGGGAAACCCTCCTGGCTCTTATGCCGTTATTTAGACAGCAGGTGCTGCGTACTCATTGAAACCATTGATGTCAGGATTGCCAATCAATGGCCCGCCTTCCAACCATTCGGTGTTTGGCTTGAAGGTTGTTCCGTTGATCCAGAGCAGGGACTCCGGATGGGCTTGCAGCCTGAGACCCTTGTAGACATCGTCCAGCGTCAGGTACTCGTAGTCGATTATGTCATCTGCCGCAATCGGATATGGCAAGATTCTATTAATCTGCTCCAGAACGTCCGAGATCTTGAACGGCAGGTGCGTTGGCGAGACGTGGTGCAGATCACTGTTGCTGACGTGGTTGAGAATGCATCGACGGCGATACAGGAAGCCTGAGCCTTTTACCCAGTAACGATCGTCATATTGCTGATCAACCTGACAAGGGATAAACGTATTGGGGTCGGTATCAAGATCCTTTCGTGGGTCGACCTCTTGCGGTTTTCCGAACTTGACCTTCTCCAGCGGGATAACTTGCCCTGTCGCCTCAAAGATCAAATACAGTAAAACTTGTTCACGACTCTTACCGACGTCGTGAGCGTCGATAACTACCATTTATTTCTCCTGAGCGGGCGTTAGGTGTTGGGAGTGATCACAACCTTTTCGGACTGCACATCCAGGAAGTGGGCGTAGCTGTACGATTCTCGGTTATACGGGATGCGGTTGTCGGCAGGCATCGTAGCCTGACTTGCCGGTGTAGTGTGGAATAGCCGGTGATGGTAGATGTTGTCACCTACAGTCACCGAAAAGACGCCATCGTCTTCCTGTACCCAGTACGGCCACAGCAGACCGAAACCACCGACGAGCGGTAGAGACGGTTCGTCAAAAGCCAGATACTGTTTGGCAATTTGGGTAGGCGCCAGTTGTTGACGCTCAACGACCACTTTGGGGCTATCGATGAGAACCAAGAAACTTTGAGACATTGTCAACCAGTTGGTCAACACGGCATCACTGTAGAGCTGATCGCGAGAGATCTGAGCATCGTGAGCACCGTTGTACTCCAATCCCAGATTCGACATGTCGATCAGTGCGCGGGATTCGTAGAAACGATCCAACAGTGGCACGGACTGAGTGTCCAGACAGAAAATGTCATCCGCAGTGCGGAAGAAGCTCAAGCCATCCAGCAAGAACAGATAACCACCCATCACCAACGCCACAGTCTTACCCTGAGCCTCAACTGGACTCTTGATAAAGATCTGATTAGCGAACGGCTGATCGGAATGAGCGCGGAACAGCATATCGGCAGTAATCGTCACACAGGTCAACTCGCCAATGTCTTGGAAGTTGATGATGCCGACTTCATTACGACGGCTGAGATAATTGCTCTTACCAGCATCGATTACGTAGATGTACTGGCTGTCAGCATCGACACGGTGGATCAGACCGTTGATCGAGACCAAGCAATTCTTATGGAAAACCCGGGCATCAACACCGGGCTTCGACATGATGAGACAATCTGCCTCATCAGGCTGGGGAATCGTAGTCGGACTTTGCAGATAACGACCGCGCTCCAGCTGATAACCTGCCCAGTAGGCGTCAGCATACTTGATGCTGCCTTTAGCGATCGAGGCAATGCCGTTAGTCGACGGCAGCGTGTTATTGCCTTGTGCGGCAAAGAACTGTGCCAGTGTCTGGTCGCGCTGTACGTAGCCGCTGGTGATCTCACCAAAGCGCATCGTACGATCGCTAGTCCAGAATGGATTGCTGACGCGCAGGTAAACATCCGAATACGCGCTGTCGATTTGAGACAGCGTCAAAGTGCTCAGATCCACCTCAGCCCAAGCTGTCCCGGCGGCCATGAGTTGTGCAATTGCAGAGACCAGTTGATACATGAGAAAACTCCGTAAGAGTGCGTTTTTCCGCTTTTTATGCGGTTTAAAATGGCTCAAATAATGTGATCTACTATTAGGCTAAGTAGTATTTTTATACGACCAATGCCCTCCGTTCCCACGGCGGAAGGAGGCGGTGGTCCGCGTGGACGTCTTGGCCGACAAGTATTCCGAGACATCATCAAAGGACGATTGTTCAATGGCTACCGCTTACCAGTATCCGTTCGATCCCAGCGGCACTTCGTCTGCCAACCGGATCTTGAACGAGCAGCATGTCATCACCGCTGCAAACTTTCGGGATTACCACTACGTAATCCCGAACTTTGCCCCTTTCTTTGAGGGCGACTTCGACATCAAAATGCAGTTTCCTGATGGCTCGATTCGTCCTCTGACGCAAGGCGTCGACTTCTACTTCTCGAACCAGTTCTTGGACGCTTCGCGTGCCTGTGCGAAGCCTGTCTATGGTTCGATCTCGTTCCTTGACACCGATACCGCCGGTATCCTGTCGATCAACTACAACACTGTTGGTGGCGAGTGGAACATCTCGCCGACAGAAATCTCGCGTATCTTGGCCGAAGAGCTGCGCAACCCCCGTATTACGACCTGGGAACAAATCACGTATTTACCGGAACGTTTCCCGGTAGTCGATCACGCGTGGGATCTGATCGACATGGTGGGTATGTCTCCGGTTGTGGCTGCCATCGAAGCACTGCGCGACGCGGTTGTGACGAAGAACGGTGGTAACTTCACCGATCACATCAACAACTACTCGAACCCGCACAACACCACGGCGGCGCAAGTAGGGTTGGGCAATCTGTTCAACTATCCGATTGCTACGACGGCTGATGCCCAGGCTGGCACGAGTAACTCGTTCTACATGACACCCGCGCGTGTCAAGGACGAAATCATGGCATTCGCTACGCCGCTGTCGCACTTGACGGATTACACCAATCCGCACCAAGTGACAAAGACCCAGGTGGGGCTGAGCAATGTGGCGAACTTCGCAGTTTCGACCACGGCAGAAGCTCAAGCAGGTGCTGTTGATACGTCTTACATGACGCCGCTGAAGACAGCACAAGCCATCACGCAGCAGGCCGGTTCAGCGCTCGCAGCTCATGTTGCGAACCAGCAGAACCCGCACAACGTGACGAAAGATCAGGTTGGCTTGTTCAACGTCCAGAACTATCCGATCGCTACGCAACAGCAAGCGATGGCTGGTACGGACAACGCCTCGTACATGACGCCGCTGCGCACAGCACAGCTGGTAGCTCAGATCTCTTCAGTGGCGCTACAGAACCACTTGAATGACTTTACCAACCCTCACCAAGTGACGGCCGGTCAGGTGGGTCTTGGTAATGTGCAGAACTACGGTATCGCTACTCAGGCTGATGCACAAGCCGGCGTGAGCAATACGCTGTACATGACGCCGGGTCGTGTCGCTGATGCCATCAATGCACTGGCTACGCCGCATGCTCACTTGCTGGATATGAACAATCCGCACCAAGTGACCGCGGCTCAAGTCGGCGCATACACGACTACTCAGACGGATACGCTGTTGGGTGGTTACGTGCGGCTGACCGATCAGTGGGTAGCGGGTGAAACCAAAGCTGCCTTCATTGCAGAAGTGCTGCAGGGTACGGCGAACAATGCTTCGATGGTTTACGGTTTCACGGAAGCCCAACTGGCCGCCGATCTCGAAACCAATTACTTCGATAACGCTTACGCCACCATTGCTGCATTCAATGCATTGGCCCAGCGCGTGACCGACATCGAAACGGCCCTCAACAGCATCACCGTTGTGTAACCAACCCATTTAAGGGCGAGGCGGGAGACCGCCTCGTTTGAGCGAACAAGTCATGACTATTCCGATCTATCGCTATCCCTTGGATGGCACCGGCACCAGCCCGGATAACCTGGTGGTTGGAGAAGAACACCAGCTCTCCAACCGAGCAATTCGTTGCGTAGCGCCGACCTACGGTGGCTTCTACGCTGAATCCGCAGTGGTGACGGACTTCAACACTGGCGTACCGCTGGTGCGCGGTGTTGACTACTACTTTGGTGAGCTGTTCGAGTTCCCCACTGGTCGTTACGGTAAGGAAATCTTCGGCCTGATCGTTATCACCAAGCCGAACGTTGCTGCCGTTTCGATCAATTACCAAGCACTGGGTGGTGATTACTCCTATTCCATGGACGCAATCATCGCCATGATCGACAACCTGAATCTGGACACGCGTCCGGTGGAATGGGGTGCGATCATTGGTCGTCCGGCGCTGTTCGATCCGGCAACGCACTGGCACGATGCTGGTGACATCTACGGCTTCGAATACGTAGTGAGCGCGCTGATCGATCTGCGCAACGCCATCCTGACGGGTGACGTGGCCAGCCACGATGAGATCTATCGCTACATCGATCGCTGGGCAGCTCAGCAGAGCGCGGCCATCCAAGCAGTTTCCGATGCACTGCACACGCACATCGTCGACTACACCAATCCGCACCAAACCACGAAGGCACAGGTAGGGTTGGGACTGGTGTCGAACTTTGCGACAGCGCTGCAAGCTGACATGAATACTGGTACGGCGAACAACCTGTTCGTGACGCCAGATATCGTTGCCGCGTACGTGACTCAGCAGGCAGTGAATCCGCTGCTTGCTCACATTGCCGACAAGGGTAACCCGCACCAGACTACCGCAGCACAAGTGGGACTGGGTAATGTCCAGAACTATGGTGTTGCTTCCCAGCCGGACATGAATGCCGGTACGCGTGACGACGTCTATCTGACGCCGCTGAAGGTCGCGACCTATGTGACAAACGTCGCGGTTAACCCGATGAATGCGCACATTGCCAATACCAACAATCCGCATGCCGTGACACAGGCACAAGTTGGGTTGGGTAGTGTTGCGAACTATCCGGTCGCTACTCAGGCTGAAGCGCAAGCTGGAACGGCTAACAACCGCTACATGACTCCCTGGCTCGTAAACCAAGAAGTCATGCAGATGCTCAACAACGGTGCATTCGACGGTCGCTATATGCGGTATGGCACCGCCACTGATGGTTCGACCTGGGTTAGCGCTGGTATCGCCTACGTGTTCGTATCGGGAGCATGGCGACAGTTCTGGCCGCCTGTGTGGCAGTAAGAGATGTGAAAACCACTCCGCCCAAAAGGTGGAGTGGTTTTTATGTCTGGTGTTATTTGCTAAAAGGAATTTATCGTGGCCACCACCTCCTCTACAACCACTGATGTGCAAGGGTATGACATCAATACTCTCCGCAACACAATTAACAGTGTGCGGGCTCGTATTGCTGCTGGTCAACCCATCAGTGCCAACCAAATCGCTGACCTTGCTTGGGTGTACAACACTTGGATTCAGCATACCCACAACTACTACGACTATTACTGGATCGCTTACGGTAATACGTCTCCCTATGGCACCACTGCTGTATGGAAAACTTCTGGCAACGTTGGTGTAGGGTATTTCTCACCACCTGGGGCTGGACAAACTGTTCAAGCTGCTCATGTGAATGGCTTAGCGGGTCTGGTCAATGCGATCCGATCCCATACCCACTATTCGCCGGACGGCAGTTACTAAACATTCCGTTAGGTAAAAAAGCAAGTGCGTTTTTACCTATCATTCGATTTTTATAGTAATCCATTTCGAGGACGAATCCACCAATGTCCAATTATCTCTCCACTGTAACAACGGCTGCGGCGCCAGCTAACACTGTGGGGCAAGGCCAAGCGGTACAACCAGCCACGATGAACCAAATGGCTGCTGTACTGGATTCATTGCTGAGCCACACGCACGTCTTTTATGACAACTACGGCAGCAACTGCAATTGTAACTGCGCCTGCACCCGAGGATCTCTGTAATGAAAACTGTCTTTATCAAAAGCGGCGGCTACTACGAAACGCCAGGTGTCGCTGTCTCCGGCGCTATCAACGACGCCTTCGACTTCAACGTGAGTCAGCATTGCCGTTCGAATGCGCTGTTCATGCTCGACTATGTCAGTCGCGAATACCGCCTCAGCCTTACCGTTGCCTCTGGTGACATGAAAGATGCGTTCGCGCGTCTCGACATGGATCTGATCACCAAGGCCGCGGAAGAGCATGGCTTCTCTTATGTCGGCCTGGTGGCTGACGAAAAGGCGATGATGGCTCGCCCGGATGAATTCCTGCGCGACTTGTCCGTCGTGACCGTCTGCAAGGAAACCGGCAAGTTCCTCGATGCCAAGTCCGGCACCGCTCTGACCGGCAACAACATCACACCGGTGATCTACTGCGTGAAGATGGCTGACAGCACGTACGCCATGATCCTGAGCCAGATGGCCAACGTGATGCCGAGCATGGTCGACAATCCGAAGGTGGGTCGTGACGACATGAACGTCATCGTGGTCAATGACGGCGATGCCATGCGTAGTCAGTTCGTGGACGTCAGCTTCCACGGCGCTACCAAGCATTTCCGCAACAACGACCTCGTTACTGGTTTCGCAGTGTTTGCTTGGCCGAATGCTCTGATTGAAGTTAATATCTTCAAGGACACGCCGCTCGCCGCTGAGTTCAAGAAGAACTTCGAACTGGAAGTCGACAGCAGCTTTGATGCCAAGATCGTCGACGGCAAGGTCGTTATCCAGATGCCGCCTTCGTGTCGCACTGGCTATCTGTCGATCAAGCTGAAGACCACACCGCTGTACGAAGACGTCTCGTCGCGCGAGATCAAGGAAATGCTTTCGTTCGACTTCATCGTGACGGTTGTTTAACCACTCCTATTCGAAGCCGACAGATGACTTGTTCATCTGTCGGTTTTATGCTCCCATCAGGACACCATCATGCAAGAACAAGTTATCAAAATCCATCGCAAGAAAGAACCCATCGACTTCAAGAAACCCGGGGAGCGTATCAAAACCATCGCCGAGGTCAAGGACATTCTGTTCGCTGAACTGAAAGTCCTGAACGTGATCCTGACCAACGCCTGCAATCTCTCGTGTAGCTACTGCTTCGAACAGCACAAACAGGACTACGGCAAGTTCACCCAAGAACAACTGAAGCAAGTGTATGACTTCCTGCTGAACGCCAACACTCAGCCGCATCGCCACTTCCAGTTCTTTGGTGGTGAGCCGTTGGCGCAGAAGAAGAAGATCCTCGACTTCTGTCGCGACCACAAGGACGAACTCTCGGCCAACAAGGAGCAGGTGCGTGTGTCGATCGTGACCAACGCGCTGCTCCTGACACCGGAATTCATCGAGGAATACTGCAGCTACGATTTTACGTCGCTGGTCATTTCTTTGGACACGGATGATGCCGAGTCGAACCGTCGCGAACTGACGCAAGAGAACATCGACTACATCTTCGAGATGATCAAGCTGTTGCCTGACTCGATGATGCGCGATGCTCACCACGTCTCGATTCGTTGCACCATCAACGAAGAGAGCGTACCGCACCTCGATCGCTTCATGGAGCGTCTGTATGCGTCCGGCGTGCGCAATTTCGTGATCCATCCGCTGATCCTCGCTAAGGATCAAGGCGCCATTGAATGGCAGCCGGGTATGTGGGAGCGGATGTACCATTCACTGCATCAAGCCATGCATCGCTGGGACGACTTCAAGATCACCTGGGCCGAAGGCGTGGGTGTGAAAGGCGAGTCCAACTGCATGGTCGGTTCGGACATGATTGCGATGGACGCCTCGGGTGACTTCAGCGGTTGCTACTTCCTGACCAACCTGAAAGAAACCTACGGCAACACGATGCTCGGCAATCTGTTCCGCGACGAGATCTACATCGATCGTTACGTCGAGTTCCAGCAAGCCTATGCCAAGTCGCTGGAACACGAACAGTGCCAGTCGTGCCACCTCAAGAACTTCTGCTACCAGTGCCCGGCTGGTAATGCAGCTACTGGTGGTTCGCTGTTCCGTCCGGACTCGATGTGCAAGCGCATTGTGGAACTGTTCCTCACTCTGCGTCAGGACTTCAACCGTAAGGCTTTGCTCCAACAGTTCAAGGAGCTGGAAGAAGCTGTTGTCCAGCAAGGTCCGATTGCTCAGTCTCGTGCAGTGCTGCATTGCATCTACCGCGAGTTCACTGGTGAGATTCAGGACAACGCCATCATTGACGCTTATGAAGAACTGCCGGCACCGCACACGCTGCTCTTCATGTTCAAGCAAATGCTGGAAGGCGGTTTGACTAGCATTCCGCCGCTCGACGTGTGGGTGTCTGGACTACTGCGCCGCAACCCTCGTCCGGAGGAAAGCATCGATCCGTACGAGTTCTACCTGTTCTTGTGCAAGCTACGTGGTATCCCGATCGATTTCAAATACACTCCGAATGGTTCTGTTCAAGAGCAGAACTACTTTATCACCCTGACTCACTTGCTGATTTTCGATGAAAGTCGTTATCTCAGCAAATACGATCCGGAACACAGCCGGTCTCGTATTCTCGACCTGTAAGGTAACTTAACCCATGAACTACGATAACATCCAGGACGTCTCGATCTATGTGGGTCCTGCGTGCAACTTCAACTGCACGTATTGTGATCGCGCCTACGTAAACAACGTAGGTGTGGATTCTGCTGAATGCGATCCGGCCTTGGTCGACTTCGTAGTTGATGTGGTGCTGCACTCCGAGCGTCCGATGGTTTCCTTCCACGGTGGGGAACCATTTGTTTACATCAAGACCATGGAGAAGATCATCGAGGCCGTGCTCGAACGCGTACCAGATTTCAAGGAACGCGGCGCGATCTTCTTCATCCAGACCAATGGCTCGCTGATTACCCGTCAGCGAGCTTTCTTCGAGAAATACAAAGAGGTGCTCTACGTGAGCATCTCTTACGACTTCAAGTACCAGGGCGATAACCGCACTGCGTACGACATTGACTCAACCCTGCAACTCTTGAATGATCTGGGGATTGGGACGAACCTGCAATACGTGATTCCGACCTACGACAAGAACGCTTGCGATCACGCAGCGTACTCGGAAGTCATGCGGTTGTTCTCCAAGTTTAAGCTGGGGCAACTGAACCTGATCCTGTTGCGTCACATTCGGCAGGAAGATAAATTCGAAACAGTGATCGCGGATGAGAGCATCGACCTAAAGGGATTCTTCCTCGGCTTCATGCGCTTCGTCCAGTTGCTGTACGTCTCAGGTATCAATGTCCACATCGACGGTCATGCCAACAAGATCGATAAGAACTATTACAACAACCATAAGCAAATGGTGCTCGCTCCAAATGGCCTGATCGTACCGGAGTACCAGTTCATCGAGTATGATGATTACGATTTCGCTATCGGTCGCTGGAAGCCTTACGTGGAGATCTCTCGTGATCAGATGCCGGAGAAGGCCGCCAAGAAGATTCGCAAAGAGTGCCAGACTTGTCCGATGGCGGACATCTGTGGTTTGCGTTATCACTACGCAATGTTCGATATGGACCCGCCAACTCCGCAACGGTGCAAGGAGTTCTACTCTCTGAACCTGATCGCGATCAAGCACCTGTACAAACTGAAAGAGCAACCCACCCTTCTCCACCATCTGGGAGTTCAGCAATGAGTCGCGCTATCACGATCGAGAATCCGAAAGAGCACTTCATCCGTTACGACGGACTGCTCAACGTCCAGTATGACGTGACGTTTTCGATCTTCAAGAAGTACACCTGTCAAGCCGGGTGCAAGATCTGTTATATCAAGGATGACTTCCTGCCTAACGAGCAGTTCAAGAAGTATGTCCCGATAGCATCACACGTCAACACGCAGAGCTACGGCGACCGCCTGCTAGAATTCCTGTCATACTTTCAGATGGCAGCAATCATCGACGACCTGTACTTTGTGCGGGAAGAACATCCGGAGCTGTACAAGTTCTATCAGGAGTATAGCGAGGCCTTCTGGCTGAGTTCCATGACGGACAACGCAGTGTTCCGTCACCTGCCGATTATTGAGGATGACCTTCGTGTCGTCGGTCTACGGGAGATCTCGCTCTCCGAGGAATTCTTGTATAAAGTCAACCAAACGAAGTTCTTTAACGCACTGGATAAAATTCAGAGGCGCGCTAAGATATTGAAAATAAAGGTAATACTGTCGGGTCTCCCTGGCATCGCGATTCGTGGCAACGATTTGATGCTCTGGTGTCAGAACAATCAAGTGCTCCTAGAGAAGCAATACGAGCACGGTGTTGAGCCGAATGGCCGCAGCTTCCTGTCTCAGTTGCCGAACACGCGTTACAGCGATCGCAGCCAGGAAACGCACTTCACTGAAGAGATCACCTACAGTGAGAATTCTGGTGAGATGCTGTACCCAATTCACTCTGAGTCGATCTTCTTGCAGTACGATGACTTCTACTCGGAGCTGAAGTCTGCCACGCGTGAAGACCGCAGTGCGCCGTTTGCCAAGCTGGATGATTTTGTCCAGAGTCCGCAAGGCTTCTTGGCTAAGGTGCTGGAAGGTAAGCTGACGGATTACCGCAAGTATGCTTCGTGGATGCAGAACAAAGATCACGACTACTTCCGTTACTTTGACTATGTGGCGAATAACGTGGTAGTCAATCATGACTTCAACTTCATCCCGCGTATCGCTCTGCGGCCAGATAGCGTGTACTATCACAAGCTGATGGAACACACGAAGCTGGTGGATACCCAATACGGGCTCGTGGATTCTGCCGCGAGCAAGGTCGTTCCAATTTACTCTTTCAGAGAACAATGAGCATAAGCACATTCCGAATCGAGAAGTCGGGTGAAGTGTTTGGTTACGACAACACACTGAACTCGATCCTCGATGCAAACAACCAGCCTGTGGGTCGAGCTTCGTCTCTCCTGGCTCAGGCTCCGTCGTTCGAGAAATCGAATACTCCTACCACCATCAAGGTACTGCTCGGGCACGCCTGTAACTACAGCTGCAGCTACTGCGTACAGAAGGACATCGGTAATCCGGCTGAACGTCCGAAGAACATCATGACCAAGGAGTTGATCAAGAAGATGCGCGCGCATCTCGATCTCTCCAACGTCACGCGGATTGAACTGTGGGGCGGCGAGACGCTGCTCTACTGGCCGGATATCGTTGAGATCATCTCAGCACTGGATCGGGAAGGCATTACGTGGTACATCCCGACCAACGGTACGATCCTGCGGATGAAGCACGCTGAGTTCTTCCGCCAGATGAAAGGCGAGATGACCATCGGCATCAGTCACGACGGTCCGGGTCACGTATCGCTGCGTGGTCCGGAGTTCCTGCATCGCAAGATCGATGAGTTGGGTGCGCTGCAAGACGCCAAGGTACGGTTCAGCTTCAACGCTGTGATCAGTACCACGAACTACGATCTGTTTGCCATCGATGACTACTTCCGCTTCTTCCTGCTCAAGGCAGACCTCGATCACGTAGGGCTGGGCTTCGAGCTGGGGCGGACGTATGAGACGGGTGCTTGCGCTACCGAGTCGCACGTGATCACACTGGAGCAGATCCCGCACTATCGGTCGATTCTGAAAGCGTATCTCAAGCACCATCTCGATGCGTTCAAGAAAGGTCAAGCGCCGGAAGACATCGATGCCGATACTCGACTGTTCAACAGCCTGTTCCATTTCAGCAATGGTGTGATTCCGTACGCGAAGTCGCTAGTTCAGCAAAGCCCCATTCGCTATTACAGCAACTGCGGCACTGATGATCCGAACCTGATCACGCTGGACATGAATGGCGCTATCCGCGTTTGTCAGAACACGGACGAGAGCTACATCTACGGCAACGTTGCTAATATCGGCGCTGCTAAGATGCAGAAGGTCGATTACAGCAAGAACGACTTCTGCAAGGACTGCTCGGTTTTGCGGCTGTGCAATCGTAGCTGCCCGATCGAACTGCCATACGAAACCTTTTTGACCAACCACCATATCGAGAACGCTCACTACAGCGAGATACAACTCTCGGCGTTTGAGTTGTTGTTCGATAGCCCTATCACCAAAGTGAACTGAGAAAACTCATGTCCGACATTCTTGACCGTTTTGTCCTGCCCGAAACTGCAGCCCAAGTTACCGAGCTGCGCGCCCAGCTGGACGCGATGAAGAACCATCGTGTCTTCGGTATGGTGAAAACCATCGACGACCTGCAAACCTTCATGTCGCTCCACGTCTACGCCGTGTGGGACTTCATGACGCTGGCCAAGCGCCTGCAGTGCGAGTACACCGGCATCAAGTTCCCGTGGGTGCCGCCGCGCCTCCCCAAGGTCGCCCGTCTGATCAACGAGATCATCCTGGCCGAAGAGTCCGACGACAACGGTGAGGGCGGTACTTGCAGCCACTTCGAACTGTACGCCATGGCCATGCAAGAAATCGGTGACATCGACATGGAGTCGCTCGAAGCATTCGTAACGAACCTTCGTTACGGTATCCCGCCGGTGGAATCTGCTAACCGTGCACTGATCAAGGCCGATCCGGAGTTCCGTGCGACTGTCACCAACTACATCGGCGATACTACTGCCGTGGCTCGCACTGGCCTGCCGGAAGAAGTGCTGGCCTACTTCGTCTTTGGTCGTGAAGATTCGATCCCGGCGATGTTCAGCAACCTGCTTGAGCAGATGGGTGATCTGGCTGCCAAAGCGACGACCTTCACGTACTACTTGAAGCGCCATATCCAACTCGACGGTGAAGACCACAGTGTCAAAGCTGCTGAGATGCTGTCGCTCGAACTGGAAGGCAATCCGATTCGCACGCGCACCGCACTGATCGCTGGTATCAATGCCGCCAAGTCCCGCATTGCTTTGTGGGATGCGATTGCTGCGAAGCTGGAAGCAACTCAAGCAGCGACGGCAACTGCCTAATCGACTCACGACGGCATAAAGGAGAGTAGAGGCCAGACGGCCTCTACTCTTTATGTCGCTATTTTGTCATACTCCGCTAGGTCGATACGGAAGCCATCTTCCAATGCGCCATAAGCAACGCGCATGAACAATTGGAAAGTGATGTGATCGAGCACTTCCACTTTGAACAACGGCTCGACTATCTTCTTGATGCGTTCCGGTAAGCGATAATCCATAACGTCTTCGAAAGCTGAGTTCAGAATGCGCCGGCGCACCGGATCAGCAAACTTCCGATAGCCATCAATCACCTTACAATAGCGGATGAAGGGCTGTACTACAGAAGGAGCCACCCGTCGGAAGAGATGTGTATTGTAGATCTCTTCAAAGTAGGAAAGTTCATTCTCCGTAAATAGCTGCCGGGGGAAGGTGATACGGCGCCAATACAGTAGGCACTTGTTGTGTCCCATGACATGGAAGTAGTGCGGCAGAATATCGTACGGGTCCCGGATGATCTGCTCAAAAGCTTCTTGCGGGATAATCGTGCAGAGTTCTGGAACGTCGTAGCTCTCCAACTCTGCTTCCGGTACAGCGATCAGCTTGTATCCATCCAAGCCAGAGAGAAAGAAGTCATGGTCATCAATCAAGACTGCTTCCACGAGTTCAGGGAGCTGCTTGAGATACTCCACAGCGATGGCGTTCAATTCTTCGATAGTTTTCATCTCAGTTCCCAATAATTCGACACAACAATCCATACAGTGGTGAAAAATAACCGTATAACCCCCATAGGAGCCCTTTAGAGGCCCTACAGCAGCATAACACGAGTAAAGACAGGACTTTGCCTGTCTTTACTCGCTTATGTCGTCTAAGAGCGTTTATGGCCGTTCTAGAACTTGTTGCAGAAAACAGTCGCGTACAGCTCATCGAGCTTGGCGCGCTGTTCCGGCGTGTAGACATCGTTGCCACCGAAGATGGTGTCGGCCAGAGTGATCGGCAGGGGAGGCCACTCGGTGATCGTTTCCGGTACTTCCAGATCGATCTTGACCCAGTCCTTCGGATTGCCTTGGGCATCGATGAAGACATCCACTTCCCACTTCAGGTCAGTGCCTTCGATCGGGAAGGTGTAACGGATCTTATCCATCGACTCGCCAGTGATCAGGCGGAAGACTTCGTGCAGATCCTTGGAGACGGGCACGGATACTTCATCGCACTCCCCGCGACCAGTGTAGGCCTTGCCAGTCAGGGTGTAACGTACCTGGCCCATGCCGTTAGTTTCACGGACACGGATCGTACCGCCCTTGCCTTTGAGCGAGGATTGCTTCTGGGTTTCTTGGGAGACCGCTTTCTGCAGCTCTTCCGGATTGGTCAGACGACCGTACCAGACGTACTCTTTTTCTTTGGCTTTCTCGCCGTTTTCGAGATCTTCCAGCGCAACGTTCAGCAGACCGAAAGACAGAGATGCCAGTCCGAGCGGGGACTGAGTCAGGATGTTGGTTTTCATAGTGAGGAATAGGTGCATGGAGTAAGACATAAAAATAGGCACCGGCATAAAAAGCCTACTAAGGCACCCGAAAGCACCCTAGTAGGCGTTCACGTCTACCCATTACGAACTCAGCACAAACCGCATGAAGTCGAAGGTGGCTTTGAGCATTTCACCGACGAAGGTGGTGTTCAAATCCTTTTCCTTGACAACGGCAGCGTAAATCAGTGCCATGACGCTCGATCCGAAGACGAAGATGAAGGTCAAGGTAAATGCCTTAACCAGCCAAGTCTTCAGACTACGAGCTTCACGGCGTTCTTCGAGTGCTTCTTCAACAGCGGCTTCCGCAGCCGTAGTGGCGTGGGTTACCGGCAGGACGTCGGGCTTGTTTTCTTCAGCAGACATACGCTTTCCCTCTCAGAAATCCTACACAAAATAGAGCGTAGGGCTAAGAGTTAGTTCGTGGGGGCTGTTGCTGCCGGCGCCGAGGCAGCCGGATCGTAGATCTTGGCTTGCTTGCCGGACCAATCACGAATCCCGAGCAGGCGGGTATTGGCCACGCCCAGTTCGGAAGTCCGTGCCTGGATCACGTCCATCAGAGCAGTTTCCTTCTGATCGCAGGTGTATTTGCTGTACGTGTCAGGATCAGGCGGTGCAGACAGACTTACGCGTTCAGTCAGTTCCATCGGAACAGGAATGAACTTGTAGAGGATCACCGGTTGTTGGTCTTGCGGGGTGGTAGCGCAGCCCGCCAGACCGAGGGCCAGCGCGAGCGCGATGATTATTGTTTTCATGATGGTCCACCTTCGTTATTTGGCGCAAGCCGTGACCTGCGGCTCCTGCAGGCAGTAGGTCAACCACAAACCTTTCGCACGTTCGAGAGAAATCTCGGTTGCCTTGCGTTGGTCATTGGCCGTAGTGTGTGGCAACGCATCGTACTTTTTGTTGATGGCGCCGAGTTTGCCTTCGACATACTGCTGCGCCTTGGTCTTGGCTTCGACAGGTTTGGCTTCAGCAGCCTTGGTAACGGTCTTCACCGACTCGGTAACGCCGTCGCTCTTGACCTTGTCGACAGCGTCTTTCTTCAGCTGCTTGATCTGGCCGTCTTTGTCCTTGATCTGGTCATCCTTTTGTTGGATGGTGGCGATCTGTTCATCGATGCGCTTGTTCTTGGCGTCGATGATCTTGAAGTTGGCGTAGACCGCACCTACGCAGGCAAGCGCGAGCAAACCGCGAAGCAGCCAGCGAGTGGCGAATTCGGAGAGTCCGAACATGATGGAATTCCTTGCAAAAAAAAAATAAAGAAGGGATGGGATGGAGCCCAGTCTAGCTGGGCCCCATAGATTACTTACTCTTCGCAGAGCTTCTTCCACTTGTAATAAGCGATAGCGCCACTGTCAGTCGAGTGTTCATCGAGTTCTGCGAATTCTGCTGCAGAATGAGCTGCATCGAACTTGGGTAGGATGAGTTTCTTGAGACACTCATGGACTTTCGTCTTACTCTTCATGTCCTCCTTACCCACAATACCTACAGCCTTCTTAGCCGTAGGCGGATCGACAAGGTCGAGTTGCATGGTGGGATCGTACTTACGTACAGCCATGCGAATGCCGAATACCACCTCCGTGAGCACCGCAAACGCCTGCGGAAACCTCCGCTTGAGAAAGGGCGACTCGGAGATGATGAAGTTCGGACGAACGTTCAGGAACACGTTGTACAGTGCCTCCGACAGTTCAATGATGCGTGCGTAACGCTCACTGTGGTTAAGCACGGTCAAATCATCCAACCGCATCTTATCGGCATTGAACGTATACGCACACAGACGCAGGATTTCCATCGTACGCACGTCGTATTCGAGCAACGTGCAACCCAGGGTCGTAGACCCCGGGTCGATCCCAACAATGCGACCGATATGGTCATCGGGTTCGCAGTTATTGGTGAACATACGAATCCTTACGGCGTGGTCAGGCCATTGGTGATGCTGCCATCAACCGCCGACAGAGCGTACAGCGGTTCATTGACACCAACGTCCATCTCGATCGATACACCGGTGTTGGTTTGCAGCAGCGGGTTGTAGACGGCCACGTGAGCAGCAATCTGGCAACCAATCACTTCTGCGAACTGGAACGAACCACCACCATAAGCCGGTGCGTTGATCATCTTGTCAACGCCAGTGCACAGACCCAGTTCCGATACGATCGCATAGCGCTCGTCGTCGTAGATCACCTTGGCCACGTTCAGCATTTCAGCCACGTCCTGTTCGGTCATGGCGATCTGCATACGAGCACGGGCCGACACGTAGTCAGCATTGATCACGTTGGTCGCAGTGTTGGAAAGTTGCTGCGGCGTCGGCGTCAGGTTAGCCTGCGTCGGCACGAAGTTGGTGACGGTAGCGATACCGTCTTGCACCTGGGTGTAGTACATGCCCACCGACAGGTTGCTCTTGTCCAGACGACGACCGTAGTAAGCGTAGTACACCACGCCATTGCGGGTTTCTTGACGACGCAGAACATACTTGGCGCGATCAATGGCGGTCAGGTCTTGGTTGACTTCGCGCAGCACGAAAGGCAGCTGACCAAACAGGCCGGCGTCGGTAGCGCGGTGTTGTACCACTTCGTTGAGCGCGATACCGTCGGTGCCTACGATCATCGAGTGACCACGGTTACCCCAGACGTAGTAGCCCAGACTCGGGCGATCGTCCACAGCCGGCAGAGTGTCCTTCTGAACACTCAGGTATTCGTTCAGTGTCGTGTACTGCGGATAGGTCTGCGGCAGGCCCAGCAGCAGGCTGGTCATGACATCGGCGCCGTAAACGGTACGGGTTACGTTATTGTCCACTTGAAATCCTCAAATCTTAAATAGGAAGGAGGTTGGCCGGCGCTATGTCCGGCCACTACACAATAAAAGGGCGTGTAATTACTGACTTGACACTGCCCAAGTATCGACGTAACTGGCCAGTTGGGTATCCAGCGGCAGTGCTAGGAACTTCTCCATACCAGGAACAATGGTGAGGTTACGCGGGTTGCTCACACCAGTCATGTCAACCAAACAGTCGTAGGTGTTTTCGACTTCTAAGCGACGACCGATACGCATAAACGGAATAGGATTCCCGTTGTCATCTTTTCTAGCACGACCAAACTCCGCGTTCGGTAGATTAACCGGCATGCTCCGTGAAGTATCGCGACGATTGACATACATCACCGGAAACTTATTGATGTCCAGCAACCGTTCAGCAAAACCTTGCGTCGAGATATCAGACGGCTCGACAAACGGAGTGTCCATGTAAATCCGCTGACTCGTATTGAGATCGAGATCATCCAGACGAACCTGGGTAAAGCCCGCATTCAGCACCGGTCCCGTGTTGATGTTCAGGCCGATTTGGATACTGTAGCTCGACAGATCAGTCAGAATACCAGCCATAGCGCGCTGGATATCCTTGAGCGTAATCGTTGCGTTCAGATTCGCACCGGTGGCTTCCGCTAGGATGATGTTGGCGACCTCCAACAGCTGAGTGTTGTTCAGATCCTTGATCACAATGTTGCGGGAAGCGAACCACTCCGCGTAATTCTGATTCGGATGATCACCAATCGTGAACTTCTCATCACCCCAGAGCCGTGCTACCGCAGCTTCTTTCTGACCGCGAGCCGTCATGCCCTCTTCCAGTGCTGTCAGGCCGTACTGCTCGTTTGCAGCGTTGAAGAGATTCACGCAGTGGCGACGGAAAGACTCCACCGAGATCATCGGCGTAACTGGCGGCATCGTAGCACGAGCCGCAGCCAGCCAACCATCCGGTACAAACTTCGGCTGACACACTTGACGCATGGAGTCCAGCGAAGCCAGCGGGATTCGCATCACACGGTTCGCATATACCGTCGGCAGGTTATCGATCTCGAAACCCAGACCCTTCATGAACGCATAAGCGTAGAAAGCAAAAGCATCGATTGGCGACAATGACAGCCGGACACCAGTCGACGGAATCGTGAAGTTGATGTAGGCTTGGTAGTAACCTTTATAAGCCAGCCACAACCAGTGTTGTAGAACGATATCGGCCATCCGATACTTCTCGGAGTCCGTGTAGTCCACCACGGTCGATTGCAACAGCTTGGTCGGGACATGCGGCAGCAATGTGTAAGTCGCGGTCTCTTCAATCTTCGGCTGTTCGTCGTCACGGTAATCGTGGTTGATCGGATTGATCAGGTCCTCGATATCCAGCACCTCGTTCAGACTGTAATGGTCTTTGTTGTCGATGTTGGCCGAAGTATTGAGCGGCTTCTTCTCGAATACCACCAGCGGCAACAGACTTTCAGTCGGCATCAGTTCAGACGAATGCAGCAACGAGAAATGCCCCATCGGCAAACGACGCTCCGTGAACGTGCGCTGTAGCAGCTCATCGAAGATTTCCTGACGACCGTTGTTGTTCTCGATAAAGGCCAGATTGTGATAGAAGAACATCGCCTGGCTGCGAGACATATATGGCAGGTACTTATCGAGCTTGGAGTGGCTGGCCAGATACTGCTGCACGTGGTAGCTGTGCACCTCATGCGTAAACGTCATGCTGGCTCGGATGTTCTCGATGGCACCGGGTAACGATGCATACAGCACCGCCAACATCCCGGTCAGGTACAGGTTGTCGGTGTTCTGGTATTGGATGTTGTTCCAACGACGATAGAAGCCATTGATCCAATCTTGCAGCGCCGGAATCAGACTCGGTTCGTTGTCTTCTACCAGACTAGCCGGGTAAGCGAGGATCTGGCCGTCGTATGCAGCAATAGCCGTCGCCATATCAGCTGGATACAGAATCCCTCGAATCAGGTTTTCCTGATCGGGGTACTTCTCGACCAATTCTTTGTAGTATGTTGTGCCAAAGGCATAAGCCTTCTTTGTGGCGCGGTGAAATTCCAGATTTTCCTTGGAAAAGATGATCTCCTCCAAGCTATCGAGCGAGGTAATGGACATTACTTCGTCGCTTGCAAAATACTGACCAGTAATGTTCAGGTAGTATTTCCAAGTGCTGGGGTCGAGTTCGTCATAACTCGCATTCGTGTACGTCAACACCCATTGGTTAATCGACTTCGCCGCGTCCTCGCATTTCAACACGATGCTGGAAGCCAAATCGAAAATGTCATTGACGTAGATTTGGTAGTATTTGTTTTCCACTTCCATCCACCTATTCAGTTCGCAGGATTCTTAAATGTCTAAAGGTAACGAAAATTTCGCCCATGTCGTGAGTCTTCACGAAAGCAGGAAACGAGTGCCTGTCTTGCAGCTGGTACGAGACAAACCGCTGTCGGCACTGCTGTCGAAAGCTGTTGACCCCACGATCCCGGTCCAGCATACGGCCAACGGAACTCGTAAAGTCGAAGCACCCAGCTTGGGTGCGTTGCACAACATTGCGTCCCGTACGGCTAATAACATCTCGCACGCCGACACCGTGATGCAGATGCTGCCGGACATGCAGCTCGGCGCACAAATTCTGGTCAGCTCGGTGATGGCACCGAAGGACATGATGACGTTGGAGCTGTCGTACTCGACGACTCCCGGCATACTGCCTCCGACGGTCCTGGCTACGGTCACCCAGGCCGTGCGCGATCATTTCGATAGCGTCTATAAAATTAAGAACAAGATTCCTCGTGTTCTGCACGAGATTCTGTTCGAGAAGGGTTCGCACGTTGTCGCTGTGATTCCTGAGAACTCCATCGACGAGATGATCAACCGCAGCAACGCGATCTCGATGGAAGCCTTCCAAGAAGCCCTCGGTGTTCCGCGCGGCACACCGCTGTCGGCTAAAGATGCACTCGGCGCAGGCCTGGGCTTCCTCGGCGCTGGTTCCGGTGGCTATAAGGAAGGCACCAAGACCAAGACTCGTCCTGGTTTGGAATCCATGACCTTCGGCGTTGGCATCGAGAGTCTGGAAAGCACATACCAGTCGTACTCGGTCAACCAGCACGAATTCTCGCAGGCAGTGCATTACGAGTCTTCTGACGGTAAGTTCTCGGCTCTGGAAGGTCTGTACGTGACGGATAACCCGAACGTGCTGCGTATTCCGAAGATCGAGGAGAAGCTGCGTCGTGACACGATCAATGCCAAGATGCGCTTCAACAACACCTCGCTGGCATTGGAAGCGTTGGGTGCTAGTCAGATCAAGCTCGATGACCGCAGCCTGAAGAACTTGATCTACAAGCCACGTAAGCGTGGTGTAGAGCCACTGCAAGCTTTCAAGACCGAAAATCAGCTGAACCGTCGTTCGGTGGGTCATCCGCTGGTGATGGAGTTGCCTCCGGAGTCTGTGATTCCGGTATGTACACCAGGTCAGGAAGATCGCCACGTTGGCTACTTCGTGTTGCTGGATCAAACTGGTAACCCGGTCAAGGCCATGAACGAGAAAGACTCGTTCGGTGAGATGTCGGCTAAGCTGATGAAGGCGTCGAATCAGACGACCAACATTGTCAACCGGTTGCGTCAACTGACGGAAGGCCTGCAGTGTTCGGAACAGGAATACACGGACGTGATGGTGCGTGTGTATGCTGATATGGTGGAGCAAGACCTGCTCGCCCGGCTGCGTAACGGCGTCTATGCGAACTCGGTGTCGCTGGCCAAGAACACAGACTACTACCGCGTGATGTTGTCGCGTGTATTGGCTCAACAGAGCACCACGATCCTGTTCATGCCGGCAGATATGGTGACTTACTTCGCCCGTAAGTACAACCAATACGGCATCGGTGTCTCCATTCTCGATGAGATGAAGATCCTGAGCAACATGCGTGCAATCGCGATGATGGGTAACACCATCCTCGGCATCAAGAACTCGATTCCGCGTACTCAGGTAAGTCTGCAGATCGACGAGACCGATCCTGATCCGTACAAGACGTCGGAAGTGGTGCTGAACGAAATCGCTCGCATCAACCAGACTGCTGTGCCGTTCGGTGCTTCGGCTCCGGTGGACATTGCCGACTACTTCCAGCGCGCACAGTACCAAGTGCGCGTAACCGGTCACCCTGCCATTCCGGAAACGAACATCGAGTACGAGGAGAAAAGCTCCAACTACCAGAAGGTCGATACGGATCTGGAAAAGAGCCTGCAGGAGCGTGCGCTGATGGCGATGGGCCTGAATGCCGACCACATCAACAACGGCTTCAATCAGGAGACCGCAACTTCGGTTGTGGCCAACAACCTGATGCTCTCGCGCCGCGTGATGACCATTCAGGATCAGGTCAATCCGCACATCACGGACTACCATCGCAAGATCATCCGTGCAGATGAAATCCTTCAGGAAGAACTGCGTGAGATTCTGTTCAACGCTTACGACGAACTCGAAGTTGATGAGGAAGAAATCGCTAAGGCGCTGGGTGAAGAGCATAAAGCAAACATCAAGCAACTCGTGATTCACCACATCATCAACGATTTCGTGGAAGGTCTGGAAGTGACCCTGCCGCGCCCGAATACGGCGACGGTTGACAACCAGATGACTGCGCTGAATAACTACACCGATCTGCTCGACAAAGCAATCGAAGCCTACCTGTCGGAAGACTTCTTCACTGATGAACTCGGCGGCGAACTCAGCCGTAACGTCGATAGCATCAAGAAGATGATCCGCGCACACTTCATCCGTCAGTTCATGGCGGAGAATGCAATCCTGCCTGAATTGGCAGCGATGGTGACTCTGAACGAGCAGGACGAGCCGGAAATCAACCTGTGGGAAACTCAGGCTGAGCTGATGAAGAAACTGATGTTGACCTTGTCTGGTTTCATGAAGAAGATTCAGAAGACTAAGCAAGACACCAACGAAGTGATGGATCGTCTGAATCAGACGTCTGGCGATCCTGATGGTGGTAGTGGCGGTGGAAGCGATTGGGGCGGTGGAGGCAGTAGCGAAACCGAGCCCGATGGTGGCGCGGCAGGTTCCGATCCGCTCGGCGGTGATGGTATGGACTTCCCGGGTCTGGACGATCCTACCTTGACTGATGGTGCCGATGCTGGCGCTGGTGCTGGTGCTGGTGGTGAACCGGAAGCTCCTAAAGGTCCGGAAGCTCCTGAGTCTGAGGAACCGACGCTATGAGTGCGGTCGCCCTTCTTCTAGGATCGATCTTCCTGTTCCTAGGTATCCGTATTTCCATGGATGCGAAGGTACTCCACATGTTGGGGTTCCGGCGTGAAGGGAAATGGATGGCCCATGCAGCTTTGGCAATGGCTGTGTTGGGATTCGTGTTTTGGAATGCTGGATCGCCCAAACCGAGTATCGTCACTGCTTCTGCGTCTGAAACCTATTTGCTTAGGTGAAGGCAAAAAAAAAGATGACGACATAAGAGCGAGAGGACCCATCAGGGTCCTCTCGCTTTTTATGCCGCCACTCAAAGATTGGCTTTTCCCCTAAAGGGATTGGGTGGAAGAGTACAACTGGATGGTGGTGGAACTCCTAATGGGTTAGGGCTAGCGTAAATCCATCCGGAACTAAGGCAGGCTCCTACACCCGTCATCCTACCTTAGTTCTCTTTTATTTACGCAGCTTTCGCTTCCTTGGACAGGAGGAAGCAGTCTTTGTTCAGCATGCCTTGGTGCAGGCGATAGCGAACGTTGTCCTTGGTGATGAGGAATTGCTCCGAGTTGGGTTGATTGCCGATGGCTTTCTCGAACGTGCTGCGAGCGATCTGATGCAGAGCACCCAGCGAGTCAGCCTGGATCACGGCAGCGCCTTTGGTCGGTACGCCGATGGCTAGTTCATTGTCCGTGTAGTTCACCCACACGGCGCAGATGTTGCGCTGCAAGAACAGCACGCGAGCGAGCACTGCATCGCTCAGTTCTTCGTTGCCCTCTGAGATCAGCACGGCTTGTGCATGATGCACGGCAGTCGGGTCGGTAGCCGGCACGACATGCACGTTGTTTTGCAGGATTGCAGTTTGCGTTGCACGCAGCTTTTCGGCAAACAGGGCGCCGTAGTGCTGTTCGACCGCAGCCACGATTGCCGGACCGTCTTCGGAGAAGTCCGAGATACGGATGCCGACACCCATTTCGCAGTCAGTTGCACGGTTGACGGCCTGGGTGAGCAGGTCATTCACCAGCTTGCGTGCCAGCGGATCGCGGATCTTGCCGATGTAGCTGGCTGCTTCCGCGAAGTCCTTGCTGCTGGAGATTGCCTTGATCACGATAGCATCTTCGGCAGCATCGTCAGCCGATGCGTAGACCACTGCCGAATTCACTTGCGAGCGACGAGCGTAGGCATCCGGCACCGATTCGCTCATCTCGGCCGTGAGGCGAGTCGTGCGGATCGAGCTGTCCACGTCTTCTTCAGCGCAGAACTTGTCTGCGATGATGACGTTGACGGTCACTTTGTCTGCCGGCGCATACAGCACCTTGGCCTTTTCACTTACCGGGCGTTGCGGTACAGCCGGGTCCGGTTGGCCCTTGGTCGGGTCGATCGCGTGTGCTTCATAATTCATGGCAATTTCCTTTTGCTCCTGGGTCAGTTCTTGCAGAACAGCAATGATCAGACTGTCCTGCTTGGTTTCAAAATAACGCACGGTGTGGGTACGTTTGCACCATGCCGGATGGAAGCGCTGCAGGCGACTCGGCTTCCATGCTTCCGCACCGTCTTTGCGCTCACGGATAACATCCACCACTTCATCGCCCATCTGGACGCTGAACAACGGCTTCTGCTCGACCGGAGCCGGCGCTTCAGTAACGGTGGTTTCCAGCGGCTTGCTGAAATCCGTTACGTCGCTGTCGAACTTCGCTGCGGCGCTACGTGCAGCTTCGTCCACCGGCGGCTGGCTAGCCGTCGGGTTCGGACGGCGCATACGTGCTTGGTAACTCGACATCGCATGAGTCGGTTCACCCTCCGTATTCACCAGACCGCTTTCTTTCAATGCATCTTGCATTGCTCCTTCCACCTTGCCGAAAATCTTCTCGGCTCGGCGACCGTAACGACCATGGCGCTGGCCAGCGTCGTTGTTGTAACGACTCTGAGTCACGCCGTATTCGCTACCAGTGCTTTCCACAAACGCACCAGCACCCTGACCGCGCAGCGCGCGAGCATCGCGCAGAGCTTCCTGCGTCGAGCCACTCACCGTACCGAAACCACCGCCGCCACTGCCAGTACCCATCTGGCTGAACGGCACGTACGCGACTTGGTTCTGAGCCAGCGCGATCAGGTAGTTCCAGATCTCAGCGTTCTCACGAACAGCCGCTTGTTCTTGCGGCGGCAGCGAAGCCATGAACTGCGGATCTTCAGCGGCCATGGCCGAACCGCAGCACTTCACAGCACGAGCGATCGTGGTGTTGGCTGCAATGTCCAGGTTGCGCCATTCACCGGCTTGGACACCATAACCCATACGCATGATGATGGTGTAGACCAGGTCTTCGAAGCTCTTGTTGTTGAACGCGTTGTCCGAGATCACCTCGAACATGCCGACGCGCAGCGGGTGACCGCGCAGCGCTTGCTGCTGGATCTCGTTGATGGTCATCAGTGCGATCTGCGGCGTAGCCTGGTCGTACGGTTGCCCGATCTGGAAGTTCCAGTTCTGGAACTGGACGCCGATCTGGTTGACGTCGTAGATTTCAACTTGGGGAGCCTGTTGCTGTTGACCGCGGGTGAACATCCCGGTTTGGTGCGAATGTTGCATGATGTTTTCCTTTAAAGTGTTTATTCAGTAACTGTGGTGAATGTTTCGGCACAAGGCGCGGGTTTCCCCGCGCCTGCTTTACTGTTGCAGCACGGCGCGTGTGGTCAACTCGAACTGAGCGATCATATCCAGCAGATTCTCGAACTTCGGATTCCGCATGATACCAGTGCGCGTGTCATCGAGCAGCATGTAGTGGTTGATCTTGCTGCGGCCGTCCGGATCGGACTTCGGCATGCAGCTGATCGCCGCCACTTCTGCAATCGATGGGTGAAGACGACGCGACGGATCATTAGCAGTACCACGATCACCTGCCTTCTTGACCATTTTGGATGTTGCGGTCTGAGGAGTCAGGGTCGAGGTGGCTTTGAACGCCATGTTATCGCCGGAGTAGCTGATCGATGCCACTTCGCCATGCGACTTGCCAAGCTGGTAACACATACCCGGCTTCAGGTTTTCCTTCATGTGCTTTTCGATGTCACGTTCGGTCAACTCCTTGCGGGAATTGGCCTTCAGTGCAAAGAACAGATTGAAGATCGCCTTCGTAACGTCAAACAACACGAAGTACAGCACGCTCAACTCTTTGTTGTACATGCTGTTGACCTTGTCCTGATTGTTCGACACCCAGAGGGAGAACTTATCCGCGATGATCGCGAAGAAGTCGTAGATGTCGTTGATCTGGAGCCCAATCTCTGCCATGTTGTCGATCACCATCGAGTCAGCGTAGTCATCCAGAGACGACAAGTGCTTGCGCACTGCTTCTTCGATTTTGCCTCGGTTATTGTTTTCCGAGAACAACATGTAGCCCATGGGGGCAATCCAACCGTCTGGCGAATTCACCAGGTTCGGCGTGATTTGCCGCGGGAAGTAGTCGGCCACGTAGAACAGTGCAGCGATGTACGGCAGAACAGCCGGACTATCGTCGCTCTTCTTAATAGCCACCTGAATCTCTGGCGCGCGCCAGTCGATGTACTTCTTACGCCGCGTCATCCCCTTCGGCGGAATGCCTTGGGTGGTGTAGATGTCCCATTCATTCGGGTCCAGCTCTTGGTCGAGGTGGTTGCCTACCATAGGCGTGATGCCCAGGTATTTCTCCAGCGTACCAGCAAAGCCGTACTTGCAGAACAGGTAATGCGGCATCGACGTGAAGGCGTTGTTCGTCGCTTGCTTGTCTTTGTCCTTCCGTTGGTGATAGATCCGGCTATGCACCAGATCCGTACGAGTCACCTGGCCATTCTTCTTAAACCAAGCACCCAAACGAGAGAACGTCAGGCGGTCGCGCAACAGACGTACGAAGATTTGCTCAGTACCCACCGAGATCACGCGATCAGCCAGCACTGGCGAGATAAACCACTTCGTGCCGCTGATATAAATCGAACCACCTTGCCCAACGAAGGGCAGATAGATCGGGCGCTTCTGAAGCGGCTTTCCTTGGAAGGAGAAGCTCAGCTCCATGAGGAAGAAGTCGGTACGCGAGGTGTCGTACGTTTTGCTGCCGGTGTTTTTCTGTCCCGGCGGTGTTTTCACCTTTCGCTTTTTGTTTCGAGGCTTGAGCGAGGCCCGGTATTCCTCGAACGGATCGCAGATACGATAGGTATCGTAGGTCAATCCATCAGGGAAACCGTGGGCGGCAGAACGAAGCACTTCGTCGACGTAAGCGCAGACGTGCTTCATGTGCACCCGTGCCAAACCACCCGCCAAGTCCATGTTGATCTTGGGAGATCGATCTTCAATGAACTTAACAAGATCAGGATGCATAGTGACGCTCCAATGAGAGATGGGTTAGTAATCGATGCGTGTTGAGTGTTGGTTATTTCTTCTTGAACAGGGCGATGGTTGCCGCCACTGCTGATAACACTACAGGCACACACTTAATGAGTTCCATTGTATTTTTTCTACTGACACTGAGCAGCTCCCCAACTTGCTTCTGCATGTACAGATCGTGTTCCTGAATCAACTTAGCGCGCTCGCGCTGTAGTTTCTCCAAGTCCTGACCATGCCGCACCTCGCGCAATTGAGCGTCACGCTCCATGTTATCGCGCTCTTGCCTAGCTTTGAGTAAGCCGTTCTCTGCAGCCGTAGCCTTGGATTCCAATTCCTGAATGCGGACATTGGCCTCCTCGATCTGAACGCTGCGACGATTCAGCAAAGCCTCTTGCTGACTCCCATACAACTTGTACGGAAGTTTTTTGTCGCTCTCATGCAGATCGAAACGATCAGTCATCAGCTTTTGCGGACCTGTGCCGTTGAGTAAGTTTTTGCTGTACGTGATGTAGATGCCATCCGTTACACGTTCGTCCTTACAAGCCACAATGCAGAATGGCTCATCCTCAACTAAGATCCAGCGCGACCCATACGCATCATTGTTATCCACGATGCGGATGTTGATCGTAAAGTCTCCCTTACGTAAGAACTCATTGTCTTCGCTGATATGCTGGAAAGAGTTGTACGTGTAACCTGCTTTTGAATATGGATGATGAATCCGCTCCATATCCTGTTGGCTCAATCCGTACATAACCACGATATCGTGCTCCTCAAGGTACACAACACCGTCGTTCTCCATCAGTTGCATTAGACTTAACCCACTCATTACCTCTACCGAGTACCGCTCGACTGTGGGTGGCTCGCCCGACCAGTTACTCAGTATCGCTCGATGTTGCGCGTGTCGCATCGAGTTCGGAGTGCTTCTGGCTTGGCGGATGTATTCCGATTTGGTTTCTGGTGTGCATTGTACTTGCTCGCAGATGAATAAGAAGTCCGGATCAAATACTCGCGATTCATTGCGTGGATTGATCGGAGTGAGAAAGCCTGATCGATCCCGAATGTAAACCACATCCGGGAACCGATTGACGAAGAATTTGGTCCGTTCGCAGTCCACTTTTCTTCGCCGCTCATTCAGCTGATCATAAGTCAGCTGTTTGACGTGGTCGAGGTAAAGTCTCTTCATTTGTTCGCCGGGGTTCATGATCTATGGTTTCCTATCTGTAGCACGTCATCTTCAGATACGAGAAGACCATAGACCTTCTCGTTGGTCTATTTGGCAGCCTTTGATAGCTGTCACTCACATTGGTAATATGTGTCCATTATAGATTTCATTCTAACGAGAAATTTCACGACGGCATAAATAGCAAAATAAAAAGAGAGGAGGCCGAAGCCTCCTCTCTTTGTGCTGTGCCTCTCGGCCGGAACCCCTTAACCATTAGGCTCCGAACTCATTGAAGCCATCAGGGCTAGTGTTCCCGATCCTTCACGGAGTCGTGGTGGTGTTCAGCGAACCAGTAACCACAACCGGCACGCGGCTGTCGACGGTCGACGGAATACCAGTCACGGTGATCTCCAGCAGGATCGGCAGGTTGGTGATGTGGCGGAACGCCGGCTGAACGGTCAGTTCCTTGCTGTTCGCACCGTTACGGTGGATCGGCAGTACCACGGTCACTTCCGGCTTCCATGCCATGTTACCGAAGTGCAGCGGGTGCGGAATGCCGTCGGCAGCGCCCTTCACACCGAAGGTGATGAAGATCTTGCCGTGCATGCGCTCGTTCTGCGTGTCCACGATCATGACGTCTTCGAAGCCGCCACCGATGGTACGCAGATCGCCAGCAACCTGCAGGTAACGAGCCAGGGTCTGGTCGGTGCCGATGATCACGACCGGCTTGGCGCTTTCGCCACCAGCCAGCATGTCAGCCGCAGCCTTGTAGCCCGAGAGCTGGTAGGCACGGAAGACCATGTCACGGATCACGTTGATCAGGGTAGCCTGGATGTTGGCAGCCAGTTCAGCGCTGTTGCGGGTCTGCACGGTCGAGTCGACCTTGATTTCCTGCTCTTCGTAGAAGGCAGTGATCAGGTGGCGAGCGATACCCAGCACCATCAGGTTGTCGCCCAGCGGACGACGGCCTTCTTGCACCAGAGCCTTCAGGGTGTCGGCAGCATCGAACAGCTCGTCCACGGCCTTGCCCGATGCCATCGCACGGGTCAGGGTCACCAGGGAAGCCAGATCGCTGGCATCGGTCGTGTCGTTCAGGCCTTGCGGGCGCTTCACGGTGAACGGCGACAGCAGCGGCACGGCGTAAGCCTGCACGTCCTGACGAGTTTCCAGCATCTGGCCGATCGAGCGACGGTTCAGGTTGGTACGACGAGCGTCCAGGCGATAGCCGATCACTTGCGCGTCGTTGAACAGAGCCACGATGGCGGCGTAAGCCGGCGAGGACGGCAGAGCAACGTCGCCGTTCTGGTCGATGATCTTGTCGATGCGCACAGCGGAAGCGTTCAGCTCGGTGTCACCCTTGTCGCGAACGACGGAGCCGGTAACGGTGGTCTTGATGTACACGACCAGGTTGCCGTCAACCACGGGCTTCAGGGTATCCAGAGCAGCGCCAGCCACGTTCAGAGTGGTCGGACCCACGCTCAGAGCAGCGGTTTCCAGACGCACGTCCATGCGCTGCTGGTCACCCTGAACCGGGTAGTGGAACTGAGCACCCGGCAGGTGGGTCGTCGGGAATTCCAGCACGTCGTTGCCGACCTTGATCACGACGGACTTCAACAGGATGTCCGTGTCGATCGAATCGGTTTCGTCCATGTGACCCTGGTCCAGCTGCAGATCGGTCTGCGACAGGTCGATCAGGTCGAACACCTTGCCGATGGCCAGCGGTGCGGTCTGCACTTGTTCGCCGTTCACGTCGGTCGTGATCGGAGCGACCAGAGCGGTGTCAACGAAGAACTGCTTGTAGCCGTCGCGGTACACCGGAGCGATCTTGGTCGAGGTGCTGTTGATCAGGCCCGGATTACGGATCACGTTGACGATGTTGTGGCGGTTCCAGTTGTCCAGTTCGCCGGTGGCCTTACGGCGCACGCCGTTGATCAGGTTCACCAGGTTCAGGTGGATGTGGTAGCCTTGCTGGTCGGGAGCCACGACCACGGTCGGGTAGAAGGCTTCGCCGAACGCGTCTTGGCGAGCAGCTTGCAGGTTGTACGCCACGGTGTACACGGCAGCGGCGCGGTTTTCCTTCTCGTCGTACGATTCCAGCGCCGGAGCGATACGATCGATACCACCGGTAGCGGCCATCGCACCCGGGACGTTGGACATGTTGCTGTTGCGCAGGAACGCACCGATATCGCCGGTGATGGCGCCAGCCATCACAGCAGCTTCGCGTTGAGCCGAGGTCAGGTCGGCTTCGAGGCCGGCGACGACGTTGGTCAGGCTGTCGATGGACATTTGCAGATCGGAAGCGGCGACGGCATCGTCAGCGAACGATTCCAGGCCCAGAGCCAGGCCAGCGCCCTTGGCGGAAACCAGGGAGTCACGGCCGGACAGACGCATGTTGGAGGCAACGGCCTCGATGGTAGCTTCCAGTTGGGTCGATGCACCGCTGCCATTCTTGGCAGCAAACAGCTTTTTGAGTTGAGACATTTCTCGGTTTTCCTAGGAAAAAAGGGTGATGTAATTACAGGATCGATCGTTAATGCATTAACGACTCAATGTAGGCCTGGCCCACGGGACGAGACACCAACTCGTGGTAATCTTCATACACATAGAGCTGTTTAGCCATACACCGAAGCAAGTTGATCGAATTCTTCACGTGCTCTGCCAGAGTAAACCCCTGCTTCAGCACGACAGCGATCGCGAGATCACCCATCAGAGATACTTCAAAAGTCTCTGCAGGCGGCACGTAACCGGCCGATACCGAAACAGCTGAAGACGGTTCAACCACCAAACGACGCAAGGTCTCTTCTTGCGTGAGTTCAGAAGCAGCGAGGGCAGCGATGTCCGTAATGGCTTGTTGAACACGCGCATCGCTTGCCGAAGCAAGCCAACGAGCGGTCCACGAGATCGTATCAGATCCTACGCCATTGCCGGCAAAAAGTTGGGCTTGGTAGCCCAGTGCTGCAAGACTCGTGAGGTCTTCAGTGGAAAAGAACGGGCGAATCCTTTCAAATGATAGGAGATCTTCCGTCTTGAGGCTGTTGCGCTTCAAAACAGGGATGATCCACCACGGAATGAAAGCGAATTGTTTCTCTTGCATATTAATGGTGTCTTTTTTACCGGATTAAATCCGCAAAATAAAAGGGAGTCGTCACAGCGAACGTACCGCGACGACTCGACGGTAGTGTTTTAGGCTGCTCAAATAATTACCGCACTTACGTACGCTAGTTAGAAAAAACTCCTCTTGCCTTTTTGTATGTAGGCAGAGCTAAGAGTCTGCCAGCCGTTTACCATCATTCACCATAAGAACAGTCGTCAGCCATCATGAAAGATATTCTGCTCCTCATTCGTGCGATCACCTTGTTGTTCCGCGAAAGTCAGCTGGACATCGGTGCGACCAGCTCGCCCGAGATTGTTAAAGAAGTAGCGGAGACCGTCAAGCCGCCTGAGATGGCTGTCGGGTCTAGCGATAATGATCGTGACATGGTCATGGGACTCCGTTCCATTGCCGTTGGCATGGCCACCAACCCGGAAGGCACAAAATACGTTGCAGACGACCTCCTGCAACGCGTACGTCTGCTGACTCGCCATGACGAGTCGCTGTACGACTCGCTGAAGGAAGGCATCGTCGGCGAGATGTCGGAAGAGTCGCTGAAACTCATCACTGGCAATATCCGTCAAGAACTCAATGTGTATCTGCGCGAGGTACAGGCTCTCAACATCATTAAAGAGAACTCGCGCAAAGCTTCGTTCGATCGCGACAGCATTGGTAACCTGCCAGAATTCATCGCAAACTTCCGTGCAGCGCTGGAACAGTACGAAACGAACGTCAAAGAGAAAGATCCTGCCATCGTTGGTGAAGTCAAGGTCAGTGACGGTGACCGTGTTGAAGCCGTGTTCCAGCAAGCCAAAGAGCTGAACAACGAAGACGGCATTATGAAAACCGGTTGGCAAGCGCTCAACCGTATGTTGCAAGGTGGTTTCCGGCGTGGCGAAGAGTGTGTGATCGGTGCACTCCAGCACAACTTCAAGACAGGCTTCACGCTGTCTCTCTTCAAACAGATCGCTCTGTACAACGTACCGTACATGATCGATAAGAAGAAGAAGCCATTGCTGTTGCGCATTACCTTCGAAGATCCGCTGAGCCTGAACTTCCCGTTCCTCTTCCGCAACATTAAAGAGAACGAGACTGGTGAACACGCCAATGTGGTAAATACACCAGTGGAAGAGATGGCAGCTTTCGTACAAGAGAAGCTGACCGTCAACGGCTACGAGATCATGATGGTGCACGTGAACCCGTCGATGTGGGGTTACCGTGATATCCAGAACTATGTTCTGTCCCTAGAAGCCGAAGGTTACGAGATTCACATGCTGATGCTGGACTACCTGAACATGGTAGACAAGCGTGGTCTCGATAATACTGGTCCGACTGGTTCGAACATCCGTGATCTCTTCCGTCGTATGCGGAACTTCTGTGCGCCGCGCAAGATCACTCTGATCACGCCGCACCAGCTGTCGACCGAAGCGAAGATGTTGATTCGCCAAGGCAACGAAGAGTCGTTCGTGAAGGACATTGCGAACAAGGGCTACTACGACAGTTGCCGCACACTGGATCAAGAGGTAGATCTTGAGATCTATATTCACATTGTGAAAGCGGACGGCAAATCGTGGCTCACGATACAACGCGGAAAACACAGGCTAATTCAACAGACTAAAGAGGAATACAAGTTCTGTGTCTTGCCTTTCGAGGACATCGGGGATATCAGAGACGACGTGAATGGTAAGGACACGTCGAGGAAGAAACCCGCTGGCCCAATGGATGGTGAAAAGCCTGGCTTCTGGGACTTTGATCCGCTGTAAGAGGCAAAAAAAAATAGTGGCATAAAGAGCGAGGGCCGTAAGGCCCTCGCTTATGCTGCTTATTTAGCAGCGATATCTTTGAAAGACTCGCCTCGAAAGACTCTCAGATAAGTTCTACCTTTATCTAAGCCGAGCAAGCCGCACCACCACTCCAACGGATGAGTCTGCTCGTCTTCCTTCAATCCAGACGTAGAGAAAGTTATTTCTCTTTCAGCCATAGCTTTAGAAACAACCTTCTCGAAAGACCAACCGAGCTTATGAATACGTTGCCAGATAGTGCTATGCGATAAGCCAAGCGCCCGACACCAATCGGGTAGTGTCATTTTCCAGCCATGAAATTCGTAGTAGATGCTGCTACGTCTATTATTGGCTTGTTCGGTGCGAGTTGCCCACTTGCAATTGGATTTACGGTACGGGCCATTATTGTCTTCTCGCTCGATGGAATACTCGGACGAAGGGCGCGGACCCATATCGTGCAAGAAAGTTTCGAAGCTTTCCTTCCATTCATCCGACATCGTGATTCCGCGAGCCCCGTAGTCTTTATAAGACGGCGACTTTGGATCGTAGCAGCGAAGCTTGATAGTGTTCCATACCTTGTATTCTGGATACGCACAGTAGCCGTGTTTGGTGTTGGTATCTTTCGTTACTTCAATTGCGAGACAACCACAGCTATTTGTGTAACCAGCGTTCAAATGAGAAGTTTGCGGTTTGATGGTATTTCCGCATCCTCCTAGTTCTGGATCACACAGGCATTCCCAGAGGATCTTTCCATGCTCATTCCTTTCAGGAAGTTTACGGAGGACTCTGAGCCTCCCAAAGGTTTTGTTGCTGAGATCGATGGCTGCTGGCATGATAAGTTCGCATAAGCTGGCGGAGGTAACTCCGAAACGATAGATTAAGCATGAGAGTAAATACTCTCTAGAAAAAATAAGTGCAGTAGCAGCATAAGCGAGAGAGGCCACCCGGCCTCTCTCGCTTTTATGTCGCTGATTACTTCTTCAACGATGCATTGAGTTCGTCAACGACCTTACGGACTTTGTCTTCATCCATGTAGTCGTAACCGCTCAGCTTGTCGACGTGGATGCTGATGCTGTAACCGAACTCACCATGGCCGAACGTCTTGCGTTCGAGTGAGAAGCTCGTGATCTTCGCCGGAGCTTCCTCGATAGAACGTGTGTCGTTCAAAGCGTCAGCGTATGCCTTTAACCCAGCCACTGGCATATCTCCGACTACGCTCTTAGGTGGAAGGTAATCCGCATCTTCGAGCACGATGTACGGCGTTGCATCGTTGGACGTACTCGGGGACTCGTTGGTCAGGCGATCAGCGGCTTCGAGGATCTCTGGGCATGCCGACCTGTCGCCGTTCATAGCTGCATTGAACATTGCCGCCGACTCAAGTAGCGATACCGAACCCGGCAGAATATCCAGCATTTCCGGAGCGGTCTCCAGCCAGAGCATGACGGGTTCGCCGGCAGCGTCAGTGTCAGGCCAGCTCTTAATCAGTTCCTTGAGGTCTTTTACCGAGATGCCTTCAGGGAATACTTGCGGGAATTGTTCGACGGTCATGACTCTCTCCTAACTATGGTTTATGTTTACTGCTCTGATAATGAAGAACGGCTTAGAGAGGGTAGGCCCTCTCTACGCAATTCTCACGCATTACATCGGGGTGAGGTTGTACTTGACCATGTAGCGTTCGATCTCCATGTTGCGGTCGCTGAGGTTGTCGTAGAAGCAAACGCTGTCATTGCCGCATTGTTTCTCGACCTCCTTGAGCCACTTTTTGTGGAACTTAGGGATGACGTCCTTCTCGTTCTGCGGGACGTTGCTGGACGACATGATGCGGCTGTAGTTGCCCTTCATGCGAGTCATGCCACCGTTGATGGCCAGGTTGTAGCAGTTGTCATACTCGCGCTGGTCTTGCTTGGCTTCGCACATCGAGTTGCGCATGGCGAAGGACTGGGTGCTGATTGCTGCAAGGATGAGGACTGCGAAAAGCTTTTTCATGATGAATCTCCTAGATGACAAAAAAGAAAGCAGAGAGGACATCCTCTCTGCTCTATGCTGCGATTGCGATGGTGCGGGTTAAGCGGCGAGACGCTCGCGCAGCTTAGCCATGTCTTGTTGATCGAGAGCAAGCTTCTCGACGTGTTCCGGCGGCCGCTGGATGTTTTCCTTTTGGATCAGGATCTCAGCCGCCGAGTAGCAGCAGACACCATTTACCACGACGTACTTCTTGTCGGGACTGATGCCACGATGCAGGGCGTAATCACCATAGGCGATGTATTCGCCCATAATCGTGGTGCGAACTTCAGCGCCTTCATAGCGGCAGAGCTTGCGCTTGATCTGATCGTAGAGTTCTTCCGAGATGTCCAGATCCAGGTCTTCGGTTTCTTTGCGCAGACCGATCATCAGCAGAGCACCACCGGCTGACAGGACCAGTTCCTTGATGGTCAGGCGATGTTGTTTGCGAAAACGCTCGTAAGCTACGATGAGTTCGGATTTGTTCATGAGTGTCTTTCAGATCCTAGTGGTTTAACACAAGTTGGTAATATGTAGCTGACTTTGTTTAGGATTTATGGCTCTTAACCGGAACCACGGAATTGCCAGTCCGGATACCGGTAACGGTGATACCTTTGCGCTTTGCCATCTTGACTTCATTAGCAATGATGGTCTGACGCTCGGACGCGGGAACATTCTTCCAGCCTTCCGGAGTAACAAGTTCGCCAAGCGCATTGAGGATGAGTTTCTTGTCTTTGGGAGACGCCATGTTCCTTACTCCTCAGATGCAGGCCGGGAAGTCCCAGCTCTCGATTTCCAGCAGGAGATCAGTCATGCTGATCCAGACGACGTTCGAATTCATTGCGAGACCTTTCTGATCAGTTGAGGCGTTGGTCAGGAACTCCAAACTTATATGTTTCCTGGTAAGTAAAGTCCTTGAACTTCTGGATCTGCTCGATGTAGCAGGCGTCGTCTGGATAGCCCAGCTCACCTTTCTTGCAGACGCGGTTGGCTTCAGCCGAGATAGCTTGGCGCTTGGCTTCGACTTTTTGCTTCACAACTGCAGGAACCTCCTTTGACTCCTGCACTGCGAAGTTGTACTCGTCAGCCTCTTGCAGGTAGCTGCCGACTAGATTCGACCAGCAATTGGTGCGTTCTGCCTTAGTCGGCAGGGTATCGCAGGTATTGACAGCGAAGGCGCTGGAGGCCGTCAGAGCGATTACAATCGCTAGGATATAGTTGCGCATGTTGTTCACCTTTTAATCGGCATAGAGAGCAGCCTAGGCTGCTCCTACGGGGTTTTGGAGTGGATTTATGTCTAGGCTGCGGTTTCGAACTTCAAACCGACAGCGCTGACAGACGACAGCAACTCGATATGGTCCGGCATGAGCAGGAGATGGAAGTCGGAGTCGCGAGGATCAGCGCTTACTCCTACGCGGATCAAATCACTGGTGTCGCGATTTACATCGACCTGCTGCGGGAACAATACGTACGGATGATGCTGATTGAGCCGAGATACGTAGTCCATCAGCGAGATATCGGCGACGAGATCCTTCGACGAATCGAGAACGATACTGGCCATCACAGCTTTCAGGCCCGGAACTCTCTGTTCTTGGAAGAACGGATCAGCATCACGATTTGCCGTCATGCGGTGGTAAGCGGTTTGTGTTAGCAGCGCTTCGCGCAAAGCACGCACCAGCAATACGGCCTTCTCGATTGCTTCGTTGGTTTCGGTGATCTCGTCATCATTCCACGAAGCATAGAGCTGGCTGATATAGCCGGAGAAGAAGCGCTCAGTAGCGATGATGAACAACTTGTGTTCCGGGGACTCGGTCATCATAGTCGGGACCACACCCGCTGCCGCTGGCATGAAGCCGAAGCCAGCGTGAGCACCTGCAATGACGCGCCGCCGCGCTCCAAAGCGACCGGCGACTGGAGCGTCGCCATGATGTTGGATTGCTTGTTCTTCCGAACCCAAATGCGTTCGGCCGTTGAGGTCTTCCTTGGGAGTATCTGCGCCACCGGCGATTTCAACCACAGGCGGCAAGCCGGATTCAGCTTGGCCGTCTTTCTTGGTTTCGAAGGTGGTGCCGGTTGCGGTATCGGTAATAGCCATGGTCTTTCCTTTAAGAACAGAGTGGTGAAGTTGGGCCAGTGGTGATGGCCCGGGTAGTGGATCAAGAATTCTTGCGATCGATTTCCTCAATGATCAGAGTTTCATGGAGGATGAGGCCAAGAGTAACGTGCGCAAGTGTTTGTTGCTGGCGCCGTAGCTCTATGGTTCCGCTCTGATTAATCAGACTCTTGATTTCCTCGAAATACGCGTAGACCGCCTGAACATGTGGGAGCTTCAGAGTCGTCTTGCGAGGGCGATATAAGCGATGAGCGTGAAGTTCTTTCGAGTTGGTAAACGTCGTGATATGCATCAGGACGGATTGATCTCGTGCAATATGCGCCATAAAGCGTAGCGTAATGCGGCGCTCTGCATAACCTTCAAAGCCAAAATACAGGCACAACGAAATTAGTTCATCGTCATCGCGAGAGTATTCATCAGCGTAGACCATCTTCTCAATCTTCGACAGATTGATAAGATCGACGACATAATCCATTCTCCGTTGTTTCTGGTAACTGGGTTGCGTCTTGAGGTCGATCGCGATCGCCATCTGGCCGCTGCAGTAATCCAGATCAGCGATATTCGGAATATCATATTCGGAGATATTAGCCGCATCAATTGCAGTCTCGATTGCAGCTTTAGTGGCTGTGTAATTCCCTGCAATGCGATCAATGCGAGCTTGATGGGTCTCACCAGGCCGCGCTGCATAAATCGCAGCTACGTCCATTACTGGCGCAGGAATCAGGTAATCTTCAATCAACGCAATATGCGTTAGGCCTAATTCTTTCCCGTGTTCAAATACTTCGCCAACGACATAGCAGCACAGGTTAAACACTGTGCTTGCTTTTTCCCCTACGCGTAGCATGCGCTGAATGTAGGGATGGTCGGCCCTATCAGTTTTTCCAGCGAGGACGATATACGCGAGTTCGAGGCAGGTAGAACGAAGATTCAGCAGATACTGTTCGGTATCTTGGTGCTCGTGCCGATACTGATGCACTTTTTCTTTCAGTGCTAGTAACTGTTGCCTTTTCTTATCAATAGACGCGCAGACTAGGTTATGCATTGTTACTTTCTCCTTCAGGTAGTGCAAATGAGGTTAGGTGTTACACTTGACTAGCTACCGTGGCTGAGATTTCACCATTCTTCTTAATTACAGGTTTATCCTCAGACCATACATCAGGGGTCGTAGTAAAAATGTCAGAAACTGCATAAAACCCGAGAGCGCTTGCCCTCGGGGTTTCGCGTTTTATGCCGTTATTGCTCGGCCGCCGCCAGCGCCTTATTCAGCGCAAGGTAGGCGTTGATTTCTGCACGAGCGACCTCTACTGCGGCAGAGAGGATCTGCCGCTGGATCTGGGACATCGATTCCCACGGAATAACAAACCGCAGTTGCTGGTGTTGGCTTGCCGCTGCATTGTAGGCCTCACGATTTGCCTGCACGGAGTCGTAATACATCCGGTAGACTTGCTCGGCAGAGATGTCGGGCTGATGAACCACGAGATGCATCGCCGCACGCGAGATGTCGTTATACGGAAGTGGCTTGAAGATTTCACCGTTAGAGCCAAAGTTGCTCAGGAAAGTCGACAACGACTTAACTACCAATTCGGTTTGGTCAACTGTGATCAGTCTCGCCACACCTTCCACCACCTTCGGGATACAGAACTCGACATAAGCACTGTCATTCTGGTCGTACAGCGCCACACGAATCACCACGTCCCAGTTCGGCTGATCAGGCACACGACGCAGCGTAAAAGAGCTAAGCACCTCCAGCTGCGGTGCCTGTGGATTGAGTTCTGCATAATAACCAACGAAACGCCGCACCGATTCGGAGAAGGCGCGGACATTGACTGCATGCGGTGCCAGCTTGTCCTGCATGATGAGGCCGTGCTTGGCCAGTTCGCGTTTGATGAAACTCTCAACACGAGTCAGCGGGTCCGTAAGCACGTTATAAAGAACGGTGCTAGGTTCTTCCAGAAGGTGGAGTTTTGCCCACTGGTTGCGATCAACCGTGTTGAGGGTGGCACGCAGCATGCCGCGCAATTTGGAATAGTGGCCGATCTTCTTAGCACCATCGAAGATCGATGCCAGAGTTTCGACCTCAACCGGCTTACCGAGTTGCAGGTCGCGTTCCAGGAAATCGCGCAGAGTGACAGCGCATACGGCAGGGGTATCCATTTGCATCCTTTGGTTGTTATTCAGGCGGTGATTACTTTCCTATCAACACTATCTAGGTGTGGATACAAAAATAATCAGCGGCATAAGAGGCACATTGCCCCAGCTCAAGCCATCTGGCCGCACCCCTACGCTCAGTAAGGGATTTAGGTTGATGGTCGTGGCTGGGGCGTATGCTTTTCATTGAGTGGCGCCAATCGTTCAACAAAGTGATAGCTAAGGGAAGTCTTGGAGAGCATCAGTCTACCAAGAGCGACACGAAACTAGCATCGGTGTCTATTACGTTATTGCCGAGTCCCACACAGGAACTATTACTCGAAGGGGAGTGTATCTGGAGCGAGAATCTCACTCAGTTAGGGCATGGTCATTTACCCTCAGATATACGCGAGCGCATCGCTGACGTACGCAAGTATGTCTGCAATCAACGAGGCGCCGCTGGGACCGTGAGCGACTGCATGTAAGTCTGAGTGAGATATGCTAGCGTACCTACTTCTCACTGTGCCGAACAGCCCTCTCGCTGGCGCAGTCACCTGCCAGCGTCGATATCGCACGCGGCTGCTCAGGCCGCGGTTGAAGAGGGCTTTGCATCCAGGACACAGGGTACGAGCCAGCCCGAAATACGGAGCTGGCCAATGAGAAGTAGGAGTTACGCCAGAAGCCCCAGCTCAGATAGCTGAAGAATCCGAAGATGTTTGTTCTCCTTGTTCTTTGTTGAGTGTTGTGCACTCGTGGTCAAATAATTAGCCACCCCATGTAATTTCTTACAGGGATGCTGTTTTACAGAGATATTCATCAAGCGCTTGTGCAGTGCGATCGATTCTCCATTGATTCAGTAACACGTTTGCCGAGGCAATTGCAACGGCGGGAGGATCTGGTTCTTCAGTGATCACTCCTGCCGCTAGCTCAGCATCATGTTTAGCCTTAGCACGATGATACGCGAGATGCTTATCAAACGTAGCGCGAGCTGTCAACTTCGACGGTGTAGCTGATGCTACGCGCCAGTTGGTCGGCATGGTCGAAAATCTCCAGCGTGTAGCGCCAGTTCTTATCGCTCTTCGAGCGGGTCAGCTTGGCGGTTTCCAGACCTTGCTTGAACGCTTGTTTGAAAGCGACAGCATAGTCGATGTAGTAAGCCAGGTCGCGCTCTTGCTTCCACGACAGACCGATGCTGCTGCGCAGGAAGCCCTGCACGCGGCGCAGTTCCTTGTCCAGAGCAGCGATGTGGACGGTCAGGTTCGTATAATACTCAACGCTCTTGACTTCGAAGATTTCTTCCTTCACCGGTGCAACCACTTTCGGTGCCGGAGCTTCTTCAGCCATGTTGAAGAAAGCCAGGATAGCGTGGGAGATACGGTCGATTTTGTTCAGTGCATTCATGATAGACTCCAGTACAGTTGTTAGGTTTTGATCGAAATGATCAGATTGCGCTCAAGCAGGTATAAGCAGCCTTGTCCCAGCCAGACCACGTTTGGATAGAAACTTCCACACGGGTGCAGCCAGTGCTGCCAACGGGTGTGCGCGTAATCTTCAACTGACTGAAGTCGCGCTCAGAAAAGCTGGTTACTGCATTGTGAAACGCCATGATGTCTGCCATAGCTTCGGCTTGCAAACCGAAACGACGGGCATAAAAGAGAGCCTGGAGGCCCTCTATGTGCGCAGCCACACGGCCTTCTTTTACATTAGAGAAAATCTCTTCGCGCGGCAGCTGTTCGATAGCTTCGCGTTCTTCACGATAGAGTACAGACACATCCATCTCCTAGGAGCATAAGGTGATTAAGCACCGCCACCCAAGAGATGGGCGCGGTGCTACGTTTGTTGCTGCTGCATGTATTGCCTTCCTACGAACTATCCTTGTTCAGAAGCTGGGCGCTAATTAGGCGCCATAGCAAAGCAACTGCATAAAAGACTTACCAACCGTTCCCTTGGAAACGGAAGGCTTCACGTTCTGTGTAGGTCATCATCGCTTCCGAGCGACGTTGTGCGTGTTGTGTAGCATCGGCCTTCAGGTTAGCAACCTTGTGACGGATGCTGTACTCGCTACGGCCCTTGCCGAGCCAGTAAGTAGCAGCGTCGTCGACAACCTTGAAGACATCCTGCTTACGCTTCTCCCAGCGCGCTGCTTCAGCAGCTTCTGCAGAGTGAGCACGGTCTTGCTTGGCCATGTCGCAGGCTGCGTTAAGAGCGATACCCAGCAGTCCGCCAATTGCGCGACCAATCAGTTCGCTACCCGAAGCGGATTTTTTGGTGATGGAGTTCATGGTGTTTTCCTTTAATCTAGAGTTATGGTGATGTAAATACGTCGTAGGTCGCACCCTACGGTTTAAAGGCCTGTCGCAACAAAGTTGTCGATCAGGAATTCAGCAAAACACAAATCCGTGAGACAGCGCTTCTTACCAGCTGCTTCAACCATGCTGCGAAGATTATTCTCGCGACAGTTCTTCTTCCACTGCTCGGTGAAGTCGCTGTGGTCGAGATTCATCGCCGTTTTCAGTTTACTGAGCGCACGTTTGTACAAACGGTCAAACTTGAAGACGTCCGTGTGTCCGAACTGTTCCGGATTAATTGGCATGGCCATGTACATTACAACTACTCCTTTTCCTTAATCTATTATTTTGTTTTGATGCAGCTGCATCGCGGAGGACTACCCGAAGGCAGTCCTTGACGATGAATCCGCTTACCACCACCGCGCTACGCAGAATGCCACGAAGCATTCGAGCGAGTCGAACAACTCCGGATCAGCTTCTCTCGTCGGACCGTAGAACAGCTCGCCCCAGATCGGGAAGGCATGCAACGCACACGGTCGCAGTTCAATCACGATCTTGCAACCGTACACGTCAGCCATCAGCGTGTCTTCGGTGCGGTACTCCCACTTCAAGGTCTTCATGAACTTCTCGATGATTCGCTCACCATCGGTGTTGTTCTCGGGACGCTGGTGCAGGTAGATCACTGCAGCCTGATGATCGCGGGAAAAGTCATCAGCGCATTTGAATACTTGGGACATGGGGTCGTTCCTCTTTTAGTAGAGAGATTTGCCACAATTGCACGGGCCAGAGTAACCATGACGCTCAGCGCCACTGCCGCGACTGAGCAAGCAGTTAGTCTGACTACCATTGATGGTGAAGTACACCCAGCCCTTAGGAGCGCGAGTAGTTTTCATTTCTCTTTCCTTCTAATTAAAGACCAGTCCAGATAAAGTGATCGATCAGGGTGTGCATGTAAATTGCAGCTTGTAGAAACACTTGATCGATCGGATGACCGTCATCCTTATCGAAGAGTTGTTTGGCATGTTCACTCAACTCTTCTGCGCGACGATCGATATCGAGATGCTGGAAGCGTTGTCGGTTGTTATTCAGAGCTGCTGCGATTTTACTGAGAGCAGCGTAGCGCAGCTTTTCTTTTAACTCTTTCGGATCAAAGCCGCTAACATCCAAGCGACGAACATTCTCAAGTTCGTCGCTATGGATCATCGCTGCGTAGGCGCCACCGCCATCAAGATTGAGAAACATGCTTTTCTCCTTAATCGTTCTTCAGGCCTGCGAAACGGAAGTGGAGCTGACGATTACCATTCTTCTCAGCGAAGTAGAAGACGAAGATATTGGACTTCTCGGGATGATCACGATACCAGACCTTGCATTCCCACTGTTCGCTGAATGTCGGAAAGTCGTTGTAGGCCAGTTCGATCGCATCTGCCATAGCGTAGCGCATGATCGCTGATTCCATTGCGACTTCGCTAGTGTTAGTAGCGTCGATACGTTTCTGCAGCTCGGTGAGGATAGAGTGCAAGACTTCCTTACCGTGACTTGCACCGTCGAGATAGACGCATTTGTTGGTCAGGTACTTGGCAACTTGTTGCTTAGCAGCTTCTGCGGCGAGACTGATAACATTGCTGATCATGATAGACTCCAAAGTTTTTAGTGTTTGTGAAATGCTTAATAGAAGGGCCACTCAAGTAAGAAGTGACCAATCTATTTAGCACTCGGAACGAATTACGTATGCTGCTTTTGTTACCTTTGTACCTTTGCTGCAATACTGCAGCTCGAAATGATCCGTCGATTGGACGTCATTGTCGAAGAACAACCACGCATCGAAATCATCATCGCCAGCAGTGGCGATTGCATGATTTAGGATGCTCAGGAAGCGCGCGTCTTCCCGTACTACTCGTTGTACTGCTTCCTCGGCTGTGCCGAGTTGTTGGAGTTTGTTGATGCGCAGGTTGCACCAGAACAGCAACACCTTGGTCAAACCGTCATGCTCTTTGGTGAGCTTGACGCACTGCATGTTGCGGACTTTGGGAGCAACTGGGCGAACGCTGTGGCCCGACGCCAATACTAAGCCGCGGAGCATGTGAAACCCCACGAACTTAGCGGTACTACCGGACAACACGTTAGACAGGATACCCATGGTAACTCCTTTGCGAAAAAGAAAACAACGAAAAAGGCAGGGGGAAGAGCTTACGCCCCTCCCCCTTTTTAAGTGCTGGGTTCCGAATGGAACCAGCTAAAGGAAAAGGAACCACTAGCACATTGCTAGTATTGTTCAAGGTTAGAATATGTGGTTGAAAATTATTTCATTTGATCTTAACGGCATAAAAGCGAGAGGGGCAAGCGCCCCTCTCGCTATGCCTGCGGCGTAGTGGTGTGAGTTGTGCGATGGAAGAAAACCGCGTGATTAGAGCCGACTGGAATACGGTCCTTTATCGCCGTTGCAAGCCTGACCATGATCTGTGGCAGAGCATTCAGATTCTTACCGGCGTTAACGGTAGCATCTGCCTGCAGTGTTACAGATACATGGACGGTGCCTGTCGTATTACGCTTCTTACAGTTATCAATCACAAAGCGCTCACCATTGCCAGTGCTAGTCACCGCATAGGTTTTGAGCTGTTCTGCTGCATCAACAATACAAGCCCAGCCGTCTTGCGCCATCGCCTCGATCATTTCATCAACTAGAATCGGGATGGAGTCTACCCCAATTTCCAAATCACGCAGTTTGTGCCAGCGGTCCTTGTGATAAGCACTAATCGAGCTAGTTACGTGGTCACTAATCTTTCCAGTGGCATCGTACTTACCGATAACGCTAACCGTTAGTCGCACCGGGCGTTGTTTCTGCTTAGAAATGACGTTGAGCTGATTACAGATATCGATGCAGGCACTCTTCTGATCACTGGGTTCAGATAGAGCCGCTGCATAAGACGCTAAGTCCGTGAACGGAACGAGCTTGTCATCTGTCTTGTTTTTCGGAGCAGGGGGCTCTTCCGGCAATGCAACTTCCGGCTCGCCGGAAGAGTCCCTTGGTGCTTCCTGTTCACTATCTTCCCGCATCTCTTTGGTTATCTCTTTGGGAAGAATGACGGCACCGATAGCAACCAAAGCATACCCCACCACGGCGCGGATGCTCAGCAGAAGGCGTGTGAGTAGTTTCATTTTCCTCCTTTGAGGAGCATAGCAACGAAGGTCTCGTTGATCTTGTTGATGAGTGCGTACTTGATCGTTTCACCCCGGTCGACCAAATAAGTCGGCGGGTTTACGATCTCGCGCTCTTTGATCACCGGGATCAGGCGATCAATCACAGCAGCGATTACGCCAGCATACTGATTGAATACCGCCGACCAATCACCCGAAGCGATCAGTGGAATGATCTTCCGCAGTTGGCGAACTTCAGGGTCTTCGCCCATCACTTCCAGATAATGATCAAACAGCTCGCCCAAAGTGAGCGTGCGGTTAAGACCAAGCCACGGAATCATCCGGCTAGTGGTAGCTGCCCAACCCATCAGCAGTCGATACAGGCCATCCGTAACTTCTGAACGCCGTACTTCTTCCCAGCACTTGATGATCTCCACAGCTTTGGCGGCACGACCGTAACCAGTGTGCTTGTACTTGTTCGGATCGTACGAAACCATTGCGAAGTGATGCAACTGGGTTACCACTTCCAGAGCATTCCAGGACAGCTGAATATTGTCCAAAGCGATGCGGAAATCCAGATTACAGCGGCTGATCTCCTGCACGAAGAAGTCGAAGCTCACGAAGTTCAGCTGGATACGAGTCTCTCTGACATCGCACCGACCCATCGGCGCCATTCCGCCTGGTGTTATGCTAATGGCTTCGATACTGAGATTGTGGAGCTGCTTAAGCGTGAACGAGATCTGCGGCGGCAGGATGTCTTCTTCCTTGAACTGCCGGGTGTCAAAGTTGATGGCCTTGACATACTGGATCAGCGGACCGTGATACACGACGTAGAAGTCGTAATCCGAGTCCGGGCCAGCGTAACCTTTTGCCTGCGAGCCAAACAGGCCAGCAAACAAGAGCGTGATGTTGTATTGCTTGGCGATTTCTTCCAAGCGTTCTTTGACATGCGGCAGATACCATTGCTTAGCTGCTTTGTGTGCTGCACGCTGTTGTTCGAGTGCTACCGTTGTCATCCTTATTCCCGCCATTCAGTAGTTCATTAGTGACTAGGCCGTGCTTAGTTTCAAACACGGCCTAGCCCTGAAGATGGATCACACGGTGATCTCTTCACTTTCTTGATCTTCACCATTGAGAAGTTCTTGATACAGGTCAATCATCTCGCGTGTTTCCTCAGCTCGGGTCGGGACGCGACGCGGATGCTTGCGAACGTAGTCGGTAGCCTCTTGCAGAACCTTGTCGGTAAAGATCTGCAACAACCCCATGGCTTCCTCGCTCACACCTTGCGGGGCTACGAAAGGGCTGCGCTCAACGCGAGCACGAATCACACCAAGCACCGGCCGCTGGAAGCCTTCCGAGAATGCCCCGCCCCACTGATCGATGTTGAGCGTGATCAGTTCATCGACGGTACGGCAATGCTGCTTATCGCCGCCAATGTAGGCCAGTACACGATGCGCCGACCAGAGGATGCCCAAGTAGGTGCGTTCCTGTTTGAACTCCAGCCCGCTACCCTGAATCTGCGAGAGCGTGTGCATCGACTTGGTGATGTGTTCTGCGCAACGGAACACAAGGTTCTCAACGCAAAAGTAGTCTTCCGCCACCGGGTCGAACAGAAACTTGATCCGTTCGTTCTCCTTAGCGAAACTTTCGTACGCCATCAGCGAGAACGTGCTGCAGTTCATGATGCCGCGCAACAGCGAGCGCATGTCCAGTATCGAGACCATAATCGGCCAACCCAGCTCGTGTGTCAGCTTGGTCGACAGATCTGCCAGTCGCTTGCGACGCTCTTCAAGCGTGCCCTCGAAGAAAGGCACGTTCGTCATGTTGATGTAATCCGACACCGGACGATTGAGCAAAAAGCACATGTCGATGTCGGAGTTCGGGTCATTGAAGCCGCGCAGCATGGAGCCATGAATGGCCGAAGCTACCACTTCCAGTCCCAGATGGCGGGATACGAGCACGCTCGCCTCAGCGAGTTTTTCCTTGTTGTTGTCCAGCATGATTAGGTCCTCGTCTATGTTAAGGTACTACTGTCTTTACTCCAATGGTAATATGTGCATGAAAACCACACCATTAGAGTTACCCCTTCGTCATAGAAGGACAACCAGCTGTAAAAAGTGATTAGAAGTAAACCTGGATACAGTGATGGTCCATCTCGTTCTGGCGGGCATCTTGGTTAAAGATGCGAGCACAGATTACACCGTGACAGCCTTTAGCATTCTCCTTAGCCCACTGGCTGGTCAGTTTCTCGAAACCGATATAGCTACAGAACCACAGACGATCATCGTTATTACCGACAGTTTTGGTATAGCCTTCTTCGTAGAACTGTGGTGCAGTAACGACGTCAAAGATATGACTCTTGACACCGCCGAGGTCTGGATTGGATTCATACCAGTCAACTAGCAGGATAGCCAGAATGACGCGCAAGTTAGCGCGCAGTTCTGCATCAGAGTCAGCACGACCGACGCCATGCAACATCGTTCTGGTGTAAACACGGTTATTGGGATTGACAATGTGGAGATAGGCCATGGTAGTCTGGGTTAGTAAGTAGGTAACATGAAATGTGTAACTGGGTAACTTTTACCCACGTAAACAAAAAAATAAAGACCGGGACGAACCCGGTCTTTATGCCGGCCTAAAGCCGATTAGTGCAGCGCCCCCAGCAACACGACCAGCATATGGTACTGGTCGTTCGCGGAGCCGTTCAGCAGCTGGTGCTTCGGATCGCTGAGGTCGAGTTCTTTGGTGAAATCGATCTCGGTAACGTTGGCGCCGGCGACTGCGGCTTTCAGGTGTTCCGAGAACGGAGCGTGGGTGCATTTCAACCACTGGCAGAGTTCAAACAGCCAGTAGCATTCGCCCAGCGTGTGTTTCGGAGTATCATCGATCGCGGCGATCATGCTTGCCAGATCTTGGATGGATGGGGCGCTGGTGTGCTGCAGATTCTTATTCACCAGGTTGCGTTCGAACTCTTCAGCGATGTTCTGACGCTCCGGGCTAGCTTCATCGGAGATGATCACGCGCAGAACCGTGTTGCGTCCGAAGAACTGATGGTTGGCCAGCAGCCACGGCACACACAACAGGTAGGACGGGCTGCGGACATTGCGATCGAAATACTGGAAGCAGTTGTTGATCGCTGCTTGGAAGCGATAGCGGATGAGCCCGCGACGTTCTTCCAGACCTGCAGGCGCAGCACGCAGGTGATGCATGGCGCGCGCAGCATTTTCATGTTCTTTCTCGATGGCTTGGAGGAAAGCCTCCACCGAGACGATGTCCGGATTCGTATTAGCGTCGGGATGCGTATTCATAGCGAAACTCCTAAAGAGGGTACAGCAGTTGAGTGGATAAAACTTCGGCATAAGCCCAGAGGCCGTAGCCTCTGGGTCATTATAGAGCAAATGACTTGCGAGTTACCAGTACCAATACCCAGCACCGTCAGGACGAACCTTCGCCATCACCTCGTAATCTGGATTCCGCGTATAGCGATGCAGCTCACGAGCAGTATGATGGCGATGCTCTTTTTCGTACTCGCGGCGATACCACTTTGGGATACCGGCGCGACGATATTCCTTGGTAAAACAGTCACCGAGCTTCTTACGAAGATCGGCGTAATCTGTCTTGCTGAGTTGGCGCTTGGCTTCTCGCCAACCACCGGCAGTCAGAGGAATCCAGTACATCTCATCGAAATACCAATCACCGTAGTCATAACGAACATCAATGCGGTAATCAAGAGGTTGGCTGGGGTTCTGGCGGTAAGTGCGTGACATGTTGAGGTTCTCCGATTAAGTTGCACAATCGGGTACTCGTATGCCATCGCATGGCGATGTAATGTTCGGTCACGTTACACGTAGGCCAGCAGGGTATGGACTGCGTTGTTCGGTTCCACCAGTGTGATCACGACTTCGCGACAGGCCTCGGGATAGTGCTCACTAACCCAAGGGCTGGTGATTTCGCGCACGCCGATGCGGCCGAGCTTGACCTTCGGGTCATCGGACAGGAGGGCGATCTGGTCGGGCACTGCCGATTCACCGGCAGTGTAGCGGTCGCTGATCTCGTCGAGCACGATCCGGACAACAGGTTTGGCATCGCCATTGGAATCGTACACGATGAGCGCGTCAGCCATCTCTTCCGTGTAGTCCTTCAGGCGATAAGAAGTGGGGTCGCTAGCCTTGGTGTTGGCCGCATTACGGACAACGACGTGTTTGGTCAGATCAACAATTACAACACTCATTGAAGCCTCCTAAGAAGTAAAGATAAGTCAAACAGTGGTGGTATCGGCTTTAGCCTTGAAAATCTCATCAGCGGCAGCGGGCGCTGTTACCGCTTTAACGAAGCCTTGCGGATTGCCCTCATTCGCCATGTAGTACGCACTGGCATCACAACCGCGCAGAGCACGTTCGATCGGGGTATGTTCGGGCCATTGCTCGTCATAGAGCTGCTCGTAATACTCTTTGATGCTGCGCGGAGACATGCGTCCAACCTCGATCAGCTTCGTCACACGGCCCGGACGGTACATAGCGGGATCTATCTTCTCCAAATGGTTAGTGGTGAAGATGATCACGCAGTCCGTAATCTCCACGGGAGACTGCAGTGAAGCCAGCATCCGTCCGAGAGCCGGACTATCATCGATATCTGCCGGAGCCATCGGATCGACATTTTCTTTCTTCTCACGCTTACGCAGACCTTGCATGAAGGTATCGAAGTCATCATGCAACAGTACCGGAACTTCACCCTCGGCGATATTGTCGCGCGCTGTGATGACAGTATCACTGAGAGTAGGCTGACGATGATCATTGATCGTGACGCCATTCGTCACGAAGAGCGAAGTGCGTAGCCTGAAAGCAATGTACTCGGCCAACACAGACTTACCGGTGCCAGGCTCACCGTGGAGCATAAAGACCAGCTTGTGCGGGATATCCAGTCGGTTATTACGATCGCGGTTCTTCAGGAAGTTATCGATAGCTTCATCGATCTCTTCCTTAACTGCGTGGTCAATCGCCAGCACAGGCAGGGTGGTAAAGTTGCGCATCCGCACAGCCGACGGTGGTTCTGATCCCCACGAGGCGGCCTTGATCTGATAGATACCCGGCACGGTATATTCTCGCACGCTCTCGCCGAGAATCGCCAGCATCTTCTTGCGATGAATTCGCAGCGCAGTCAACGACAACGTAATAACTCGCCGACCCGCCTTGTTACCATCTTTGTTGTCCTGGTTCTCCTGTTTACGCGATACCCAGATCCACGCGCCGTCGTAGTGGAAGAAGAACCCACCATCTGCCAGAGTCTCGGTCAACTGCTTCTTTCGGGTAGTCAGTCTAGCCATCGCACGACGACCAGACACGCGCTTTTGCAGTTCGTGCTCGAACTTCTCCGCAACTACTTGAATCATCGAACGATTGTCGTTGTAGTCGTACTCGATGTAATACGTGAAGACGATATGTCGCTTAATGTAGTACCAGAGACGCTTCGGTATGCTGCGCGCCACGTACGCCAGCGACCCGATGATTGAAGCGGTAGCAGCGCCTGCAATTAGGGTGTTACCGTTAAGAGCACTGGAAATCCAGCCATTGAACGCACCAACAATCTGCTGGGCGTGAGAGATAGCAGTAATCATTGTATTATTGTTCCTTGTTAGGTAGTCCTACAAATTTCCCTAACATGTAAAAACTGAGACGGCATAAAGCGCCGGGTTTCCCCCAGCGCTCTAAGCTTTTAAGCAGCAACTGCCTGAGTCGCGTGACTGTACTCGATGGTGATGCTGAGCACTTTCTTGCCACCGAGCACGAAAGCCACTTCCACGCCCACTTGAGTCGGCTTCAGCCTGATATGCTTCGGCATCAAGGCATCGGTAGGTTTGACGGTTGCCGCCACTGCTTCGAAAGCAGCTATGGCCATACTACTGAAGCGAGGATTGGCCGAGAGTACATCCTTGGCTTTATCCCAGCTGACGGATTTACCGAGGGAAGAGAGATCGCTCTTGGACGGAGCAACCTTCTCTACAATCACATCAGACAACACTGCCAAGCCATCCTTACGCACGAACAGCTTGAGCGTTTCCATTACTTCCGCTTTCTCTTTGGAATGCAGCGTAACGATCAGGATATGGCCGTGATTCGGATCGGCTTGCAGGGCAGCGGTGAGATATACCTTGCTGCTGCTGTTGCCTTGTGACCAGACGAGATTGTGCTTCTCCCACATTGCGCGAAGAACAAGAGAGTTATCGAACTCGTTGTCGAAACCTTCCTGAATTGCAGCGTGCATGAAATCCATCACACCGCCATCATAACGCTTACCGTCAAATGCTTTCAGTCGTTGGCTCATAGCTTTCCCACTAAACTTCGTTAACCCCAAGGATGCCAGCTGTCATCCCGTTTCTTTTTCTCTTCAGAGACAAGCGCTCTGAGTTCTTCGTATTTCCATGGAAGGCCGAAGTCGACATCCGGCTGGCGCTTCATAGCGTCCCAAGATTTTTCTTCCTCAGCACTGACTGCATGGTGATAAGGGTGTCGCGAATCGGTAACGTAACCGTGATCAGTATCAAACACGAAGCCTTCGCCTTCGTGGAACGCATCATTCGAGAAGTAGATGACGGCTTCCCTGCTACCATCTTCGAAAATGCTGCGCAGAAGAATGTCGCCTTCTTCCAGCACAAGATTCTCACGAATGCCGTTGAGCAACATGATAAAGAGCTTCTCACTCGGACGACTGGTGCTGGCGCGGCTTTCATACAGCCAGAAATCACCTTTGTCTTCTTTGACGCGCCAGCGCCAAGTATCGAAGTAAGATGAGCAGCTCACTAGCATGGAGTGGATTGTACTGACTGCTTTGTTCAGATCCTCTTGCGCTTGGTTTCTCGGCGGCGGCGGATCAGTCAGCTCTTCCTTGATCCAGTAGAGATAGTCGAGAAAATCCAGCAAGTGCTGCGGTGCCGTCTTCTTGACTCGCAACTGGGTAGCGATTCCGGTATAGTCAGCCATGATGTTTCCTTTAAGCAGTTCAGTGGTGTTTACAGCGTGGTAATATGTTCCCAGAGAAATCTTGAGATGGATTTCAATGGCATAAAGCGGAGAGCAAATGCCCTCCACCTTATTACTGCTTTAGCTTGCGTTTCCAGCCGATACTCAGGACGTAACGCACGCCTTCTTCGACTTTTGTTACCGAGTGAGTTACCAGATCCGGACGGAAGTAGTTGATGCCTCTCCAACGAAAGAGGGACTTCTCACAAACCAACTCTCCGCCTTTCTTCGGCGCCTTTAACTCGATGTTCAAACGGAAGTGACCGTAACCCTCGATTACGGGATCGACATGGGGAGGAATGGAACTCCCTACGCCATATCTGATCAGATGGCAGTCCATGTTCAGAAGCTGGCTATTGAGCATCGTAAAGATGCGATAGCCTGTTCCCTGTCTGCCATCTTGCCAATGCCACAGCTTTCTCATGGTTATTCTCCTGTACTACAGAATCCCCATTAGAAGTAGAAAATGGATCAGCCCTTGGACACCATCGTCAGTGTGATTGCACGACCATCCGGCAGAAACACGCTTTCACCGAACGTCGGGAACTTGGTTTCCGAGTTCAGGTTGAAGTCTTTGATATCCCGCACCATATACGCCATCACGATCTCGTTCGTGATATGGAACATACGATCACGCACGTCAGCATAAGGCACGCTGACGATAGTATCACCAAAGTCCTTTACCGTACCTTTGTGGAACGAGAACGACATCATGCTGTTCGGCGTGTAGCTGTAGGTCTCACCTACTTCCAGTGCCTTGATCGCTTCGTCGTGGTTCCGGTCTTTAGGCGAGAACCCGCGATAAAGCGTTTCACGTACCGGAGGCGGTTGAATGGCTTCGAACACACGCTTGGCTTCGCGCAGTTTCGGCAACAGCGAGTAGTCAGTGACGGTGATCCAGCGTTCCACAGCTTCGAGGAGTTCTTTGTGCTGAATCAGTTCTCGGACGATGCGTTCGTCCACGTCTTCCTTCTGGAAAGTGACTTGGGGATGGGACCACACCCGGTCTTCTAATTTGTCCCACAGTTGTTTGGTCCAGTCGTACACTTCTTCTTGCTCCAGGCCAAGCCCGGGTTGCCCGTCGAGGGACAGAACTTTCAAGCCCATGATGAATACCTGTTGGTTAGATGATGGCTATAAAATAGTTCACAGCGGCATAAAAAGCGGGAGAGGGCACTCACGCCCTCTCCCTTAGTCCATTGTTTCCCCAAGACGCTCCACCAAACGTCAAGAGAATTCAACCGCAAACCAAACATCAGCCGAACGAATACCACGCTTCTATAGTGAGTGTGGGGAGAGGATACGGGCCCATCTACCTATCTTACCTCTCCCCACTACCTCGCAGGCCACCATCAAGCCTTTTGAGTAAAGTGGTAACAACCCACTCACTACCGACACTGTTACCCGCCTCAGGACGTAACCTGTGCATTGGGTCAGCTCCCAACTCAATGTCGGAACTACGCTCGTTCTAACGTAGCTTTGCTTTTTACCGCTTACCGAGATAGCGGTGTTTACCTCGCCTCATTTGCTCGGGTCTTTGAGGTTTCGCAATTCCATATCCTTTTTTGATAGGCTGGAGGTCTGCAAGAGGTAGAGTTTCATGCCCCGGCTTCAGCTGATGCACTTTTCCCTACTCGCTCCGCACCCACAGGCTATCCCTCTAAACTAAACACCGACTGTCGCATGGCTGCTACAGCTCCGTATCGCTTGACTTTAATTGTCGACTCTAAACCACTACTACCTATCAGATCTTTGCGAGGTATGTCGGTCTTACATTCTTGCGATGGGCTTAAGCTACTCTGGTGGAGAAACCTAATCAGCAAGCTGCCGGTGTAGAAACGATCTAGAGCCGCCTGTCACTCCGAGTGACGGACAGTGTCAATTTAAAAGGATAGTCCACGAGCAATCTGAACAAAAACATTCAGAAATGGCTAATGGGACATAACATAGGGAAATATGATAAGGTAACTAGGTATTTACCTACTTATGCAAACAAAAAAATAAAGCGGCCGAAGCCGCTTCACTCACCAAGGCCAGTGAGCAAGTCCAGCGAGGATCAGTAAGACCACCAACAACTTGATCTTAGTCTTCTGGACCTGTACGTAGAAGTCTTTGTCCTCTACGAGGCGATCGAACACGGAACGACTCATCGACGTAGCTCCTGTGCTGCTACACGTGCTTCCAGATTCGAATCCTGCAACTCTTCAACCTGCTTGAGCAGGGCAGCCATCCGGAAACCAGCATCGCGACACTCAGCGCAGTCACTGGACTGCAGATGTTCAACGAGTTGTTCGTCAGTGAACTCTCCATCGAGTTCTTTCTGATGACAGATAGTCATTGCCCCTCCGGCCAGACAACAGCGTCCGCACGGCCAGTGAACACAGCCCACGCGGCACGGAAGCGAGCCTTGATGCCGCAAGCGCATTGCGGTCGAGCAGGAACCCAGCGCCCGTTGATCTGGGCTTGAGTGGTATTGATAGTCTCGCAGAGACTACGCAGTCCCCACATGGTAGGTTCGTGTTTGAATTCCGGCTTCAGTTTCTTGAACCATTGCAGCAACTTCATTGTTTCTCTCCTGCGTTTGCCAGTATGGCGGCTGACTTGTTAAATACTTCTTTGATAACATCCGCGAGCGCCTTCAGGCCGTCGGGAGTATCGACGTGGTAGCTGCCGCAGGCGAAGCCTTTGAACCACTCGCGCGGGCTCGGGCAACCACAGTGACCTGCAACGCGCACAACGCGACCGTGGGTAGCGTGCAAAGCTTCTGCGGTATCGACGTCGAGTCCGGGACCTTCAACCATCCAGTAATACCAGCCGCGAGTGAATTTCCAGCCATGCAGTACGCCCAGTACCGATGTCTTCACTTCACCGGATTGGCGGCGAAGCATATCAGCCAGCCATTCGGGTGGTTGACCAGCATCTTCTTGCAGCGTCGGAATACCGGCTGCTTTGAGTTCGGCACGTAGAATATCATCGGTGTCTGCGTGATCACCGGCTCTGTTGGGGAAACCCATTTCTACTCCCTAAAGTAAGTTAACGGCATAAAAGGAATGCAGGGGGTGGCGAAACCAAGGCTAACCCGTCCCTGATCCCGCCACCCTTCTCCCACACCGCCCTCACCGCGTGCTCGCGGCCAGAGGACTACATTGGGAAGGCTGCGTCGACAGACGCTCCGGCGGCTAGCGGGCCGCACCATGGCGTCAGCTGTCTTCCCTGCGTGGGGAGCTTTGCGGCCCGCGATCTCGCGAGGCGCGCTCCCCATCGTTCAGCGCGGGCGAGTCTCTCAATCCCGCCCGCGCCTGAACACTTCACTACAACAATACTGATCCCTCGGGTTAGGATTCGAACCTACGACCTGCGTCTGGTATGGTAGGCCGGCCGCTGAGGACCCGCCTTGGTGACGCCGCTCTGCCGGACTGAGCTACCGAGAGTATGCTACGGAAAACTGGCTCCAAGGGCTGGGTTCGAACCAGCGACCAACGGCTTAACAGGCCGCTGCTCTACCGACTGAGCTACCTCGGAATACTACTAAACTTGGTGCAAAAGGTACGATTCGAACGTACGAAGTCTTTTCCCATCCTTAGATGAGTCACCTTGTGATGATACGGTTGTATCTCACTGCCTTAAACCACTCAGCCACTTTCGCTTGGAAACTACACTCCTAGAGCCAGAAGCAAGGCAGCTAACGGCGTCTCCATGACGGTTCTGCTGCCGCTGCCGAGCTAGTGGCCTAAGGGCTATAGTCTCGCTGCTAACAAATCCATAACTTGAGAGTTGCGCTGATGAACGCTTCTCCCCTACACTTTAACGAGGATCATCACTCCTCGCAACTAGAGGCCTTTCGGCGGTAATCCTAACGCTGCCATCCCGGTCAGGGGATGGCCAGCAAACTCGAAGAAAACTAGAGCAGCTACTCCAGAGAGTCCTCAAGTGATAGGATACAGATACAGTGTGAGTCTCTGCATGAAATAAAGACAACGTGTATTTTTTTACTCTACTTCTTAGTTTGCGCCAACGAGCCAATTAGCCAAACGCTTGATACCCGCGAGCAACTTGCCGAAGATACCTTGCGGTTTGGACGTAGTAGCAGCGCTAACGGCTTCAGGTTGAATTGCTGGCTCTGCAACCACTGCTTTCTCTTCAGAGGCAGGAACTTCCGGCTCCTGTTCTACAGGATCGCGAAGTACGATCCCGTCACCGAAGGCCGGGTACGGTGCTGCGTCGTAGTCTTCCTGATCCATCAGAAGCTCGTTAGTCCACTGGTACGTGGCGTGGAAGCCGCTGAGGATATCGAGCCACCAAACGCTACCAGTCGGAGACGGCGTGATGGCGATCTTGTGCTCAGTGCCTTCTTCGTCAGTGACGATCAGGCAAGGCATGGCCAGCCACTTGTACTGCTCCTTGATTGTGCGGCTCTTGAATGCAAACTCCACACGGATGTCGTGCGGCTTCAGGAAGGTGTTTTCGAACTGCTTGTTTACCTTAAGCGAGCGGAACACCGATTCGTATTCTTGCTTCGCCAGCGCCTCCTTGTTCTTCACGCAGGAGATGCCGAGGTTGCACACAGCATCGCAGAACACGAACCAGCGGTTGAAGCGCTCGGCGAATTCCTTTGGCGCGAGTTTTTCCTTCTTGATGGCGGACAGTTGGTCGGCCACGATGTGCGGCAAAGCAGCCACGAACTCGTCGCGGTCGAAGTAGTAACCGTCGGCTTGTGCACGCTCTTCATCGATGTTCTTCTGGACTTCTTCCAGCGTACCGAGGATGCGGTTGTAATTCGGATCGATGTGCTCGATCGCTGCAATTTCTTCATTCACCGCAGCCACGCCTGCTGCAATGTCGTCTTGTACTTCCTTCGGGATATTAGAATCACTCATGATGGGTCTCTGGGTTAGGGTGCAGTGAGAAGTTGCACCAAGATGATAAGGGCTACTGGTTAAAACTAGATTGACGGCATAAAGGGGAGGCAAAACGCCTCCCCTCTGGGTTAGTTATTCGCTTTCCCGTAAAACCTACTTCACGATACCGTGTCTTCAATCACGATATCGAAACTTGGTGCTCGAACCAACGCACACGCTCGAACATTCGGCGTCACGTGGTGAGTAACCAGCTCTAGTCCAGTCTGATGACAGAAAGTGATCAGCTGACTCAGTTTGACAGCTTTAGTTGCCGGTTCGATGAAGGTTTCCCTCATTTCGCCCAGCAGCTGACTTTTCTTCCGATTAAATTGAACGGATTGATGCCCATCCTTCGTTCGACTACGCGAGAGGACCAGCCTGTTTCCGTCCATTGCTACTGTTGCAGATTCACTGACGAGAATGTCGACTTCATCAATCAGGTCAATGCAACGTTTAAAGGCAACGTCCATTGTTTTTAACTCCTATGCAGTTGGTCTCTACTGCATAAGATAACTAGCCGGCACAAAAGACGGGGAATTTCCCCGTCTCTTATGTTGCTGTTTAAACGATCGGGTTCTGGGTGCCGATTTGCTTGTCGTACTTGCCGCCACGGTCTTTGTAGCTGACTTTGCACTCGGCATCAGTACGATTGAAGATCAGCTGTGCGATGCCTTGGTCGATGTAGACCTTGGCGTGCGCCGCCGTGCTATTGACAATCTCGACCACGAGCTGACCTTCCCAGGTCGGTTCCAGCGGAGTCACCAGCGGGAAGATACCGACACGAGCGTAAGTGCTCTTGCCCAGACACGTCACCAGGATATCGCGCGGCACTTTGAAATACTCGGGAGTGTGGCCCAGCAGCATGCTGCCCGGCGGAATCACCACGTATTCCAGACCGTCTTCGTCCACACACAGTTTCGGCTCGGTGTAAACGTCAGCATGCAGGTTACGCGGATCGGCGAGCACGCCGTTCAGGTTGGTGAACAGCTTCAGCTCTTTCTTCGTAAGGCGAATGTCATAGCCGTAGGACGACACGCCATACGACAAGATCTTCTGGAGACCCTTGTCAGTTTCCATGGTCTTGACAGACTCGTTCACGAAGGGGGTGATCATCCCTTCTTTTTCACAACGTTCAATAATCTGCCAGTCTGCGAGAATGCTCATGATGAATTTCTTTTCCCTGATGGTTGATGGTTAAGATTGTTGCTTAGGCGATTTTTCTGCTCCAAACTACACGATAGAACTCGTAGTGATAACGAGTGCCATCACCGCGCTCGACGTAGAAACCACGATCGTCACGAAAGCCAACCAATCGCGTCGTGTAATCCGTCACCTTGAACATCCAGACACTGCGTCTCATTTGAATGTTCACTGCTGCGATTGGAGGAATGCGGTGAGCGGCTTTGGTCAGTCTTCGACGATGCATGCGTAACATGTGGCTTACCTCTAAAGCAAAAGAAGGATCTTTAACGAAAATCGAACGCTCGATATCTACGTAGGTAATATGTCGCCAAAGAATTCTAGAGTTGATTTCTATACATGCGATGAAATGCACCGGTATTTTTCTTAGCGACATAAGGCCAGGGATTTCTCCCTGGCCGCTATGCTGTTACGTCAACTTCGTGATCGCGCCGTTGGTTTCCAGCCGATAGGTTCCGCCCACCGTACTGGTCACCACACGAGGCGAGCCAAAGAAGTCATGCGGCTTTAGTCCGACGATCTCTTGGATCGATCCGGACTTGTACGCATAGACTTTGCTGGTTTGCGCGTCGATGAGTACCGTCCCGGGATTAGCAGCCGCTGCAGCTACTGCTGTTGCACAAGCAGTGCTAGTTGCATAGATAGCCGCAGTCAAACTATCCGACGTCTGGAGCTTGCCCTGCATCAGATTCTCGAAGTAAGCCACCTGCATCGATACTGACTTCAATTGCTGCTGAGCCGATGGCGCTACATAACCTTTCATGGTGTTGAAAACCATGGTCAGGCCATTTCGCAGAGGCAAATCACCGATCATGTCGCGATAGCTCTTATACTTCGAGGAAAGACTGACGTGACCGGACTCCGCATCGAACTCAGGTCGAACAATGGTCAACGACTTAGTATAACTGAACGGAATCGCGATTGCCTGTTGGACCGTATCATTCTTCCGCATCGGAGTGCGGTTCGCAGCGCCTGCATACCAGTAGGTGTACGATTGTCCGCCGGAATAGTAAACCTCACCAATCCGTTTTCCATTCAGCAGGATCTCGCCCCACACCGTCCCAAGATTCGAACCATCCAGACTCATGGAGAGATCAACTTTCCCACCCCAGTCAGCCCAAGCCTTCCCACCATTAGTCTCTAGCAAACCGGAGGATGGGTTGGTCGACTTCGCAAAGACGAATTCCGTACCTTGGATGTTGTACACGAACTTGTCTGAGTACATCGAGCCATCGCTCGTCAAAGCCAGCACATTGATCGTGTTCAGGCCGTTAGCAGAGACATTTTGCGAAGGAACTGAACCAGGAGCGTAAGTAGTAGCTGACGGCGCAACTACGCGAGACTCCGAAGCACCTGCTGCTACGTAATCCGTATCAGCCATCCCTGCGTACAGTGGGTGATCACCATAAGTCGTCCGCAGGAAGCCCACCTGCACTGGTGTACGGTCGTAATTACCAGTGAAATACGTACCGAACTTCGAAACGATTGCATTAGCTGTTTTGAAGAAGGCGGGATCAGCCGTACTAATGTCAGCGATCGTATTGAGGTTATAACCGTGGTCAGTGATCACCACCACGCCATTACCATTTTGACGATATGTCGCAACGTCAGTACAGGCTTGCGCTGTGATCTTCGAAACAGTTGACCAGCTCGAACTGATGAACACTACGCAAGCATATTGCTCCATTTCGGATAGCGTAGGGTTAAGCGTTCCACCATAATCATTGCTATCTTTAATAGTTGGTGTGAAACCCGCCACTGAGCAAATCGCATTGATCGTGTTGTAGAAGCCAGAAGAACCTGTGCTCTTGATGGGATAGTTACCAGTAACAATGTCGTCACCGAGAAACAGTACCTTCTTGTTACCCGCTGCAACTTTAGTGGGATTGGCTACCCAGTTCAGTGCGTTGTACAAATACTTCCCAGCCGGAGTCAGTGCGGAGAAGCTTGCGGGACTAGCGGGATTGGCACTGTTGTAGAATTTCGGGAACCCGCCGTCATACACTACGCGACCGTTACCGTCTTCCGTCACTGCGATAAACGGATTAGGTGGTGTCAGCGTGTCATACGCGATGTATTTGGAAATGCTGGGAGGAGCGCCGTTCAGCGTAATTGCTACTTGCGTAACGTCTGCTCGAAAAGTAAATGAAACGTTCTGGGCGCTACCATACGCCCCCGGGGTAATGCTAGGAGTAGTCGCTGGCAACGTCATTGCTTACTCCTTATACTTCAGCCAACACCGCGAAGACGCGGATAATGAACGACAACGTGCTGGCGTGTTGGTTGACGACGCGCACTTGGCCGGTTTCTTTGTAGCCGATAGCGGCAACACCAAGGGCCGAAACGTAAAAGCCATTGGTTGGAGAGGCAGCATCGTTATCCAGTACGAATACTTGGATTTCGGTGCGAGTTAAATCGTATTTGGATGCATCAGCGCCAAGTGCGGCCGCCATATCGTAATCCCAAGTTTGATTTGTATTCAGATCAACGTGGGCAACAGTTTGATAAGCGTGACGACCATACAGAGTGCCTTTCGTTACGAGAATCGCACCGTTCAGGTTCGGGAAAGGAGTGGCCATATCTTTTTTCTTCCAACAAGAGGGAACAACAGCCTGCTTTATTGCAGGCTATACTCATAGTAATCGAGGCAGCATAAAGCCCGGGTTTCCCCGGGCCCATATGCCGTTGAAGTTAGGATTACATGGCTTGGAAGAGGCCCACGAACACCATCAGTCCTGCGAGCCCGCCAACGTAACGATAGAAGTCAGCGGGACGGGTCTTGAAGTAACTGGCCGAGATAGCACCGCACTTGTGAACCGGGGACAACAGATAACCGGCGTATTCTGCCATCAGGATGATCGGGAAATACTGGATACCGAATAGCAACGTCATTGCCACACAGATACCAGCGTACTTACCGCTCGAACCCAGCGCAAACGATGCTGCGAAGCCGCCAGCAACAGCCACACCGATCAGGCCAGGAGTCAGTGTGCCCATGTGTGCGATTTTGAAGAAGTTCTGGATGGCATCCGAGTTCATCTTCAGGTAGTTCGACAACACGATCACCCCAGCAACCAACAGCAAGGTATCCCACTTGATGAAGGAGAGCAGTTCTTCAGCTCGCACTCGGTTAGTGATAACGTAGAACAATGCCACCACTGGGAAGATGAAATACGGTTCGCAGAAGATGCTTGCCGCCAGACCAGCCAAGAATGGCACGATTTGCAGCACTTCCAAAGCCGAATACGACTTGCGCACCGTTGACAGCTCGATGTCATCTTCCTGCACGTAGTTGAACACCACGAACACGAGGTAAGCCACGTAGGCGAGCAGCGGCCAAACGGTGTAGGCCAACAGTTGCGAGTACGTAAGGCTCAAACCAGCCATCATGATCAGCACGGACTTCTCCAGCGGCGACCACAAGTAGTAGTGATGTGTTGCCACGAAATCGAGCACACCCATCTTGCCACGCGAAGCATGCGCCGAGCAACAACTGTCACGCGGTGTCTTGACGAGCGAGTCGAGGATCGGCGCTGAGACACTGACACGCCCTTCCACCGGCAGCACACCGGAGATCAGGGAGATGCCGAGCAGTGCGAGTCGTTTCGACCGCACTTTGTCAACAAACGCGACAAAGGCCGGGATGAACAACCCTCGCGTCTTGAAGATGCCTCCGATGATAAAGGCGCTCAGCAGCACGAGCAGGGCCTCCTGGCCCGAGAAGAGAAGTTTAAGCATGTTGTTGATTTTCCTTGATTTTAGCGACCGTGTCTTCACACACAGTGCACTTCCAGCAATTGAACCGACAGGTTCGGATGGTTTTCAACCAGATCTTGCGATCCAGCTCCGGCAGCACTGACAAGGCTTGACGGTAAGGATCATCGATCATTTCCCGTCGCACGAACTGCCGAACGATTTTCAGCGTCTGGTAGAACGTGTGCTTACTCTCTCGCCCATGCATCTTGAAGACATCGACGTAGTTCGAGAGATTATCGAGCGTGCTATAGAAAGAGGGGATACTGGCAGCTTTCAGCGCCCAGAGAATGGAGTTCTCGTCCTTGATCTTGCAGGGCGAGATATCAAACATCTCCGAAGCGAAATAGGCCTTGTCTTTCTCAGCACGACGAAGGTTGTAAGTGTAATGGTCCTGATGTACCGGACAGTTCCCTTCACACATTTCGTTATACAGCAACGAGATGTAGAGCTTTCTTCCCAGCTTCCTTTCCATCGCTAATTTAGCAGCGTGGACTTCTTTCAGCGTGCGCTCGTCACGCATCAGAGTCCGGTCGAGGTTGATATAATCGAACCCATCTTGGAAAAGCACTGCAACTTCCGAAGCTGTCTGTACACGGCTGAGAATCGTGTTCTTGACAAACAGTTCCGGAAACTCCTGCTTCAGTCCAAACCGCAACCATGCCGTATTCGGAATGGTGACGATTCGGATACCTTCGTCATAAAGCGGACGAAAGTGCTTCACGAACGTTTGATAGTTCGCAAAGCTGGGTGAAACGGTGATGTTGTTGAAAGTAGGAGAGGCATGCAGTCCAAAGCGGTCAGCAACGATCATCGCATTACGCGTAACTGTTGCGACTTCTTCAGGGACAATCACACCGCCCATGGCATCGTTTTGGAACGGGGGTAGCCGGCAGGTGAAGTACAAGTCCGAGATAACGTCCTTGCACTCCTCCAGAAACGGATACACATCCCGCTCGATCTCCTCTGGACTCAAACCGGGCCACAGAGGGATCGAGAACTGGATGTCTTTCAGCATTTAGCGATCCTGTAAGGCCAGTTGCTGATCGCGAACATCGCGCAGAGCATTCTGCGTGACGATAGCTTGACCTTGCGCCAGCGACAGAATGCTCTGCTGCTGTTCCAGCGGCAGGTTCAGGATAGCTTCCAGAGTGCCTTTGTTGATGGTGCCGAAGTTGATCAGGTCAGAATGCACGCCACGCGCCAACTTGTGCGTCCAGAAGTGCGCTTCGTTGACTGCGTGGAAGTTCGGATCTTGCAGCTCCTTGAGCAGCTTTTCTTTGCCGCCGAAATGCTCATCGGCAAGCTTGATCAACTGATCATTGAAGAACTGGACTTCAGCGTTCTGCTGACTCAAGATGGACTGCTTGCGATTCAGCTCGAACTCGTACCGGCGGATCTGTACATCTTGCAGCTGGCTTTCGAGTTTGTTGAACGAGCCTACTTTTTCTTTCGCTTGCTCGGCCTGCTGTTTCTTGATCTGCAACTCCTCGATATCGAAACCGATCGAGGTGATGTTTTCAAGACGTGCGCGCGTCTCGACGATAATCTGCCGCAGCTTGCGATACGGCGTGATCTGATCCTTGATCACGAAATTATCCATCTGGAATACCGACATGCCATTCGACATATGCGGTTCGAGACTGAGGTAAAGGCTGATGTCCATCTTGGTTACCAGGGTTAGAGGTTATAGTGGAGATTCTTGCGGATGTAGGTACGTGCGTCCTCGGCAGTCGTCAGTGCATTCACGGCATCGACGTACGTTTGCACGATGTCGTCAGCAATGTCATACATCCGTTTCTTGTCAGGAATCCAGACGTTGAGCATCAGCCATTTCATGTAATCGAGCTGGATGGTCAACTGGTCTTCGCTATAAATAATAGCCCGCCTGTTTTTATTATCCACCTCAGTGCCAAACGCTACTTCCCCGTTGAAAGGGTCATACCAAAGCTTACGCCCTTGCGGGTGCTGGTAGAAGATGTGTTTGGCGTACTGCTCGTCCGGATAGTCGACAACGAACTCCGCATTCGGGGTAGTCGGACACACGACGATGAACAGGCGGTTTTCCAGTGCGCCGCCGCCTACGATTTCAAAACCATCCGGTTGCTGACTGTGATCAAACGTACCGGACTGATTCTTAACAATGAAGAATGCCATTTAGAACCCCTGCATCATCTGGCCAGATGACTGGGCAAGCACCAGATCCGGCAAAGTGGCGATAGCTTCGGTGGCAAGCGAGATGCGCTGGCACAGACCGTGCTGCGTATTGCCGTAACGACCCGTGGTGTCGGAGTAACCAGCCATCATAAAGCCATAACTGCTGTTCGCCAGAGCATGACTCTCACCGAAGTTGTACGAGTAGGATGAAGCTACTGTGAAGGCTTGAATCGTTGAACCGCTGACATCAAGACGGACGTTGCGACCAAGCATACCAACGAAGTAGCCGCGAGTGTTATTCACGCTCATGCCGCACGGAATCTGGATATTGCTGTCCAATGCTGATGGGCCACCAATGCCGGACGCTACCGCCTTCGTCGTGAAGTTGAGCGTAGTAACGGATTGGTTAGCCGGCGTCAGGAAGAAACCAGCCGAGCCCGTACCGATAGCTTGTCGAGTGCTACCGTAAGGTGCACTGGAAAGCAAACCTTGGCTTGTCGGCGTATCGGTCGTCAAATCAACCTTATACCAGTCACCATCGATACTAGCTTGGATCGACGGATTGACTGTAGCCAAAATCCAAGCCTGCGAATAGACGTTCAAGTCGGACACTGACACACTCGGATCGCGCGCAGTAGTGAACGATGCAGATGCGCTGGCGGTGATGTAGTTGAACTTGTTGTATGCTGTCGTATCACTGATCGAGAAGTAACCATTGTACGCCCCAGAAATACCAGGGCGGTAATTACGCTGGTAACCAGTGTCATACACGAGCTGCCCTACTTGCGTAGTCGTGTTGAACAGCTGCACTTTGGAGTGCACAGTAGAGTCTTTGTAGCCACCTTGCAGGTAGCCAATCGAGCGTTGTACCGGTCCCAAGTTCCCCGGGACCGTACGATTTCTCGTGAGTGCTTTTAAGAGACCCATGTTTCCCTCAATTAGGCAGTATTGGCCAGGATAGCGATCGTCAGATCGGTAAGCGTGGCATCTTGCGTAGATGGCAGGCACTTCATGGCAAATTGGTCGCCCGGGTTGAGTAACAGGTCAGTTGCCAGAGTAAACGTGCCGTTGGTCGCATTCGCAGCAAAGTTCAGCGTACCAACCTGTACACCGTTCTTCATAATCGCAATGTCGAACGAAGCAGAGGCTGCAATACTACAGAAAGCAAAGCTACCCGGACAGCCAGCCAGAATCTTGACTGTGCGAACAGAAATCGCACGCATCAAGATTTCCTGTACGAGCGGCTTGCCGTTGATGAAGTTGTGAAAGTCATAGGTAGACGGACCAGCAGGTCCTTGAATACCCTGGGAGCCCGTCGCTCCGGTAGCACCCTGCACACCTTGCGGGCCCGCAGGCCCGGCAGGCCCTTGGGGTCCCGCAGGAATAGCGGCTACCTTGCCATCGACATAGCCTTGCGATGCGAGCGCTTTGCCATTAACAGGAAAAGTCATTTTTATTCCGCCACGAATATGAGTTAAAAGATACTCGACCCCTTATAAGGGTCGTAAGCTCATAGTAATCTCAGTCGCAACGGCATAAACGGCGGTGGGGGAAACCCACCGCCTTGGGTGCTCCTTAGCCCCTAAGTGCAGCCAGTGTTTAAGCCAGCCACGGTAAAGCAGCAGTGTCTAGGAAATTCATGCTCTTGGCGAAGAAACTAGCGCTGACGAACATGAGAAATCCGTGATACTGTTGAACGAACTTCGAACTACTTTGTACTAACCCCCTGAAGCCATCACGAACGATGGCCATGCTGCCAAAATTGCTGTCACTGCCACCAGTTAACACATTCTCACTCTCGTGGAACACCGGCTCAATGTACGTCTGCCAATAATCCACCGCATTGCCTTCATGCGGCTTGAAAGTGCTTCCATCCCATACAAGCAAGAACGCTTGCCCGCGAACCAGAGCTTGATCCGGATCACGCAACAATACTACACGCTCTTTACCTGCAGCGACCAAATAGCGGCTTTCCAGGATACTGTTGCCATCCAATCCGATGCGTTCACGACAGATATACTGCATCGGTTGACGGCGGTATCGCTGAGGATAGTGCGCACTATCCTCATGTTGACTTGTTAGAAAGTCAAATGGAAGTACCTCAGTTTGTCGACATAAACGATTGCGCACATTCCGATACAGCATTTGATACGACTGGAACTTCAAACGTTCCTGCATCGGAATTTCACTGCACGCGTCTTCGCACATATCTAGCACTTTACCTTTCTTTGAGGTTGTTGGATAGAAAGGATTTATCGAGTTTGGCCTTCTCCTCGCGTTGGCTTTTATTCGCTCTCTGATTCTTTTTTCTTTATGGCCAGTATTATTGTTGTCAGGAAAAACCCTTCCACCAAGATAGACCTATTGGTAAAAATTACATTTTACTCATCAGACATAGGGAGCGGCAATTAAGCCACTCCCTGATAACTTAAAAACAGATGCACTCTACGTCCCAGTACCCGCAGTTGGGGCAAGTGAGATCATACGAGCTTACCTTAACTTTTCGGTATTTCATACCCACCTCCTAGCGAGCAATGACAATGCCCTTGACCCGTGTCTTCTTGAGCGGTTTAGCGTATTGCAGTCGCTTAGCTTCAGAGCGCTTGTGGCGCTCCTTGCGACTCTGCTGCAAGCTCGCTTCCTTAGCCAGCGAGTTCTGCCAACCAGCACGTGACAAGAGTCGCTTGTGCTCTGCAAAGCTCAGATCTCGTACAAGGTACTCCAGATTGTGGAGATACGTACCGGGGAACTGTTCCAGCTGATGCATCGAGAGCAGATTAGTTTGTGCAGACCTTCTCAGGCCCTCGATCAAGGCTCTAGACATAGCCGAACTAGCACCAGAACCACCTATCACTACGACTCTTCGTTCCATTATTCTTCCTTCTACTCTTTGGGATGGAAATGCAGAATAGCCAGCAACTCTTGGCGAGTGTAGTTACCGTTCAGATTCACGTAAGGTACGGAATTACAACGGTCTCCCCAAAACAACTCGGTTAGGTTCAATCCACTTTTAGTACCCGTACCGCCAAGGATTTTATCAGCTTGTTCATCTGTCATCAGTGACATGATCACTCCTTTAGTGTCTTCCTTATAATGCTCTATAACAGGTTTATTCTCTACTTATAGTCAGAGCTTCGCTAGGTTAGCTAGAGGAGCGCTATGACGCTCCTAGGTACTCTAGAAGGGAAGATAAAGGATGGTCGTGCTATGGCACGACAAATGTTTACTAGCAAAACGACCCCATTGGGCATCACTCGGTGTCTCTACAACCCGAAGGTCGTAGGGACGCGTCTCAGAGCAGTAGCAAGCTGCTCCATGGGATAAGGAAGGGGTGTAAAAAAGCAGCATAAAGAGAGGGCCGAAGCCCTCTCCTCATTTTTAACGCCAGTGGAAACCACCACCGCTACCAGTCTTCGGAGGCGGAGGAGTAACACCAGTTGGGTTGACGATGACGTGAACAGACGCACGCGTCATGGCGGGGGTAGCAGGACTCAGTTGTGTTGCTTTGTTGACGTGAGTCTTACCGGTTGCCTTGAGCGAGTAAATGTTCGACTTGACCTTGGCCGCGTAAAACACGACTCCATGTTTGACAGTTGCAGCAGGACTGGGGTACGTCGAGCTGATGCTCCCGTACTGGCCGCCCCAACGGACAGGAGGACCAAGCCCAGTCATGCAACTGACCTTAGCGATCACTCCTGCCATTTAGGTCGATGCCTCCACAACAACGTCGCCGATGCCATTGATACTGATCGGAACGAGCGTATCGCCAGTCGTGCTGGTCGTTACCGAAGTGGTCGTTGCGCCACCCGCGAAGGTAGCGTTACCACTGGTGATGGCCAGATTCAGGTTCTGAGCGATGCGCACGCCGGACGAGTTCCAGATGTTCACGTGAGCGTTCGTATTGATCGCAGCACCACTAAAGGTGTAGATCGAATTGTCGAACGTCACAGATACACTGTTCGGCAGGTTTTCCGGGTTGATGTAATACAGCACTGCACCATTACCAGACTGGTTACCGCTACTGCCTTCGATCATCCAGATCCGTTCTTGCGAGTCAACGCCAATCGCAATGAACTGACCAGCATACTCGCTCACCTTTTGGAAGAGCGTGGCATCATTGAACTTGTAGATCGCGATACGGTCAGCCTGACGCACCACCAGACGATCGTGCGCGTCAGACGTGAACATGGTGTGGTAAGCACGAGCATTATCAGCAATGCTGAATTTCTGAACGAATTTCAGCGTGCTCTTGCTGGTGATTTCGAACAGAACGCCGACGTGGGAAGCCTGGGCTTCCAGGGTACTGGCTGGCGCTTCCGTGATCGTCACAAGCAGATAAACCTTGCCTGTAGTCGAAGTACGATCGATGATGGATGCGCGGATCTTGCGTGCGCTCGGCTGAGCGCGACTCAGTGCTGGGAATGCGGACACGCCACCATTGCCAGTCCAGTCGTAAGTGCAGGCCGCCAGCGTAGCGGTCGGCGTGGTCGGTATGGTATCGACAGTAATGGTCGACACCGAAATATTGTCAGAACCAGCAGTCGACTCAGCTACGAAGAAATAACCGCGCGCCGAAGTCTCGTTGATGATGTGCGACGGAACCGCACCGCAGTGGTCAACGCTCGCAGCGCCGGTGATAGCAGCACTCAGAGTCGTCAGCGTTTTTGCTTGACGGTTAATCACGGCAACAGTAGCGGCGTCAGTAGCTGTTTGCCACTGTTTGTTACTGTAAAGAACAGCGAAGCTGCCCAGAATACCAGTGATTGTCCGACCGTGGGACTGCCCGGAGAACGAACCCATCAGTGGAGAGTTTGCTGTATTGAAGTCAGCAGCTGCATTCGTAACTTGGCTCGAACCAAAACCCATCGCTTGCAGGATGTTGATGTAAGAGCCGGAGACTGCTGGCAGCCAAGATGAGATCGCGTTGTACTGATCCAGGGAGCCAGTCCAGCTAGCATAAGAAGCCAGCGCATCCATGGTAGCGCGATCGCGCTTGAACATGCCGTTACGCGCACCCAACCCGCCACCACCAGCCACCACAACGAAATTCTCGCCGGGTTGCGGCGGGACGTAATTGGGAGTGCCGTTGGCCAGCAGGCCAGCATTCATGTAATCGGAGCAACCGCCGCCAGCATCGCTAGCCGCAGCTATAAACATGGCGTTCGGTGTAGCCGAATAGATGACGCGAGGAAGCGCCATGTACCAGCCTGGACCACCGTCAGGAGTAGTGCCAGAATAAGGTAATGGCGCGCTCGGACCTTGGCGATAGTTGTCGCCAAGCGGAGCCAGCGTGGTGGGGTTATACGGGGAACCGTCGATATAGAGAGTGCCGTCAATGTCGACGACGTTCATCCCCAAACCACGACGCAGGGTTTTGAACTTAATCATGAAGCATCCTTAAAAGGTTATCTCCAATGGAAGCCACCGGCTTTTCCAGTTGGGTAGATGGGGTTAGCGGGTCCGGAAACGTTGGTGGTGGAAATCGCTTTTGCTACGGCGCGCTTTTGGTTGACCGGTGACGTCAGAGAAACCTTATAGCAGTGAGCACTCGCCTTAGCACGAATTCTGTCATTCAGCGATTTCGAGTCCATTACTTTTGCCGATGCTAGAACGTAAGCAGTCGGTTGGCGAGAACGAGCTGTCGTTCTCGCCTTCAAAGCAGGACCTTTACCATCCAACACGAGAGTGTGAAGGATGATGCCTGGCATATTAAGTCGTAGCCTCGATAACCACGTCACCAATGCCGATGATGTTCACCGGAACTTGCAGCGTAGCTGTAGTCAATGTGGTTACGGTCGTTTGCGTCGTACCATCTTGGAACTTCGCATTGCCACTCGTGATCGTGATCGTCACGTTGCCGGCTTTGCGTACACCAGCGGCCGTGCGGAGATCCACGTTCAGGTTCGCAGCTACCGGAGTGCCTGCGAATTGATACGTACCGCTATCGAATGAAACCGACAGGCTATTTGGAATACTTTCCGGATTCACGTAGTAGAGCGACGGACCTTGTGCAGACAGGTTACCGGCCGTTACATCAATCATCCAGATGCGTTCGGTGCTATCCACACCCACGCCGCCCCAAACACCGCTGTACTCAGCCAATTTGGCGAAGTAAGTACCGTCGGTAAACTTATAGACAGCGATACGGTCAACTTGCTTCACGATCAGACGATCGTGGGTATCGCTGGTCCACAACGTACCGTTAGCGCGCGCGTTGTCAGCCAAACTGATTGACTGTACGAACTTCAGACTGGTGGGTGTGGTGATCTCGAACAGCAGACCCTTCATAGCTGCTTGAGCTTCGAAGGATGACGAAGTCGGTTCAGTCACCATTACGAAGAGATAGCGTTTACCTGCTGTAGCTGTGCGGTCAATGATGGATGCGCGGATCTTGCGCGCGCTGGACGTGTTGCGACTCAGCGCGGTAAAGGCAGTCACACCGCCATTGTTGGTCCAATCAATGGTTGCCACTTGATTGGAGGCAGTCGGAGTACCAGTACAATCCACCGACACTACGTTAATAGCGACGTTATCGCCACCGGCAATCGACTCCGGCGCGTAGAAATAACCCGTGCTGGCGCCAGTATAGGTCATTTCCGAAGCAACGCTGCCGGCGCGATCCTGCGACGCCGCGCCAGTAACTGCTGTGCTTACCGCAGTAGCTACTCTGGTTTGGCGATTTACTACGTGCAAAGTATTCGCGGCAGTGGCCGGAGAAGCATTGGCTAGCGAACTGAAGAATACTGCGTAACTACCAAGAATACCTACACACTGACGGATCTTGAAGTCATTACCGATGGAAGTACCGAAATACACTGATGGGGCGGTTGTGAAGTCAGCCGGTATGTTTTCGACGATATTCGAATAAGCATCTGCGCGTTGCGCCCACATCAGGTAGCTACCGCTGACGTTGGGTAGCCACATGGACATATGCATGTACCAGCCCGATTGGTTGGCGTAAGAACCACTACCTACACCAGGCATGGCAGCGAGCGCATCCATCGTAGCGCGATCGCGCTTGAACATGCCGCCGGTATAGCCCAAGCCAGCACCGCCCGCCACGACGAGGAAGTTTTCACCGGACTGCAGCGGCACATATCCAGCAGTACCATTAGCAGTCAAACCAGCGTTCATGTAGTCGCTGTTATTAGCGCCACAATCAGAAGTCATATTGGCGACTACACCGTTAGCAGGACACCAGATGGTGGCGCGCTGTAGTGCCATGAACGGTGGGAATGCCCAATCCGTACCAAGAGCGTCGAGCTGTCTGGCCGGGCCTTGTTTGTAGTTGTCGCCAAGCGGAGCGAGTGTTTGAAGGTTGTAAGGAGAGCCATCGATGTACAGAATGCCATCGATTTCTACAACGTTCATGCCGAGCCCTCGGCGGCAATTCTTGAACTTGATCATGCCTTTACCCTTTACGAGTGAAACAGGCCACGCTATAAAGCGTGGCCTTTATGCCGCTACTCTTACGGCTGTTCTTGTTCAGTCACCGGAGCAGACAAGATGGCGGTCACGCGATCTTCAGTCAGCAGATTTTGGGTCACGTAGAACTCCATTCCAGCCTTGACATCCGGATCTTCCAGATCAATGAACTTAGCCAGCATCAGTCGATCATAGATCGCACGCACAGTCGGAACCGTCTGGGCAGCAGCCAGAATGCCGGCGTGCTCAGCCAGAGTGAAGCGACGTACCAGCGCCAGCGTAGTGATCTTGCGCGACAGAGTGCCTTGCATATTCTTGATCTCCGAAGTAGCCCAGGCTTCCGCAGTTGCTGCGTCAGCCCATGGTTGTTGAGTGTTGGGGTCAAACGGCTGCACCACGGTGTCAACACCATTGCATTGGATGGTCAGCACGCCATTGACGTAAGTAAACGTGTAATTCATTTTCCTATCCTTTTACTGGATGAAAGGGGAACCCGAAAGCTCCCCTTGTATCGATTACCGCCAGTGGAACCCACCGCCTTTGCCGCCGCCATTCGACATTTTGACAAAATTGCAGCGAGAAGCAATCGTTGCAGCCACAGGCACAATCCCAGGCGCAACCAGTTTAACACTGGCCTTGACGCGTTGAGTCAAGAGCGGTTTCCCGCTCACGACTTTTGCTTTCACGCGCTTAAATGCCAGTTGGTTGACGGTGGCCTGGCCATGCACGCTAACCACTTGGTTCTTTACAGTCCCAGGGTCAAACGTGACGCGAGACGTTACCGTTGCTCTGGTCATGATGTAGCCGCATCGATCGAAATATCACCAGGAGCGGTGATAGTGAATGGAACCAGCGTCGGGCCAGTAGCAGACGTGGTGAACGTCGTCTGAGACAGCGTCACGTTCGTCGACGGCGTCAGCGTCACGTTTGCAGCAACATAGTTACCATTCGCATCCGTTACGGAGACCGTCAGTGTACCGCTAGCCGGCGCGCCGCTGTACGAGTAGCTGCCGCTATCAAACGACAGGTTGATCGTGTTAGCGGTGCCAGTCGGGTTGATGTACCACAGCTCCCATTCACACATCGTTGCGGGCGTAGCCGAAATCGGGTTGATGTACCAGAAGCGACCAGCGGAGTCAAAGCCATGCGACCAAGCACCGTAATACTGAGTAGCGCTGACACGACCCAGTGTAACAGTGTTGGTCTTATTCAGGACACCACCAGTACCGACCGACCAGAACTCGTAGCGGTCATCGTAGGCAACCACAAAGTTCATGCCATTGTCGTCTGCCGTGGTCATCGAGCGCGGGCTCGGTGCCAAGTTATACGTGCCCACGTAAGTGGCTGTATTTTTGTCGGTCAGCTTGTACACGTACATTTTCTGCAATGCCGTCGTCGGAGTGGCAGCACTGTTTTCGAAGCCGATCACCAGTAGATATTTGTTACCATCCGTGTGGTTGATCAGTTGTACACGCATCACACCGACTTGCGTCAGTGTCATTGGGTTTTGATCCAAGGTCACCAAGTTATTGGTGATCGCTGGTGTTGCGTCCAGGCTACTCATAGCTACGCGATGGATTTCCATCGCAGTAGCGGAGCGCCAGATCACGTAGGAACTTTTCTCGTTAGAGAGAGTATCCCAAGCAAAGGACGGAGCAGATTGCGCATAACCCATGCCGGTGCTAATGGTAGAGGCTCCCGCCGGTGCACCCAGCGAGGTCGAGTAGGCAATTGCTGCCAGCGTTGCTTTAGCAACGGCTCGAACCTCCATTGTAGCCTGAATCGCGCTGGCGCCAACATACGTGTCGACAAAATACCAACGATTGGTGTCTTCGCCGACACGATGCGCGGCGAACATGGGTCCCAGAGCCCTAGAGCCAAACAAAAGCGTTGTTTGGCCAGCAGTGGTAGTGCCAACAGGAAAGCTTTCAACGCTCGCAGACAGATACGAGTTGCTGTAGTGCCGAGTCATAGCAAGCCGGCCAGCATTCACCGATGGTAACCAAACAGCTTCATGGTTCCACAGAGAAGTCGTATAGGTACTCGCACTAGCCGGATTACTGACGTTGCCGGTATTCGGGTCCCAGTCGTAAACCATAGCCAAACCAGCGTCGGAGAAGTTCCGGATATTGCCATTCGGCAACGTCTGATGGCAAATCTCCACGCCGTTCCAGCGACCGCAAAGCACCATATCGAAATCGCTTGCGATCTGGCCCGGCGAACCTCCAGCAACGTTTGGTGTCATTGGCTGATAACCGCGCATCATTCGAATAGTCCATGCGTTGTTATACGCCACCGGTGACATGCTCGATGTCATCGGAGCCGCAGGAGCGCCGATGACTTCACTCAGGTCACTTACCCGGTACACTTTGTTATCGATGTGCAGGTTATTACCCAACTGAACAGCGAGGCGGTTGGGGAACATGCCCCGATAAGTCTTAAGTTTAGGCATTAGTTGTACTCCAAAGTAATCAACATGTCGGAACCGCTGCTACCCACTACTTGGAGGGAAACATTGCTTCCGGCAGGGAGACTGTTAGTTTCAGCCACATACATGTTGGTTTGACCGGCTGCCAGTGTGAGCGAGATATTATCGCTCGTACCGTCGGCATGATGGACAACGGCATTCACCACGAGGTCAGTGGTAGCTACCGTACCCAGCTGCAGCCGGATACCAGCCAAGGCATGGGCATCTGCAGGCGGATACCAATTCATCGGAATCGAAGTGGTCTGAGTGATCGGACCATCGAAGGCAGCGGTCTTCTGACGGGTGAGCGTCAGCGCAGACCAAGCACCATTCTGACGAACGTAAACACCGTTGTCCTTCGGTGCCTCCAGAACATCTACCGGAATCCAGTTACCATCCTTGCGAGCGTAGAGCACGTCGTCAAAGTTGGCATCGTAGACGTTACCACCACCAAGGTAACCCAACGCGCTCCAGGCCACCGTAGAGGTTTTCTGGAAGAACTGCAGCGATGCCGAGTTGAGGAAGTAATCCCCTACAGTGCCGTCGGCAGCCGATGGGTTGCGGGACAGTACGATCCAGCGAGTGCCCGGATCACCCTTGACACCTTGTACGCCCTGAATACCCTGAGCGCCTTGAATACCTTGAATACCCTGCAAGCCACGCACACCCTGCGGGCCTTGGATCGGACCAACATCGATGAATGCTGTACCTGTCCATGCCCAACCATGCAGAGTGTCCTGAGCAATGTACATATCGCCAGGATTGGTGGAGGTAGCAGGCAGGTTAGCACTGGTATTAACCGTACCCAAGATTTTTACACCAGGACCCATCGGACCTTGGTCACCTTGCGGACCCTGAGCACCAGCTGCGCCAGGATCGCCTTGTGGTCCCTGAGCACCAGTATCGCCCTTTACGCCCTGCAGGCCTTGGATACCTTGGTCACCCTTGTCACCCTTCCACTGCCCGGCATCAAGCCAGCTGACACCGTTCCACACGAAGAGATGATCGCCTACGCGATAAGCATCGCCGATGTTGTTGGTGCCGCTGACAGGCAGGGAATTTTGGTCAGGCAGAATACCAAGCACCTTGATGCTGTTACCGGTATCGCCCTTATCACCTTTGTCACCTTTATCGCCCTTCAGGCCCTGGATACCCTGAATACCCTGGATACCTTGTAGACCTTGTGCACCAGTGTCGCCTTTATCGCCTTTGACACCCTGTAAACCCTGAGGACCTACCGGACCTTGAATGACACCCATGTCCGTGTACTGTGTACCATCCCAGCCCCAGAAGTGGCCGCCAATCAAATAACCCTCACCCAGCGTACCGGTAGCCGGCAGTTGCGAGGTATCTGTGAGTGTGCCAACGATACTGATGCCGGGACCCATCGGACCCTGCACACCCTGCGGACCCTGGATACCTTGGTCCCCTTGAATACCCTGGATACCCTGATCGCCTTTGTCACCTTTAATACCCTGGATACCTTGAATACCCTGGATACCTTGGTCCCCTTGAGCACCACGGAACGGACCAGCGTTCGTCCAATCAGTGCCGAGGAAGATATAAAGGTCGGTGCCTACAATGTAAGCGTCTTCCTGCGCGGGATTGGCAGGTAGTGACGGAACGTCCGCCACGACACCTTTGATCGCCAAACCACGCCCCATCGGACCCTGAGGACCGATATCGCCCTTAGCACCGACCAGCGAATTCAGCCAAGAATTCAGGTCACCTACGTAGCCATTTTCAACAGCCACTTGGTAAGCCGTAAGGCCAGCCGTGCCTTGCAGCGAAGCGATCCACTGGTCAATAGTACCAGTGAAACCACCAGCGACGGCAATATCAAAGGCAGAAGCACCGGTGGTGCCGGTATCGCCTTTCAAGCCCTGCAGACCCTGCAGACCTTGAGGTCCAGTATCACCTTTCGGACCTTGTACCAAACCGCAATCAACGAAGGCGGTGCCGGTCCACGCCCAGCCGTGCAGTGTATCGAGGGCGATATACATATCGCCCGGATCAGTGGAGGTTGCCGGGAGATCCGTGCTGCTCGGAACCGTGCCAAGAATCTTGACGCCCGGACCCATATCGCCCTTGTCGCCTTTCAGGCCTTGGGGACCAACGGGACCAATCGGTCCAATCAGAGTAGCAAGCCAGTCGGTCTGCGAGCCGGTAAAGCCATTGGCGACTGCCACATCAAAAGCAGACTTACCAACCAGCGAAGCCAACCACGCAGTCTGACCGCCTACGAAACCATTCGCTTGCGCAATCTGGTACGAAGACTTACCTTGCAGCGAAGCGATCCACTGCGACAACGTCATCGATTGCGGGATCAGGCCAGCATCCTTGGCCAGTTGGTAAGCAGACTTACCTGCCGGACCCACCTGACCCACCGGAACCCAGTTCGTAGCGTCCCACACCCACATCACCGAGTCGATGATATACGCGTCGCCCGGAGAGTTGTTCTGCGCCGGAAGATCGCTGGTGGATTGGAACGAACCCTGAACTTTCAGGCCGATACCATCTGCGCCATGCAGAGAAGCCAGCCAATCGGCTTCCGTACCGCCAAAACCAGCCAATTGTGCCAGTTCATAGGCACTCTTGCCTTCGGGACCTTGCAGGTTGCCGAGATTCACCCACTGACCGCCCGTCACAGCCCAGAATTGCGGCCCGATCAGATAGCAATCGCCTTCTTGCGACGTAGTAACGTCAGGCAATTGAGATTGATCGGCCACAGCACCAAGCAAACGAGCACCGTTACCGATCGGACCTTGTGCTCCGGTGTCGCCTTTGTCACCTTTCGGGCCTTTGAGCGACGCCGACCACTCAGCTTCAGTACCCGTAAAGCCACCGGCAACAGCGATATCGTAAGCCGATGGGCCAGTATCGCCTTTGACACCTTGGATACCCTGATCACCCGGGATACCTTGGATACCTTGGTCACCTTTATCGCCCTTGTCGCCCTTCAGGCTGGCGACCCAGTCTGCTTCAGTACCGACAAAGCCGAGAGCGACAGCAGCGTCGTAAGCGCTCTTGCCATCCAAAGAAGCCAGCCATTCAGCTTCGGTGCCTACGTAGCCGGCTTCAACAGCGACCTGATAGGCGCTCTTACCAGCTACGAACAGTTGATCCAGAGTGAACTTGACGTTCTTACCATCCTGGACTGCCTCCACCACTTCTGCACCAGTGATCGGTGCAGCAGGCGGCAGGTCGGTAATCCGATAATACAAGGAGGGATCGAGAGAATTGGGATCGCTCATCATTTATCCTTTATTAAGAAATTGTGTTTTCGAGCACGCGAATGCGGAGATTCTGATCCGTCGGAATCTGACCATTTTCTCCACGTGCAGCCGGTAAAGGAGCATTCGGAGTGTAGGGGAAGAAGTAATCCCCCGGTAGCCATGCAAGCGACGTATCGGTAATCGTTACGGTAATGCCGTTGATCGGCAGAGTGTCGAGCGGAGTGTCTTCTACCTCGGAGGTCACCAGATCCAGGCCGAGGCCGGCGTTGATCTGGGGCAGGATAGCGTGCACGGTTGTTGGGAAGGTGATGGGATCAAACGGAACCAACTCCCCCGGGGGAAGACGTTTCAATGCATCGAAGCTCAGTCGCTTGTAATTGATGGCCAACGGTTCATCCTGGCGCGTCGTCGTGTATGCTTCGGCCTGCACCGTGGTAGAACCTTCAACGGGTGCAGAACCGAGTTCCGGCGCACCAAAATTGAAATTCACGGCGCTGGGAAGAACCGGCTGTTGCGCACTACGGATCAACTGTGACAGTCGCGCCTGGCTCGTGCCAGCATAGGGCTTGATACGAGACATTATTCGACCTTGTCTAACTGGTTGAAGAAATAAGCGTAGCACGAGATACGTAAATACCTCGCGCCCATAAAATTGGGAAGCTAAAAAAATACAGGAGAAACGACGGCATAAAGGCCCGGGGAAAACCCGGGCCTGTTATGTTGCTGCGTTATTGCTTAGAAGCCGAGGTCGATATCCCCACCGATGACTTCTTTCGACACGTTCTCAGTGGAGACCGTGTTGATAAGGTACTGGTTGTTGTCCTGTTCTTGCGGAGACGACTGTTTCTCGTTGATGTCGATCCAGTCGCGCATGTAGTTAAGCGGCAGTTGTTGCGGCATTTGCACGCCCAGTTCCATTTCCACTTCAGCCAGCACACCGAAAGTCACACAAACGTGGCGACCGTTGAACAACGACCAGTCCTTCAGCTTTTGCGGAGTCACACCCGGCAGTTCATCGCCATCGCTGTGCAAATAGTCAACCCAGGACATTTCATTACGCAGCAGTTCGATCAACGCGCGAATGATGATCGGACGAACAGCCTGGAATGCAGCGCGACCCCATTCGGTAGCCAACAGGTTACGAAGAACTTCTTCGCCATACGGCACATGGTTGTTGTACTCGTCGCGTGCGATCAACTGGATAGCCGAGCCAATCGGTTCGAACAGGCCCAGTTCGCAGATACCGAAGGTCACCGCGAAGGAGGCCATGAACTGGATACGTTCCAGCATGTACACTGCCGCCACCAACAGCACCACGGCTTGTTCCATTTCCTTGGTGCGCTTGCGGGTGAGTTGCCATTCGAGGCAGGCGGCAGAAGCTTTCGCGAAGATTTCGCCGACCACCGCCATGCGGCCATGCGCTTCCCGCACCGACAGAATCTCGTTCAGTATTGCCGACGGATCTTCGAACGAACCACGCACGATCTCGGAGTAGGTCAGGGCATGCAGGTTTTCGTTATCTGCGATACGGACATAGCCGCAACGGATTTCGGTGGCGGTACAGAACGGCACCATCACTTCCGCCAGACCACGAGCAGCAACCGAGTCACCCTCCCACTGCCATGCCAGCGTGCGGATCATCATCCGGTAGATCGATGGCGAGCAGGTCTTGAATTCCGGCATGCAACGCGAGTAATCAAACTCGTTATGCTTCCAGTCCATCGACTTCAGTTCTTCATAGAGACGGAAGATGTCCGGATACGGACGATGGATGGTATCGAGCAGGCCGCCGGGTTGGCCCAAGAACAGCTCGGGCTTTTCGTAGTCGGTCTTGTGAAGGTTGAAGATCGCCGGGTTCAGTGTTTCCCCGCGCTGAGCCAGCGAGAGGTTAATGTAGTCGACGGTTTCAAAGTTATGCGCTTGTACGAGTTCAGTCATTTTTGTTCACTAACGAGAGATGGAAAGAGGGGTGGATTCATTCAATACCAATGCCCGGTATTTTCTCATCTAAAGGAATTGGGAGCATAAACAGAGAGGAGGAAACCTCCTCTCTGCCTACACTTCTGTCTTACTGCTTACAGCTTGCAGGCGCCACCGCCACAAGCGTCTTCCTGCTCAGACTCGACGTACTCGACAGACGGCATCGTGTACAGCTTGATCCAGCTTTCACTGTTCCAAACGTACCAGGACTCACCGATCAAGTAGCTGTCACCGAAACGATCGCTTCCCTTCGGCAACATGCCTTCCTCTTTCACAGTGCCGCAGCAATGTACCAGGAACGTATCACCGAACAGTTCACGAGCTTTCACGAAGATCTCGTATGCTTCATCGCCCTCAGTACGGACGTAACCGCCGCTCTCATCCGTGCCGATAGCGGTCGGAATATTGAGAGCCGCAGTTTGCAGTCGACTGATCACCGCTTTAGTCTCGGTGTTCGCTTCGGCTTCCGTTGCAACGGCAGCTTCTGCTGCACCAGGAATGCTGGCCACCAGCGACACGGTCGCTTCCATCGACTTGACCTTCGGACGGAGTGAGTTGGTGTAATAACGACTCTTCATGCCCGATGCGATCATGTAAAGGAAACGTTCCACCACTTCCTTTTCCGTCACGGTCGTTTCGCCGGGAGCGAACTTCCGGTACTCGTCAGCCGAAATACCTTGGTCAGTCCATTTCTGGCCGAGCGCGTAGAGGTCGATCAGATCCTTGTAGTGCAGATCCCAGACGGACTGGTAGGCGTCACCCAGCAGGTCACCATCCACAGCGGCCCAACGCAGGATGTTGTTTTCCCCGTCAGTCTTGGTGATCACCACCGAACGGATCGGATAGATCGAGTTGGTGGAGCCAAGAGCCTTCGACGACGATTCACCCGGCATCATGGCCGACAACACGCTGTGAGCGATACCACCGTTCGCGATCAGCTCTTGCGACAGAGCATCCCAGTCATAGACGTTCTCGAACTTGCCGATCTTGTCCACATTACGGTTGTAAGTCTGCAGCGGAGTCCAACCTTCCGGCCACTTGGTCTTGTGAATCCACGGAGCCAGACCACGTTCCTTCGAGATCTTGATCGAAGCCTTGATCAGGAAGTACATGTGACGTTCGAAGATGCGGTGGATCTCAGCCTTGCCTTCCAGCGTATCGTAGCGCAGACCCTTACGAGCCATCCAGGTAGCCAGACCCATGATGCCCACGCCGGCATTCATGCGCTTGTGCGCGGTGAACTTGAGGTGCGGGAACGGGTACTCGCCGTTGAGGATCGTGTAGTCGATCATCTTCAGCGCGTAGTAGCAGGCGTCGAGGTACTCGTCGTCATCTTCACCGATGTTCTCGATCGGAATCGCAGCCAGGTTACACATCGCGATTTCGCCGCGACCGTGATCTTCCTCGGTGTACAGATCGCGCATGTCGAAGTACGGTGCCTGGATTTCAGCGATTTCCTGGCACAGGTTCATCGAGTGGATGCGGTGATCCGGCGAGATCTTGAACGGCGTATGACGGTTGATCTCGTGGATGTTCTGCACGTAGGCCGTGCCGGTATCGAACGCTTCAGCGTACGAGTGCAGCACCAGCTTACGCGCATTTACGTACTTCTTCGGGAACAGCGGGTTGTCTTCGTACTGCTTGTACAGTTCGACGAAACGCTTGATGTCCGGCGAGAAGAATGCATCGAACAGATCCGGTGCCGAAAACTCCGTGAAGGTGAAGATGTCTTCGCCTTTCTGGACTTTGGCAGCGAACCACGGGTTTACCAGCATCGAGAAGTGCAGGTCACGCAGCTGCTTGTCTTCCGGCTGCATCGGGTTGCGATACTGCACGATGTCGATCGCTTCCGGGTCGAAACCACTGAAGCTGGTCGTACCAGCGCCAGCGCGGGCCGCTTGCTTGTTCGCGATGGTCGCTGCCGCGTTGGCCTTCAGGTAGCGATACTTACCACCGTGCATCACACGACCGCCAGCAATCGGATCACCCACGGTACGAGTCGAGATGAACGAGCCCAGACCAGCCGAGTTCACGGTCATCATGTACGCAATGTGGTCACCGATGGCCAGCGAGTTGGCATCGTCAGCCGCCGTGAAGATGCAGCACGATGCCCAGCCGTTGTGCGGCGTGCCCAGGTACAGGTAGTTCGGAGTCGGCGCCGACAGCTTCTTGCCGGAGAACTTGTCGTAGAACTTGCGCAACACCTGCATACGGACGGATGGGTCTTCATTTTCCGCCAGCGTCATTGCCATGCGCATATACAGGTGCTGCGGCGTCTCGAAGACCTCGCCAGTCACGTGGTTGCGGATCGCGTACTTGTCACGGATCTGCTTGAGTGCAAATTCCGGATAGAAGAAATCCTTGTTGTGATCGATGAGGGATTCGATCTCGGCGTATTCCTCTTTGGAATACTGGAGCGGACGCATCAGCGTCAGCCCTTCCAGCTTTTTGTGCTGGTCAAACACCGACGGCGGGTTAATACTGCCGTAAATGTCCTTGCGATACACAGTCGCAAACAGGCGCCCGGCCATCAGGTAGGCCGGCCAGGTCCGAATTGCCAACAGTTCTTCGATCAGGACGAGCATCAGCTCGCGAGTGGTGGCCTTTTCAGGCAGTTTTGCAACAGCAGCGAGAGCAGCTTGAGACCAGTCCACACGACCTTGGAGGTGATTGGCGGCCCATTCTCCCCAGCCATTGAGTTTTGCAGGGATCAGGGGCTCTTCGGAGCCATTCCGTTTGATGAGAGTTTGCAACATGTTTGTTGGTCTTTAGAGAGAAAGTTGGCAAAAGTAGCTACGTAGAACGGAATGATGGTTCATTCAACATAGCATCCGATGGACGTGTTAAAAATTCACGAGCGAAATACAGTCCCCGTCCGACACGAGCATGCTATTTGGGGTAGCGCTCGTGTCTTTGAGAGTGGCTGTAACACCTCCTCTCTAGGGCAGGCATAACATTGGAGTAACCCTCTAAGCCTCTCGAAACCAAAAAATAAATAGCGAGCATAAACTCCCGTAGACCACGAGGGTCTACGGGAGCGATGCATCAGGAGAGTGCGATAACGGACTCAGGAACCACTGCGTCGGCTGACAATTCCAGCACCAGAGGTTCGAATTGCAGCGATTCCGAGCGCTTGGCCTTGTGCTTTTCGATGACTTGGCCCGGAATGATCTTCATCACAGACGGAATCACCGAAATAGTCCGCTTCTCAGCGTCAACTCGGTAGTTGTACATGACGTAATGGATGTCATCCCACGACAAAGCCGTTGTATCGCAAGTGGCTGCCTCGGGAATCTCACCGGTGAGTTCGATATTGCAGATGTCACCATAGAGAGCGCCAGCCGTAGCAGCAGCGTGCACTGCCTGTTGCTCGGTGACACCGCAACACTGTTGCAATACAGCTGCAGTGTTCTTGCACCATTCCAGCAACTGTTGGAGACGCGGTTCATTACGCTTCATCACTTCAGCAGCCAGTTGTTCCAGAAAAGTCACTTCATTCATCTAAATTTCCCCGATTGACAGTCTTCACTCTCCAGATAGTAGAATATCTGGGATGGATTCATCATTCTAAAATACACGTTACCAAAATCATCGATGTGGTCGAGCCGATAGATGCAGCCATAGTCTTGGATAGCTGGAGCACCAGTGCGCGACAGAACTCCGATTATCGAATTCAAGAAAGTCTGCAGTGCGGTAGTTAGCATCGCCATCGAGTCTTGCAGCGCTGTTTCTGCTGTCACGGCACAGCCGAGATTACGGATGAGTCCCACACGAGCCTCTTCAATGATCGCTTCGTTAAGGAACTCATCCGTAATGGCCACCACACTATCCCAGTCGCAGTAGTAGAAGCAGGCGAGATCAATCGCCTCTTCAATCTCGACTTCGAACTGCTGAGGCATCGACGTGAGGAACGTGTCCATTTCTCCGAGCATGTTGATCGAGAACAGCTGTGGATAAGACAGTTGTATCAGCGGCCAGCGTAGCTCGTACTCGTCGTCACTATAGACAGGTATCTCAGACAGGAGAAGATTGTCGACACCCTGCATGAAGTAACGATCGTCTCCGATAGGTACGTTCATTATTCCCCCACGTATGCAATCACGAACTCCTCCCAAGTCCGCAATCTCAATACCAGCAAACCTTTCTCGAATTTCTCAGCCGTGTAGACCGATTCCGTCTCGACGAGTGGGAAGCGCGCATTGACCAGATAGTTCTGGACCATTGTTGCGACTTCGTACATAGTGCCAACAGCATCGTTGAAAGGCTCGCCCATTAAGCAGGCAGCTTCATCTTCCGCACCGAGCCTCGCTTGGATTTCAGATGAGATCTCTTCCTCGAAAGAATTCCACAGCACGTCGCCAATGTTAGAGTCTTCACCGAGGAAATCGCAAGCCACGTCTGCAACCGTCTTGACGTCGATCACGCTGTAGCCCGGATTATCGCCGACACGCAGGAACTGTAGAATGTCGTGCATGTCGATGAATACGTAGAGTGAGAGTCCCTCCGTATATTGCAGGTAGTCTTCTTTCCCATCGAAGGAATCGAATGGCCGACGAACCAGACTGGCGTATTCTCCGGGAGTGATGGGCTTCCGGAAGAACTTGTCATTGGAGCCGTACAACTCGATCCCCCGCTCTTTGTTTTCCGGCGAATCCGGATCAAAGTCGCCTATATTCCTCATAACTGGTTCTATCGCCTCCTCGAAATCCCATTCGTTGTTGAGCCGCATTCTTGCCGCTAAAGCCTCTTTAATACGTATTCGACCAACTGCATGTTGTCAAGTTTTTCGAATACCATCAGTTTTTGGTTAGTTCTTGCGATTTTGTAAGGGAACAAATTCCGGAAATCATTCGTTACCCTCGCCAGTAGTTCATCGTACTTGGCCAAGAAGGCCGCATCCAGCACTTCGTCAACCATAGCGGACATACCGGCGCTATGAGACGTCACTATCTGGCGCCGACGCCAGTCGTTTGCATTGGTGAGCTGCAAAGCATCTTGCAGATCGATGATTCGTTCTGACCAGATATCAGCAGGCACCATTACATACGCTTGCTGCATTACCTTGTGATTCTGCGTGACGAGATGCTTCGGATACGGTTTGACGGTATCGAAGTAATACTTCATCGTCACGTGATCCGTCAGCCCTAGTCCCAGCTGTCGAATCTCATTAGAGAGCTGATTCATAGTTCTGATCCTCGTAAGAAAGTCATCTATCAAATTCGTGCTCAGGGTAAAAAGCGCCGCGGCAGCATAAGAGCCAGCCCGAGAGCTGGCCAAATGAAAAAGACCTCGGGAGAGCGGGGCTTCAACCCTCCCGAGGCAAACTTCCTCCTATCTCGACAGGAAGAGGAAGACTTTAAGGCTCTCCAGTAATGAAGAGGCTGAGGAACACGCGGTAATCTATAATTTCGATACCGAGCAAGTTGGCTTTGCGGGCATTGCTGCCAGGGCGTTCACCGACCACAACGTAATCGGTTTTAGCACTGACACTACCGGACACGAGACCACCAGCTGCCAATACCTTGTTTTCCATGGTATCCCGCGATTCCGGGAACTTACCAGTGAAGACAAAAGTCTTGCCAGCCACACCTTCGATGGTTTGGATCTCTCCCATTTCAGGAATATGCAGTCGTGCATGGAGATCCATTGCATCCTGCTTCTTCTGCGGGTTCGAGAAGTAGGCAGCGATGTTAGCGGCCGTACTTGGTCCGACATCTGGTACTTTCAATTCGAGCACCTTGTCTGGCGTGTCGAGTTCGAAGAGTGCCTGGTGCTTAAGAATCCGCTGAGCGAGCTTTCGCGCAGTTGACTTCCCAACCTCTAGGATGCCCAAGGACATGATGAAGCGATCCATAGTGGTGTCTCGCGAATTCCAGATGGCTCGGTGCAGCTTGGCAGCCGAATACTCGGTATAACCCTCCAGTTTGGCGATTTCTGCGACTTCTAGCTTATAGAGGTCAGCTGCACATTTCACGATCCCGGCTTTGAGCATGAGATCGATCGTCTGCTCAGCCAAACCATCTACGTCCAGTACATCACGCGACACGGCATACGCAATGCTAGCCACTGCCTGTGCTTCGCAGTGCGGGTTCTCGCAGTAGTAAGCTGCACCGCGCTTCACGATCGGAGTCTGGCAACACGGGCAGTTGGTCGGGAACACTACGGGCCGGGCATCCGGCACAGCCTTGATGAGTTTGCCAAAGTGAGGAATTACGTCACCCGAGCGATACACCTCGTAGCTATTACCAATCGCGATCTGACGCTCGCGCATGCGGTCTTCGTTGTGCAGTGATACCGATGTTACCACCACCCCCATAAGCGGCGTCGCTGTGATCTTCGCAACCGGCGCAATTTCACCAGTACGACCCACCTGGAACACCACATCAACAACCGTACATTCACCTTTCGTCGGCGGGAACTTATAGGCGAAGGCCCAACGCGGAGAATGAGACGTTTCACCCAACTCAGCCTGCTTGGCGGTATCATTAATCTTGAAGACCATTCCGTCAATGTCAAACGGAATGTCTCCTCGCTCACGGATTTCCGTAATCGAGTCGAATACCTCCTGAATAGAGATGGGCGAAAGGAGGAAACAGCTAAGCATCGAGAACCCAAGATTCTTGAGCGTTTCGAGCTTGTCGGTGTACGCATTGAAGACAAAGTCAGCTCCTTCGATATCGTAAGGAACAAACGAGATGCCGTGCGTAAAGTTGTTGGGCTGGTCGCGGTTGAGCATACCAGCTACCGCATTGCGGCAGTTGGCGTACTTATCCGGACCTGTGTTCATGAACTCCAGCCAGGCCTTCTTGATCAGCGCTTCCCCACGAACTTCCACCATACCCTTGGCGTCAATTCTATCACGCACAAACTGCGCGGCGTGTTTGGTTACGTCCTCGCCGTACTCGCCGTCGCCACGTGTCAGTGCACGGGAGAAGATGCCATCGATGTACAGCAGAGATAGCGCCATGCCGTCGTACTTGAATTCGCCGACGACCTTTACTTCTGGATCGAACTTCGTTGACCAAAGGTTGATCCAACTTTGCAGCTCGTCCTCGTCGAGCGCATTCTCCAGAGAGAGCATCGGGAATTCGTGACGCAGATGCTCGTTCTTGTTGCTGGCCTTGATAGCACCCACCTTGAACGTCGGAGAGAGTTCCAGCGTTTTGTCCGGATGCTTGGTTTCCCACGCGATCAGTTCCTTGCGAAGCTTATCGTATTCGTGGTCGGGAATGAGTTCAGTGCCGTCGATGTGGTAAGCACGATGGTATTCCGCCATCTTGCTCACGAGACTGACGTAAGACAAGTAATCGTTTATCATGGTTTTATAGGCTCGTCAAATATGAAATGTGTCTCTGGAAAAGCATTCTCGCTGTCAGGATGTTCGTCGGTCAGAACGAATCCATGAGCCGGGATAGCGTAATCCTTTTCCTCTCTAATCATCGTTTTTATCCATTCTTCAGCGAACTCGTCATTTACGAGCATCAGATCGTACGTTGGTGTGAGTTTTTCATCAACGAAGTCATAGGCACGATCATGGTTTACATATTTGCCATCAACGTACAATCGATTAATGCGGCAAGCGATCGGATGACCGTCAACCGTAGTCTCTTTGGCACGTAGTGCTTTGCGGATGAGCTTTGGCACCTCTTGCGCTTTAAAACTAGGATTGAGTACCCTAGGGTCGTATTTCACCGACAGCAGCGCATGAAGCGTTATATCGCCTTTATGCGATGACTCCTCAGGGAACAATAGCAACGCGACTTCATCGTTGATCCGCTCACCCTCGACTCCGGAGCCTTTCAGAATCAGTGATTGAAATTTACCATCTTTGTAATTGACGCTGGCCTCTAGGCCGTAGTTGTCGTAAGAAAGTCGGAACTCGCGCGACGGATGCGTCGCAAGGCACTCCATTACTTTCGCCGTAATATTTTTTCGTGCTATCCGTACACTGCGATGTTTCGGGAATTCCACGGGATGCATTACAATCGATCTTGTCGAAGGCGTCTTCTTGGGTTTATCCATGGTCTCATCTTTCCTCTGTACATATTTTAACCGTCGTAGTAAAAACGGCATAAAACCCACTAAGAAGCCGAAGCCTCCTAGTGGGTTTGTGTTTAATGCAGGTGTTTGGTCGGTTCGAAAGGAGTCCACGCAAAAACCTGTCCCGGCGTGAAGACGCTCACAATTTCGTCATCGGTATCGATGAACACTGGTTCAACCGTGCACGACTCGCCATCGAGGTCGAACGAAATGGTGCCAACGACGGCGCGCAGTTCCTCACCATCACGTAACTGGATAATGACGACTTGCCCCTGTTCCGGCCAGTAAGCAGCGGGATGAGGCTCTAGTGATGTTGCATTTTTCCACAACTGGATCATTAACTCAGACACACTGCACCTCCTATCAAGAAGCTCTATAGGATTTAGCAGAGCTTGTTACGTGTTACTGAACTGCTGTTTCTTTCGCATCAACGGACTTCTCGTCTTTCTGTTCGGTAATACTGTTTTGATTGTTGCGATCTGCATACGAAACATGTGCAGGCAACGCCGCCGGGAGTTTCGGGCGAGAAGCAGCCAAGCTTTGCGGTACAACTGCATGATACGGATCATCGCCAGAATACAACTTCGGCTTGGTAGTGGGAGGCATGCGTTGAATTTTCACCGAACGCAAAGGTGCTTCGGTATGGGATGCGGAGGCAGTACCGAAACGCGGAATATTTACAGTACGGGCTGGCGGTTCAATGTGTGTCGTAGGAGCAGAACCGAAGCGTTGGATGTTTACCTGGCGTGCTGGTGCTTCGACGTGTGAACTGGATGCAGAGCCAAAGCGCTGGATGCTTACAGCGCGAGCGGGTGCCTCGATATGCGGCGCCGGCACTTGAGACGGAGCAATGATACTGACTTTGCCGGCTTGGACTTGACTGGCTGCAAACAGAAGGAAACCTGCGAGGAACATTTTCATGATTCTGCCTTTCTTTCTAATAAGGGAATAAAGCCCGGGGATTTCTCCCCGGGCGTTTATGCCGCTAGATTAGCGGACGCTGGTGATCGTGATGCGTTCGAAGGTGCCGTTCTTCAGCTTGGCCAGCAGAACCGTGCCAACACGACAGAAGATACCACCAACACCCTTACCACCGGCAGACACATCCATTGGCATCTTCTTCGACAACTCGGTCAGAGCACGGGAGTGACCGAAGTGCTCGCTGCGAATCATCGTACCCAAGATGCAGCTGCCATACTGGCTCAGCGCGTTGTAGAAGTTGGGAGCGAAGCCTTCGATGTGAAGGATGTAGCCGCTGTCCTCTTGTTCAGGACGAGCAACACGGACCACGGCTGCAACATCGATCGATGCCGGCGGAGTAACAATCGAAGTTTCACCAGCCCACTCAGCGATCACGCTGTAGTGGTACGGTTGAGGAGTCGTCAACAGCAGAGAGGTATCGTGGATACCGTCAACGAAGTTCAGCAGCTGAGCGTGATCACCTTCTTCAGCGGCAGCGGTAACGAATACCGGCAACATGGAAGTCGATTCATGGGTAATTTCCAGCGACTGATATTCCGACAGACCGCGGATGAACTCGATGAGCGACATGGTCTTGCGTACTTCGACGTCACCGAGGATCTCATCCATCTTTGCGTTGGCCTTCAGATCCGGGTTCTTCTGCTGCTTCAGTTCACCGAAAGCAGCGTCGAGAGCGGAACCAACCGGGCCGGCTTCAACTTGCTCTGCAGCAGCCCCTTTCCAGACGACTTGCTTGGCTTCGTCGAGCGGCAACAGGCGACGCGACAGCGAGCCACGCAGGTTGTTCTCGGTCAGGAACTTGAACGTTTGTTCGAGCGAAGCTTCGGAGGCTTCGGCCGTCTTCTGTTTGTAGTTCTCGCCGGCAGTGGCTTGCTTCAACAGGGCCTTAACACGGGTCAGGGCGGCGGCCATGTCGTCGCTGTCTTTCAGCTCAATGGTAACGTCGAGCACGATGCCCAGCAGCGAACCGTTGATGTGTCGCATCCAGGAGTTGTCGTTCACTTGCAGCAGCGACCACAGGTACAACGGGCCATTGCGCGACTCGGTCTGCACGCGACGCACGCTGCGGATCAGTTCGACCAGCGCGTCACCGCGACCCAGCGCAGTGTGGTCTTGATCGCCGATGTTGGCTTTGACGTACACGAGTACCTTGGCCAGCAGGTCGACATTCAGCCCGTGCCAGATGATCTGCTGGAACAGGCGATCCACGTACTGGAAGTCAGCGAACGAAGTACGCTTGCGGTTGTACTCACGCACCAGGTTAACGTCTTCGACGCCGTAGAAGTGCTGGAAGCCGCCAACAACGCGCTCGGTCAGCAGCTTTTCCGACAGACGTGCCAGCGGCATGTAACCAGGCCGGCTACGCTCGCCGTTGGACAGTTCTTCCATGACCTTGGCGATGATCTCATCGGAGTCAGCGATGCTACGAGCTGCTTCGAGAACCGGATAAGACAGCTGACCGTTTTCGTCCATGGCGGCGATGCCAGCCATTTCAGCCCAAACGCTGCGACAGTAGTCGCAGTTGAAGTGTTGATGCATGCTGGCCGGCAGGGCATTACGCCAATGGAAGAAGTTCAGCGGACCGTAGCTGGCGAGGTATTCACCCGGACGAGTGCCGTAGGTGGCCTTCTCTTGCACCAGAACTTTGCCGCTTTGCAGAGCTGCGGTAATGTGCGCGCCGATGGCGCGGCGGAAAGCGTCGTAGGAGCGATCAGCTACGTCTTGATCCGGATGGATGTCGTCGCGACCACCTTCCTTACTTGCTACCGCAGCATCGACAGCCTCAACGATTTTGGGGGTATTGCTTTGTTCATCCATTACGCTTACTTCGATGTTCATGTTTCAACTCTTTCAGATGGTTGTCTCAACTACGATGGGATTGGCGCTACATATTCTTCAAGCGCCAGGTTAAAAAAGCCACAGCGTCATAAAAGCCCCCGCAACCACATGGCTGCGGAGGCCCTGTTTCTACAGTTGTGAGAGAGAACTAGGGTGAAGCCAAGGTGATTCAGTAAGTGTTGCGGGCAACGAGCATAGCTGTTGCGACCGGAGGCTCTTTGGCGGCGGCGAAAGTGGCAGCACTTGCTGAAACAGGATAGTATCCCTTAGGATTTTCGAAACGAGAGGCTACGGTAATGGGAAGCTCATTCTCGAATCGGTACTGAATTTCGGCCTTCCGGGCCTCGTTGTGACCAGCTTTAAGCTTGGCGTAATAGTTTTTGGCGTTACTGGAGTAACACCGTTGAAGGGCGCGTTTCAAATTGCCGCGGTTGCTATCGATACAATCGGAGAGAATCTGAGTTCCCACTTCGATATTCGTTTCGATGTTTGTCGGACTTCGTCCTCGCAGTTTATCACGGTGGAAGCGTGGGACGACTTGCATGAGGCCCTGTGCCCCATAGCTACTTCGAGCAGTGGTTCGGAACCGACTTTCGGTTTTGATAAGGGAAATGATCAGAAGCGGGTCCAGCCCTTGTTTTTTGGCATTGGAGAAAACCGCGTTCACAATACGAACAGCTTCAGCCTTGTGGACTTTGTTGTTCGACTGATCCATAACGACGTTCACCATCGCAGCTTTGGAGTGAACGATTTCATCGGCGAATGCAGGAAGTGCAATCGTCATCAGCATTGCGATCGCCACAATCGCTCGCTTGATTAGTGCAGTCATGAGTAACCTCCATGAGATAGTTGAACCACACACCACTGGTTAGAGTAGTGAGTGATTGAAATAGCCTGATTTCTCTAGGCTATGGCGCGCGCATAGGATATAGGTCAAGAAAAGGATAAGCGGGCCAGCCGAAGCCAGCCCGCTCCCTTAAGAGTGTGGATTACTTAGAACGCCAGCCGTGATGCACTGCCTCGGAATAGTAACCGCTCGACGTCCCTAACCAGCGAACATCGACGTAACCCTTCAGAGTTGCGAACTTGTAGAACGTCCAGGTAGACGACTCACCCCATCTCGTATCCTCTTCACTCTCATGTTCAATCTCTTCAGCCATCAGCAGGGGTGAACCCACTAAGTCTTGAAGATCGCCCACGATAGATTCGATGTTTACGGATTCGCAGCAGTCTTGGTAATGACAAAACACATACTTCCGCCCATCTTGCAGCGTAAATACGAGTTCATCTTCACCATCTACCTCGATGTGTTCAACATTCACCATCACCTGACCCAGCAAATCATCCAGCACATTCACGTTAATAGCATTCATTTGTATTCTCCGATTTTGGAAAGCGATCCGCTTCTCGGAAAAACACTAAGTCTGCTATTGGGTCAGGCTCACTCTTTACTTCAACTGTGATTAATGCGTTACATCTGCATAACTAATGCCATAACGGTAATATATTGCCAGCGAATTTTACAGACCAAAAATAAAATGACGACATAAAGGCAGGGCTTTCGCCCTGCCGCTGTGCCGGATTAAATCCAGCGCCGTTCAAACAGTGCCTGGATCATCTCCAGACCCTCGCTTAAGGGCATGATGAAGCTTGCTGCACACTTATGCCCACCGCCGCCGAAGCGCTCTGCTACTTGCTTAGCGAAGCCCTTCTCTTCGTCGGTAGAGCGTACGTTGAATACCACGACATTGCGCTTCACTCGGAAACCGATCGAAACATCCACTTCGAACTTCTTGCAGATGAAACCACCCAGTTGGGAATGAATGATGCCCAAGCCATTGTGAACAGCATAGCGCGCGATCTTCACCTTTGTCTTTGGTGGAGTCCACGATCCCTCCGCTACAGGCTGACTCGGGACGTCATCGGGAGGCAGTCCTACTTGCTCTTTGGTAACGTTGCAAGGATTGTCCACCCACTCCACGAAATCACCGAAGCCCATATTGCTGCCAACGCTAGTGATGCTGTGCATCACGCTCTCGTTGTACTGCTCGATGGTCTTGCCGGTCTTGATAGCGTGTTCCATCGCTTCCGGAACAGTGCAGAGCAGATCCCACTTCGCCCAGTTCTGACGAACACGATCGAAATGCAACCAGGACTCGAAAGCACCAGTGTCAGGGTACTTCCATGCCCACATGTCGAAGTCATCAACCAGCAAGCAAGCCAGCGGCGCCGAACTATCGGGGAAGAAGTATTCCCATGCCAACAGAGCACCAGACTTGGTCTTATCGAAGAAGGCGTACGGCGCGGCCTTCAATTGCTCTTCAGCAGTAGCGTGGTGATCGAGTACCTTCAGCAGGCCGACTTTCTCGTAGACCTTGTCGAGAGTCTGACGATCGTACGAGAAGTCCAGAATGTAGACCTGGTCTTCTTTGGTGAAGGAATCGATGTCGTACGGAAAGGGTTGCTTGTATTGAACTTCCCGGAACTGGATGGTGCTAACATCGATCCCGATGTTATCCTTGAAATGGCGCCAAGCAGCGTACGCGGCGAATCTGCCATCCGAATCCGCGTGATGTAAAACGTAAATGGTCATGGTAGGGTCTTTTCGAAAGGGATGCCATACAAAACCCAACTCGTGTAATAAACGGCATAAAGCGAGTGGGTTTCCCCACTCGCCCACACTTACCAGCTAAGCTTCGTTGGTGCTGCGATGATAACCGTCTCCGATTCTGCCCCTACCGACAGCGATACGCTGCGATGAGTTCTAACGTGAGGACCGCCGTGTACCCATTCCGCGCCATCGGAGAAGTAATGGAACGGATCGAGGCTTTCTTCACCAGATACCAGGGATGGCTCACTCCGCGATGCGCTCACTGAGTGCTGAGTCAGCTCACTGAGTTCATTATCGATAAAACCAAAGAACTCATGACCGTCAACCAGCTCCTCCAGACCCACTGACGAACCAGCCGTACCCAGCATCGCTTCGACTTGAGACTTGGACCATGCCATGATGTCCAGAGAACGAGTGGAGATGTTAGGCTCCTTGCCCGTATCCAGATACACGTCCCAGATTTGCACGACTTCAGTCTGACCCAGACGATCCACACGCGAGCAAGCCTGTTCGTATTCGTGATCCCGGAACGGAGCATTCAGGAACACGACAGAGTTGGCCATGATCAGCGGTACTGCAGTGGACAGAGACTGCAGCGTAGCGATCAGCGGATTGCTGCGCTTGTCCTTATCGAACTGCGAAACAATCTGCGGAAGTTCACCGTTTGTCTGTCCGTAGACTTTCAGCGGGAAACCACCCTCGTCACGAATGATCTCTGCGCAGCGATCGACCACTTCGACGTAACTCGTGAATACCACCGTCTTCTTGATGGAGTTCTCGATGATGTCAACCAGTGTAGTGTCGAACTTCTCACCCGTCTGCATATCGGTGACTTTGTACGAGTCCCAGGCAGATAGCATGTCCACGTTACACTGTGTCCGCTTCTTGCCGAGGATACGACCCAAAGCCTCGCCTTGCACTTTGAGCTTCACGTACTTGTAAACCGAACGAGAGTCTTTGAACGACTCTTTCAGTTCCTTCGGTAGAGCCGGGAGGATAAATTTCTTCTCATAGGCGTTACAGAAGATCGGTTCGGTCTTGTGCACCATCGGATCGTACGAGGTATGCAGCAGCTTCGCAGTGCGTACGTATTCATCGAAGGCCTTGACTTCCGCAGAGGTCTTCAGGGTACGTTCGTAGAAGCGCAGACCAGCTTGGTAGTTCTCGATGTACGTCTTCATGTTCGCCCGGTAGTAATCCAGACGTTCCTTGACGAACTTCGTCATTTCCTTGCTGATGTTCGCCAGCGTGTAGTCGTCGCCATTCTTCAGCGTGACATCCACACGGTACTTCTCCACCGTGTTGCCAACGATCTGCTGTTTGTCGATCTTGAAGGTCATGTACCCCAAGCGGTGAGCAAGGATGTCCAGACCACGAGCCGAGGAGAGGCCGAAGATGGCGCGGAAGCGCTCTTCTGCTTCCTGATCGAAGAACGGGTCGATCGAACGCAGGATCGGAATCACTTCCGAACCCATGGCCTTGATCGGAGTACCGGACGTCCAGAGAACGTCTTGGCAGTCAACGATCTTGCAGAGCTGCAAGAACAGCTCGGTACGCATCGACTTCAGTTCGTTCAGGTTGTGCGACTCATCCAGAACGATGTTGATCTTCTTGCCTTTGAAGGCCGGATCTTTGAAGAACTCGACCATTCGGTCAAGTTGCTCGTAGTGAGCTACGTAGTAGCGGTAGCCTTTCTTCAGCTCGTCACCCGAAGTCGAGTACCAGTACGGCTGCTTCTCTTTGAAGATCCACGACAGAGTGTCGTGCCAAACGCGCTCCACCGCATTCTTCGGCACGATACAGATCGTGATATCCGTTTCCAGACATTCCGAGACAGCAATAGCTGCGATCGTCTTACCCGAACCCGGAGCCGCACCAAGGATGGCACCTTTCAACTGCCAGCGAGATACTGACTCGTTGTAATACGCCAAGAACTGATTCTGATGCGGAAGCATGTCCTTGGTCAGGCGATTCAGGGCTTTGAGATTCAGGCGCGGGGTGAACGTCTCGGCAAAGGCCGTCTTCATCCAGGTGTTGGTTTGCAGCTGGTCAATTACTTCTTGCAATGCGTTACGATTCACACGAGCGCGACGCTCACCCATCAGGCGCTTACAGACGTAGTAGAAGTCAGGAGCGAAGAAGGGATGGAAGTCCAGCTGGCGGCTTTTAACCTTACGGAATAGGTTGCCGGAGATCTTGCTCGTCTTCCAGAGCTTATCGATCTCGTAAAGGAAAGGTGGCATTTTCATGCCAAGGACGCGGATGGTTCTCAGATCAATCTGATTGACCTCCGTGCCCGTAAAAAATGACAGAGCTGATTCGAACATGATCTTTGGCTTCTGGGGAAAAATAGGGCTCAAAAGATTGGTCGTATCAGCCGTGTGAAAACAAAAAATAAAGAGTAGACATAAAAGGGAGAGGCCGAAGCCCCTCCCTCTGAATTCAACTGCCTTTCTTATTCAGCAGGGAAGACTGCCTGTACCAACTTGGTGAAGGAAGTCAATGGCATGCTTTCATCTTCAATAGCCGCAAGCATGCCATGAATTACCGTCTCACGCATGCCGGGGCCATAGTAGATGCTCACGAACTTGCGGATGCGTGCTTCCACTTCATCGGGAGAGATGCAACAGCGCTCTACCAGTTCCTTGAATGTCACGAAGTAGACATTGGACATCGGTTCATCTGCGCGGCCACAGGCAGCCGCGATCGTTTTGTGCATGGCCAGAGACGCAGTAGCCATAGCTGTAGCTATAACGTCATCGTGCACCTGCATCTGTTCAGCCACGTCTTCTACCGATTGCTTCATTTCGAAAGGAACGATCGGCAGAATAGGTGCACCAGGCGGAGTGTCGAGTTCGCGCTGCATTTGCGCCATGTCGTTACGCAGCTTGATAATGCGTTCACGCAACTCACCGCAGTACATTGAATCGTAAAGCGGATTTTCGAGATAACGGTCGACACCATCAACAGCTTCGAATAGTACATCAGAAATCATAACACTCTCCTAATCTCCTAAAATGTAGGAGGATACTTGCCAGAATCGATATCCGCTTGTGTCACGACTTTATCCACCGGTAATCCAGATGAGCCAATTCGTCTCTCTTCAGGAAAGACTGCAGCTATCAGTTTAACGAAGGTAGGCAGCCCCATGTTTCGATCAATAGATGCCTTCAAGAGGTTGTTGACCAGCATCGGGGCGCTGGAAGCCGAGTATTGGGTATTTGCGAATTTGCGGACACGCCGTTCCAATTCTTCGGACGTAATCTCGCATTTCATCAGCAACTCATTGAACGCCACGAAGTAAACCGTAGTCAGTTCCGCATCGTGAAATTTTTTACGATATTGTTCCACGTCCTGTCCGCGCACTCGCGCACGCATAAGCGTTTGTTGCATGTGGTCAGAGACAGCTTGCATAGCGATGCTTATGATGTCCTGTTCGTTTGCCATGGTACTTCCTTTCCTTTACAGTGGTGTGGTGCAGCCTTATTCATCCCAGTTAGGGCAGAGTTCTGCAGTCCAATCCCAGCAGCGCGCCATCACTTCACCGACACGCAAGAGACCCTCTCGGTCGCAGGAATGCATGTAGTTGTTCTGGAGTTCGTCCAGTATCCAGTCAGAACAACCATCCCACTTTACGCTACCGTGTAGGAAGACTTCCGCATCTTCCAGTTTTTCGACAGGAGACGGAGAAGATGAAGCGTCCTTTTCATGCCAAAGCGGTGCGTCGTCTGGTCCGATGCCTTCGATATGGTAGACTGTGTATTCCACCCGGTATTCAGCCGGGACCGCTACCACGGTGAAGTTAAGATCCAGAAAATGTTTGATGTGCTTAACCGGTGCTTCCTGCTTAGTAGGCTGTGACATTACTACACTATCCTTTCTTCAGTATTTGCTGTGCTTGCTTTGTGCAGAATTGACGGAACTGCTGCTGCAGCGTTTCGCTAGTATAACGCCAGCCCCATGGGTATGCGCTGCACTTTTCCTTGGTCACATCAGTGCCTTCGTAAAGTTCACTCTCGAAAGCTAAGGCGCTTTCCGCCATGGATTTTTCCAATGGTGTTTTGGATTCATCCAGCATGGCTGTAAGCTGACCGATGGAGAGCGCTGCTTTGATGCAATCGCGGATGCCTTGTTGTTCGCGCGGAAGCAGGCACGAGTAATCGCCTTGCCGAAGATACTTAGCGATCAACTCGTCAGTGATCTGATTAGGAGTCTTACTCATCGTTTCTTCTTTCTATTCATGAGGTGCTGGATGCAGAAACCGCCGAGAAACGTCACCGCCGGAGCTATCGGCCACAGAAGAACGGCTAATACAGCAGTAATGCCGGCTATCCATTTGTAATCTGTAGCACCGTAAAGCGTTAGAGAGATGGTGACCGACCCGACTCTGAATACGTAGATGAGAAGCCAACCTACAAAAGACCAAAGTAGGAAGGCGATCAGGTAGTCGCCCATACCTTAGCCTTTAGCTGGAAAGACTGCAGCGATCAGCTTGGAGAAAGTGGACACCGACATATTCTTGTCGTCAGCCGCTTTCAGAAGGTTGCTGGTTACAGCTTGCTGGGAGCGCTTGGGATAATGCGTATCAGCAAACTCGCGAATACGTTGTTCCTTTTCTTCAGGAGTGATCTCGCACTTCTCCAGAAGCTCTTTGAACGTGATGTAGTAAATCGATGTAAGCACCGTACCGGCGCCGTGACGGGCAGCCATTACAGTTTGGTGCATGTGCTTAGCGGCAGTTTCCATAACAACACCAGCTACGTCTTGATGATTCGTCATTTGAATTTCTTTCACAATGGTTTACGGCATAAAGAGAGGTAGGATTCCCCGCCTCTTCTCTGGATCACTATTCCACATTAGTAATATGTCTCTCAGTAATTTTTAGATCCAGAATCATGTGTACTAGGGTAACCTAGTCGTTTCACACCTTCCACCCACTAACAAAAGGTGACAGAAATGGGGATGAAAATTGCCTTTTGGAAAGGCACTGATCCTGGCTTCGGCGGGGTCTTGGACCGTTCTATCCGCTGGTGGACGAACGGCTCGTATTCGCATTGCGAACTTATCTTCTCCGACGGCTGGACGGGCTCTTGCTCGTGGTCGGAGGGCGGCGTTGTTCTTCTCCAGCGTAGTGCTAGCTACTATGATCCCAAGAACTGGGACATCGTAGAAATCGAAGGCGACGAAGCAGCAGCCCGTGCTTGGTTTAAGAAGAACCGTGGTACACCGTATGACTTACTCGGTGACTTCGGTTTTGTTTGGCGTCCGATTCGTGGTGAGGATGGCGCATACTTCTGCTCAGAAGCTATTGCACTGTCGCTCGGCTGGCCGAATGCTTGGCGCTACGATCCGAACACCCAGGCAGATGTACTTCGTATTCCGAAGTATCGGCCTGCAGCAGTTTAAACTGCAAAAAAAAAACGCATAGTGCGAGAGAGTACGCCCGTACGGGCGTACTCTCTTTATGCCATTACTTTCCAGATTCGAATATTAGACCAGAGATATTCATAACCGGATGGACGTCAGAACCTTCCGATGGAATGCCAGTGCTAAATAAGCCGGTGAAGATGACGGAGTGCCCTTCTTCTAGCACACGTTTCAACACCAACCCCATCGGAGTCCCGAGTACCTCGAAATGCACCGTGATTTTGGTAACCACATCGCTGTCGCCTGTAATTGCATATTCTGTTACCCGCGCCGCGGCGGCTTCGATCTTCAGGCCAGTTCTCCAGCCCGTCAGCGGATCAACAACAATGTAACCGAGCACTTGGCCGGAGTACACTCTTCCAGAGAAGAAATAGGCATCAGCGATGGCTTTATCCAAACGCAGCTTTCTACCGCTATAAAGCACGTTGCTGTCGTAGATATCGGCACTGTAAATGCCTTCTTTTACCTTTGAAACTTGTCCCATGTCAATTCCTAAAAAGAAAATATGTCTGGAAGAGAGAGGGAGTGCCTGCAGGCACTCCCTCTATTAGCGCTACCGGTTATTCCTTGAACTGGAAGATCACCAGTGCACCATCTTGGTAAACGTACAGAGCAATTGCTTGGTTGAACGGATTGGAATCAGCGCCGAAGCGAACGTCGTTACCAGTCCGTACCTCCAGGACACCAACGATGTGCTTCAGTGCCTCGTGGTACTTGAAGTCAAGACCGGAATGCTCCAGAGCTTCTTGCAGGCTGTTTTTGCCTTCGAAGGTCGGAGTATCGGACTTGAGCATTTCGATGGCTTGGTCAACCAGCACACAACTGCCGTCTTCTGCGCGCAGTTGAATCGCACGCAGGTGGTAGCTCACGTTTTCGTGGTCAGCTACCACGAAGTGAGTAGGGCGCACCCTCATGGTGCGGCTCGGACCTTCCGAGAATTCGTATTCGCTTTTAGCTGGCGAATTGTAGCGAGTCACGACGCGAGCTTCAGCACCGAGGATGGCTTGCAGTTCATTGATGACGTATACGTATTCCATGATCTTTCCTTTTTAGAGTTTGGTGCGGTGGTAAAACGAGTGCTTAGTTCGAACCGAAGACTTTGCTGTGCTTGACGAAGAACGTACGGAAGGCAGTGCCATCGTCCAGCCCGTGCAGTTGCTCGCGGCTTACTTCTTTATCCGTGTCGACGTAAGTTACGGAAACGAAGTCATCTTCTTCAGTGGCTGCAGCGATGTTGAGGAAACGCCCGCCGAGGTCTTCATCCGGGCACTTCATGGTCGAGTAAGCGATGCGCTTGACTTCAGGATAGGCTTCGATGAAAGCCTTGCCCCAATCGGTATCCAGAATACCAAAGTGATCGGTTTCACTTACCGATACTTCCAGCAACTTGGCGGCGCTAAACGAGTCTTTCGCCATGGTGGACATGGCGGTCAGGAAATACTCCACGAAAGCATCGCTACCGTTTTCGCCGTGGAAAGTCGTAACTGCAAATCCGAGCTTGTTGTTGTCGGAGAAGTAGTGCAGTGACTCGATACCATCGGCATCAGCGGGGAAGTGCTTACCCACTTTCAGGGATTGGGATTCCAGGTAGGCATTAAGAGCTTGGGAGGTTTGCATGGAACATTTCCTTATCTAAAATTAGAATATTGAGTGCCTTTGCTTGGCATTACTCAAGTTAACTATATGTGGTTGAAACTTTTTCCATTTCAACCGAAGACAAAAAGAGAAAACAGCATAGAAGCGGAGAGGGGAATCCCCTCTCCTTATGCTTAGTCGGCTCTGAAACGAGAGTGATAGAAGATCTTGTCGTAGCCTTTTTCTTTAGCATGCGCGACCCAGTCAGCAACCAGCAGGATATGCGGATCGAACATGCCATCCACCTGACCGTGCTCAACAATCCCTACAGCTTCAGAGATCGTTTTGCAGTCTTTCATCAAGTAGGTGAAAGCTTCGCCAGTGTCACGCGAGGCATGCAACAGCGAGAACTTCTTGCTGACCACTGGTATCATGGAGATCGTGTTCTCTTCGCTATCGATCACCATCGTGAACACCTCGCCATCATTGCTGACATGTACAGCGTGAGCATGACAGGCGTCCTTCGGCAGTTCGTCCTTCATGCCGCGACGAATCCAGCGAATGAACTGGTAGGCTGACGCAGTGCTTGGGATGAACAGGCCGTATTCGGTGCCGAACATCTCGTACGGCTCGACATACGTAGTGCAAGGCTGGCTGCCTTCTTTTTGCGGGATAGCAACGGACTCACGGTTGTAGAGGATGTTGTACATTACTTGGCCTTCTCTTTCGGTTCTTCGTAGCCGGTGATTTCCACAGCAGCCTTCCACGCCTTGGTACGTTTCGCTTCAGGAGTAGAAAAGCCAAACATCGGATTGCGAGAGAAGGATACTTTGCCATCCTTCATCTTACCCATCGACAGGAACGCAGCAATCATCTCAGTGATCGATTTACGCACCATGTTGGCTTCTACTTCCGTACAAGCCCCATCCTTCAGCTCTTTCTTGATTTGTGCTTGAGCAAATATGTGCATCGCGTCCAAGAAAGTTTCATCACACACCGGCGGAAAGTCGTCCGTCAAATCATCCTTCACGGTGAACGTGTCGATTGTCGTGCCTGTAGGGCACCCGCTCAAACGTAGGGCGTAGTAGATTTCTTCGGTCGGTACACCGTGATCAAGCAAGATGGCTGCCATCTTCTTACCAGATCCCACGATCAGCGCTTCTTGATTGCTGTACTTGCTCCAGCCCTTGCCATCACCAACGAAGGTGTTTTCGTGTGTCATCACAAGCAAACCAGAGCCATCTGCGTCCATATCTTTGGAAAGCCGATGCCCGATTAGATCGCGGATGCGACGGCACGTAAGACGAAACCTTGCGAAGGCACGAATGTCTTTGATTGTCTTGAACATGCGGTGCTTGGTGAAGCGGTCTTCCGTGAAGAAGTTCAGTGCGCAGATCACTGAAAGCTTTTGCTCGAAAGTCGTTTTAGCGTTTGCACCTACTTCATGCGGAGAGAACTCGAAGCCCGTCGTCCCATACAGACAGTAGGGTGTCTTGGTAATCTTGGGTTCGTCACGCAGTCCAATCATGCCAACTTTAAAGTAGTTGACAACCTTACGGCGGTCTGCTACGAGCACGCCTTCCCTAGCGATAATTGTTGTCACGGGCCAGATTCCTTATTTTTGTACAAAAGACAAATGCGGCATAGCGACCCAGTGAAGCCGAAGCTTCACTGGGCGTGTCAGGTCAGGATGCGATTAACGCAGCGGGCGCGACGGAGCGTCGAAGCGATCCGACGGGGATTGCTTGGCGCTGGTCTTGGTCATCTTGCCTGCTGCGGCAGTGGCTTCCGGCAGTGCAGAACGGAACACCTGGTTGATCACGTAGGACACTTCGGCTTCTTCTTCGGCCGGGCTGGCGCCGCGCGCTTCTTCGACGGTCACGTCGTAGATGCCGGCAGGCTGGCGCACTTCATCGGTCTGGTCAAAGCTCAGTTGGGTGTTCTTGTCGGAGAAGGTCACCTTGACTTCGGTGTGGGTGGCGATGATGGTCTGGCCGATACCGAAGACAGCTACGAGCTTTTGAGCGATGCTGGAAGACATGTGATACCTTTCTACTGGTTGTTTGTGGAGAGAAACGGGATGCTATTGCAGCTATCCTCAAGATGGTGATATGTTGTTAAAAGTTATTTAGATTAAGGCGACATAAAACGAGGAGAGGCGAACCTCTCCTCGCTATGCTGGTCAGAACTTAACGGTGTCCGGGGAAAAACGACGCATGCTGTTCAACATCTCTTGTTGTGCGGCGCGCGCGGAATCCGTCATCCTGATAACATCCGCTTTAGTAAACGAACCATCCCATTCGACCGGGGCCAAGCCAGCAACGACGCGGAGAGTGTTGAGGTTGACCAGCGGGCCAAGATCACCTTCATCCTCGTCGGTAACGTGGAAGAACTCGTGCAGCGATCCGCCAATGTCCATCTCGCCGAAAGGATGCGTCCAGTGATGGCCGTTCTCCCTACACCACTCGATCTCGCTGAAGTCCTTGGTCTCCGCAACCATCGGGATGATCTTGAAACCAGGGATATAGACTGCACTGCCGTCCAGCATTGACAGGATGGAGAAGGCCAGTCCCGACAATGCATCAACTCGGTCATGACCAGGCTGGTTCGCCCAGTAATGACAAAGGTGCTTCACATGCGAAAGAACCACAGTGCGGATGGCATCTTTCGTATATGGCTTCGGCTTGAACTGCGGCTCTTCCAGCTTTTCATCCATGAGCGTGCTGAGCATCTCAACGATAAACGACATCGCTTTCTCGTTGAGTTCCATCACCTCATCGAATTGCTGTATTGGTGTCTCGCTCTTGAGCTTCTCCAGCGTAATGGAAATTCCATCACACTGGTATTCGCCCTTGTCGAACTTGTCTGCCGTTTGGATGAGAAGTTCCTCTCGCTTTTCGGATCTCCAATCGAGCTTATCCAAAGCTTCGCTGAACCGATCGATCAGCAGCATGCGTGCGTGCGCGATGGTGATATGCATGCCGTCGTTGCTAGCCATATAGTGCGCTATGCCAACTTCGAAACCATTCACCTCGACCGTGCCCGCTATTTTCAGAAGTGGCATTAGTGACATTTCGTTATTCTCTCTGAGTAATGTAGATCCAACATAAAAAGAAGCGGGGTAAAAAACCCCGCTCCCATTATGCCGTACTTACTCGACGTTTAGTCTTCCAGCGGATCGCGATCGTCCGGCTCGGATTCGTCGTCCGGGTCCGGGAACTCATCTTCGCCCGGTTGATCGGCGCCAGCCAAAGCTGGCTCGTTATCGAACAGGCTGACGTCGATCGATACTTCGTACTGGAAGAGGCTGGGGTTGAGATTGTGCATGGCTTCCACAACTTCTTCTTCCTGGTCGTTGTGGGTCGGGCAAGCGACGTTGGTCACGTCGTCAAAGCCATGGGCATTGAGGTTTGCGGTGATCAGACGGGAAACGAGTTCGCCATCACTCTGATCGTCGGCCATTACTTCTACGGAGATGCGAGGCATGTTGAGTTCCTCTAAGTGGTTAGTAAGACAGGGTTAGATCGCCTACTTCATGGAGCGGCGTAATTGAAAACTAGGTCTATGCCTAGCGACTAGGGAAGAAACGAACCATCTCCATCACCACGGATGGATGGGTATCGTCCCCACCGAAGAGTTCGGTGCGTTCTTCGATCTCGTAGAACGGCCAGTCCGGCGCCATGACACACGTTTCGTCGAGAGGAGTCCTCACACCAATACGTGACACATAGGCAAGGTCTGTGTGCGCTTCAGCTGCCTTAAACAGCTCTTTGCCACCGATTACGAAGGTCGAGCGCAAGCGGCTCTTATCTACGCAGTCAGCCAACGCTGCTTCCAGCGTCGGGAAGACCAATGCACCCGGTGCTTCGTAATCCGGGTTTCTGCTGATCACGTAGTTATTGCGATTCGGCAGCGGTTTCTTGGGTAGTGACTCCCAAGTCTTACGACCCATGATCACATTGCCGCCTTCAGTCAGGGACTTGAAGAACTTGAAGTCGTGCGGACTGTGCCATGGGATGGTGTTGTTCTTGCCAATGATGCCGTTCTCGTCTTGAGCGAAAACAAGGGCAAGTGGCGGTACGGTTATTGACATGTTGCTCCTTTCTTCCAATAGTTTACTGTTCGGTGTTAAAAATTAGCGAGCATCTTCAACATCTGCATCGGCACATACGACGTTATCATTTTCTAATAACATCCGAGCCGCTTGTGATCCCCTGCTTGCATGGAGCTTCAACATGCGTTCACGCAGTTCATTACGTCTTTGCTCCGGCAGTTCCTTCTTCCGTATAATGACTTTGTTCCCCAAGCACCACTGCTGAGTAGCTCTAAAGTAACCATAGTCAACCATCACTACCCTGCCATCCGGACGAATACCGATATTGCTCGGCTTCAGGTCAGTGAGAAAATCAAGGTTCTTATAACGATTCTCGATGATCTCTGCGCAGCGTAAGTATTCCGGATCAGAGCACCGCTCGTACTCTTTCTCCAGATGCTCTAGCGTATCAACACGCTCCATCACTACGCACAAACCGAAACGATCCGCCCAGTAGATCTGCGCTAAGTGATTGGTGCTGCGATATTCGTCATACCACAGATCAGGGTCTTGGACGGTACTATCAGCACACCACCAAGAGCGTTCGTGTAGGTTTTCCATCACGCCCAGTATGAAGCTCAACCAAGAGGTAAACTTCGGGATCTTGATCACTCGCTTCTTAAAGACGAATACGAAACGGCGACTGCCGGACTTGATCTGAAACCATGCCATTAAGCGGTTCTTCCTGTAGTGTCGAGAATGAAATTGCGAATGGCTTGCAGGTTCAGCTGGGTTACGCGTGACGTAAACTCGTTGTGCTTGACATTCGCAAACTGATTCGTACGGATCACCTGGGCCGTAGTCTCGAAGGGGTTGGTTTTGTTGCTGAACAGAGTGCGCAGCGCAATGCGCATGGTATCTCGTTCATGCTTGTTCTGCTTCGCTGGAGAGCCGAGCCAACGGAGCATACTCTCGTTAGCCTTCTTGATTACCACATCCTTAGGCGTATCGCCGGGCGCGCACACGAAGCGCGTGACCTTGTTGAATGGCGAGTAGACTTGGAAGAGGACGTGTATTTGCTCCGCCGCATCACCACGCATCGTTGCCACGCGTTTCTTGCCTTGGAGAGCCATCCACTGTTCAACAGTGGGGCGACCATGGATCGGCAGAACGAAGAACTGGAACTCGGTGTTGTGCTCCAGCATTTGGTGCACTGTCAGCGCCACCTTATCCCATTTCGGCCCGAATCGGGTACGCAGCGTGCTGTAGTAGGCCAACGGATTCTTAGCCCACGTAGCGTAATACTGACCGGTGGAGGGATGGTAAACCATGATCCCCTTCCAGAAAGGGATATCGCCCTTTTGGGTTGTAGGGGTCACTTCGCGCAACAACACGCGGATATCGTCGGTAATGACCAGTTTCGAATGAGAGATTTTCATAGCCGGTTTCGTAGTTACGGCATAGCCGGAGGGACAAGCCCTCCGACCATTTGCCTGGTTTAGAACGGCGGTTCTTCGAGGATGCGCTTCATGGAAGACTTCAGCACCGCAGCGATATCAAGCCCCAGCGAGTCGTACACCGAGACCATAAAGCGAGCAGTTTTGACCTTGTTGTTCAGGTCATTATCCAGCATCGTCTGAAAATCAAACAATGCGGTGAAGAAGGCCTCGAACGTACCATGCCCACGCGAGATCGCGATAAACGCTTTACGTAGGTACTTGGATGGATTGAGAAGACGACTGTTGATAGCCGTCACGTTCAGCGTCACATTGTGTTCAGCCAGTAACACTGTTTCTACCGAACCCTGTACTTTAGCCGGCAGTGCTGCGTTGAGCGCACGGATCAATTGCAGGATGAGGTAGTAGTTCTTCGGCCGAATAGTTCGCGCAACTTGTGCATATTCCACACGCACCGGGTAGTCGCCGAACTTACTGAGCGGGATTTCCGTCAGTTCGTAGACAGACTTGGTGTCGAAGTCCTTGTTGACCTTGTCGTAACCCTTCAGCGACACACGAGCATGATCGCGCGCGTCCATGTACATCAGCACGAGATCGCGCAGCAGATCTTGCGATTCCGGACTGACTTGACTGAACTGGTCCGTCGACACAAACACGCCATAGTTGGTGGCGAGGTCGCTGCCGAGTACCGCATTGACGAAGTTGAACAGCAGCTCTTCCCGCGCCAATGTTTCCATATTGCGAACTTCGACGTCCACCCGGCGCAGCAGTCTCTCGATAGTGTCTTTATCGATCACACCGTGATAGCCGCGGTGTTTGCTGAACACGTTTTCATTACCGACGAATCGGTAATGCCCTTCCCGCACCAGCGCACGGTAGGCGTTGTTTGCCTCCAGTGGCTTCTTCGGATGGAAGAGCATGACGATCTTGTTCTTCTCGGCATTGAGGTTCATCGTCAGATCGACGTTTTCCGTCTCACTGTAGTTCTTGATGGCCTCGGCCACCGAATCCGTCACGGCCGGTACAAACTCGTCCGGGTCGATAGAGGCTTCGATGTCTTCACCGCGCATCTCTGCCACCCACATCTTACCGATCGCTTTGGAGAACTTCTCGATGTCTTCCGGTGTCAAGTTCTCCTCATCTCCTTCCAGAACTTTCCCCATGCTTACGAGGTCTGCGGTCGTGAACTTATCCGGAGTTGGCTGACTATTATCAGCTTTCGGATTTTCGGCGGGCTTGTCTTTTCCGAGCATCCAGCCGAAAGCATTAGACAACCTCTCAACATCCTCAGGAGAAATGCTTTCGGGGTTATCCAGATTGATTGTTCGGGAGATGCCGTTTTCCATTAAAACGGCGACGTTCTCCGGAGGAGGAGATTCCCCGGCATTAGTTTCGCCGGTAGAAGGTTTCTGTCTCTTTGTCACGATGTGCTCTCCTTTAATAAGGCCGGTGGTTAGCCGGCCTTTGTTGCGACAACCTTAAAAGGGAAGACCTTCGTCGCTGATACGCTGACTGGATTCTCTCACCAGCGTTTCGAACGGCATGTCGATGCGAGCCAAGTAGCCGAAGTAGCAATCCAGCTCGTAGGTGATTGCGATGAAGTGTTCCTTCAGTGCTTCGGACAACTCGACGATCTGGTCCAGCAATTCCGACAACGGCTTCCGGTTCTGGATGAAGTCGGAAGTGATGTCCCGCAGGCGCGCCGATTTCGCCTGCAGCCTGGCGATCGTCTGGTGCGTGGTATTGGGGTAGCGCATGGCCGGAATGTGGTCCTGGATCACCGTGGTCGGAATCACGCGGTTGAAGAAGGAGGCCAAGTCACGAATACGATGGAGCAATACACGTGGCTGAGTTTCGCGGAACTTGGGTTGCAGCTCGTCGAGGATTGGCATCAGCAGACTTTCCTGCGTGTAGCGGTAGTCCCACTGTTTCCAGGTGGTAAGCGCTTCTCGCATCCGAGGGATGAAGTTGATGGTCATCTCCAGCAACTGCATCTCTTCATCCGTGAGAATGCCATTCACCACAGCAGGTCGAGCCGGATGCCTGAGGCCGACGTGATTCGATGTCCAGGCTTCCTGTACACCAAAGCTACCGGTCGGCAGCAACGCGGTATTCACGATGTACTCGCGATCGCCGTCGGCCAGCAAGTCTTCGAGGTCGTACTTGCGTTCCAGGTTCTTCAGCTTCTTGATGGCCTCACGCACCTTTTGCATCTGCATCCACCAGTCGGTGTTGCCGGTATACGGGATCGTGAAGATGCGAGCAATCTCGTTGTCCACCAGCGCCTTACTGAAGAACTGGCTGTTTTTCTGAGTCTCTTCCGAGAGATTGAGGACCGGGGAGAAAGACAGCGGTTCGCGCGCCTTGTTGTAGCTCTTCTGATCACCCCAGATATCGGAAGCGAGCTTGTTGGATTTCTCCGTCAAGGTTTTGGAGTATTCCGTGTCCCAGGGCGCGGTGTCGCTGTACGGCGCGAACGGAATGATCGGTGCTTGATCGGGCGCCGCTACGGCTACCGGCTTTTCCTGCTGTACTGCAGGTTTTTCATTCTTCGGTTTCATTGGCTTCTCTTTCGAAGGAGCGAGGGGTTAAAGAGGATATCTACAATTAACTCGCTACGGGTAAATTAGGACTCTACTGCAGCGCATTCGATGCCGGCGAGTTCGAATACCGACTTGGGATCGTATCCGTCGCAGTAGATCATTTCGAAAGCCGTCTCAACATCGATCATTCGCATGTCTTTGTTGGGTAGGCCTTCTTTACGTACCAGCATGTGCCAAATTGCAGCACTCCAGGGACGTCTTGCCGACAAGATATCCGTCATGAACTCTGACGCCATCTTGTTGAACTTTTGGTCTTTCGAATGATGGAAGTTATACGACGCAGTTTCGGCATTCGTGTCATCCACGAGAAAGCGAGCGATCTCGTAGATTTCTGCCAAGTCCTCTTTGGAGCCAGAGAACACCATATCGTCCACCGCACCGAAGCAGCCGCTTTTGGTACGTACTTCATCTTCAGACACAAACACCATCTTGCTACCGTAGTAGACTTCAGCACGCACGAAATACTTGAGCGCTGCTTGCGGTGTCATTTGACGATCCTCGCAGACCATAACACCCCGCGCATCGTCGAACGTGCGAGTGTAATAATGCTTGATCATTCTTCTTCCTTTCGTTGTCACTACCAGATGTATTCCCAGTAGTAATATGTTGCCAGCGAATTTTTGAGAAAAAGAAACCACCAACATAAAAGCGAGGAGACCCGAAGGTCTCCTCGCTCGTTATGCCGTGCGTTGTTTCTCAATGACTGTCGCTGTCACGTACAAGACGAAGGATAACAACAGGAGGTATGTGGAGAGTGCCATGGCGTTGTCGAACTCAAACAAGTGAAACCGCTCAAAGATTTCAGTCGTCATGACTTTAGGCCAATACGCAAACACCACGATCACTCCAAACATCGATAGACCAAACGACGTACAGGTCACGAAAATCCGCACCAAACCCCTCAGATTGCTCCGAATGTAGATTTGGACTGCAACTGTACGTCGCGATGCTCCGAGCGCGTAGGCGGCCTCTAGAATGTCTCTATTGGTGCCTCTGAATACTTGAGCCACCAACACAATGCAGTAAGGAGTCAGGCAGTACAGCTGCGCCACCAATAGCCCTAACCACGTATTGACGAAGATGTCGCCAAACAGCATTCCAAAGATGCCGCTCTTGCCGTAGAGCATTAACAAAGCCACGCCAAGCACGATGTCCGGTACTGCGAGCAACAGCCCACTGACCAAAGACATCACCGTCCCAGCGCGACTTGGTACAGCCATCGCGAATGCAACAGGAAACGCCAGCACGAGCGCTCCTAGAGAAGCTAGAGCGCTTAGGAGTAGCGATGTACCGAGTGCAGGCAGACACTCGACAAGCACCGCTACATTGAACGAGAACTGACTCAGTACGTACAGAACAGGCGCCATCAGCCACAGACAAATGACGCCGTTCGTGACTGATAGTGCGCGACCCATTACTGGATCAGACCCAGGCTCTTGAAGGACTGGATGTTCTTCGGATCAGCCAGGAACTTCACGAAGGCAGCCGTTTCCGGACGGTTGTTCATGATGCCCACACCGAACGAGGACACGTGACCCGGCACCTTTTCACCGTTCTTCAGCGTGTACGACACTTGACTGTAGTCATAGTTCGGATTATCCAGACCGTACGGCGCCGGCAGTTCGAAGAACTTCTGCTTCGAGCCGACCGCGAACGACTTGTAGGTGAAGATCACGTCGAGGTTGCCGGCCTTCATCAGGTTGAACAGATCCGTGGTCTCGTTACGGTCGTACTTCGACACCGCCTGGAACTTGGTGCCGTGTGCTTGGTTGTACAGACCGAAGATGAAGTGTGCGTAGTAGCCCAGCGGGTCAGCATTCGGGTTCGAGAAACCGTAGTTCAGCTTGGACAGCTTTTGCATCCAGTTGTCCTTGGTGAAACCCGGGTCCTTGAGGTAGACCAGCACGATCGGATCGATGGCGATCTGTTGGGCACGCACGTCTTTGAAGCGCGAGAGAAGCCAGGTGTCTTCGGTGAAGAACAGATCCGGCTTGTAGCCTTGCTTGAGGTAGTTCGCCAGGCCGGTCACGGACTCGGTTTCGCGCAGCTTGGTGGTGTGACCGGTAGCCTTGTCGAAGGCCGGAGCCAGTTGTTTCACCAACGGGAACGGGCTGTCTTCGGAGTACACCGACAGGTTGCTGGCGAAGACCGCGAACGAGATGAATGCCGTGGCAATGGCGGCAAAGAAGTGCTTGAGTTTCATGTTGATCTCAGGTTTGGAGGGGATTTAAAGCGAAACGGCCGAAACCGTTTCGCCCCTTTGGTTGCTCTTGATTACAGGTCGTACCACGGCCAGCCGCCATGGTTGTTCGCATCCACTTCTTGCCACTTCGGATGCGTGCCGGTCTTGTCCTGGATGTCACCCAGCTTGGCGTTGAAGCAAGCGCGCATGGACTTCAGCTTGTCTTGCATGCCAGCCGAACGATACACACGGGACACGAGCAGCGCTTGGGTAGCCACCGATTGCACGCCTGCGGCGTTCAGGTTGGCGTAGGACAGCTTGGCCGGGAAGTACAGCTTCGAAGCTGCCAGCTTGCTCACGAGGTCAGCGGGAATCGGCAGGATCTTGAACGAAGCCGGCAGAGTCTTCACCATCGGGTGCGGTGCGCCGCCAACGACCAGGATCGCATCCAGTTCACCCGACAGCAGTTTGGCTTTCAGCTGGTCATTGTTTGCCACCGGCAGCACTTTGAAGCCTAGACCGGAGTTGGCAGCCACGACGGAAGCGGAAGCGATCGAACCACCCACGGCGCCGACGTTGCGACCGCGCAGGTCCGACAGTGTCTTGAACTGAACGTCCTTGGCACCCAGGGAAGTACCGAAGTAGCCACCTTCTTTCTTCACATCAGCACGTGCGATGAAGTGCAGCTCTTCGGGATGCAGAGCTAGCAGGGTCTTGATATTCGCGACCTTGGAGGCATCGGTACGGCGCTCGAATTCGAGCATGTCGGCCTGGACGATGGCTGCGTTGACTTGGTTGCCGATCAGCAGGTTCTTGTTGTCGATACCGCCGGTGGTGGTCTGTTCTTGCCAGTTGCCGTTGCCGCAGACGGCGGCCAGCTCGTTGAACATGATGCTGTAGGTCGAGCCGCCCTTGCGGTCGCCGGTAGCGACGATGATCTTTTCTTGCGCGAATGCTTGCGCGGTAAACGCGAACGCCAGCAGCGCTGCGATCGAGGCGATGAACTTCTTCATTTCAGTTTCTTCCTTGCTTCTTGGTTGAGAGAGATTACAGCTTGTAACCGGAGTCTTGAGCAGCAGGCTCGGCGGCTGCAGGAGCAGCTTCAACCGGGGCTTGCGACTGGTTCGTGGCGAAGTACAGACCGCCGAGGATGGCGAGCATCAGTACGCCGCCGATGATACTGGCTTTCATGCGATCACCTTGACGTTTTCGATGGGTTTCAGAATGTTGCCCAGGATCACGCCGCCTTCAGCCGTATAGTTGATGGCGCGCACTTCTTGACCCTTGATCTGGTCACGGACGTAGTTGTCGTCGGCGAGCGCCATGCGCAGCTGAGCGATGGCTTTGGCGTTGGTGTTGTCGACTTCGTCGAACGCAACCTCTTCCTTGAACTTCGACATGAAGTCCTCGCCAGCATTCATAGCCGCACCGGTCTCGACCGCGGCCAGCGACATCTCGTACAGATCCTTGGCTTTCACGACGTTGCGCTTGAACACTTCCAGCGACGTCTTGGCATCCTTGAACTGGTCAACGCGGTAAGCCAGCAACCGCTCGAAGTCGCTAAGCTGATCCTGATAGGTTCTGGCTTCTTCCGGATAATCCTGCACCAGCTTGGCAACCTTTTTGCGGAACTTCTCCAGACTGGTTGCCTGGCCTTCGAGCTTTACCCGAGCCGTTTCCAGCTCTTGCGTACGCTCTTGTTGACGCGTGTAAAGCGTTTCGATCGGATTGGCCTGTACGACAGCGGTGACGGCTTTGAACTTCATGTTCGTGAGCCAGGTGGTAACGGCCGGTTGCAGAGCCAGTACAGCACCACCGACAACGGCAGCAATAGCGAGGCCGACGATGCCCTTGATGATCAGGAAGATTGCAGGCGCCACAGCGAGTGCTACCCCTCCCACGATCCCAAGCTGCAGGAGCCGCTTGTATTTTTGTTTGTCCATGATGTTCTTCGGGTTAAGTTGATCGAGAGCTAACATTTGCTCAAATCATCCCATGGCTCTGTTATTTTCTACCAACTTGAGATGACAAAAAAAGAGAGAGGCAGGCCCCTGCCTGGGCCAAGTTCCCCCGAGCCTCTCTCCAAAAAGTAATCGTTACGTGATCAAGGCCGGTTCTGTCTCGATCTTGGCGAAGTAATGCTTCTTGCCGTCACGCACACTGAACAGCCTTCCTTGGAAGTCAGCTTCCATCAACGCATCGTTGATGGCTTCGAACTCGCGCAGGTCTACTCGTACCATATTCAGGCGCTTCTGATAACGCTCGGCGGCTGCTTTCGTGGTGAAGAAGCCAGCACCGCGCCCTTTGTTGCTAAAGGGCGGAATGCTTATCCCGTAATAGTTGGCCGGGACGATGTGGCGCATGCGAGTGATACAAAGGTGGCTGGAAAGGAAAGCCATACGGTGAGAGTTTTGGTCCTTATGGAACCAAGGCTTCTCTGTCCAAGGCTTCTCAGTGAAGAAGACTTTAATGGGTACTAACGTATGAAGCTTACCGTCATAGGTGAGAGTTTGTACCCACCAGCCGGTTTTGCCATTACGGATATCCTTGTACTTCAACTGACCAGCTTTGGTAGCCATGTCTTTTCCTTTTAGATCTTGTTGGCGGCAGCCAGCTCAAGCATGATTTTGACGCTAGGCATGCTTAGGGCTTCTTCCACTGATGTGTCAGGCCCAATCACACCAGCTTTACGAAGGTGCTCCATCAGTGGCTCGTAGTCGATCTCTTCCCACTTTTTGGGTGTCACGACAACTTTTACTTTGGAAGTGAAAGCAATGCGCTCATTGCACTGCTCGCAATATACCTTACGCTCGTGACTGCAGAGCACTTTCAGGATATCGTCGGGAGCGGTTTCCAGCGTATAGTTCGCATAGTTACCGTTACCGATTTGTTCACTGGTAGTTTTGCTGCAGCACGGGCAGGTAAAAACTACGGTGTCATAGGACACGTTATTCCTTTCTAATCTTCGCGATGATAATCAGCAAGCGATTTACGACACTTGCTGCAGAGATAGTACACAGGACCAGCCATTCCTTCGTCGGGATCACGAGTCGGCAGACACTGCTCACCCACAGGGCCGCAGTGATCGCAATCCGTATCGGTCGGATTATCCTTCTGATCCGCCACATGCTTCTCGTGCTTGTCCAAGCACTCCTGACACATGTCAATGAGTTCGGCTCCCCAACTGTCCGTCTCACCTTGTATCCGAGCAACGGCTGGACGATCGGAATGGTCGTCGCAAGTCATACCCGCAGGCACGGGGTGACGGTGTCCGGGAAGAGTGCTAATCGGTCCAGTAACATCAGCCATTATCATCTACTCCTAAGAGTTTGAAATCGGTATTAATAAGGAATCGCTCCTTATCAACTTGTTCAGTTCTGCTCTTGGCCCTAACAACAACCAGCTCGCGAACCGGATAGATGCCTGGGAACGTAGGACTGAGGAGTTCAATTGGAGGATGCTTAGGCATAACCGCCGGAATCACTACGTTGACGTGCGGGCCATTATCACGCGTCCATTGCCTCAACTCGTCCCAAAGCTTTTTCATATCAGACACAATGCTCTCCTTTAAACACAATTCTATGCAGTACAACTTTAAGACAGGAGTCTTTATGAATCTCGAACTCGAACTGATCGATGGCTGGAAAAAGTTCTATGCCATGTACTCGATCTGGTTTTTCGCCATCCTTGGCCTGCTGCCGGACCTGTTCAACCTCGCCATCCAGAATGGTGTGATCACCAGCGCCAGCGCACCCGAACTGCTCACCCGCGCGATCAACGTCATCGCTTTCGTGGGCGCTGCTTCCCGTCTGGTGAAGCAGAAGGTTCTTGCGAGCGAACCGGCTGCGCAGAACCCTGCCAGCTAAAGCTGTTTAGAGCTTGGAGCGCTGGGGAAACCCGGCGCTTTATGCTGTCGAATGCAATTCCTTCGTAGAGAAGGACAGCGGCATCAGCATAATCAGAGAGACGGGGTCAGATAAAGGCTGAACTGCATGAACGTCCGGAAGCTTCATCGCGCTAGGTTCGATACGACGAAGTATCAGGTCACTGACAGCAGGCGGCTTAGGTGGACCTTCAAGCTCAACGAACTTAACGACAACCGTTTCGCGCGGGATGCGCAGGTCGTCCAAGATCTCAGCAAGCGGCTTAGACATGCTCAGCACGCAGGTGACGATATTGTTCAGCGTCTCCGCCGTATAGGTATCAGAGTGCCAAGCAAGATGAGCCTCCAACTCACTCCGCGACATGCGTTGTGCAATCTCCAGCCGTTCCTTCAACGAGAGGACTTTTGTTATCGGTTGGGTATAGCCTGGGTAACGCTGGCCGCCTGGAATCCAGCTAAATTCTTTAAACATTTGCATCGCCCTCTAGTCTTTATAAGGAGTCTCTTCACGGAACCATAAGTTACCAGATCGTAGTAGAATTACTCGAAAGAAGAGAGAATCTGGAGTAGAGCCATCACGACGCCGAGGCTGACGCAACATCCAACCAGTACCATTTGGTCGTTTGAGAACTTCTACTGCGTTAAACTCCTTGCATTCGCGCAGACCATGTTTGAGTTCGAGCAGTTCGACATCATCGGCCGGAACCATCATTTTCCTAGGGATGTATGCATCAAACACGAACTCTTTCTTCATGGTTAATTCAGCCATATTTCTCACCATTTTTTACCCATTGAAAGCATGATTTTGAGGAGCGCCAATCGTATGGAGCCCTCGCTCCTAAACAACTTTTTCCATGTGGAGTAGTAAACAAATGGACGCAAATACGCCTCAAGACGCACAGCCGGTAGCCGACACTGCGCCGGTGGTTGATACCACCGTAGCCGTCGATACCAGCGCCGCCGCTCCCGCTCCGGACGCTGCTCCTGCAGTCGCTCCGGCACCGGTGACTGTCAACTACACCGACGCCGCCGGCGTGGTGCAAACCTACGTACTGACTGCTGACCAGTCGCTCGACTCCAACGGTCTGATCCAACCGGGCAATCTGACCCCGGCTGCTGCAGCTCTGGCTGAAGCCCAAGCTGTTGTGAACGCTGAACAAGCTGCTGCAGCAACTGCCTCTGCTCCTGCTCCGGCTGCAGAAGCCGCAGCCGCGGTGGAGCAACCTGTTGTGGAAGCCGCTCCGGTGGTTGACGCACAAGTGCAAGCCGCAGACCCGGTCGAAACCCAAGTCGATGCTTCGGCTACTGTTTCTGCCGACGCTGCTCCCGCGGCACCGACCGAACAACCGGTTCAGACTGAAGCTGCTCCCGTAGCTGCTGAAGTCGCCGCTCCGGTCGCCGATGCGTCGGCAGCAGCCGTGGAACAACCCGCGGCCGAGCAAGCAGCTCCTGTGGCTGAACAACCGGAAGCTCAGCCGGTTGAACAAGACCAAGCTGCGGCTCCCGCAGCCGAAGTTCCGGCTGCGCCTGTTGCTGACGCTCCAGCGGAAGCAGCTCCGGCTGCGGAAGTTCAACCTGTCGCTGAAGCTGTCGCTCCCGTTGTGGAACAGCCGGTTGCTGAAGAAGCAGCTGCTCCGCAAGAAACTCAGTCCGTCGCTGCACCGGCAGCTGAACAAGCTGCTCCGGAAGCTCCGGTCGTTGCTGAACAAGCTCCGACCACCGATGCTCCTGATGCTCCTGATACTCAAGCTGAAGCGGCACCCTTGGAAGCTGCGCCGGTAGCCGAAGCACAACCGGCAGAAGTCGATCCGGTGCCTGCTGTGGTTGATGCCCAACCGGCAGCTGAAACCCAAGCTGCCGCTCCTGCTGAAGTTCAAGCAGAAGCGCCTGCCGTTGTTGCTGAAACTCCGGCTGTCGAACAGGCTCCGGTGCAAGCTGATGCTCCGGCCGCTGTTGAAGTTGCTGCTCCCGCTGTCGACCAACCGGTCGAAGCGGCACCTGTTGCTGATGCTTCCGCAACTGCTGCTGTTGAAACCTCGGTAGCTGCTGAACCGACTCAAGCGCCGGTTGGCGACACGGGTGCTGACGCGGCTGCGCCGGCTCCCAGCGCTGACGCTGCTCTGGTTGCACCTGCTCCGGAAACTGCTGCCCCTGTGGCAGAAGCTCAGCCGGTTGTGGAAGAACCCGTAGCCGAAGCCCCGGCTCCGGAGGCTGCTGTTGTTGAACAGCCTGCTGCTGAACCTGCTCCGGCTGCTGACGCATCCGCAGCTCCCGCTGAACAAGCTCCGGCTCCGGCCGAAGCTCCGGTTGCCGAGCAACCGGCTGTAGCGGTTGATCCCGTTGCTGAAGTTCCGGCCGCACCCGCCGCTGATGCGCCGGTTGCTCCGGTTGCGGAAACTCCCGCAGCACCGGCGGAAGCCGCTCCTTCCATCGCTGCGCAAGTTGCGGAAGAAGTGAAGGAAGAGGTCGGTAAGGCCCTCTCCGAAATGATGCATGACCTGAGTGCTTTCGAGCGCGAGACGATTGACCGCGTGGTCAATCTCCTGCGTCGCGTGAAGCCGCATCATCGCAAGAAGATCTTCGAACACTTCGGTGGCTAAGAAGTAACGAAGAAAAAAGGTTGGTAAACAAAGCCTCCACGGTTTCGGCCGTGGAGGCTTTTATGCCGCTAATTAGGACGCCAGCAACTGGCTTTTTTGAATGCAACGCCTCTGGCCTTATGGTCTGCAGCTTTCCGCATAGCTTCACGAAGCATGGACTCGAAGTTTTCCTCGAAGAACTTGTCCATGTAAGCCTGCATTTGCAGGCTGTTGAACTTGTCCTCCAAGAAGTCACGAATCGTTTGCAGACCCGCTCCGACCACCTTCTCACCGCCTGTCTCTGCGACAGTCTCTCCGAAGAAAGCTTTGATCTGCGCCTGACATGTCTGGTCGAATGCATCTCGCATAGCCCTTTCAGCTTTCGCCATCATATCCTGCGGAGCGAAGCTGATCTGGAAATGAACGTCGCGACTATCAATCTCACGACGATGCTCAGCATCGATGCTATTCATCAGCCACTCAATCAGAAACGTGCTCCGGTCACGTAACTGATGGATGCTTAGGTGGTTTAGGTAGAAGGAATGAGCTTCACCATCCGGTGCGGGAGAATCGGAGTACGCTTCCGGATATTTATCCCGAGGGAACGCTGACTCAAGCATCACCCTAGGCACCAAAGTGCCCAAGCGCATGACCATATCTCCGGTTATCTTCTCGATAGCCGAAGGTGAGAGTTCATAGCGTTGCCCAACCGCCAGATAAGTTTCCCCGTTGAGAACTTCTCTCGCAATTTTGATATTGCGAAGCACACGCGCACGCATTTCAGTTACCTCACGAATTCATGGAGGCTTGATTGATAGCCAGAACACGGCCAGGACGCTCAGGAGTCAGTATCTTGTTGACAGCCAAGCGCCAGAAGTGCTTGTAAGCCTTCACATTCTCGAAACGACGATGGAAGATGCTGAGACTATGGTTAAGCTTTCCGAGTTTGGTGGTGTTCACGATATCCATCACGCGCAGGCAGAGATGGAACACTTCTGTCAGCTCAGCATCGCTCTTAGCCAGTTCGTTCAATGCGTGGACGTGACGTTCAGCCATGGCATGAACTTCTACCGTGTCGTCCACTGCCAGCTTGGCATTGTCGGCCATTTCCATGTCAGTGAAATGATGGCCGTAGGTGGCATAGATGTCTTCCAGCAGACCTTTGTGGTACATGACCGGGAAAGCAGCACGCCACGAACCAGCAGTGTGCAGAGCTTCCAGATAACGCAGAACACTGTGACTCAGCGCCCATTCATCGTCGCTATAAACCAGCATCATTGCCGCTGCGATATAACGCAGGTCAACAATCACTTCCATGGTCGGGTGATTGATGATCGCCGAAGTTTTGACGAAGCCCAGACCAGAGTGCTGCATGGCCGGCAACAGGATTTCATCCGGCAGCTTGAACTTCTCGACCAGCCGCTGGTAGTCTGCCACGCTAGCGTAGCCATCTTCTGCGATGACTTCTTTGATCTCAGCCATCGCTTGGTCGATGATGGGGTTAGTGCGACGCATTTCATTCGGCTTTTGGTTCTCGATCGAAGTGTTGGTGCGTTTCATGCTGCTTTTCCTTTTAGATGTATAGAGACAGCCACCGGGGTGGTGAACCCGGTGGCTTTATGCTGCTTAGCCCTTGAAGCCCAAAACAGCACCACCATTCGAGACACAGATACGCTTACGCGGCTTGCGCAGCGCTTCAGCCAGCGAGACGTCCTTCACCGGTACGGTTTCGAACTCAGGCAAGCCATTAGCTGCGCGAGCCGCAATAGCTTCCGTCGGAGTCAACAGACGGCAGTTGACAACGTCGTAGCAACGACCCGGACGCATCAGCGCCGAATCGATATCGGTAGTCTTCGACAGGTTGGTAGTGAAGATGATCTTGCGGGTATGGTTCGAACCGATGCCGTCCGTTTCATTCAGCAACTCAGGCATGATCAAGTTGCCTTGGGAACGCGGTGCCAGCAATTGATCGGCGTCTTCCACCACGATGATCGGCACACGTACTTCTTCCTCTTCTTCATTTTTCTTCTTCTTCTTCTCAAACAGAGGCTGACCGGCCAAGAACTCCTTGTCTTGGATCAGAGACTCAGTAAACAAGTCGCTGCGGGCCTTGGCCGAAGTACCGGCGACTTTGGCCATATACTCGTCGCTGCACTTGAACACGAAGTTTACAAAGTCCTTGTCCAGAATGGCATCAGCCTTCTTGGCATAGATCGGCAGCAGATTGAGCGCATCAACTGCTGCAGACACTGCCGAACTTTTACCAGTGCCAGGAGGCCCCATCAGGATCAGCACCGTCTCTTCGGATTCGATGAAGTCTTTCAACAGTGCTTCGACGCCACCGTCCAAGTACGGGTAGTATTCCGGAAGAGCGATGCGTTTGTTGTCGATCTTGCCAGTGACGCATCTCAGGCCGTCGCCACCGCTCATGATCGACAACATGCCGTGCGAACCACCCTTGACCACTTCTGCATAGGTGGATTTCTTTTCCACCAGTTCGTCGGTCTTGATGTTCGCTTTGATAACTTCGCGGAATTCGAGCACCAGATGTTCCACACCGCAGAAATCAATCGCGATATTGGAGGAGTGACTTCCGTCGATATCCAAAAGCATGAGCGGGCGGTTGTAATCATCCAGCAGTATGAAAAGACCGCGGCCGAGACGAATGAAACCTTTCTCTTCGACGTACTGGAAGAACCAGGCATCGCTTTCGAAGTAGTGCTCGTTGTTGAGCAAGTTCTTGGTGCTTCCGGAAGCATGCGGAAGACCATTGGCGACGTTGAAAGCCCGCACCATCCCGCTATCGGTGTTCTTGCTATCCTTGTTTTCGAAGCCATCGCTGTTCATCCAGGAGAACAGTGCATCACCGAACGATTCGAACTTCGAATCCAGAGTCTTCACGACAGCCGGGCTAGCCGGAAGCAGGTCGGCGATATGGTCGAGCGCGGACTTGGAGGTCTTGGTGTCAACAGCGTGCAGGGTCGATTCTTTCATGATGCTTTCCTTTACTAAAGTACAGTGGTGGTGGTGAAAATAAGGATATTTATCCTATCATTACTCATGCTGGTAATATGTTGCTAACGGATTTTTGAAACCAGCATAAAGGCCCGGGTTTCCCCGGGCCGCTTATGACGTCGCATTACTTAACCGCACCTTGCTGAATAATGCCATAATCACGCATGTCTTCAACCTGCATGATCTCCCACGACTTCAGGAGACGCACGAGAACCCACTCTTCGCCTTTCTTCTCGAACAAGCCATTCTTACACAAGCTTCCATTCAAGTCAGCTGCGTAGTCCGGGTTTTCATGGATGAGGATGAGTCCATTGGGAAGAATGTTGCGACCCCACTGTTCCCACAACTCTTTCGGCGGAGATGTCGGATGTTTCTGCTCGTACTCCAACCGCATACTGCAAGTGTTGAAATCACAGAGCATTCCATCGACATGAGCGCAGCTGCCATTCTCTTTGTCCAGATAGACCCGGCAATGTTTCACCGGGTCAGTCGGATCACCGCAGAACAGCTTCTTGAAGAAGGTCCCGACTGCTTGTAAGCGACTCATCATGTCACCATCGCATCCAGTTTCTTCAGATGCAGAATGGCCTCTCTGCACTTAGCGTCCAGAGGAGACAGCTTAGTCGCTGCTTCTTCTGAAAGATCGGACAGATAGGCCCCGTAGGTCAGTTGGACGTCATGATCGATCATGCCAACCAAATCACGAAGCAGCTGGGCGGTATCACCACTCTTCTCGATCTGATGGAACAAGCCGTCCATGTTTCCCTGCCATTGGTCGGTACTGCAAACCTTTAGCGCTACACCTTCGCAGCAGGCTTTCGTCGTACGAAAGCCTGCCAGCTCTAGTAGCGCGAACATCTTTTCGCGCATCATGGTTTATTTCCCTTTCTTCTCCAGCCACTTGTTGGAGATGACCTTGACGCTCTGGCCAGTTACGTGGCTCTTGATCACGAGACCTTCACGGATACCGTTCGGATCACCGAAAGCTTTGCCATCGGCCATCTTCAGCAGCTCTTTCATGTCTGGTGGCAGCTTCATCCGTTCGGCTTCGAGCGGAATGTACTGCAGACCCAGCGCTTCGGTTACCAGCTTGGTCTGTTCCGGCAGCAGCCGGCGATTGCCGTTGGCATATGCGCGGTAGACATAGAACTGGTTGTGCTTAAGACGCTCGGCATTGCCGTTGAAGTCCGGCCCTACCATCTCGCCCTGGATGGCCAACACAGCGCCATTCATGAAGTCGAAGGTATTCGCGCGGTTGAACGATGCGAGCTTAGTGTCGATCGCATTGCGCTTGAAGAAGGCCACCAACGGCACGGACTGAGCGATATAGCCGCGCTTCCACTGGGGAACAGCGCAACGACCACCAGCCAGTTTACGAGCGATATAGCGCACCCAATCAGCAGCGTAAACGCGCCACGATTCCTTACGAGTGTACGGAACGTCATCGGTACGCAGCGACCAGTTGCGTTGGGCAACACCGATAGCACCGGTATCCAGATCGGTGTAGAAGGTAGCCGATTCGCCATCGAGTTTGAACGAGGCTTCAACGTCTTGGTCTTCTGCCACCATTTGGTTGTAGAGCGCGCTTTGGTTCTGCACACGTTCTTCATCGGACTTGACGTGTCCTGCCGGCCAAGCCTGCAGTCCGTCTGCGACGATACCTTTCTTCAACCAGGCGCACAGCTTCCAGATCAGCTTGCGGGTAGTGCTTGCATCGGCAGGCGCCGACTCGCTTTCCAGCTGATACAGTTTGGCTTCTTGCGGTGACACGTACTTCAGCACGTCGATCATGTTGGTCACGTTCAAGCCAACATCGCTCTTGTTCGGGATCGTCGCCGGGATATAACTTGCCGGCAGCAGCAGACCCTGAGACAGCTGACCGCGCAGGCGCACAGTCTTAACCACTGTCCAATCCTTGCCAGTTGCTTCATCCTTGGTGACCTTCAGGTACTGCTTGTCGAAGCTAGCCAGCACCGGGTTGTCCAGCGCAATAGCTGCATCGATTTCGAGGTACAGACCGATGTCGCCTTTGGCAAACGAGCCCTTAGCGATCACGCATTCCCAGCCTTCGACCACCGCAACTTCCAGACGATCGGCCTTGGGAATAGGTCGGACGTCATCGACCCGCACGATACGAGCCAGCTTTCGTGTTTCTTCTTTGACTAACATGGTTCTTATTGTTCCTGTTCGACGCCAGCTGCTGCGTGTTGTTTTTCGGCGCTGTTCTCAGCTGCAGTACGGCTGATGGGAGTTTCGGGTTTTACCAAGCCCGGCGCGTAGGCTACCGGGAACATGCGCTTGATCCAGTCAGCTTCGAAGATTTCGTTCTGACCGTTAATGCGTACGTCCACGTTAGTGAAGTGTGCTCTCTTGGCGCGATCAATCAACCGGTCTACCGATGCCTGCATCAGATCGTTGATCGCCGAACGCGGCAGGAACCAACCACCTTCTTTATCCTTCGGAATAACGGACAGCAGGCCGTCTTTGCCGGTTACCAACAAATCATCGCTACTGAAGCGCAACGTCTCGTTACCTTGAGCGATCAAGTACAGGTTATCGTTTTCATGCGTGACGGGTCGGCCTTTGTACTGGAATGACCACGGCATGTCATTGACGATATTGGCGCCATGGCTCTTACCGTATTCCACGAAATCGTCGAAGGTGATGGCTTCCGTCTTGCGAACGTACTCCACGTAGGTCTCGCCGATCTTCAGCGTGACTTCACCATACAGGCCATCGGGAGCAGCGCCGCCAGAAACCATCTGCAGACTGATGTCGTCGTTGCAGTAGCAGGAGTTCGCCGGCTTGGACAGACCGGTGAATGCGCGCGGCATTGCTCGGCGGTTATCATTGACCGGACAGAGAACGTGAATGATCGAGAACTCGGGATGGAACCACTCCGGATGAGTGGCGTAGACTTCTTCCACTGCTCCGTAGTAGTTGAAGCTGTGAGCTGTGAAATCGCTCTCGATCACCAGCGTCTTGACATCCTTGAGCTTTTCCGGCACGAGTTCATGCAGTTCCAGCGACTTTTCAGCCGGTACTTCTACCTGCCGCGTCTTACCGTGCGAACCGATCACCCAACCACCCATCAGACGGGCACCGCTGTGCTTCTTGACGATGTGCATGACGGCGTCGGTTTTACCGGACTGTCGCGGGCCACCGATGGTCAGCACGCGGAACTCGCGCAACTGTGACAGCGGATCTTTGATGAGGCTTTGTTCAATCTGCTCGATACGCCTCGGAGCGTTTCTCAGGAAGACCCAGATCAGATCATCCCACGGCATTTTGCTCTTGTCGTTCATTATTGCTCTCGTTTGATGACGGGAGAGGCCGCAGCCCCTCCCTAGTTCGATTACGCGGCCAGCAGGGTGGCGGTGATGTCTTTCAGCTTGACTTCATTGGTGAACACGCTGTTGCTGTACACCAGACGCAGTTCGCCGGAGTGAGTCGGGATATCGCTGATACCGAACTCTTGCTCTTGCTGGAGCACGAAGTTCTTGGCCTCGTCCTTGACCACACGCAGGAAGCCCTTGGCCGACTTCTTCAGGGTATCACGCTCAGTCTTCGGCGCCTTGAACAGTTCGATCAGGTCGTCTTCGACTTGGACAGCAGTGGCCTTCACGGCGAAGCCCAGGGTGTCGCGGGTGTTGTGTTGGTAGGTGTAGGAACCGATACCGAACACAGCGTTGCACGAAGCGAAACCCATCACGTACAGCCGGCGCAGGATCTCGTCGGCGCGTTCCACGGTAATCGAGTCACCGTAGATCAGACCAACGCGCTCATGCAACACCTTGAAGCCCAGAGCAGTTTCGGTGCCGCCGAAGGTTTCCCACAGGCATTGCACCGCACCCTTCATTTCCGGAGTCGGGTTCTCGATCTCGGTGAAGGTTTCGTCGCCTTCCAGATGCACAGTGTAGTAACGGCCCTTGCAGCGAACCACCAGCGGATCGAAATTACGAGCATCCAGGCGTGCATTGATCGCTTGGGACAGCTCTTTGCTCCACTCCAGTTCGGCGATCGGATAAGCCGTGCCGCAGAGGATCTCGACCGGGTTACCGGAGTCCGGGCGGAACACGGTCTTGGCCATGCCCATTTCGTCCGGAGTACGATTGATGATCACGTCCTTCAGATTCGGGGCGACTTCGGTGATGACCTTCCAGAAGTCGAACGAGTCCGACACCAGCGACACGATACCCGTCGGATGCTTCACGGTCAGCACTTCGCGGATGAATTCTTCTTCACCCTTGGAGCGCAGGTCATCCATCACCGGCTGGGTGATCTCGCTGATCTGGTCGGAGATCTTCTTCACGAGGCGGCTGACGTTGAACAGGATGTTCGAAGTTGCCACGGCGTGTTCGGTAGCCACCACCGAGCAGGCCACGAATTCTTCTTCAACGTTGGCGCCGTACATGTCTTCGACGTAGTCGATGGCCGGCAGGGTGTCAGTGCCCTTGAACACGACCAAGTGGCCGGAACCAACACGCGCAGCATCTTCCGGGCCGGACAGACCGCGGAAGGCGAAGTCATGACCCTGGATGTCGACGAACGAACGATCCACGCCGGTCATGTCGGCCCAGTATTCGAAGGTACGACGGTATTCGTAGGCAATCGTGGCGTTGGTGGACATCTTCCAGATCAGCGATGACATGATCGTTTCGAGGTAGTTCACCAGCCAGAAGAAGTCCGGGTGAGTGTTGTACGCTACGTACACCGGCACGTTCATGTTGACGCGGGAACCTTCCGGCAGCGCCAGCACGTTGATTGGCAGGTATTGCAGATCGTGCAGTGCTTCGAAACACTTGACGTCGACGCGGTTGTCGCCGAGGTAATGCTTCATGCGGCGTGCGTAGCGCTTGCACACGGCGTCTTTCGGTTTGTCGAAGAACGAGCGTTTCCACAGGCCGTTGATCTCGCGCAGCGAGCCTTGTACGCCGAACAGGACGAACTTGTGGTCCCAGAAGCGCGACTTCGACTTGTTGTCCAGGAACAGTTTGTCGGAACGGAACGTACCGTTGCTGTAGGTGAAGTTGGTGCCATTCGGGTAGAGCGGGCGGTGACCAACCTTGTAACCGTCGGTAGCAGTCGGAGCGAAGAGGTCGAACGAAGTATCTTGCATCATGATGGTGAATTCTTTCTTGCTTGTTGATGGTGGAGCGGTTAAAGGGTGAACCAGTGGAAACGCGGCTGACCGTTTTCAGCAGTATGTCGCTCGGTCTCAACACGGATGGAGCTTTCCGGATCGGGGTGGAACGAATTGGTGGTGTAGATGCGGCCGAAGATCTTGAGCAGTGCATCGATGCCATACGAGAAGATCCCGTGCGTCACGAACAGACTCAATTCAGCGCAACCACGCTCCAGCAGGATTTCGCCCAGCTGGATGAAGGTACGGCCACCGTCGCAGATGTCATCGACAATGATCAGGTTTTTACCTGCTACGTCGGCATCCAGGCGGGTCTCCGTCACTTCCAGCGTTTCGACATCGCGAATCTTGGTTGCGGTGATGAAGCCCTTCACGAGGCCGAGTGCCTTCAGATGGTCGGCCAGCTTCTTCACTTTCTTCACAGCGCCGGCATCGGGTGCGACCAGCCACAGGTTGTCGGTATTGAGACCGAGCAGTCGCTTCGAAACCACTTCGTGCAGCATCTTTTCCTGATTAGTGACGCGACTTCGCTCGATAGCGGCAGCGGAAACGTCGCTGTGCGGATCGAGCAGTTCGACGCTGGCCAAGTTCTGCGTGTTCAGCAGCTTGGCGAATGTGCTGATCGAAAGTGCTTCGCCGGGGTTACAGACACGGTCTTGACGAGCGTACGGCAGATACGGAATGATAGCGCGAATCTCGACACCAGGCTCGATGCGACGGGAAGCATCGCAGGTCAGGAAGAACGCCATGACCGTGTCCGAGTTGGAGATGTGCGCGATCACGTCGATCTTTTTCTGCTGGTCACTGTCTTGTTCGAGGTACTTGATCACGTCCTCGGTCAGGCGGACGTTGACTTCGCCTCCTTTGAAAACGCTGACATTGACTTCTTCGTAACGGTATTGACCGTCGTAGGTAAAGCCGATCTGAATCATGTTCCTTAACCTTTTACGCAGAGGATCTGCTTGAGGGTGTGTTCGATGTCGACCAGCTCTTCTTGAGCCGACATCACGTCGTCGATGTTCTTGTACGCTTTCGGCGTTTCATCGATCACTTCCGAGTCCTTGCGGCATTCAACACCAGCAGTATCGCGGATATGATCTTCGAGCGTGAACAGCTTCTTCGCTTGGTTACGCGACATCACGCGTCCAGCGCCGTGAGAGCACGAGCAGAACGACTCACGGTTGCCCTTTCCGCGTACGATAAACGACTTTGCACCCATCGACCCAGGAATGATACCCAGCGTGTCGAGAGAAGCGTTTACGGCCCCTTTACGGGTCACCAGCACGTTCTGGCCGAAGTGACGTTCGGTCGAAACGTAGTTGTGGTGGCAGTTAATCGCTTCCAGATCCGAGTCGATCGGCAAGCCGAGTGTCTGGTGGATTGCGTTCAGCGTTGCATGCATCATCACCGTACGGTTCAGGGCAGCGAAGCGTTGCGCCCACGACACGGCTTGGATGTAGTCGTCGTAGTAGAGCGAACCATGCGGCAAATACGCGAGGTCTTGATCCGGCAGGTGAATGAAGAAGCGCGCCATCTCTTCTTTCGCCTTGTCGATGAAATACGAGCCGATGGCATTGCCGATACCACGCGAACCCGAGTGCAGCATCACCCAGACACGGTCGGATTCATCCAGACAGATCTCGATGAAGTGGTTGCCAGTGCCGAGCGTGCCGATGTGGTTCCAAGCACGTTGTGCTGCCCTAGCGAGCTTCGGGTGCTTGTGGATGATCGCGTTCAGTTGGACGCGCAGCGCATCAGCCTCTTCACGTACTGCCTGCACTGGGTGATCGAAGATCTTCACCACACCCCACGCACCTTTGTCACGGGAACCGCCGTTGTCAGTACGGCCGTGCGGTACTGCGCGCTCGATAGCATCGCGCAGATGGCTCAGAGACTCCGGCAAAGCATCGGAAGAGAAGCGCAGGCGTTGTGCCGACATCCCGCAACCCAGATCCACACCTACAGCTGCCGGAACCACCGCACCCTTAGTAGCGATCACCGAACCTACGGTAGCGCCAATACCGAGATGTACGTCTGGCATCACTGCAACGTGCGAATGGATGAACGGCAACGAAGCAATGTTCTTCAGCTGCTTGACAGCATCTGCCTCGACAGGCACACCAACTGTCCAGCCCTTGATCGGTTTGGAACCAGCTTCCGGTTCACCACCGATTAATTCAAACGTTTTCTGTACTTGTTCTTGCATTTTATCTCACGCTTACGGAAAGAGATTAAAAAAAGAGAGGGGCCTGAGGGGAACAGGACACCCTCTAACAGGGGGGGTATTTAGGCGTACATGCGGCGGTTGTAGTTGATGCGACCAGCCAGGATGTCATAGCCAGCAGGCTTATGGCCCAGCAACGGCTGATTGCGAATACACCACACCGACTGGCGAGTAATGCGAAGCTCTTTGCCGGGTTCCTTGTTATCGTTCAGGAAGATAGTTCCGGTTTCGAGATGCATGCTGCCACTGAGATCCACTTCGAATTCCAGCTCCTGCGGACCTTCCTCAGTTTCGAGGACGAGCGCGAAAGGAACAGTACCTCGGATCAGCAGAATGCCTTCATCAATGCGACGCTCGGCGCCGGCAGCCGGACGACCGCGCTGATGGCCCTTTGTACGCTCCGGCTTCTGGAAAGCTACCTTATCCGCAGACGCTACTCGCGGAACTGCACGAAGTACCGGGTGTCCCGGACGCGTCAGATAAAGCGCAGACAGGTAAACATCCGGCGCGATACTGTCAGTCTGATCGATCACGCCTTGTTCGAGCAGGTCTTTCCGCTCCGAGACCTCCAAGAGCGAAATTTGAGCGCCGAGCGTCAGCACGCCGATGTCACCAGTCACTTCTTCAGGCTCGCGATAGAACTTCACCGATTGCGCGGTGCTATACGGTTCGCCATTGACGTGCATGAAGAACTTCTTGTTGTTTCCTTCGATCCACGGAATCAGCGGGGTCGTGTGGTAATGATGTTGCATTTTCTTCTTTCTAAAAGAGTTAGAGGATGAGGTTTTTCGAGTTGTTGTTATCTCAGGGGCCTCTAACCCCTTCCCGATTGGGGAGCGTTTTACGGCTTATACCGCGAACGGGTACTTGATCTCCGGATGGAATTCCGGATAGGTGATCTTGAAGTCATCCACCGCAACCCACGTCTCCAGATCTTCCAGTGTCTTGATGTCCGGATTGATGTCAATGGTCGGTTCGGCCAGCGGATGGCGTTCCAGTTGCACCGGCACCAGGCCCAGCTGGTTACCGTAGATGTGGCAGTTTACGTTGCGATGGAACGCGTGCTTCGGATTCTTTCCGGTGATCTGTGCCATCAAGCGCAAGAACAACCACACCTGCACCATGTTCGCCACTGTACCCAATGGCCAGTCAGACGAACGCTGCGTCGAGTTCAGATACAGGTCGTCACCGATCAGCGAGAACTGATGCTCGTACATGCACGGCCGAAGGCAACCCAGTCCAAACATACCCGGATTCCAGAACGTGATGATCTCGCCACGGTCATCCACGCCCTTACGCAGGTTATTGTAAACCTTGTGGAAGAGGTCGATGTTACCGGCGACGATCTTATCGCGCGCCTGTCCGTAATACTCGTACTTGGGCCAGTTCTTAGCAACCGCGCCGTAGACATGACCCATGTCATCTTCACCAGCGCGATTCGGGTTAGCCAGCCAAGCATCGTTCTCGTTAGCATTGGCGTCCCAGGACTTCGCACCGAGCGCACGCATATCGGCAGAAGAAGTCACGCCGCGAATGTAACCGAGCAGTTCGGCAATCGCCAACTTCGGCGGCGCCTTACGAGTGGTAACGATCGGTGCCTTGTTGGACGTCGCGTCGTAGGTGAGATCGATGTTGATCACGGTGCGGCAATCGATGCCAGTGCGAGGATTGGGAAGATCCGTCCCTTGGTAGTAAATGCGGCTCAAGCCGCGAAGATACTGCTCTTCGGCGCGTTCGATAAGCTGGGTCATGGTTGTGGAGACAAAAAAATAAAGTATGGAGAAATGGAGAGGCGGCGCGAGCCGCACTCTCCCACATACTACTTTTCAAGGCAGTAATTTTTAGTGCAGGCAGTACCAGTACACGAACGGTGCAGCGACAACCGTTACCACTGTGAGGATCAGACCGATCTTCATCGTTCTTTCGAAGGTGAAGGAGCGTTTGATGTTGCGAGCGAAACGTTGCTCAGCGCTGGCCATCGCAGCCTCTGCACGCTCTTTAGCCACATCAGACGGTGGCGAAGTATGGTCATAGCTGTTGAGCCTCTTCAGAAGCTTTAAGCCAGCCAGCTGTGCCTCGTCCAGAGGTTTGGCCTCGCGCTTCGTACCATCGGGATTGTAACAGTAGTGACCGCCTTCACAACCTATCTTGCTACAGCCGCCCGGCTTGCACGGATCGTCAAATACTCCCATCTTTAATTCTCCAAGTTATTCATTTCAAAACACATCTCCGGAAAGCAGCTATCAACCATAGCTACAGAGAGATAGATCTTGTTGTTTCTATTTCCTACCAAAACTGTGGCCGTCAAGGTATTACTGCCTTCCTTCAATTCCCCCAATTCAAGTTTGGCGATATATTGATTATTCTCTTCCGAAGGCTCGAAGAGAATGGCGCTAGCAAGCAAATCGATGATAGCGCCGGTAGCTTCTCTGGTTAGAGAGATATTTTCCGGATGGCCAACTTTCCGGCCATTTGTTTCACTCGATTTCCAGATAGTGAATTCCATTCTACCATCATGACTTATTTCTATCTTGAGTTTGTAAGTCGTCTCATCAACGATGGTTTTCAATGGCGTAGTAGTAAACACTTTGTTCTGACGGAATAGCTCAGCCACACCGGCACGCGCCATAACAGAAGGTATACGCATTTCTCTCTCCTTAGCGTCCGCGCTGCCACGGACTTTCTTCCCACCAACGACGACTACGGTTGTTACGCGAACGCTTTGGCGGTTCAGGATCATCTTGAACCGGAACAGGTTCGGGCTGGTAATCGTACTCGATCGATGCAACGTCATGACCTGCCGGCAGCTCGACGCTACTCGTACCATCACGCTCTTCCTTTACCAGCACTTCAGTCACCCGCCCGTCAGTGTGGTGCAGTTTCACCGGACGACCATAGCGAGCTTGAGCGAAACTACCATCAGGCAGTTGCACGCCGAGGGTATTGCCTTTGAAGAAAACTTTGGCGCCCTCGATACTCAATTCGATCAAAGCTTTCATTTTGTTCAGCTTTGCGAGATGCTCTTTTCTGGTGCTCATGATTTACATTCCTAACAGAGTTAGTAAGGATTGGTGGTGCAATCGCTCGTAGCCTACGGCTAAGACGTTTCCAGCCACGTAAAGAGACACTCCTACGCAAAGCAGGATCAAGCCGCGATCCAGATACTTGTTAATACGACGCATGCGGCGTTGACGCAGGATTGTAGCCGCTTCCATACGACGATAAAAGGCTCGGCGATCAGGAGCTTGCAGGTTGTACAGCGCGGGATCAAACGGAGTGATTTCCTTTCTTTGCGAAGTGCGCAACATGGCTCTATTCCTCATCTAAGTTTATTGACGGCATAAAAGAGGGACCGGTGGTACGAAACCACCAGTCTCTCGATTTACGCTGCTTCTGCTTTCTTTTCCACAAGACCGAGGTACTCCTCCATGCCGAGGTGGTCCAACTTCAGCATAGTGTTGTGATAGTACAAGGCATCCACGTTCGAAATGCGGCTCAGCACCAACTCTTTGGCCACGAGATGGTCGCGTGACAGCTTCGTGATATACAGCATAGCTTCTTGTTCAGTCTCGAACTTCTGTTGCAAATCCGTGACTTCCCAATGACTAATGTCGGTGAAACCAAAACGCTTCACGAAGTGGTACATGCAACGGTTGGCATTCACTATGTTTTTCATCACATAGTTGTTGAATGTCAACATACGCTGGCTCACGCGGGCCATGACTTTGTCAGTCGGAATGTCGTTGGTGTCTTCAAAATAGAAGACTGCACCCGTGGCTTTATGCATCAGCTTCCATACAGTGTAGTGGATGGCTTCTTCACCAGGAAGCAAACGATTGCTACCACCGCGTTTCGGCTTTGGGCGATTGTACAGCGTACCTTGTTCCGACAAATGACTCACCACTTTCCGCGAGTCAATGAAAAGCGATTGCTTCGTACCCTTTGGAAGTTCTACCATCCAGAGAAGAACTTCCGAAGGATGTGTCTTCAACATCTCTTTCAAGAGAGCCGGGTAGTTGTTCTTACCTCGCTGAGCCCGGCAATTCTTCATCGACCGCACAAAGCATTTCCCCGTTGCTTGGTGCATGTAAATGTAAATCCCCGGACCCCCATACAGCGTTTGACCCTTAAGTGGCCGAAAGTCAAAACCTGCGATTTTCATAATGCAAAAGCCCCTACAAAAACAGTTGTTGATTGATTGATTGTTATTATCTGCTTTGGAGACTGACGATTAAATCGCGGCTGTCACGCCATCGACAAAAGTCGTCAATTCATCCAACCCATCGTCGTTCTGGTACTGGAACAGATTGACTCTGCCTTCGTACGCCGAGACGTAGTTGCGATAGCCAGCTTGAACTTGTTCCTGATACCCCGGACCGCGCAATTCCAGACGATCGAGCTGACCGTCGCGGTTCTCACATCGACCAAGACCAAGCCGAGGTGTTACGTACAGCATGATCAGAGCATCGGGAATGATACCGTCGTAAGCTGCATCGAAGATATCCCGCGGACGCTCATTCCCGACATTCATTTGCGGCGCGATTTGATACGCCCAGGTGCTGATAAAACTGCGGTCGCAGATCACGTCGATGCCTTGTTCAAGCAGCGGCAAAACTTTGTGACGATAGACGTTGGTCACAGCAGCGGCATAAAGACATGCTTCTGCATCCGGGTGGATCGTGTTATTCTGATCGGTGAGCACGGTACGAATCTTGGCCGAAACAGGATCGTCTTTCAGGATGTTTGCCGTCTGCACTTTACGACCCTGTGCTTCCAGACGTTCCTTGAGGAGAGCAGTCACAGTGGACTTGCCACTACCGTCGGCGCCCTCGATGATGATATATTTGCCTCGTTGGTTCATGATCACTTCTTGGAGAATGGTTGTAGGACTCACAAATATCTCCAAGCTCTGTAAAAGTTAAACCAACAGCATAAAAGCCGGGTTACCCCGGCCTTTCTAGCACGGTATCAGACCGTTATCTTTGATCCACTCGACGAGCTGATACCAGCCGATAAGCACTTCATTGTAAGGCGTTTTGATGATGAAGCCTTTGGACGGATTAACTTGTCCTTTGCTATACTGTATTACTTCATCAAAATTAGTCACGACGTCGTACTGAAGTCCGCAGCATTTCAGAATAGCAGCACAGGCATCGAATTGATCCGTATCTGCACTCCTTATTGATGCACAGATGATTTTGAATTTTATTTTACTCATGTTCATCTTACCTGTTATTGAACAATGGACTGATCTTCGTCAGATGAGGGTCAACTGCTGCATCCAATGCCCCGGCCAACTGGTTCAACACCATAGCAGCTTGTTCTGCTTGTTTAGCTGCTGACTTGATTTCTTGCACCGAATAAGGAGCGTTATCTTCTAGGATGCTAGTTGCCTGTCTTAGGTGGCTCTTAGCATCTTTCAGATAGAGTTCGAGATTGCGCGCCATGAAACTTCCTTAAACAAAAAATAAAAGATGGTAGAAAGAGCCCGAGGATTGCTCCTCGGGCTTTTATGCCGCTAGCGACGCTTACACGTAGGCTTCGCTCCACAACGGCTGACCTTTACCGCGGGCGTAGATTTCCTTGTACTCGTCGAGTTTGTAGCAGAAGTGGTTGCTGGAGCGTTTGCCTTGGATCTTGAGTTCCAGATGGGTTGCATTGATACCCATCTTTTCGATCTGACGTTTCAGACGACGCCAAGTAGCGTAGTTCAGACCATGTTCGATGAGGAAGGGGCGATCGATAACCACCGGCACGCGCAGGTTCTTCTTCTCGCCCTTGACGTCGGCAACTACCCACAGGACGCCGTCGCGAACGGTTTCGTCAGCTTTATCGTTTACGCCAATGTTGACGCGGGTTTCCATGAGAAAGAGCATGATGTTTCCTTGTAGTTTTGTTCTGTGGATTACGACTGGGCCGGGGTGAGAGCAGCGACGTTGTCGACCTTGGTGTCAGCAGTGCTATCTTCAGCAAGGCGGCGTTGGGCACTCACCAGAGCGCGCGAAGGCAGGTTGGAGTCAGCCGGCAACACATTGCCGTAGCTGACCAACGAAGTCGGGATAAAACCAGCAGCTTTGGCTTCTTCCCAGATGTAGTCCAGAATGCGCGGAGTCAGTACCGGCGGGGTGGACAGACCAGGGAACACGAAGCGGATGTTTTCATCCTTGACGTTGTGTTCAGCACTGGAGGCCGTCAGGTAGCCGTGAGCGCCGAAGTAGTTCGCTTCCTTGTGGAAGACGATGTCGAGATCAGCGACTTCGAACGACTTACCGAAGAGTTGACGGGCCAGGATACGCAGGTTGTTCTTGAACATGGTGAAAGTCCTCATTTAAAGTTTGTTGTGGTACAACGGGGTGAAACAGACGAGCAATTCTACTTACTCTATTCCAAGAGTGTAATATAGACTCCAAAAATCTTTGGTTTCAATTCTGCAAAGCAAAAGAAAAACCAAAGATAGTGGACTCGCTGTTGGGTGTAGACCAACAGCGAGCGAGGTGTGCCTCAGATGTGGTAGCGTACCGGGATGGCTTGCTTCGCAGCCTCGGCTTCCTTAGCCTTGGCTTCCTCGTCCCAGTGCACGGTCAGGCCGTTAAGCAGCAGGATTGCGAGAATAGCGCCAACAAAGGCGCCGACTTGTTTAGCGGCCTTCACGTATTTTTTCATCCTATCGTCTCAAGAGAGTAGAAGAAGAAGTTGATGATGTAGATCATCACGGCGATTTCGATGGCGTACAGAACGCAGTACGCGATCGCAACCAAGATTTCCGGCAGCAGCCAGACGATGGCACCGATGATCAGCGCCACCAGCAGGAAGGACAGAACGTTATCGAGGAACTTTTTCATTTTTAGAAAGCCCAGGTTTTCTCGCCAGAGGAGAGACGGTTGCCGAAGAGTGCGTCGAACACGGTGGACAGCAGAGCGCCCACCAAGAACATGGCCACCACCAGTACAACCACCTGCATTACGAACACCACGCAGGTCCAGATGATCTGAGCCAGAGTCGGCAGGCAGATCGCGATCAGAGCAATAACAGCAAACAGCACCAGGTATTCGATAAGGGTCATCATGTTAAGTACCTCAATAGTAGAAAGTCACTGGGCCGTACAGCGAAATGCACTGCAGTAGCACTTCGCAATACGGCCCCGCCGTATTGTCAGTTCTCGATAGGCTTGTCCTAAGAGAAGTAAAGCAAGCACATGCATGGCAGCCGTCATGTGCAACGGCCATAGCGTTTTGGTCAGTCTGGTGACTGTGTAAGTATTCACCCTAAGCGCGCTTGGCGCAAATTGATAACAAGTCCCGGATGCTGTCTAGTCGCATCTGACTAAGGGGTAATCGTAAGGCAGGTTCTCCTTGCCTTTGGCGTTCGTTGAGAGTGAAGCAACAACCCTGCTTCGTGGGTGCGCTAATTACTTAGCGGCTTTGGCGGCTTTGGTGGCCAGACGACGAACGATCAGTTCGCCCAGGGCCGCGCCAGTGTACCAGCCAACCACGGAGGAGGTCAGGTAGCCAACCACGGTGATCAGTGCCGACAGTGCGAACGTCACCATTTCACCGAGGCCCAGGCCTGCGACGAATGCGATACCGAAGTGCATGCCGAAGGCAATCGCCACGATGGCGGCGGTGAACAGCATCAGCACAGCGGCGGAACGCAGGAAGAAGCCGAAGCCGGAGATGCTCTTATCGCCGTCCTTCTTGGCTTCCATTTTGATACCGGCCTTTGCAGCCAGTTCTTCGGCAACGCCAACGAGGGTTTCGGCGCCAGCGTTCAGGTCGAGGGTAGCAGCAGTCATGGTAAAACTCCTAAAGAGGTACTACGTTGATGGAAAAGCCAATGGATGGCGCCTAGCTCTTTGGCTGGCGTCCAGTGCACGCTCGTAAGAGCAATGCTTATATGCGTACTCCATTTAGAATACGCATATAAGCATGCACTGCCTCAGTCGAGACAGTGCTGGTGTTTTATGCGAAGCGACGCTTCAGTCTGACTTCAGTCAGTACCTTCATCACTACTGCCAGCACGAAGCCGATTACCAGGCAGCAGAATAGGAAGGTAGTGGTCCCTTCGACGTTAACGAACAACGACATTGCAATACCGCCAACCCACATGGCGTGGATAGCAAGGCTATGCTTTTGCAATTCGGTTTGCCATTCCTTGTACTTACCGACTCGATGCGCTACGAATGCAGAGATGGCGCACACTACTACTTGTGCAACCAAGAACCAGGTCAGCAGGTAGAAGTCGGAATTGAAAGTGGTGATGTAATTCATGGAGAAACTCCTTATTTAGAATTGGATTTAAGAGCCACTTCGTTACTATAGCTCAGGTCTGTCATATGTGGTTGAAAAAATCTTCATTTCAATTCGACGTCACAGCGGCATAAAGGGGTGCCTAAAGGCACCCCTCGACGCTTAACTATCAGCCTGATTGGCTTCGTTGGCACAGAAGATGTGCAGACCCATATTCCGGTTGTACCGACCAGTCACGAGACCCGTACCTTCATAGCCAGTTGCCGACTGCGCACCGATAACAATGCCGTAGACTTGCCGGACCGTCCCTTCCTTGAAATAGAAGATCTTGGTCTGCATGCCAGGCTTGATCAGCGAAGGATCGGCATTCTGCCAACCCAATTGCAGATGTACGCCTTCCTTAGCAGCCAACAGACTAGCCTGATACATCGTGTTAGCCGAAATCCGATCAGGCGCCATCTGAACGTTGTTGAACTCCGACTTCTGGGGGCTAGACAGGAATTCGTTGTTCAACTTACCGCGAGACATCAAAGCCTTGTTGCCTTTGGTTTCAACACCACTCTCAAAGAACTTGCTGGCATCGGCAAAACGAATACCGTTACCAGTAGTACGTTTCTTGAGATCGCTGTTGTCGTCGAGATGCAAACCACCAGTCGCGATGATGGTAGTGACCGAACCCTCTACGATGTACGTGTTGTCCACCGCTGGCATCTTGTTTTCAGGCACGACCAAGATCACCAGCTGCCGAGAAGCCTCCTCGAACCGCTTGTAATCGAATGGCGGGAATACGTACCAGTAGTCGTCCTGATAGTAGTAAGCTAGGCCAGCCGAGTAGACTCCACCACAGTGTTTGTGGATGTAACCCGGCGCATCGTAAGCCATAACGCCATGCGGCAGAACGATATGGTCACGGACCTGCTCGTCCTTCGGCTCGACCATATCCACACCCTGCGGCTTATAGTCGTCATCCACATCCACAGCAGCAGACTGTTGCAGCAGAATCGCACGAATCAAGTCCCCTACCTTGGTCTTACGATACAGACCGCCAGCACCGCGCATGGAAAACTGCTCCATGGCTTTGGAGAACAGCTGGAACTCGATGATCTCGAAGTTCTGCGTGTCCATCGTGAACTCACTCAAGAGTTCACGTGCATTGGCCTCCATTGCAGGATCGGTAGCTTCTTTGAGCACAGCGCGGAAACGCTGCACACCGAAGTTCTGCGCATTCACTTCTTCCAGACCATGCTGCGCAATAGGTGAACCCGAAAGCGTGATCTCCAACTCATTGCGACTCGGAGCGACTCGGTAGGCGTATTGACCAGCTGGCACTACGCAGGTGATCGACAGCTCATCGTTGTACTGCAACGTGTACTCACGCATCACGTCGTAGTTCAATACCCGGATCACGCCAACATCACCGAACTTGGTGTGGATCGTTGCATCGATGTAGAAGTTGGCATGGCCCTGATTTGCATTGACTACCCGCATCACCTCGTCGCCGAGTGGGGTTTGCATCAGATCCATTTACTGCCCCTTTTTGAAGAACTTCGCCAGCGAGTTGCGAGCCGGAGCGTCCGGCGCTTGGTCGCGGCCCGAATAGTCAACGAATGTACGTTCTGCATCCGGGTTGTAGCGCGGTGCTGCTTCGACGAAGTCGATATTGCGCAGCTCCGTCATGCCGCGCTCAGCATTCTCGCGACGACGTTCGTCAATACGAGTCATCGAGTTAAGCATAGCGCGACGACCAATAGCACCACGCGACGAAATACGGAAGTGCTTGTCGACAAAGTTCTTGTCGTAGGCGAACTTGGCGTGCTCGTAGATGATGTTGGCAAACTGGTCGAGCACCAACAGGTCTTCGTACGGCGGTTTGGTGGGATGGTAGGAATTCTCGATGTGATTCTTCCACGCAAAGAGATGGGCAGATATCGCTTCGTAGATCTTAGGTGCATCCGCGCGATTGACCAATGACACGTTGGCACCACCACTCCACAGGTCAGCCATGCGATGGATCGGGATCGAGATCAAACGCGGCTCCCACTGCATAGCGTGGTCGTGGTGAACGTCACCAGACGTCGGCAGACCCCAGGCCTCCAACTCATCAATGTTGAGAGTCTGGATATACGGGACGCGACACTGGTAGCGCACATGCCACAGCGCATAACGGGTGTCGCGATTCTCAGGGCGGATATAGCCGCTCATGTGTTTCCTCCAAATCAAAAAGGTGCGAGGGGAATCGCACCCCTCTGACATCAGATAGCGCGAATTACCGCCTTGATCAAGATGATCAAGATCGGAACGTAGTAGAACGAGTTGACGTTGTCCCAGCGATACGAAGCTTCAACCAGCTCACGGATACGAGCATAGTCGATCTCTTTGTCATCCAGGTAATCCTGCACGCACAACTCCAGTTTGCTCTGGGCGTCTGGCGTAGAGCGATCGTCGGTATAGAACGCTTTCGAGAAGACGTAGTAACCGTCCTCGAAGGTGTTCTTGATGCCGAACATGGTCGGATCGCCGTCGCTTGCATTCAACAGCGAAGCCATCGACTTACGGTTCGCCACCGGGGTGCGTGTCGGTACAAACTCGCCAGCGATCTTGACGTTCTGTTCGAACTGGTTATCCACCCGCACCATCGGATCGTTGGGATAGATAACGTGCTCGATACCCGAGTAGCGAATCCCTTCCATCATCGGTTCGTGGGTGAAACTGCGGGCCGAGACGTAGCCCACAGTCTGGAAGGAGTCGCCGAGCAACATCTTGTTGCGCTCAATGATAGCCGTCCAGATACTGTCGGCCGACATCACTTGATCGTCGTCGCAGTTGAGTTGTCGCAGGTTGGTCAGCTCACGCGCATCCCAGGTCGTCAGGTGTTGGAACAATGCCCGCACCAAGAATGCATCGTAAGTCACGTTCTGCTGATCCGGCATGATGATCGTGGCGTATTCCTTGCTGTAGTAGCGTTTGAAATACTGCGTGATCAATGTACCGTAGTTACGACGCAGAAACTGCAGGTTCTCGTAGTCATCACTGACCAGGATCGGATTCTGACCATGGTAGATGAAGTCCTTCTCGAAGTAGGTGGTTTGCACCACTTTCTTCGCAAGGTCATTCAGACGCTCAGGTGTACCGAAGTCAACCAGATCGTAATCGATCGAGTGACAGGTTTCACGGAACACCGCCAGCCGGGTGACGTTGGTGATCTCGAAGATACCGCGACGACCATCCAGCAGGTCGGCGACGAACATGTCGCCCTTGTTCGGAATCACGAAAGGATAGACCGTAGCCGAACCCTTCAGATCCATTTCTGCGGTTTCAGCAGTTTGGCTCGATTGCAGGGCAGTGGTGACGCGCACCTCCATCCCGTTGATCAGCTTGTACTGCTGGAAGACCGGGTCAGTACCCAATCCTTGGCCCGCCGCGCCAGAATCGCGCGCCAACACTTGACTGAAGTAGTCGACCGTCCAGGCCATGCCTTCGACATGCGAAAGGATCGTTTCCTTCGGGTCGAAACGCATATCGACCTGAATGCTCTTGTAGTCGGGCTTAGCAACCAACAGATTCGGCTTAGGCGGAAGCTGGGGCGTACTCGGCCGCGCTTGAATAATTGGCATGATTACTCCTTAGTTATCCATTCTGTTTTTGTCGTGCGTCTCGATGAAGAGAATCATCACAGTGTTCCATTGCACGGTGGCATGGTCTGACAGGTGACCCGTGCAGGACGTACTGGTGCACTGACGCAAAGCCGTAAAGAACTTCTCGCCTTCGATACGGGAGATATAGTTGCTGTTACCCAGCACTTGGGGCAACTGCTTGTTCTTGACGACGTCCGGACACACTGCGGCTCCGATCAGGATCAGACCATCTGCATTGTTCCTAGCGCGATCCCTAGCGCCTTGTGACAGCTGGAATGGGTCCATCAACAGACTGAGTCGTACGTAATACGTACGGCGCAGATCCGGATCAAAGTTGAGCACCACGTTCAGGTCTTGATCGACGTAGAACATCGACTGATGCAGTGGCATATGCCCATCATAGACCGTTAAGTTGACCAGCGACTCGCCGTACTTAGGCAAGTAGTTGTGATCATACTTCAAATGGTCGATGAACTCCTTCCGGAACTCCCAGTTTTCATCGATCTCATTGAAGTTCATGATCGTACGATTCGTCGAACCATCCGGGTTCACTGCAATGCCGATCAGTGCAGAAAGCACTTGCAGTGTGTAACGTGGCGCCGAGCGCGGATAGAACTCATGGAACTCCGGCAAGCGGATACCGCTACGAATCGTGGGCTTGGCAAGCTGATCCACTTCAAATGCACCCAGCGCTACGCTAGAACGCGAACCACGCGATTCAAACGTCTGGATGTCGTCCTTCGGCTGGAACATCAGGTACTGCTGGTCGATCAGCTGGTTGTGCACCAGCACCGGGTAATCGGCTGAGGTGGCAATCGGGCAATCGTAATAGATACGATAGCTGAAAGTCTGGCGCCACGCGGCGGTGTCACCTTGCTTTTGCGGTTCATCAGGAAGCTCTTGGAAATCAAACTGACCCATGATGCGGCCTTGCTGTTCAGCAATTGCCCAGCGCTCGTTCCCCTTCTGGTCACCCATGTTCGTAATTTTGGTAACGTTTTGGGTGAAGTGGTTTGAGAGGTAAGTTTCCAGATCATCGCCGTAGCCTGCTTGGGCTTCGCGCAATGTCCAGATATGTTCCAGCAACGGCATGAACTCCTTCGGGATCAGATAGGAGTAATTGATGACGTGGGTGCGGATATCGCGGTTGGTCGATACCCTGGCACGAATTTCGTCACGCCAGCGGCGAGCATTGTTGACGTCCGTCGAGCGGTATTCGAATTCCAGCGTCAGAATGGTGGGAGAATACACCGGACGAAGAAACACCCCGATAGCCTGGTCGAAGAAGAACTCAGGGTATTCCGTTTGATGCACCGCGGTCGACAGCAGGCGGTCAGTCTGGTGTTCTTCCCGGACATTGACACGCCACAGCTCACGCGAAGCGGTATTGTTGAAAGCCGGAGCACCGTCGATATCGGAGCCCGGTTGGATGGCGGCTTCGGCGTCGCCATTAAAAAGGATGGTCATCGCGCTCAGACCAGTCCATTCTTGGATCTGCCGAGTGATGTCAAACACCACCGGCCGGGTCACAGATTCCCGAATCCCGTCGTTGGTATGCAGTACCTTTGGCATGATTGGCTCGTGAAGTATGGATAGGAAACGTCTTTTTCAGACTCACAACAATTTGCGGACATAAACGCCCCTCCAACAGCGCTTAAACGGCCCTAGAACCGTTTAAGACGCTCTGGAGAGGGATTATGTCGTCATTATGACGGAAAGCGCTGTAGAGCCTGCAAAGCCGTCTTGGTGATGACGTAGCTTTCCAGTGCCGGATTACTCATCTCAGTGTTCTGCTTGATGAAGAACCGGTTGGTGGCTGCTCGATCCTTGGGATCTTCCAGTACCGACAGCTCAACCAGCGACACCACCACCATTGCGCAACGCACGTACATCCACGCCATATGTGCATACGGCTGCTGGATCGACGCGATTACGGCATTGGCGATCTTGAAGTATTCCGCCGCAAAGCTCAGGAACTGCGGCTCTGCGTTGGATTGCGCTTGTTTGTTCAGGACATCCATAGCTTTCTGGAAATCCTTGGCAAACGAGTCGTTCTTCTTGGCCAGTGCTTCGAAGCCCTTCAGATCATGCAGGACGTTGACCACTTGATCAACCATCTTGAGCAGTTCGTCGACGTTCGGTACATTCATAGACGTTTGTGCCACTACGCCCGCCTTCTTGTCGAAGACCAGGGAAGCACCGTAATGCCTGATGCCTGCCGTGATCTTCTGCGGATCGTTGCCACCGTTGTTCTTGGGAGCATGCGCTACCAGATAGCGGTTATCCAGCAACGAGGCCAGACACACGAACTTGCGATCCGGGAAGGCATTGAGCGCGGATTGCGGAGTCTGACCCGGTTGAGTCGTGATCTCCGCTTCCTTCCAGGTCTGCAGCCAGTGACGCTCGATGGAGTCGCGCAGCTCAACCAGTTGCTCAGCATCCGGTTTTTTGGTTGCTTGCAGCATTTGCATGCTGCCCAGCAGCTTTTCCATCACCACTGTACTGTAGCTATCCGCAGCACGCAGGACATGACGGGTTGCGTCATTCTGCACCGTCATAACGTCTTCGAACGCGCTCCAGCCACTGATGGGCTTACCGTCGACTTGGAAGAAGCGCGAGTAAGCACCGTAGTCGAAGACATCCGACAACGGGAACTCACGTTTCTCCAACAACGGACGCAGTTCCAGCAATCGAGCACGGAGTTTCTCCGACATCTCAACGTAGTGGTTCAGCGCCTTAGCGGTAAGCTTGAACTGGATCGGAATCTCGCGACCAAAACCTTGCACGATCTTCCGGAACAGACCAGCCGTAATCTCGGCAAAGCCTTCGTTGCTTGGGACAACGATTCCGCTTACTTCAACAGCACCCATCACACCGGGACCGTATTGATCCCACAGATCGGTCGGCCCGCCCACCAATACAGCAGTGCTTCCAGCCCCAGCATTCAGCGGCCTAGTCAGCGTGTAAGGTGAGTCGCCCTCCGGATGGAGTTTGCCATCGTTATCCACGTAGGCTTCCACTGCGGCTTTGTCAGCCACGGCCAACACCTCGCCGTTTTTGTGGGCACTTGCTAGCGTCTTGAAGTCATTCACACGCTGTTGCTGGTGCTCGTTCAGCTTGACCGCTGGCTCGTCAGCAACCACAGCCTGAGCCAGCGCCTCCAAGGAACCTTGGAGTTCATCGATCTGCCGGGATTGCTCTTGCAGACCTTCGTCCAGCAATTCCCCGCTCTCGATGTTATTCTGCAGTTCGGTTTCGTTCATCTCACTTCCCTACGTTTTCGTAACGTTCAATCGACTGCGAGCACCAGCGCAGCAGTGCTTGCATCGTACGCATGATAAAGCGCAGGTGAACGATGTAGCTGTTTTGGCCGATTGCCGTGATATTCCGCAGCGCCACGACCGAACTCTGATCCGGGTCCTTCGACTTGACGAAAGCAGCTTCACGCAGGATCTTGCGCATCAGCTCTTCATCACGCGAGAAGCGTACGACGTTCTCACACACCTTCAACGCAGTACGGCACACGCGACGGATTTCATCCGGTGTCAGTACCGGGAAGAATGCCACACGCAGCGGAACTTCGGAATCACGGCGAATGTTGCAGTGATAAGTGAAAGTACCGTTCTCACGCACTTCCTTACCAATCACGCCTGTGATGTAGTTCTGGCCGAACAGTGCTTCACTGGCGTAGAAGTCCAGCGAATCGTTCTTTTTCTCGGTAAAGACGGAGAGCGTGTTCGGATCGATTGGCTTCAAGGATTCCTTGATACCGGCTTCGAGCTTGTCGCGCAGGATATCGGCTTCCTTTTTGACCCGGTCGTATTCCTTGGCGCGAGCCGCACCCACCAGTCGCACCACTTCCGCTACAGCCGAGAAACGATACTGTTGCTCAAACGTATCAGCCAGACGGTCAAACAGCTCTGGCGTCTTCTGCGGTGCAATGCCGTCGATGTTGAGCGCTACCATAATGGAGCGATCTTTGATGTTGAGCTGAGCGGCGATGGAAGACGACAGCGAATCAGCTCGACCGATGTAGTTCTTGATCGGCAGGATCAGCTTGCGCGCAGTGATCTTCTGGTTGGCGAAGAAGTCGAAGAGCGTCTTGAAGATACGCTCCACCAAAGCGTACAGGTAGAGGATCACTTTCTTCAGTCGGCTATGCTTGACCTTGTCTTCTTCTTCTTCCTCATCGGCGCTCTCCAGAGCAGCCGTCGGGATGTTGAAGCGATCGATGTAGTTCTCCACCGCGACTTCCAGCTTTTGGAGATCGATCGCAGTAGGGTCAAAAGGATCAATGCCGTTAGCAGTTTCCTCCAGACTCTGAGCTGCGTCGAGCGCCTCATTAGCGTACGCGATGGCTTCTTCTACTTCTTGGGGGTTGACGATCGGATGGTCTTCTTGGAGAGCAGTCCTGAACCCGTCCTGCGTACCGCCCATGCTAGAACCTCCAGCAAAAATTTGCATGATGAGTATCTCTTTATAAAAGACAAAAGGGAGTAAGGGAGCCGAAGCCCCCTTACTCTCTCGTTATGCCGTCAGGACAGAATTGCTTACCGTGCCTTCGAAACCGCGATCGACTTCTGGACGTAACGCACGTAGTTGGTCGAGTTCTGCAGATTCAGACGCAGCAGTTGCGGGATCACCGCAGTCGCTACCGTCGTCAGAACCTTCAGATATACCGCCGCGTACTTCGAAGCAGCTTCACCTTCAGCAACCTTGGCAAAACCTTCGATCTTCTGCAGACGATCTTCCAGTGCCTTCTGGTCATCGGCCCAACGGACGATCAGATCCAGCATGTTCTTTGCCAGATGCGGATCGGCCACCACGATGGTGTCGTCGTCAACGATTTCCGGCTGCTTCGGAGACAGCCCTGCTTTCAGATACGACTTCTCGCTGATCGGAGCGGAGTACGCCAGATACAGACGCACACCGCCGATCATCGGCTCAGTCAGACTGACGCGCAGCTGCTGGCCTTCCGGCAGTTCCGGTTTTTCAGCCAAATCGCTAGCGACTCCGGGCTCGTCGAAGACGTGCTGCTGCAGACCCTTCAGAACCTTTGCGGTGTTCTCGAAGATGGCCAGCTGATCGCTGTTCGAACCCTTCTGAGACAGTTCGTTCAGGCTCGAAACGAACGCATCATTGAAGAAGCCGTACAGGGTCTTCGTAGCCAGAGCACCGTAGGCTTTGAATTGCTGATTAGCATCGCCGCGGTCAGCAACCAAGCGCAGGGACTTGATGAACTTCTCGTCTTCGATAACGAGGCCGGAGTTGATGGAACCGACTTGCGGGATCAACTTCTTGGCCTCTTCGGCGACGTTCATGGAACGGGACAGGATCTTGCGAATCAAGCCGACGATCCAGGCAACGATGCGCTTAGCGGCAGCAGCCAGTCGAGCCAAGATTTCCTTGGACTTGGACTTGGCTGCATCACCAACAGCTTCGGTTTGTTCAGCAGCGGAAGCATCAGCGGCGCCGTCCTCCAAAGCCGAGACCGGATTGGGAATCTTCGCACGTGCGCAGATCTGCTCCAGACCAAAAGCCAGCGATGCTACGCTAGCCTTGTTGGCCTGACCTGACTTAACGGTCATCTCGCAGATGTGAGCCAGCTCTTCGAGCGCAGCAACGGCTTTGTTGGCTTCCGCCAAATCGCCCTGCATCTCATCGCCAGCTTCAGCGATCGCGTCGGTATCGTTCTCGAAGCACTCATCGCGCAGTTCTGCATTCTCGGCATCCATCGTTGCGTTCTGCTGTTGCAGTTCAGCAACGCTGTCTTGCGGAGTAATGCTGGTCTCCGTTACCGCACCCGTCTCCAATCCTTCGAGTGCGGCAGAGATGTAAAGATTACGTTTCATGGTGATCCTTTATTTCTCGGCCTTGTCCACAGCCTTGGACACTGCGATGGACTTCTCGACGTAAGCGTTGATACGCTTCGCATTCATCATGCAAAGGTTCAGCACATGCGGCAGCGTGTTGGCAGCCAGGCCGGAGAACATGGAGAGGAACACGTGGTTGTACGTGGTCGACCATTGACCACTCCAGTGACGCTCCGTGACACCTTGGCCCAGACGCTCCAGACGACTCAGGCTCTTCTGCACCGAACGGAACTCGGACATCCAGCGCTCTACCGATTGCAGCAGTTTGTCAGCATCCTTAGCCGACAGCACCGGGATCGATTCAGGCGCACGCAGCTTCGGATCGGATGCGCGACCGATCTTCAGCATGATTTCCTTGGCATCGGACGGGTTCTGGCGCCAGGCCATATACAGCTGAACACCACCCACGAGTTGCGGCGTAGCCCACACGTCGATGTCATTGCCTTTCGGAGCACCGTCGATCGAACCGGAGCGCGGTTCGAACGGGAACAGGTCTTCTTGCGCTGCTTTCACAACCGGCAGAATCACACGATCCCACGGAGCACTGACTTGCTTGGTGTCGCGCAGTTCTTCGAACATATCTTCCATCAGCTTGCTGAAATCAGCATCGAAGAAGTTGAGCGCGTTCTGAGCAAAGACGTGGAAGTTGTAGTAGTATTCCGCCACCGAGTCATTACCTTCGGGGATGCGGAGCGACTTGATGAAGCCCTGGTCGGTGATTTCCTTGCTGTCGTCGATCTGCGACAAGCTCGCGCGCAGTTCTTTGGCCTTCTCCGCCACCTTTCCGGTGTTGGTGAAGAGATTGCGGAAGAACGACATCACTGCTTGGATGATGCGCTTGATACCTTCCACCAGCTTCTTGCCGATGTTGGCGGCCAGGGTCTTGGCTTTTTCGCCGATGGAAGCAGCTTGTTCTTCCGGCTCACCACCTTCAGCTTCCAGAGCCGGCAGCAGGCTCTTGACGCCGATGCGATCGGTAATCTGTTCCAGACCGAAAGCGAGGCCAGCCACGCTGGCGCGGTTGGCCTGACCCGACTTGACGGTCAGTTCAGCCAGGTGGGCCAGCTCTTCAAGAGCAGCGCCAGCAGCCACTGCTTCGTTCAGGTCTTCCTGCACGGAGTCCGATGCGGACTCGATAACGTCAGCATCGTTGTCGAAGCACTCGTTTTGCAGCTCTGCGTTTTCGGTAGCGAGCTGGGTGTTCTGTTCCATCAGCTCGGCAACGGCATCGGTGCTGGAGTCCATGTTGACTTCAGTCACTTCACCTGCGGCCTGGGCAGCTTGTTGCTGTTGTTCGGTAACGCCAGCGGCAGTGACACCATCGGTAGACTGAGCACCAGCTTCGCCACCGCCATTCTCACCACCAGTGGCCGCTTGTTCTTGCTGCAGCTCTTCGAGAGCTGCCACGATAAAGGGATTGCGTTTCATGATGTTTGGTCCGACTATAGGTTATCAAAAAGAGGAAGCCGTAAACCGCTAGCGCTTACGGTAATTTTGACCTCGATCACAATATAGCCAGCATAGAAGGCAATAGGCACGGGTGTGCCTATTGCCCCTATGTTTGGTTACACGGAGTCGAGAAGACGCCTATGTCGGCCGCTTATTCCTTGTGGCCGCCGCGATTGGCAGCCTTGGCTTCAGCGATCGAGAAGCGAATCCAGCGGGTCGCGCCGAAGTGGTTGAAGTACAGGCCGTGAGCGGCACCGAACACGCAACCGGCGGACAGGTCAGCCAGAACGCGCATCAGGTTGCTGTACTTCGACAGCAGCTTGCGAGCAACTTCGCGGTCATCCTTGTCGTAGCTGTGACGGGCCTTGTACTTCGGCTCGAAGTCAGCGTCGAACAGGGCGTCCAGAGCGGACATCACTGCGCGCTCGGCGCGAACAGCGGTTTCCTTCAGGTGCTTGATGTCGGCCGGCGAAGCGATCTTCACGCCAGCCGAGAAATCACGCTTGCCTTCTTCGAACACGACCTTGGTGCCTTCCAGGCCACCGGTGTTGTCCACGGTCACGCGTTCCGGCAGGTTCACTTCAACCTTGACGGAGCTGTGCTGGAAACGGGACTCGCCCATGTCCTGCAGGCCCTTGGCGGTGCTGATGCAGCGGTTCATCGCAGCAACAACGGTCTCGGGCTTGTCGGTGGCCCAGGAGTTCGACAGGGCGCGCATTTCGCCGACCAGCTTGTTCTCGACGAGGCGGATCACTTCGTCGAATTCCGAGCCGGCGTTATCGACGGCGGCGATCGGGTTCTTGGTCGAGGACGGTGCATAGAAGCGCTCTTGCACGGTCTTTTCCCACTTGGCGCTCTGGAACGGCTTGCCAGCGTGACCATTGAGGATCTGGCCTTCTTTCTCCAGCTTCTCGTAGATCTTCGGCAGGCCGCGGAAGTAATCCGCGAAGCGCTTCAGCTTCTCGCCGGTCAGCTCGAAAGCTTTCTTGGCGAACTTGGCCACAGCAGCCCACACCTTTTCGGCGCGTTCTTTGACCACGTCGACGAAGCCTTCGGTAGCGACGCGTTGGTCGAAGCCGAAGGATTCCAGAGCCACGCTTTCTTGCAGCGGCTCGCCGATGCCGGCCGCGTCGATAGCGGTGGTCAGCATCTGCACGGTTTCCGGGGTCAGACCTGCGCCCGGCTCGCCGACGGCAGCGGGAGCGCCTTCACCTGCTTCACCAGCTTCGCCGGCTTCAGCTTGAACCGGCTCCAGGCTGGCTTCAGCTTGTTCGGCGATGTCTTCCAGGGCAGCACCCATGCGGCAGAAGCGCATGGCGACGGATTGGAGGTGTTCCAGCGCCAGGGTATGTTCCTGGCTTTCCGCGACGGCGTCGATCTCGTCGTGGTCGGCAATGGCGGCGTCTTCGCCGAATTCCTTGGCGGCCTTCACGTCGTCGGTCGACGGTTCAGCCAGGCTGCCGTCTTCCTTGAAGCCGGGTTTCGGCTGCAGGGTCGACACTTCGGTCACTTCGGAGATATCCACCGCACCGGATGCTTCGCTTTCCAGTGCCGCGGTGAAAAAGTTTCGTTTCATGTTGGTGTACTCGATTCTGTCAAGTCGATGGAGGCTAGTGGAATGAAGCCCGTCGTAAGATAGGCTCCATTCCTTCTAAGCAGGCTGTGGATTACTCACCTTTCTTGGTGAAGGCACCCTTAACCTTGTTGCCAGCAGCGGCGGCAGCTTCGCCAGCCTTCTCGCCCAGGCTCTTGTCGCCGCGGTGAGCGGAGATAGCAGCCTGGCAGTATTGCAGCGCGATGGTCGAGGCGCTGGTTGCGTAAGCGTAAGCAGCAACCTGCGGACCCTTGATGATGCGCGGTACGACGGCCTGCATCGCCTTGAGTTGCTTGGAGTCTTCACCAGCAGCACGGTTCTTGCTGGCAGCCTTGTCGAGTTCCTTGTTCAGGGCGTCCAGTTGGCCGATGTTCGACTGGTAGATCTTGACCAGTTGGCCCAGGCCGACGATGTATTCGGCGATGGCCTTGATCTCTTCACCGTTCGGTGCGGCAACTTCGTTCAGCGGCTTGACTTCGTCGACCTTGCTGATGCCGTGGTTCCAGTATTGCAGAGCTTCCCAGTTGTCCGGGTAGCTCACCCACGCACGGTAACCGCCGAAGAACGGCTTGGTCAGCAGGGTTTCGGTGCCAGCACCGGCCTTGACGGCTTGCGCTTGAGCCGGAGTGGCCTTCTCGTGGTAGGAACCAGCTGCCTTCGCCAGAGCGTCGGTGAAGCGTTCCATCACACCTTCGGCCGAGGAGCTGCCCGAAGCAACCACGTCGATGCAGGTGCGGCATTCCTTGGTCAGGATTTCGGCGGACTTGCCGCCTTGGTCGGTAGCGTGTTCGCTCACCGCCATCAGCACTTCACCCACCTCGACGTTCTTGTAAGTGGCGATCTTGGCCAGCAGGCCCTTGTCGTCGATCTTGGCACCGGTACTGGTGTTCAGGTCTTTCAGCTGATCGATGATCTTCTGCGCTTCGGCAGCGTTCTTGACGATGCGGTCGGTGTAGCGAGCCCAGGTTTCACGAACCCACTGAGCGATGCGCTTACCGAAGTTGCGCAGCATTTCCCAGACCTTGGCAGCGAAGGCCTTGACCTTTTCCAGCACGCCCTTCTTGGACTTGTCTTCCAGCAGCTTCTGCGCACCGCCGGCGGCTTCAGCCATGTCGTTGGATTCGAGGGCCACGTTCACGGCCTTCTCGACGAACGGTTCCAGCGGAGCTTCCGGAGCACCCGGGGCTTCATCGATCAGGGAGATGATGTCTTCCAGACCTTGAGCCGATTCGGTGATCATGGCCAGGTCGTTGTCGATGTCCTCGGATTCTTGCGGGAAGTCGACGCCGGCGGTTTCAGCTTCGAATTCGCCGTCGGTGGGTTGTTCAGCAACGATTTCGGAGTTCACGTCTTCCGCGAACTCTTCCAGCGCAGCCATGGTTTTTGCGAAGGATTGTTTCATTTCAGGTATCCGAAAAATGGAGTTGGCGATCAGAGAGTGGGACAAGCCCACTCTCCTCACTCAGACAGTTGTTGATCAGGCAGCTGCGCCAGCGGGAGCAGCAGCTTCGGCAGGAGCGCCGGCCAGGGAAGCAGCCACGTAGTCCAGAGCGTAGCTCAGGTTGCGCGGCAGGGCACGGTTGATCGCGTGGATCGGCATCTTCGGGGTAACCATCAGGATGCTGTTGATGAACAGCATGACCTGACGAGCCTTCGCAGCGATGCCACCTTCAGCGGCAGCGCTACCCAGATGGCTCTGGGACAGAGCAGCGATCGTGTCCTTGTACTTCTTGATCTCGGTGTTGAGTTCCTTCACACCACCGCGATTGCCTTCGGACGCTTCACGTACAGCCTTGGCGACGGCCAGCACTTGCGCGCAGACCTTGGTCGCTTCGTTCGAGTTCAGCGCCGGCAGCGAAGCGCCTTCGGCCTTCTTGGTCGAAGCAACGACGCTGCTCATCTTGCCGATGCCGGCAGTGCTGTTCGGGATGGAGGTAACCAGCACTTGGTTGTCGAACAGGCTCACGCCGAACGAGGTGCAACCTTCAACACTGGTGCCTTCCGGCAGCGAGCGATCGTCGCCGGACTTTTCCATCTCGCTGGCCCAACGAGCCAGCACGCCGGAGATCTTGCCACGGATCTCTTCATCCTTCTCCGGATTTTTGACCAGCTCTTCGCACAGCGCCAGTGCTTCCAGGTACTGTTTGTAGGCCTTCGGATCGTTCAGCTTTTCAGCAGCCTTGCCCAGATTGGCGACGAAACCAGCGATGTCCTTGACCGGAGCGCCGTTCACCGACATCTTGGTGGCCAGCGACTTGCTGTCGATGGAACCGTCCTTCATCTTCGAGTTCTTCACGCGCTCGGACAGCTTTTCAGCGCGGCGTTCCACAGCCACGAAGGCATTGGTCAGACGCTGATAGGTCTCGACGGCCCACTTAGCCAGGTTGTCGAATGCGGTGCCGATAGCGGCCAGGATGCGCTTGATGAACGCAACGACCTGATCCTTGGCGTTGTTGGCGCCATCGATCTTGGCCGACGGAGTTTCCATGTCTTCCAGGGCCGGCAGCATCAGGTTCTTGACCTTCAGCGACCGGGTGACGGTGTTGACGTTGTTGCGCAGCAACGAGGCGCCGTAGATGTCCAGGCCGCCGCGTTGAGCAGCAGCGTCCAGAATGGCCACGCAGCCTTCCAGGGATTCGGTAGCGGCTTCGAGCTTCTCGACGTCTTCCTGCACGTCGCCTTCTTTGTCTTCGATCTGGTCGACGGCTTCCATCTCGCCTTCGACTTCTTCAGCTTCGGCTTCGCCTACGTCTTCGCCTTCGGCACCGCCGGCAGCAGCTGCCGGTTCACCGGTTGCTTCAGCCGCGCTAGTAGCAGCAGCGGCTGCTTGAGCAGCTTGGGTATCGTCGGCGGAAGTAGCGGCTGCAGCGGAAGCGGCCGGATCGCCGCCTTCACCTGCTTCACCACCAGCGGCCGCGCCGGTCTCACCGCCTTCGCCGGCGCCAGCGCCAGCTTCGCCGCCTTCAGCAGCACCACCTTCAGCAGCGCCCGCAGCCGCGCCACCAGCTTCACCACCTTCACCTGCAGCACCAGCGGCTGCGCCGCTTTCGCCACCTTCACCACCGGCTTCACCGCCAGCAGCACCAGCTTCACCACCGGCCGCGCCTGCTTCGCCGCTAGCCGGAGCTGCAGCAGCTGCAGCGCCATCAGCGCCGTCGGTCTTGGCTTCGCCGCTTTCACCCGCGCCGGGTGCTTGGTCTTCTTCGTTGAATTCTTCCAGGGCGGCCATGCCCAGAGCAGACTTGAACTTCATGGTTTTTTCTCCATTCGAATGGAATTAATCTAAAGAAATCGCGCGATTCTTGAATAGGACAAATTCCCCGCCAGCATAAATGACGGCGAGGCTGTTCTATACAATGGTGTTTTGGCTAGGCGGTATTTACACCGCCTAGGCCATTATCGGGTGTTATGTTCGCCGAAGAAGGTGTACAAGCTGGTCACCATGTCGACGAAACCGCCGGGATGAGACAGCCACTTCGCGATTACGTTGTGCAGGTTAGCCGTCGTCTCGTGCTGATGACGGAAGCTATAACCAGTCGGCAACATTGCCAGCAGCACTTCATCGTAATCCGGTTTATCACTCGGATCGTTCGAACCCGGCCCGATCAAACGCTCCCACATCCCTACCGGCATGTGGCGCTTACCGGTTACGATGAACCGGATAGTGTCAGTGATGAAGTCGGCATGTGTTTGCGTGATCAGCGGAGAGGCTTGGTTGATGCGCGCCCACTCGGTGAAGTTGTTGACGCCGAAAGCACGCAGAGCAATCTTGATCGCGCGCTCACGGAACTCGAAGTCGGTATGGATCACCTGACGACGGATCATCTGGTTGTAGATTTCCACCACCGACTCATCCGCCACAACGTGCTTGATGGCTTCGGGACTCAGATCGAAGACCGAAAGGATCGGACGAGCCCGCCACGTCTGGTAGGTCTCGCTCGCCATGGCCTTCGAACCGAAGAAGCCTCGCACGTACAGTTTGAGGTCATCACGCATGGATCAGTCCTCATTCAGCTCTGCGATCTCACGGGTGAGGTCATCCGTGAGGGATTGCAGATAGGCGATCTCGCGTTCCAGCGCGGGATCTTCTTTGCCTTGACGGGCACGTTCCAGCTGCATCAGGCGCAGCTTGGCCATTTGCAGCTCGGTTTCTGCTTCCTTGGCCCGGGCGATCTTGGCTTCCACGCGATGCATGCGCAGACGACGGATCGGGTTCCAGGCAAAGTTGCTGGTCGAAAACAGGAACGGGTCGATCTTGGTTTCGCCGATCGTGTTCTTCAGGTTGGTGTAGTTGGTATCGTCAGCCAGGATATCCGGGATCTGGTCCAGACGTTCCACCATGTCACCAGCAGAGCGGGTGATCACTGCGATCGCGTTGCAGTACGGCACCAGGCCTTTCTGGAACGCTTCGATCTCGTACGGAACGAGATCGGTAGTCGGAATCGCTTCGAGCTTCTTCTCGTCGCGAGCGGCCGCAGTCTCGGTCTTCAGGGCGTAGGTGAGCAGCTTCGAGGTGTAACGGGCCGAGAAGGTGATCGCGTCGACCAGCTGCACCAGGTTGGCCTTACGATAGTTCAGGCCTTTTGCAGCGATCTTGTCTTCGAACTCACCAGCCACGATGGCTTCGAGTGCGTCGATGGTGGCTGTGATGTTGCTGATGTTGCCAGCCAGGTAGCCAAAGATACCTTTCCCGCCTTGGCCTTTGACCACGCCGGAAAAGACTTGTTGCGCACGCTTCATTTCGTCGCCTTTGAACTTGGCGCCGAATGCCTTATCTGCGCTCGCCAGCACGCTGGAAGCAGCGGTGTACTGGTTGCGGGCAAAACGCAGATCTTCCAGCAGTCCGGATTTGCCGAACATGGAAGCGATTTGTTGAATGTAGGTAGTGATTTTCATGTTTTTACTGAATCGCTCTCTGCGAGACAAAGATGGACGGTACAAACAATAGCGGAGGCCTCAGCCTCCGCCATCACTTGCTTACAGGCGCGGAGTCGAACCCGCGCGGAAGGCGTTGAGGACGTCACCGATGTCCACACCACCACCCTTGCTGGAGGCTTTCAGATCGCGCTCGGACAGCTCGGTGTATTCCGGGATGTCACGGGTGTACATGCGAACACGGCCCCACTGCTTGTCGATGATGAACATCAGCATGCCGTAGCCTTGCTGAAACAGCTTCTGACGGGTGTTAAAGTCCTTCAGCTTGCCGTAGATCTTCATCTCCAGCGCTTCGGCCGAAGCCTGCGACATGATGATGATGTTCGATGCGTTGTTGGCCGAGAGGCTGGCCGACAGAGCCGCGGACAGGCCATTCTGGCGACGCTTCTGCATCATCTGCAGATAGATGCCGGTTTTGTCGGCACGCAGGTTCTGCTTGTGGGTATCGATCAGATCTTGACAGAACACGAGGTCACGCCAGAAGTCGATACCACCCAGGCGCCACTTCTTGAAACGTGCACCGAAGCTGATGTCTTCCGAGCCGGAGGCCAGGATGTGCACCAGCGGGGCAGTTGCCATGTACATGGCGTTCAGGCGAATCAGCACCGGAACCTGCACTTCACGATCGTTGTCTTTGATCGTAACGTTGATCATGCGACCAACGCCCAGGTTCACCGGGTCGCTGATGTCCACGGTCTTGCCGATCGAGGCCGAGGAGCTACCGTTCAGCGTGGAAAGTGCAGCCTGCTTGGCAGCATCTTTCATGTTGGTCGGAGCGGTCGGTTGCGGGGTGTTCTTGCCAGCGGCTTGTTGGCCCTTGACCTTGAACTGGTCATTCGATTCCAGAGCCGGCGTGGCTTCAACATTGGAAGCACGTTCAGCAGAAGCTTCGGCGTCTTTCAAGACGGCTTCTTCGAGTTCTTTGATCTCGGCCGGCAGTTCGCGGACTTCACCGTCAACTACGAGGCGATCATCGAACTCTTCGAGGGCCGCGGAAGCGATGCTGCCGAGGCTGCTTACGGCTGCGCCGGTCGGCGAACGACGCGTCGAAAACTTGTCCAGACGTTGCAGAACACTGGCATTGCCAATGCTAATGTTGTGCATTGAAAATGCCCGCAGGTAATAACCTGCGAAGACCGATTGTGCGAGCTGGAGCGTATCCGGCAGCAGGTCCGAGCTGCGCAGATCTTCGTCAACCAGAGCAGTGGGCTCGACGGTGCCTGCCTGGGCATATCCCACCAACGAATCACCGTTGGGCAGGTCGGCCAGCATCTTGAAGCCATGCTCGATGGCGGCGCCAGCCACCTTCATTCCAGCGGCTGCTGCAAGAGTATTCATTTTTTGATTCCCAGAAAAGAAGGATTTACGATGTCGAATATGTTTACTGATGTCTGGGGCAGAACCTTTACCCAGGGCGGAACGGTAAACGGCGTGGAGGACGTTTGGGCGCGCAGCGCTATTGGCAATCCTGGTGTTGCAGTTACTGAAACCCTGTACGGTCTAAACCACCGGAGTCTCGCTAACAGTATTCCCATTAATAAGGACTACTATGGCTTGGCGTTCTTCACCCGACCGGATTTGCGCTTCACCAACGATAACTTGTTGAAGCTGCGCAAATTCGTTCCGATGCTCACCACACGAGAAGCCTCGTTGCCGCGCGCCATCCGCGCCATGCTGGATTTTCGCCACAACACTCATAATGAAGAGAGCTACAATTGTAGCCTGATTGATCCGAAGCAGGCGTTTATTCCTCTTCTGACCAATCAGCTCGTCAGTATGTCTGGTTGGCCGGATCTCGAATTGCCCACCTACACCAGTGAAGCCGGGGTGTATGGTGAGATGTTTTCTTTTGCCGATGGTATTTCCGAGGTCTATCGGACTTGGGACATGACGGCAAATTTCCGCAATATCCCAGGTGACCCGATCACCTCGATGTTCTACTACTGGTTGATGTATGCCCAAGCGGTCTTCGAAGGAACGCTCACACCGTATGCGGACAACGTTGCAGAAAACACTATCGACTACCAGACTCGGATTTACCGGGTGGTTCTGGATTCGACCAAACGCTTTGTTCAAAAGATTGCGTGTACTGGCGCATCATTCCCTACGTCTGTACCGATGGGGATGTCGTTCAACTTCGAGACCGACACACCAATCAACCGCCTTGATCAGATTCCGATCAGCTTCCGCTGCATCGGCGCTGAGTATCTGGATGACATGATCATCCATGATTTCAATGCGGCCGTCTGTTTCGCTAACAACGACATGTTCGATGATCAGCGCCAAGGAGCGGGGTTGGTGAAGGTGCCGTACGAGTACATCTTCCTCTTTAACCATCTCGGCTATCCGCGCATTAATGCAAACACATTCGAGCTGGAGTGGTGGGTCTACAACAACACGTTCCAGGAACTGACCGGTGGTAGCAGCAATACCTCGGATACGGTGAACTTCAACCCGGACGCTGTGGATGCAGGTGACCTGAACACGTACACCGGCAATATTCCAATTAACGGCGTGAAACGATAAAGCTACTCAACATGTCCACTCTTACAGATCTCAAAGCGAACATCGATTCGTTCCGCTATAACCCGACCAAGATTCAAGGTGCTGTTCTGCGGATGGTTCGTGACGTCTCTGCTGGTAAGCTCGACATCGTCGATCCCAGCAACCCCTTCGTCTTTCTGGTTGAAGCTTCCGCTACGGTCGGCGCTTCGATCATGACCGAAAGTGCTACTAACAACCGCAAGCAATATGCACAGGTAGCGCAAACCGTACAAGACCTGTATCGCCACATGCACTACGGTGACTTCAATGACATCTTCGCTCTGCCGTCGAAGGCTGGCTTTGTCATGGGGTTCAACAAAGATGAACTGATCGCTCGTATGGTGCAGATGCCTGATGGCGATATCCGCAAGATCGTGATTCCGCGCAACACTACGGTCTCGATCGCCGGCACGCTGTTTAGCTTGCAGTATCCGATCGAAGTGCGTCAGCTCGCGCACGGTGGCTTGCAAGTGGTTTACGATACGTCGAAGACCACGCCTTTGAAAAACATCGACACCAACGTAATCGAATGGCAATCGATGCGGCAGGCCGATGGTTCGGAGATGATTCTGTTCCCGGTAATTCTGGACCAGTTCAATATCATCACGCAAAGTGACGTAGTGAATGGTGCACAGAAGTTCTCGCTGTCGACTACGATCTCCGATCAGTTCTACTTCTGTCGCGTGTGGCAAGAAACCACCAATGGCTGGGTTGAACTGCCGACTACCTATAGCCAAGACATCTACAGCAACAATGGCCCGGTTGCCATTGTAAAGGTTGTGGATCAACAGGTGACGGTCGAGATCCCGATCGTGTTTGTCAAGACCGGTCAGATCTCCGGCAAGGTGCGGATGGATGTCTACCAGACCAAAGGCCCGATCAGCCAAGACTTGGGAGGCTTTGATCCGAAGCAGTTCACGATCAACTGGTTGGCTATCGACAAGAACGAGCAAGACCAGTACGTGTCTCCGCTCAAGGCTATGACGACTGCTGTTGTGTATTCCAGCGCGATGACTACCGGTGGTCGCAATGCCATGACTTTCGATGAGTTGAAGGACCGCGTGATCCAGAATGCTTTCGGCCCGACCATCCTGCCGATCACGCCAGCTCAAGCGCAGAAGAAGTTGGAGCGTAACGGCTACAACATCGTGAAGAACTTGGACCACGTAACGGATCGTATCTTCGCTGCTACACGTCCGATGCCTGATCCGAAAGATGTGGAGCTGATCACGCCTGCTTCGGCTGGCATCCACACGCTGACTGAAACCATGGAGCATCTCGGCATGCTCTCGACGTCTTACGTGAATAACCAGAGTCTGACTTTGGGGCCGAAGACACTGTACCGTGTGGATCAGGGAGTGCTGAAGGTGGTATCGGATTCAGAAGTTGCTCTGCTGAATTCGCTACCGGGTGACAAGAAGGCTGTGGTGATCACGGAAGGCTCGTACTTCTACTCGCCCTTCCACTACGTGTTCGATGCGACTAGCAGCACGTTTGTGTCGCGTTCCTACTATCTGGATTCTCCGAAGATCAACGCGCGTAGCTTCATCGCGGAGAATGGCACCACCTCGTTGCAAGTCAGCACCAGTAGCGCACAAATCGCACGTACGCCTTCTGGTTGGCAGCTCACCGTCACCACCAACTCGTCGCAGGAGTGGAAGGATCTCGACGATGAAAAAACCCACATCACCTTGGCGTACCAGCCGGACCGCTCTGGCGACTATGCCTACACGCTGGGCACTTTGCTTGGCAAGACAACCGCGGGCGAGCGGGTGTACCAGTTCGACATCAAGACCAGTTATGACATCGACGCGAACAACGCGATGCAATTGACCAACTTCATGATGTACGAACAGTCGCAACAGTTCCTGCGCACGCCGCTGGAACAGAATTTCGAGTTGTTCTATTCGGTTTCTTCGCCGATGCCGAGCACTTGGACTGCGACGACCTTCGATCCGCTGATTGGTACGTTCCTTCTGCCTTTTGGTAGCGTCGGCGTGTCTCGTGAACGTCTGGATGTGATTCTGGGTTATTCCCTGAGTAACCTCTGGACACGTGGCCGCACTGTGGTGGGTGAGCAGGACTACGCGAAGTGGGAAGTGGATGTTCAGGCGACGTACGAAAAGGATGTCTACCAAGCTGATCCGGTAACGGGCGCTGCTTTCACTGTGGTCAATGGCGTGCTGACCTACAACAAGCTGCATTCGGCTGGTGACCTCGTGTTCACGGGTCCGAACAACGACGTTCCGGTGATCAAGTACGCCAAGGGCTCGATCAAGAAGGATGCCTACGGTAATCCGATCGTGGTTGGTGGGCGTAAGCTCATGCGCCAGATCGATCTGTTCCTGTTGGAAGCACCGTATTATTTCGCGACCAACAAGGCAGCTACCGATTATCGTACGCAATTGGTGGACACGATCGTGCAATGGATTGCTGATGACCTCAAGGACATTAGCAAGATGTTGCTGGACAAGACCAACATCTACTTCTATCCGGTGCAGAACGTCGGCTCGGTGGATGTGATTTACGGTGCAGGTCTTAAGTCCACGATCGATGCCGGTCAATACTTCAACCTGAAGCTGTACGTGAAGGACTCGGTCTACAAGAACGACAAGCTCCGTGAATCGCTCTCCCGTTCGTCGGTGGTGTCGATCTCCGAGTGCTTGAAGTCGAAGACCGTGTCGAACTCGCAGATCGTCGATGCCTTGAAGATCACCTATGGCAGCGATGTGGTGGCGTTCGATCTGGAAGGGCTGGGTGGTACGGCACAACTCTCCATCGTCACGATGGTAGATGACTCTGCTCGTCTGACGCTTCGTAAGAAGCTGGAGTATCGTCCGGACCAGACGTTTGCGTTGCGTGAAGACGTGAACATCGAGTTCGTGGCAGCAGAACGCGCAGGCGTGACGCTGGACGCGTAATTGCGGCATAGGAGCCAGGAGGGTTACCCCTCCTGGCTTTTTATGCTGTTAAGTCACGTTACATGGAGAACACCAGATTGATGTCGTGCTCTGCCACGCCCATCTCTTTGGCTTTTTCCAGCACTTGTTTCTTGACACCATTCCGGATGATGGTATCCAGCTGTTCGCGGGTGGCTTTGATGCCCTTCACGAAGTTCACCAGTTGACTGATGGCCGTGTAGGAGAATGCGATGCGTTGCGTAGCCGGGACGATCACGGACCGGTTGAAGTCCTTGATCGCTTCCAGCGCGGCCTTAGCTTGCGCTTCCTTGTTGGCATCTGGCGTGTAGAGCTGCATCTGGTACAGGTGATGGCTCATCTCATCCATGCTTTCGGAGAAGCGCTTCTGATCGGCCATGTCCTGATTCAGCAGCTCGGAACCATAGTCGAAGACGGCTTTCATCTTCGGCGAGTTGAGTGCCTCCAGCAGTTGACGGTAATCTTCAACCTTGAAATCCGTGGAAGTGGTCTTGAACTCGATGATGGCCTTGGCGTGCTTGTCAGCCAGTTGCGCTACTTGCTGGAAGCTGTCGTCCTGCGTGATCTTCAGAACACCTTCGTAGTCCTTGCTACCGATGGCTCGCTCGAAGTCAGCCATCAGAACAATGATCGAAGCAATGCTCTTCTCGTGCGTGCCGATCAGACCCTCGATCTGATCCGGATCACCCAGGAACTTCTGCACGAACGGCAGGCGCACCAGAATGGCGTTTAGCTGTGTCGCCATCGCGGACTTGTATGCTTCTGCGCTACCCAGGCTTTGCACCACATTGGACAGCTTGGCCAGACGCTCAGCGCGCTGACGGTATTCGTCGGAGTCCTTGTAGTTACCCTTGGTGTGCTCCGGCTGTACTTCGGCCTGCTTCTGGAGTTCGGTTGCCCGAGTCTTGGCTGCTTCGATGATTTCCTGAGCTTTCTTCTCAGCATCGGCGATTGCCTGACTTGCATCGTTGATTTCCTTCGATGCATCTTTGAGAAGTTGCTTGTTCTCGTCGCTAGCGAGACCCTGTGCCTGAGCGCGATCGAAGAGGTTCTTGAACCAGTCGAACACACGCTTGAACATGCTGGCAACGAACTCTTTGAGCTTCTCCAGAATACCTTGTTTCTTCTGATCCACTTCTTCCAGCGCAACCGATAGCATGGTGCGGCTCGGATGCTTGGTGAAGAAGGCAATCGGACGCTCATCGTTGAGGAAGCCTGGCATCAGTGCTTCGGCTTCCGTGGCGATGCTTTGGCTCATGCCTTTCTGAGCCTTGATGCTTTCTTGCAGCAGTTCCAGATCACGGAACTGGACTTCCAGGTTTTCAGCTGCAACAGCGATCAGGTCGATGTCGTCGCGCAGCTCCGGCACTTCACCGTTATCGCCTTCATCTTTGAATGCGTTGACAACAACAGCGGGTTCCTGTTTGGGTTCCATACTGTCATCGGCCAAGAGGAAATTGTCGTTCAATCCTGCCATGATGGTATCTCGTAGTTGATTCAATGGAATAAAACCCCAGTGGACGCTTGGCCCACTGGAGTCGTGTATTGCTTGTGCCGTATTAGAACTCGACCACGAGACCCTTGCCGCGCAGTGCTTTGGCCAGCTGGTCTTTCTGAGTCTGTTCCAGACCAGAGCCGGATTCTGCCACAGCCTTGATGAAGCTGGTCACCAGATCCAGCAAGGCATTGCCTACAGCATTGATGGAGAGCACAGCATCAGCGCGTACTTTCCACAAGCGCAGAATGTCCTTACCGACGGCAGCGATGCGGCGATAGAGTGCGATGATCTTCTGGGCGTAGCTGTTACGCTTTTCTTCCGGCACGTCGTCCGGAATCATCTCCAGCACTTCTTCGATCTTCGTACCTTCGCTGAGCTGAACCACGCTACCCACTACGCCAGTCAGGGTATCGATCTGGTTCTTGATGGACACGCGCGAGAAGTCATCAACAGCCTTCGCTACGTTCTGGAAGAGCTTGTCGAGCGACACGCCCTTGTCATCGCCGTATTCGTCCGAAGCCTGATCATTGATGACCATGCCTTTTTCGAATTCATCCAGCATCTGAGTGGCTTCGTCGATCTTGCCCAGCGCAATCATGAACTGCTCGCCGTTACGGGCTTGCATTGCCATCTGAGCAACCGCTTGTGCCTTTTGCAGGGCTTCGCTGATCGACTTGTTGGCAGAATCACTGAAGATGTCTTCCACCGTCACGATGCCCTTGGCCAGACGGAAGTGCGTGGGGTTGTCGTCCATCATCTTTTCGATGGCTTTAGCGCGTCGCGTCAGACCGTCGAATTGATTGGCCAGACCCGCTGCGAATTCCTTGGTGTCGCCATCCATGAAGCGAGCCACTTCAGCAGCGGCTTCTTCCGGGTTTTCCGGCAGCGAGGAAATGTACTGCATCCCGCTGAGGTTGCGGCGCTCGGCCAGGAAATCCTTGATGTCTTGGCCAATGTCCAGCGCTTCTGGTTTGGCGAATTTGGCTTTCATCCATTCCGCGAAACGTTTGAACAGATCACCCACGAACTTGCGGATCTGCTGGATCATTGCGATCAAGCGATCCTTCACGGCTGTACCAGCTTCGGCCAGACCTTCGAGCGACGGGCGATGCGTGAACACCGCATGACCGCCAGCCTTTTTCAGGAAGCCAGGAGAGAGCTTGTCCAGTTCGCGAGCAGTCGACAGGCTGATGCCTTCGCAGGCGATACGGGAACCGATGGATTCCAGCGCTAGGGCAGCATCATCGAGCACATCGAGATCGTCCTGCAGCAGGAACTCGCCAGGCAGTTCCATATCGGCTTCTTCAGCCTCACTGGCTTTGTCTTCGCAGGAGAGCGGAACGTTGGTGATTTCCAGTTCCGGCTCGTCCTCAACGATGAGGAGTTTCAGCGACATGGCCTACTCCTTACGCCGTGGCGAAGTTGTCGGCGATCACGTTGCAGATGTGGGTGTACACCGTGCCGATCGCTTGATTGTTCTTGTTGGCGAACTCGATCATCTCGGGCGAGAAGAACTTGGGTACGCCGAAGACCGAGCAGAAGAAGTCACCCGGCACTTGATCCATGCGTGGGCACTTGTGCACGGCTTCGTAGCGCAGCAACCAGAAGCCGCGGGCGAAGTCCAGAGCCAGAGCAGTGTCGAGCACCGACACTTCGTTCAGCGCACTCACAACGCGCTTGGCGAACGGTTCTACCGTCATGCGGTAGTGGGTTTCTGCGTCGTCGACTTCCGAGGTCGGCAGAACGGAGTTGCAGGCGCAGGCATAGCCGATAGCGATAGCGGCGATGCGGTGACGCTCCTGGACCGGGCCAGAGAGCGACTGCATGACATTCACGAAGGGAAACAGTTTTGCGTTCATGGTGGAGAAGTTTCTCGTAATAGTGGTAGAAAAGACGAGGGCGCTCGGCCCTCGTTACTTTTATCGGAACTCGTGGTCACCGTCGCCGCGCTGACGGCCGGCGCCGAGCTGTGCAGCGCGAATGAACAGGTCATTGGCAGCAAGCGATTCGAGGCGGTCCGTGTATTCGCGGGAAGCACGGGCATCCATCTTACCGCGACGGAACATGTCGAGGAACTTTACGACCATCGGCGGGCTGAAATCGCCATTGTACTTCTGGACGATCTCGTCAGTCAGCTCAATGCTCTCGACAGCCTCGGCAATCTCTTCCTTCGGCAGCCCGCTTTGCTTGAGCTTCTCCACAAACTGGTTGCGCATCTTCTTCGCTTCCTGTTTGAAGGTCGTGACATCAAGCTGATTGCCAGCGGCGTGAACGCCGGAGATGGTGATCAACGCACCCATCAAGAAGATGGGGATGCCAACTTCCGGAGCAATCGGGGCCGACAACAGGCCGAGCAGTGACCAACCGATGCCCAGCAGGATGCCGTAGCTCTTACTGTCGGATTGGAACTTCGAACGCATCGTGACGATGGCTCGCCCTGCGCCATGACGAGCAGCGAAGATGTCCGCCAGCTCTTCAGCGGTATCCATCGAGAAGTAGCGCTTGTTGTCCATCAGACGCGGCTCAACCTGTACTGCAGTCACCAGCACACGGAAAGCTACTTCCGGATCAGTGCCATCTTGTACAGCTTCCAGCCAATCGCGGCTCTCGACAGCCATGTCGTCGGCCGCCTTGGTCAGGATCAGCTTGACCTTCTTGTCGGCGTTGGCGTTGGTCAGCTCTTGCCAAGTACGTTGCAGCACCACGTTCACCACGATACTGTCGGCCAGGAATTGCAGGAAGGTGTAGGCGTGACCCGTTTCATGCAGAATCACCGAAGCGGCTTCTTCCGGCGTGAAAGTCGAGCCGAGCAAGAACGCCTCACCGATAAACATCCGGAAGGTGATCTCGGAGAAAGCACCGCCAACGCGGGAGTTGGCCGGATCGATCCAGCCTTTCTTTTCCAGGTTGTAGAAGGAGAGCTTGTCCGCGTCGAAGTTCTTGTCGAGGAACTTGTTGAAGCTCATGCGGTTCAGGACGTTGCCGCGAGCCAGCCCTGGCACGACAACGAAGGCGTTATCACCTCCCGGCCAGAACTTGGTATTGGTAGTGATGCCGGTGTGGTCGGAAATGCACTTGTCAATCCGCACACAAAACTTGGACATTGCATCTTCGCCCGAGCTACCGGAGGCCCGCAGGTCTTGGACGAGCAGTGTAAGGTCTTTGAAGAATGCACCGGTCTGGAAGGCGATGCTTTCGGTTCCGAGATTGAGGAGTTTCATAAACTGTCAGCCATGAATTGTTGAAATAGACGCCGGCTACGAAGGTCCTCTGTGTAGAAAAAACCTTCGAGTTTCATTCTTTTGAATAGCGGGCATATGGCCTGCGCTAACCATCACAAGAATACCTTACAAACTGCAGCGATTGTCATAGTAAAAGACATGTCGTTGCAGTATGAGTACACGACATGTCAACCAAAAAACCTAACTTTTCTCCTGAAGATATCTCCGGTGTCGAGTGTCGTCATGTGGTTTTCATTCCACCCATCAAAGATTCGAAGGATGACTATCACCTGATCAAAGAGGTTATCCACCTGAAAGACGGGCAGCGGGTTCCAAATGTTCGCATAGTGCGTAATTACAAGCGCAAGTTCTGGATCACTAAGGAAGGCTACCGTCGCCATAAGCAAAAGAAAGAATGGGAAGACATCAGCAAGCTGAAAGAGTACGAGTGCACGCAGTCTGAGTTGGTGGAGAAAGCAGCGAAGGCACTGGGGATGTTCAAGCCTCCTCGCTCTCTCAAACAGCTATCGCGCAGCCCGTACCTTTACGGCTCAGATATCCTGTCGACCTCAGTGATCAAGCAGGAAGTGTACCGTAACCGCTGGCCAGAACTGAACACTCCATCGTCCAGTGCTGCATCGGATACGGAAACCGATATGGTCCAGGGCCATGGTCGGATCATCATGCAGACCATCTCGATGAAAGAGAAAGTCTATACGGCTGTAGTGCGTGACTTTCTGAGAGGGGTCGGCGGTACAGATGCTGACAAGATCAAGCTGTGTCAAGAAGCTCTGATCAAGTACCTAGACATCGATGAACCTGTTCTGAAGAAGGACGGAACGCCGGAGATTGATAAGAAAACCGGTAAGCCCAAGGTCACCAACGTCTATCGTGATCGGAAACTGGAATGGGAAATTGAGCTGGTTGAGAACGACGGCATGGTCGTTTACAACACGCTCAAGAAGGCTCATGAATGGCAACCTGACTTTATGACCTTCTGGAACATGGACTTCGACATTAAGAAGATGGAAGAGTCCCTGAAGTTCCACAAGATCCCGCTGGCTGACGCTTGGTCTGATCCTGCTGTTGCACCGGCTTATCGCTTCTATGAGTACAAGGAAGGTCAGAGCCAGAAAGTCACTGCTTCAGGTAAGGTCACTCCGATTGCTCCGCATGCTCGTTGGCATACCGTGATCACTCCGGCATCCTTCTACGTGATGGATGCAATGTGCGCCTACAAGCAGGTGCGTACGGGTAAACAGGAGGAGCGTGCTTATACTCTTGAGTTCATCCTGAACAAGCACTTGAAGCGTGGTAAGCTCAAGTTCACTGCAGCGGACGGATTGGCTAAGGCGGACTGGCACGTCTTCATGCAGAAGAAGCACCCGATCGAGTACATCGTCTACAACGTCTTTGACTGCGTAGGTTTGGAGATGCTCGACGAGAAGACCAAAGACTTGTCCGTGTCAGTGCCTTCGGGTGCAGCTATGTCGGACTATTCCCGGTTCAACTCGCAGCCTCGTCGAGTGGTGGACAAACTCCACTACTTTGTGCAAGCGCGCGGCAAGATCATCGGGACTACTTCTGATGAAATGGCTACCGACTTCGATCAGGAGACGATTAGCCTCAAGAACTGGATCGTGATGCTACCAGCGCATTTGGTGGCGGACAACGGGCTGAAGATCATCAAAGAGTATCCGGATATCTGCAGTAACTTACGATTACACATCGGTGACTTGGACGTGTCTGCATCCTATCCGAATGGTGAATCGGTCTTCAACATCTCCAAGGAGACGACGAAGAAGGAACTGATCTCGATTGAAGGGGTGTCGGAGAACGTACGACGGATGCAGGGTATCAATCTGTCTGCTGGCGCGACTAATGCTGTTGAGTTCTGTACGGGTATGTTCCATATGCCGCAGATGACTCAGTGGCTGGAAGCTTACCGTCGCCAGGATGATCTGGTTCAAGTGGCTATGGATCTCCGTGATTGGGTTGACGATAGTGCAGCAACTGCTGATGCCGTTATCTCGATGCGGGAAGACGAAGACGAGAACGAGTACGCCTAATAGCAGCATAAAAGAGGAGGGGGCAACCTCTCCTCTTTTTATATCATCAACATATTTCTAGAAAGTTAACCATGCGCAACATCATTATCTTTGGTCACAAACAGCACGGTAAGGATACGGCTTGTGAATATCTGGAAGCAAAGTTTGGTGTGAGCTTTGCTTCATCTTCTCGTTTTGCTCTGGATCTTTTCTTATTTGAAAAGATGTGCGATGAGTCGTTTGGTTACGAAACGCCTGAAGAATGTTTCAGTGACCGGGTGAACCATCGTAAATACTGGTATGAGGCAATTCGGGATTACAACACTCCGAATAAGACACGACTGGGCGGGAAACTGTTTGCCGAATACGATGTCTACTGCGGCATCCGTGACCTAGAAGAGTTCCGCGCGCTCAAAGCTGCTGGATTGGTTAATCTAGCTATTTTCATTGATGCCAGCGGTCGTCTGGAAAAGGAAGACTCTGAATCCATGAAACTGGATATCGAAGATGCCGATATCGTTATTACCAATAACGGTACGCTGGAACAGTTCTACGAGAAACTGGATAAGCTCTTCACGCAGCTGCTGTGAACATAAGCGACATAACGGAGAGAGGGGAGACCCTCTCTCCTATTATGCCGTTGTTTGTTTACGTACGTGCTTCGCCGTGATACGGTTTAGCCAACCCTTGCTCGATCAACTGATCGTTGATGCTCTTAGCCGTGTTGGGTAGGAAGACAGTCGCCAGATAGCGACCGTACTTCTCTTGTTTGTCCTGCACTGTCTGTACCACGACAGCTGTACCCACAGGCAGTGTCTTCTCCACCCATGCCTTGGATGTTTTGCCTGCGTCGGTGTTCTTTTCCGGCGCATTAATGCCATCCAGACGGCACCGCATGTTGATACTGATGTCGCAGCCCAGATCTACTTGCAGATCCACGGTATCGCCGTCCACAACGCCGTTAACCTTGGCATTGCGGACATACGTTTCTTTCGGTTTGGCTTTTGCCAAGATACTCTCCTTAGATAATACTCATTACGGCATAAAATTCTCATAGCAGCATAAAAGTCAGGGATTGCTCCCCGACCTCTATGTGCTTCAGTTCATCAACTCACCCCGCTCTCAGAACCTCCCCGGCTAAGAGAAGCCCACGAATGTAAACCAGGTGGAGGACATCTTAACGTGGTTGCCGTTTCGCGCGTAGCCGATATACTGATAGCATAAAAGGCTGGGTTTCCCCAGCCTCTTACTTTGTGCCCGGACGGTGTTCTCTCCTAAGCGAGGTACTATGCGTCCGCATTCGAATTGTAGAAGAAAGCACTGTGTCTCCCGACATGAGTGCAGTCTTGTGGTCACTACTGGCCTAGTGCTAAAAATAGAAGTGCTTTTCCGAGGTCTCAATGACTCACGGATGTTTCGCCAATGCAGTTCGGCCGTGCAGAGTTCTCATGCCCAAGGGCCTGTGCTGTGTCCCCGCGATGGGGTTTAATCAGCCGTGTACGACGTTTGAGAACTGTGCTTCGTTTCCACATAACATAGGGTGCTACCCTGTTATTTTTTACCCTGACTACTCTTGATCTCATTCATCAGCGCTTCGATCTCTTGATTCTGAGCCGGTGTGCGCTTATCCAGTATCTCCAACATCAAGTCGCAGACATACGTTGGTTGATTAATGAAATCAGTCCAAGACAGGTGGAAGTGCTGCCCGATGCGTGCATCGAGATATGCTTCCATACGCTCGCGCAAGCGAGAGGCAACAATCGTGTCTTCGCACCAGTGATGTCTCACCAGCGCGAAGTGATCATTAACCCCTTGGTGGTTGTAAATCCCATACGCCTGCTCATACCGCTCACGCAAGAGGATCTGCACGTCGGTACTCACGAAGCGCTTGGGCACTTTCGAGATGTCTTCCGTGTGATCCTCAATGCGAACTCCGTAGCCGAACTTCCAGTCTCCCACATGGGAGACTGAATTGATTTCGGCATCGGTCATCAGCGGCGGCTGATGATAGCGACGCGCTGCGCGAGTAGGGTAAAAAAAGTGTTCACCACATCGATCGGGATCAGGTGCGGGAAGCGCGGCAGGCCGATTTCCTTACCGCTGGTTTCCGGGATCGCAACCAAGGCGCGAGTGCAATCGTCCTTGAATTTGTTGATCTCGGTTTCCAACAGCTTGGTAGCGTCTTCATCGACGGAGAGCACGTCCAGAATGCTTGCGATGTCATCGCGGTTCGTGTTCTCGGTTTCATCGATGATCACCGACTTGATCCAGGCGCCGTTATTGCGCAGGCGGGAAGCCCGGGCGTGCGTCGAGATCATGCGGTTACGCTCTTCCTGGGTCGGTACGGCTTGGGTGAACGTAGAGTCCACCGTGGCCACGATACCGGCAATCCAGTTCTCACCGTCGGCGATGTAGTTGTCGACGTCGGTCGAAGCAATCAGCACGTCCAGACCTTCACGGATCGTAACGCGACGGCCATCGGCCAGCGACGGAATGAACGTCTGCTGATATTCCTTCACCATCTCCATGGACATCTTGCCGCGATGACGGTTGGCCATGTGGGCACGATGGCGCGGTTCGAAGCTGGCGTTGTCCACCCACATCAGCTTACCGAGAGCGATCTTGGCCGAGACGGTTTGGGTGTTCTCGATCCCTTCCTGGGTAGTCAGGGAACGCACGTAGTCGAAACCACGCGGCCAGATCAAACAAGCCAGACCCCAGAACAGGATGTTCAGGTCTTGGATCTTGATCAGCGGACGCAGTTCCTGATGGCTGTCCACACGCACCGAGGTCTCGTAGATGTGCTCGAAGCAGAAGTCGAGCAGCCACGAGTTGATGTAGCTCTGTTCGTTGGAGAACACCAGGCCAAAGGTCTCACGACCCAGCTCGATCTTCTCTTCTTGCAGACGACGCTGCAATTCAATCAGGCTGCTCTCGGTCGGAGTCTGGAGGGTAATCCAGAAACCGGAGTGCCAGAGCGGAATCGATACGATACCGCCCAGACCCATGATCGAGCGGACGCGCATGATGCCCTTCTCGCCGGTGTAACCAGCCGCGCCTGCTTCAGCAATCTTCGGCACAGAGAAGCCGAGCTTACCCGATTCCGTTTCGAGGAACTGCTTGTAGTCGGAACCATCACGCAGGGTGGTGGATTCGAATCGACCGTCCAGATAAGCACTGCGGCTAGCTGCAGCCACGATACTCTGGTTCCAGTCGGCGCCAGCGCCGTTCTTGATCGAGTTGGGCGAGACAAAGGCCCGGATGCGCTCGTCAACAGCAGCACCGCGCTCGGCCAGGAAGAACATCACTTCGGAATTGCCGTCGAGGTCGTTGCGATCTTTCAGCGCCACCGGTTCCTTGAGGTTGTAATCCATCGTCAGGGTAACGTGCTTGTTATCCGACGGGCCAGTGGTCATGCCTTCCCAGGCATCGGTAGGAGTTACCAGGCTGAGACCGCCAGAGGTCTGGCCGACCATAACCGGACGTTCCTTCGGCGCCGCTGCGGCAGGAGTGGGAGTCGCAGCAGCTTGAGTCAGACTCGGAGCGACTGCTTCGGTAATTACAGGCTCCGGAGAGGCCGGAGCAGAAGAAGTGGCTTGCGCCACCTCCCCTTGTTCGAGTTGTTGGTTGTCGTTCATCTTCGGTTTCCGTTTACGCGGCGACTTCTTCGGCCTGCGGAGCGGCCTCGGTCGGGGTCTCGACAGCTTCAGCGCCAGTGACTTCGTGCACAATGGTGCGGATCGAGTTCAGGTTTTCCTGGAGCTTCTGGTTCAGCTCGGCCGCCAGTTCCGGGTTGACGTGCTGCAGTTCGATCAGCGCTTCTTGCAACTGTTCGGAAGCGTGCACGACCAGCGGCATCAGAGCGCTGTCGTAACGTTCCATGAAGTTCACGTAGTCGGAGAAGATGGCGCAGGACTCCATCATCTCCGGCTGGCTCTTCGAGCCGCCTTCCTTGTCCTTGTGACCTTCCTTGATCTTGGCCAACTCTTTGGCCAGCGCCAGCGTGTCGCGATTGATGGCACTGACGTTACGAGCGAGCAGGTTCACGTTACGAACGTGGGAGAGCAGCTCTTGCTCTTTCAGCAGCGGCACCAGCGCCAGCGAGGTGCGCAGCAGGTCCACGCAGGCCAGATAGATGCCATTGACTTCGTCCCAGGCCTTGTTATCAGAGAAGTATTGGTCAGCGTGCTTCTGCCAGCTACGCTTCTCACCCTTCTTGGTTTTAGCGTGACCACCCACGGGAGTAGCGACAGCCGCAGCAGCGGCATCGGCCAGCATCTTGCGAGCACGCGGATTCGGTACGGCTTGTGCGGCGGTCAGCACCTGACCCATCGTGGCCACAGCCGCGACAGCATTCGATTGATGCTGCAGCTCCTTGAGCTGTGCAGCCTTCGTCTTGGGCCACTTGATGCCCGGATTCTTCGGTTTGTGTTTCTTAGCCATGATGGTATTTGATAATTCGGGAAGTTGATGGGAACATGTAATGAGGCGAATCTTTTGAAACGTCTTTTGAAGACGCCGCCATTACCGCACTACAGAATGTTCAAGGCGAGGTAAATAAATACATGCAAACTATTTACCGTAGTTTTGTGCACCTATACAAAGAGATGAGGATGTAAGAAATGCTCGCTATCCTGCAAGACCACCTTAGCTTGACAGTGCCGCCTGAATTGCAGGCACTGTACGAGCGTGCCTGCGATATGTTCGATCAATACGATCTGGAAGACTACCAGCTCGGTTACGAAGATTTGCTGGTAAGCTCCGACGGCGCAGTCGATCATGCTAGCGTGGCTGATAACGACGCGATCTGGCGCCTGACTATGCAGTACCTTAAACAGATCACCACCGAACACCAGATCACTCTGAGCGACGACGCTACGATGCTCAACTACATCGTGGTGCTGGAATTCATCAAACAAATCGAGCGCACCGAACTGATCCAGGAATGTCTGGATGCACTGTCCTGCGATGACCTCGACAACGTCGACAAGTTCACCCGCTGCATGTTCGACGTCAGTGGTGTACTGGAAGAAGACAGCATGGTGTTCATGCTGGATATCCCGGATTGCGTGATCGCTACCATGCGCGAATACTTCTCTCGCCGAGTAGAGCTGGAAGTCGAAACTGAGCGCCTCGATCCTGAGACCAAGGAAGTCTATCGCGAGATGGACAAGTACGCTCGGGTAATCCAAGGTCAAGAGATGCGCAGTTACCGTTACCTCTTTGAAGATGAAGGGACTATCGGCCTGCCATTCGAACACCATTACCGGGAGAACGAGGACTATCTGCTCCAGCTCCCACTCCAAGCCATGATCTACGAATGCATTGGCTATGCACTCGTGTCTGAAGGTGGCGTGGAGAATCCGCAACAGGTCATCATGGACTGTGTGGGTAAAACCATCTCTGATCTGGAACGTCTCACCACAATCCAGTACGAAATTTCCAAGACCCTGATCGAATACCGGAATGAGGTCGCTTCTGGTATTGGCATCGTCATTTAAAGTCCCGTTATGAACAAGCGTGAGTTTTATCTCAAAGCTCTAGCCTCCGAGGCTTACCTCGTGACGGCCTGGAACATTGCTTGCTTCAGTCTGATTGCCGAAGGGCCGGAAGACTGGAAAGCCAAGCCCTATCCGTATCGACTGGTGCAACTCCCCAACGCGCACTACTTCGTCGATCCTGAAGACACCACCAAACTGGTGTTGATCGAAGACAGCACACCCGGCAAACCACTCTTTGTCCGCAATGAGCTGGTGCAGCTTGAACCCGGCGATATGCCGAACGTGTTTGCTCCGATTACCACCACGTACGGTAACGTGCTGGCCAACCAGATCATGCTGGTGCGTCCGTTCGGTGGGAAGATCGGTTTTATGACTGGCCGTATCTCGACCAAGAAGATCGAGAAGATCATCGAGATGCGGTTGCAGGATCGTCCGGCGGCTGAACTGGTAGATGGCAATCAGCCCGAACCAGATTTGGCACTGGCCCCGATCTACGTAGATGAGTATCAGCGCTACTGCGACGGAGCTTTCTCACTGGTAGCCTATACCCAGCTGTTCACTCCAGCCGATACCCGCAAGACCATGACACCGCCACCGGGTATCAAGCAACTGCGTGATATGCTGGTCAAGCAGAACGCTGGTCACCTGCATGACCGTGCTGTGGTGGCTGAGATCGCCGAGAAACTCCAAAAGGTCGATGCTGACTACCTGAAGGGCGATCGTGGTGAAGACTTCCTGACTTCTGACAAGTCCCGCAAGATCGTGCGCTCACGTCTGTTCCTGATGTACGGTGCGGAAACCGGCATTGAAGAAAAGGTGGACGTGGATCTGATCGAACGCTCACTCACGGAAGGCTGGGACGTTAACAAGTTCCCGACCATGAACAATGCTCTGCGTGCAGGCTCGTTCAACCGTGGTAAGCAAACCGAGCTGGGTGGCGAAGCTGTGAAGGATCTGTTCAGAGCTTCGGGTAACCTGAAGATCTCCAGTCCTGACTGTGGCTCCACCGTAGGTCTGCCTTCCTTCTTCACTGAACAAGACGCTGAACGCATCATCGGCTTCAGTGTGATTGAAGAAGGTGGCCCGACCAAGATCACGCATGACAACGTCGGTAAGTATCTGGGCAAAGCAATTTCGCTCCGTTCTCCGATGACCTGCAAGAACAGTCACACTGACTACTGTGCAGTGTGTCTGGGTGATCGTCTGGCTAACACTCCGACTGGTCTGTCGATGGCTGTGGCTGATTATGGTTCTGCCTTCTTGGCGATCTACATGTCTGCCGCTCACTCGAAAGGTATTCAGGTAGCACGTCTGAATATCAAAGACCAGCTGATGTAGGGCAAAAAAAAAATAGCAAGATAGGCTAGGCTAGAGTACCCCTTCCGGGGTACTCTAGTTATGCCGCTTTATTTAGAATTAGTTAGTTATTAAACACCACCGCAGTCCGGACAGCAATCATAACCTACTGCACCAGGTCCATACATTTCTTCGTACGGGATCAAGGGCTTGGTTGAACCACAATACCCACACCGGTATTGGTAGACGGTATCCGTTTCTTTTTCCAAAGATGTTTCTTTTGTTTCGTGGTTCGTGCACATGCTGGTTCCCTTCCTATTTAGAATTAGAATTTAAACCATATCCGTTTATGGTTCACACTGAGTATATGTGGTTGAAATAAATTTCATTTAACCGGCATAAAGGGAGGGCCGAAGCCCTCCCCTCGTTACTTAGTACGGAAAATCAGCCTTCTTGATCTTCACCATGCGACCATCAGCGTGATGCCACACGATGCCCTCAATCGGCTTATCACTCAGGTAGTCCATCAGTTCATTAAAGCTGCGCGGGCAATCCACCAGCACGTCTTCTCCGTGAGGCACTAGCACGTGTTCAGTGAGTTGCTCCGGATTGGCTCCATGACGAGTACCAATCTTCGGACCACACACTTCATACGTCCCGTCAGGCACGCCTTGCGGATACCTAGAGACCGCTTTGTCGATCGCTTCACGGATATAAACGGAGTCAGGACCAGTAGCAGGCACCCAACCCGGCCAGTGTCCACTGATAGGGTCCGGATTAGGCTGAGCAGGAACAAAGTCTAGAGGCGGAGTACGCCCAGTCTTTGCATCGTAACGCTTAAACACATTACCTGCCTTAACCATAACAGCTACGCCATCCCACTTACGAGTAGCACAGCCTTCCCCTTCCTGTACCCATTCTGCACCAGCACAGACTTCGTCACGAACTTTACGGTTACCTTCGTAGTTACGCTGAAACAGCGAAATGATTTTCTTCACGATACTTCCTTCGGTAGGTTTCGATAATTTTTCGAATCCCATCTCCACCACCGAAGTTACTTCTACTGCTACTGCCAGCATAAGCGAGAGGTTTCCCTCCCGCCTACGGTTAGGTTGTTTGGTCATTGCTTTCTGAGGGAGGATTCGAACCTCCAATTTTGGTCTGAGACCGGACCCAACGACAGGCCGACTGTGTTGCTGCGTCCGAGAACGCAACCCTTGCTAGAATTCACAGCCCTGCAGATTTCCTCTTCCAGCCCTAAGGCGTTCAAGTACAGTCCACGTGTATACCAATTCCACCACTCATCAACCTAACGGAGAGACCTACGGTTTCTCCCTATCAAATTAACCAACCCTGTAAAAAAGTTACATACTGGTCAAGATCTTCTCCGACAGCACCACGACCGGAGAATACATCTTGAGTGTCTTCTCATGGTCATTCCCTTCTTCGAGCTTCAGCTCGCTCAAGGTGTACTCGTTCTCGACCATGACCTCGACGTGGTCTTGCAACAGGTCTTTGATCATGGAGAGAATAGCAGTCTTGCCACTACCGATCTTTCCTTCGATCGTGATCTTTACAATCGGCTTAGCATTGCCAGCCAACAGCACGTCATCAGCAAGACTGATGACAGGAGTCTGACGAACTGCGGGTTCTTGATTCTGCATGGTGTTCTCCTTTACGGTGTGGTGAATACTAATAACTTAGTCTCGTAGTAAAAATTGCATGTCTCGTAAGTTATTGATTATAATAGAGATAGTGGGTCGACTCCTTAACGATGGCTTGGTTTCTGTGAAAATTACAGAACACTTTAATCTCATGCGAGTGCGTAATATCGCTCGTGGGGTTGGTGCGAAATGCACGCCAGAGGCGTGGGCTTTATTAAGCTTATATACAAGAGGGGTCATCCTTCTTATAGACACTGGCAGGAGTCAGTGCTCCTTAGCTATTCACTACTGACGGAGGAAGACATGGGCTGTGCAGAGATCATGGAGTCGACTACGCTAGAAGAGGAGGAGTGTCTCGCTATCCTCTATCCGTGGCAGTGTTGGTCGAAGGGAATGACTCAGTATGAAGAGTTTCGTTCTCTGGAAGAGATGGCGAAAGCCAAGGCTCTGAGTGTGGACGTGATCATGGATGCCATTGCAAGCAACAAGGGCAATCTGGATGACCTGCACTTCGTGAAGCGTGCTTAAGTCGACGAGGGTGGGTGACGCCACTCTCGTTTATGCCGCCTATTAGTTGGAGTGACCTATTGTCCTCTCTTCCATCAACCATCGAGATAAAACTCATGTTTAGCTTCCTTCACTTTACCTTCCCTGTGTTGTTGTTCATCCTGATCGCTGGTCACTGCTTTGGTGACTTTGTGTTCCAAGGCGACTTCATGGCCAAGACCAAGAACCACAAGCTGGAACCTGATCCATGCTTCTGGGTGCCGGTACTGCTTGCTCACTGCATGGTGCATGCACTTCTGGTGCTCCTGATCACTGGTGTGTTCTGGACAGCTATCGTCATGCTGGTAACTCACATCCTGATCGACTTTGCCAAGTGTCAAGGTTGGTTGGGTAAGGGAGGTTTGGCCTTCTTGGCTGACCAATTGCTGCATCTGTTCGTGGTGATTATGATCGCTGTGCAACTTACGCTGTTATAATAGCTGTTGCAGCCCTTTTAAAGGCCCTAGGAGCGTTTGTTACGCTCCTAGAGTAACTTTGTATGTGGCGCAGGTAGTCACGCTCTAAAGGGCTTTTATAAGGAGTTACCGTGAGTTGGCAATGCAAGCTGATTCCCATCGTAGGGACTAAGCACGTCCGGTTTGATCCGCCGAAAGACAACTGTATCGTTGGCAAGACGTTCTTGGTGCATGAGAACGGAGAGCTACTCGATCACAAAGAGCTAGAACCGGGATCGATGTTCTTCGTACCGGAGAACGCAGACATGAATGAGTGGCCTTGGTATCTGGCCACTCCGGACAACATCAGCGATCTGTACAAAGAAGTCCGTCCGTTGTTCGTGGTATTGCCTGACCAGTCCTTGTTTCTGGTGCATGGCAAGTGCTGGTCGAATGGCCAAAAGTATGGTGGCTGGACGGTGACTGGTGAAGCACCAGAGATCACTGTTCATCCGTCGATCAATCTGGTCGGCTTCTATCATGGCTGGATTCATAACGGCATCGTGTCGGATGATTGCGAAGGACGGCAGTTTCCTCCTAAGCTGGTAGACGCCTCGGCATAACCCTATTGTGTGCTTGAGGGTTTGACCATCCAAACTCAATTTCCACCTCTTTTATTTCTTGGAGTTTTATTCCATGTCGACCCTGAACACCAAAGCTGGTGCTACCCAGCTGCAAGAAGACATCGCTGCTGAAGACGCAGCTGCGCAACAGCAAGAAACCACCACTCCGGTGCAAGAACAGACCGGTACGAGTGACCAGACCGGTCAAGAGCAAACTGCTCAAAGCACCGAAGGCGCTACTGGTGAGCAAGAAAGCGCTGGTGAACAACAGCAACAGGAAGAGCAAGACATCATCACTCAACCCGTCGCTGTAGAACCGACTGCTCCTGTGGCCAAGTCTGCTCCGGCGGTCGTGGTGATGGAAGCTGCTGCACCGGTGGCTGCTGATGCTGCCCTGCATGAAAAGCTGGCCGGCATCCTGAAGGACGTGCCGGCGGCACATCAGACCGACATCGGTCGCATCCTGACCTACTTGGAGCGCATGGCTCCGAAGCGTCCGGTGGATGTGAAATCCGGCGTGACCGAACAGGTTGCTCTGTACAAGGCCATCCAGAACATCATCAACCGCCAGGGTGATTATTTCACTCAGCTGTTCTCGGCCTTGCTGTTCATCTTCAAGAGCGAAGCCCGAGGTGCGCTGAGCGATCGTTATCGTTGCCGCTTCATGGACAACATCACGCTGGCTGTCGGTGACCGCAAGGCCTTTGTCAACCTGACCCAGATGCTGGCGATCCTGGCTGATCCGAAGAGCCGTGAACTGGCCATGAAACAAGTGCATATGGAGCGCGCACTGGAAAATGGTCTGACCGTCGAAGGCCGCACTCGCGTGTTGCACTACTTCGGCGTGTAAGCACATCTCGAAGTAAGTTTCATATCCTCCCTTCTACCCTCCCACAAAGAGGGTGGAAGGGGTTTATGTCTGTAATAAAGGAATAGTAAAGATGGACATGTCTAAGGTAAGCAAGTCCGACGTCGCGCAACTGCAACGTGCTCTGCGTGAGAATGTAGCACCTTCCCTTAACCCGGATGGTGTATGGGGTAATGCCAGCGTCGCTGCATTTGCGCAATTCGCTCAAACAACCGGTACGGACGAAGCAGGTGCAATGGCGCTGTTGCACAAGTACGCAGATCTGCGCTATGTGAACGATGACGCCTATGCTCAAGCAGCCAAGGCGCTGGGTGTACCACAGAGTTACGTGCGTGCCATTCAGCAAGTGGAAACTACGGGCTCCTCGTTCCTGCCAGATGGCCGAGTGAAGATCCTCTTTGAGCGGCAATGGTTCTACCAGAAGCTCAAGGGTGCTATCGCTTCGAACGCTGCTACGCGCGCTAACGTAGCAGCCAAGCTGAAATCCACCGCTACTGACGTTGCCACGCTGATGACCCAGATGGTGCAACAGTTCGGTGACATCTGCAATCCGGTGCGTGGTGGTTACCAAGGCGGTGCCGCTGAGTGGGATCGTCTGAACAAGGCAATGGACTTCGACGTTGAGTCTGGTGCTCAGGCCGCCAGTTACGGTGGCTACCAGCTGATGGGCTTCAACTACAAGGGCTGTGGTTACAGCTCCGGTAAAGCCATGATGCTGGCGCTGGCTGCTTCGGAATCGTGCCAGTTCTTGGCGATGATTTCGTTCATCAAGTCGAACCCCAATCTCTGGAGTTCGTTCAAGGCTGCAAACTGGGCTGCTTTTGCTGAGGGCTACAACGGCTCCCAGTACAAGCAGAACAACTACGACACCAAGCTGGCCTCGGCAGAGCAGTCTTCACGTTCGTACAACGTCGCTTAGCAGCAAAAAAAAAACAGCAGCATAAGCGAGAGTACCCTTCGGGGTACTCTCGCTCTTTATGCCGTTATTACTTCCACGAACCACCGCGCTGCGGCACCAGTGCTTCCAGTTCTTGCACCAGCCGGCGCGAGAAGGAAGACGACAGGCTCGACAGGCTGAACCAGCGCGGGTTAGCCGGATCGGTATCGGATGCACCGACCATGTAGATCTGGATGCTGTCCGGGTCAAGCTCGAAGCTCCACACCAGAATGCAGGTTTCCATGCGCACTACGGCGTGTTGCGGACGCTCTTCACCACCGTAGAAGCCGGACGGCAGCGTAGCGCGTTGAGCAGCATCCATCGTGAACGGATACGTGCCCTTGTACCACTGGTAACCCGGGGAACCCACCGTGATGCTCCCACGACCCGAGTGCAGCCACGGCGCTGGTGCGAAGATCTCCAGTAACGGAGACTGCGGGCTCAGCAGACGCTCGATGCTGTTCTCAGGCACGCTGGCACGACCCGGCAGACGTTCGCCAGCAGGCGGAACAGCACCAGGCAGACCCGGCTTGGGAAGCGTGCTTTGTGCAGCCGCTGCTGCACGAGCGCCGCTTACAGTCGGCGTGCCGTTGTCGAGACGAGCCGGGGCTTCTTCGACTTGGTTGATACCAGCGGCCAGCTGTTCAGTCTGGATGCGCAGTTGTTCGACCGGATCGACTTCGGGTGCAGGCGCTGCGTTAGCTTGCATGCCCATGGCCTTGCCGAAGGCCTCCACCTGTTGGGTGTAGTAGTCGACCAGTTCTTGCAGGCTCTTCTTCAGATGCTGCATTTCCACCAGAGCGGGCTGCGTCAGGAGGATCGGACATACCTCGTTGGACAAACCACTGGTGCGGAAGGCCACCGCATCCTTCAATGCAGTGTCCATGATACGGGTGGCGATATTCGAAGCCTTGCTGGTAGTGTCCAGCATAGCACGGATGCGCTGCATAGCAGCTTCTTGCGGGTTCTGGGTAGCAGTTGTCATAATGGTGTCGTGGATGATGGAGCTGCGGGATGACTCCCGCAGCCTGAGGGTTAATGAAACGATCGTTACTTCTCCCCTACCGTGTACGGTAGGTCGACCAGGAAACATTGCTTCATGCGGGCGGGCAGTAAGAGTTCTTTGGAGACGTGGTACTCTACCTGCTTAGGGACATCCATACAAGTGAAATACTCGAACTCCATGTCTACCCCTGGTGTTTCGCGCAACCGACCTGGTCCTTGGATGTTCTTCTTACGCGCCCGCAGAGACGTCGTCATCAGAACAGTGATCAAGCCCTTGATGTCGTGACCCGTACCTGCAGAACCCAGCGTGGAAACACACACGGTTGCATTCATCAGGTTATCGTAAGGGTCCTCCGCTACGTAACGCCGGATGTCCAGATCCGGATGCTTCGATTTCAAGAAGTCCACGATGGTCGTGCACATCTGGATCGAGGCCGCGTAGATCAGGCATTTCTGCCCAGGATCAAAGCGAGTCAAGAAGCGTTCTTCAAAACGCTCATTGATCAACTCCAGATAGGGCTTCATCAAGAAGCTATAGCGCTTGGAATAGAAGTTCTTCTCAAACGCGATATGCGAGTACATGGTCGAACCACGCTCAGTGGTCGACAGCTCTTCACCTTTCTTGATGTGGTAGCGCAAAGCGTACGACGTGATGTACTTAGCGCGCACGACAATCTTGCAACGCTCTTCGACCGGGTAAGCGATCTTGTACATCGACTCCGTAAAGGGATCGTCGTCCTCCAATGTAGCGGACAGCGAGATAGCGCGAGGAATGTGCGTGTACAAGTCGATCTTGAACATGCTGAAGAATTCTTCGTGCACCTCATCCTTGATTCTCGTACCAGCCCGGATGACTTGACAGAACTCCGGAGGCGTACAATCGTAACCCATGTTCAGAATTTCATCACCGTGCTTCTCGTACAGGTTGATGTAGTTCATGTAGGTACGATTCGAGATCAGGATGGCTTTCTCGGTCAGAGTGCCTTCCTTTGCCCGAGCGATCACATCCATGAGGCTAGCTGCGCCCGCCACGGAAATGATGTCCTCTTCCGCCAATCCCAGGTTTTCGACCAAGTCACTCGGCCACTTCTTCAGAAACTTCGGACACAGGAAACCCACGATCCGGAAGTTGTACTCTGCAGCTGCCCACGAAGCCAGATACGTCTTACCACGGCCAGGGTCAATCCCCACGAACTTACGCCAAGAGGGTTCGGGCACCTTCAAGTACGTGTGAAAGATTTCGTCTTGGTAATCACGCGGTGGCTTCAGCTCCGTAGGAAGCATCGGCGCATTCAGCGGCTCCGGGTCCACGAAGCCATATGTCACTTCAGTGAAGCCGTGATCAGGCACACCGATGTCAGCGAGGTAGGCGCGCCACTGTTTGTATTGACCGATGTGGAAGTGGATGTGGTTCTTTCGTGGGATATAGGCCGCAAACGTCTGAAAAGGAAGGCGACGTCCACGTTCCCACTTATACTCGATAAAGTTCCGGGCAAACTTCTTGGCAAGTTCAGCCCCTCTCGGCGACATGTTTTTCACCACAAAGTGATGCGAGAATATGTCAATCTCGAAGTATTTGCTTGGCTGTACAGCGCTCATAGCTTGCCTTTATTTGAACGCGAAGAGGCAAGCCATTTAGCTCAAGCCTCCTCTCGGTCCATATGCGCGTGCATGATCACACTACGCACTCGGTAGTTTCCTTCATCACCATCCGGAGGGAAGGCAACGATACGTCCATCGCGATTGGCGTACAAAACATTACGTCCCGTGAATTCAGCAATCGCGAGCGCTGCCGCTTTGGAACGCGATTGACCGTAGTTACAATGCACTATGATATTCGGACTATCGGTATGTTTTAACACAAAATCGACGATAGCTTCACCGTCTGCGATTTGAGCCCAACGATGCTTGAAGTGATGTTCATCGTATGCCGTAACGTGGTCATGGAAACCACGATGCAACACCTCTTTAGGTGGGTGGAAGAACTGCGGCGGTTCAGCGTGCGTGTCCGTAATGCTTATGCATACGTCATCCGGACGGAAGCGATAGCCAGAGGCGATATCGCGGCCCATGAAGATCACATTCCGCTTATCCGTCGGAGCATTGGTGGCATTGTTACGCAAGTGAGTACACAGGTCCTGTTCGACTCTGTCTCCATACTTGCGCATCGTCGCTTCTATAGCGGCTGGCGAGTTCCTGTCTACAGCTACAGGCTTTTGGGATTTCTGATTGACAATCACGGTAGAGCCAGTTTTGGCTGCATGCTCTGCCATACGTTTTGCTTGGAACCGTTGTTCCATCTTGCTAAGCTTTTTAACCACGATAATAACCTCGTAGGAGTGGTAGTGGATACGATCAAAAATGGTATTCAGATCAGGACAGAGGTGGTAGGCAACCAAACGTTGCGCGTTGGCATCCGTGCTGGCAACCCTGCCAAAGCTCCTCTTCTGTTATTCAACGGCATCGGCGCGAATATTGAAATTCTCGCGCACTTTGTCGATCTGTTCGACGACATCGAAGTCATTATCTTCGACATTCCAGGGACGGGTGAATCACCGACTCCTCTGGTTCCTTATCATCTTGCTGCAATGGCTGTGTTAGCCAACAATCTGTTGGATCATTTAGGATATGCCCAGCAGGTGGACGTAATGGGCATCTCCTGGGGCGGAGCGTTGGCACAGGAGTTTGCCTATCTTTATCCCGAACGTTGCCGTAAGCTCGTTCTAGCGGCAACCACGCCCGGTATAGGGATGGTTCCGGGTAGTATCTCGGTAATCTCCAAGATGCTGAACCCAAAGCGCTACACCAATCCGGAGTACATGACTGAGATTGGGGGAGAACTCTACGGTGGAGACTTCCGAGACAACCCGGAGCTGATCAAAGAACACGCCAGTCATCTCAAGCGACCAGAACTACGCGGTTATGTCTACCAGTTGATGGCGATCATGAACTGGAGTAGCCTGCGTTGGCTGGGAACGCTCAAACAAAAGACCTTGATCATGCACGGTAGTGACGATCCGATCGTTCCGCTGGCTAATGCTGAGATCATGGCGAGCAGGATTCCCGATTCGACACTACACGTAGTCGATGACGGCCATCTCTTCCTTGTGAGTCGAGCTGCAGAGAGCACTGCTACGATTCGAGAGTTCCTGCACGGCTAGACAAAAAGAAAAAGACTGCACAAAAGCCCGGAGGTCTCCCTCCGGGCTTTATGACGTCGAGAAGCAGGCGTTACTTGGCCTTGGTCTCGTACAGCTTGACCACCGGCTTACCAGCTTCCAGCACGATGGCCAGCGCCCAGCCGGCTTCTTTGGCTTCAGCGATCAGGTCATTGGCGCGCTTGGTCAGGTCGGCCTTCAGTGCGGCCTTGGAGGGCTTGCGAACCGGTGCCTTCTTCGCGGCGGGCTTGGCGCCGGCGGGAGCATTGGACGGCTTCTTGGCGGCGGGTTTCTTCACGCCGTTCACGGCGTCTTTCAGGTTCTGGTCGACGTTGCTGTTGGGCTTGTTCGCAGCGGTCTTCAGCGCATCACCGACGGCGGTGTTGGCCGGCACAGCGGGTTTTGCCGACACGGGCTTGCGGGGAGCCGGCTTCTTGACCGGCACGGAGGCACGGTCAGCAGTCTTGGCATCGGTTGCTTTCGTCGAGTTGGTCTTGCTTGCGGCCATGATTTCTCCTTGTTGGATGGCACGTTGAGTGGAGATCAATTCCAATGATACTCCAGTTTGTTTTGCCGGTACTCGCCTTTGGTTACGTCACTGAGACGAAACCCATAGCGCTTAACGAATGCACGACTGTAATCATGCATCATTTCCTCCGCAACCGTGCAATGCGGAGTCTCACTTTCCAAATGACTAAGCATCCGGTCGATGAGTTTGAGACCAAGCCCGCTGCCTTGCAAGTCATCATGCACGCGCACGCAGCGTAACTTAGGCTCGATTCCTACTTTACCCAGCGCAATTCCCGCTAGGCAATTCTTCTCCATCGCAACCAGTACAATGGAATCCAGAGATCCGACCACCTTATTAGCAAACCAGTGATCGAATCCCGGATAAAAGTGAGTCAGTCCGGTTAGGAACTGACGGGCTTGTACAAGGATACCTGAAGACTCCTCGTGACTGAGGCGAATGATGTCCATGGTGTTTGTTGGATAAATGCTCATAAAGAGCCAAACACCGGTATAATCCTACCTCAGGCTACGAAGCCCATGCCGGACTTGATAACTTGTTCACGGAAGACTTCGTGCCAGGTTGCGAGTTGTTCACCAGTCAGGCCGTCCTTGTAGGAAGGCCATTCCGTCCCGAGGAAGAAGTGCGCGAAGGCATTGAGCAGCAGGTCGCCCGTTTCGCTATCCATACCGTACAGCGCGAGCTTGATCCTGGCCTCGGCGTAGAAGAAGAGAATCGTGTCTGCGTTCAGAGTGGAGAACGTGATACCAGTCTGTTCCTGGAGGAATGCCGCGGCGTCAACGAGACGCGCTGGCGGTAGTTTGGTGTCACGATTGGCAACCAGCAGCTTGCCGAGTTGCTCGACGAGACTCAGGCGTGCCTTGTCAGATTGTTCGTACTCACGTACTGCTACGATCGGTTTTGCGATTACCATGTTTCTTCATCCTTTCTTTAATGAAACGGAACAGCTCCCTATTGAGAATCGGGATGCTGATAAGAACGAGATTAAACCCCGGCAGGGTTGCGATAAGAAACCACCAACCAATCCCTCCCCATTTCAGGTTATACCCGAACTTGGACGTGTTTTTGCGCCAAGGCTCGCGATACATCCGGATGTCTTCCGAAATCATTACACCAAGCAAGTACAGCGTGAACACCAAGCTCAGACCCAGATAAGCCAAACCTACCCATTTCCAAATACTCATTTTTCTTTTTTCCAGCACAAAGTCAGGAGCCGAAGCCCCTGACCCTTATGCCTTAGTAGTTACCAGGACCATTCTGCAGATTGCGCACCCGCTGTTGATGATCGAATACCTCACGCGGCATTACGATGCCGTCGAAAGGATGATCCGGTCGATTCTTCAGCGAGAACGATTCCGGTGCGTAGATACCTTCAGCGTGATGTTCGTACGCCATGAAAGGAGCCAGCGAACGATACAGAATGATGTTACGCAGCACACCCAAGCCACTTTCCGTCCACGGCTTCGGCATCGAGTAGTCGTAACGTTCTGCAGAGCGGATCAGCGCCCCACGCAACGTCACTTCCACCACGGCGAGGTTTACCCGCGCCTTACGGTTCATCAGTTCGGTCAGCTCCACGAGAGTCGAGGCAGGGTCGATCAGGCGATCTCGCTCCACCACTTCCTTCACGGTCGATTCCAACACCTTCGCGATGTCTCGCGAGTGGTCAGACATGCTGAAGTCACGCATCGGCAGCGAGGCAAACGGCACGCTCCACTTCCAGCCTTTCAGCGGGATCATGTAGCAACCAGTCTCTTCATCCACCGTGTAGCTATGAGTCTTGATGTGCTCCAAGAACTCATACGTGAGGAACGGCAGACGTTTACCATCCTGCAGACTGATTTCTTCGCCTTCACCCTTGCCATTGCGAATGATCACTTCCGACAGTTCCGACATCCGCGATTCCGGCAACACCTGGAGGTTATCCACGATGAAGATGTCGCTCAGGTTCGGTGCTGCTTCGCAGTCGAACATCAAGAACAAGTCCCCATTCTTGGAGTTTGCCTTCAGCGTGTCGGCGAACAGGTAGCGGTTACCGTCGGTGGACAGCTTCACGAACTGCTGGGTCCGTGCATCGATCGTCGCACCTGCGATGCTCTTGGACGAGTCCAAGTGCTTCGTAGACAACACACCCTGCGCGTTCTTTTCAGTAACGTGGGTGCAGTTGGCGTGACCGATATTGCTGTTGGCCGGGATCAGTTCGGACATCATCCCGTAGCATACCGAGCAAATGCCGTTCGGATCAGTCGGATGACCGCAGTACATCGCGCTGCGCAGCTTCAGCGTTCTGCCGATGAGGTGCTTGTCGTCTTTGTGAACGGTCTTGAGGATACCGTCGTCGTCAACGAAATGCTTACCTTCCAGGATCTCCAGATCGCTCGGACGATCCTCGCGTTTGCCTTGCACTCGCCAGTTGAGGTAGCGAGTCGTACCGCAGTCCATATGGTGCAGGCGTTCCACACCCATGTCCATCGTACGCAGCTTACGCGAGAAGTATTCCGTATCCTGCAGGTCGCCCTTTGATGCATTCAAGGCCTTCGCTGCAGAGCGCGACTCGATCTGGATGTCCCGTTGCGAGCGGATACCCTGATAATAGCCGCGCATGATCGGAATACCGAAGCGCTCGTTGTTGATGTCCGTCAGGAAGCCGCGAGGCCCCAGACACTGATGTACCTGCTTGGACGATACCAGACCAGAACGATACAGCTTGGACAGAGCGTTGTTGCGCAGCTCCGGCTTGTGCTTCAGCACCGAATCGATCGTGTAGTAGATATCCGCAATGGACTCTTCGTCCGGCTTTGCGCGTTCGTACGCATCCACCACGTCCTGGTCCTTGAACACGCGGTGGAAGTCGAACAGGTTCAACGAGGTCACGTACTCTTCCAAGCGCGTTACCATGTCGTTGTAGTGCTGGTTAGACAGGTTGTACGCCAGCTCAGCCAGCTCAAACCGGATGTCAACCATCTGTTCGATGTTGTGCGAGGCGGCCAGGAAGTCCGCACAATCCCACAACACGTTTTGGATCAGCTTGATGTGGGTTTCCATACCCACACGGTTGCCTTTGAGCACCGACTGGATGTGGTGCTTCTTCAGGATGGGGAGTCCCGGATAGTTCGCATGGAATTCCCAGAAGTACCGGCTGTAGATGACCTCCTTGTGGTTGGTCTCCAGTTCTTCACCATCGTCAAAGACGAGGATGAACGGCCCCATTAGGGTTTCCCATGTCTGCTCGATGCTCAAACCGAGAATGGTTCGAGCAGCAATGCGTTTGAGTGACATCGTGTTTCCTTTAAAAGATCAGGCCCGAGGTGGTGAGTCTCGGGCCTCCGGCTACCATTACACGAAGGTAAGGGCGGATGGTTTCGGTTCCAGTTCTTGGTACGGGTGGTACGCGAACTCCCAGCCATTACACAACGCCAGGTGCTTGGTCAACTCCAAAGGCTTCGCATTGCCGAGCGGGATCTTGTTACGATCCACCAGAACAGGAATGTTCGTAGGCTTGTCGGCGCGCAGGATGGTGTAAACACCCATGCGATGCGATGCAATGTTGTTGTTGCGGTCAATGATCTCCGCCATCGGCAACCAACCCATGTAGGAAGTACCGATCGCAGTTTCCGTTTCACCCCAAGCCCGGATAGCTTGTTGACGCCACGGCGACGCATGCTTGTCTTGGTTGTTGATGTGCGACAGAATGCCGAAGTTCTGCAGTTTGCCAGACGATACCGACGTCCAGTCATCACCCGTTTTCTCCAGCAGGATGAAGTAACACTCACCGATGAGGATCGGCTCCTTCGTTGTCACCATGCGCCCAGAGTTCCCGCGATACGTCACGCGGCTCATGTGCGGCATGTAGTCCTTCATGATCGCATCCACAGCGTCCGGCAGCTCACGATCGTTGTTACTCGGGTGGAAGAGATAGATCCCATCCTCCAGCAACGAGATCATGTGCTCGGCGCGCTTACCCTTGCGAGCTACGTCGTAGTAGAACTCTGCCATCTCCATGTTGATGATTTCGATGTACGACAAGAACCGATCCCACGCGTGGTTGGCACGCGAGTCGGTATGGTGGTTCTTGAACGCTTCCTCGACACGCATCTTGTCAGCCAGCGTGAGCTTCTGCCCATGGATATCCGGATACGCCACACCGAACAGGTCGCAGAACTCTTTGACGAGATCACGCGATGCCGCGTTATAAGCCTGTTCGTACAAGCGACCCAAGTTCTGCCGCGACACCGTTGCACCAGCGTCCATTACGATGTGTGCGCGGTTGCCTGCAGCATCCACTGGCATGTCTTCCTTCGGCACGATCTTGACGACAACGCCTTTACCACCCCAGCAGTCCGTGATTTTGTAGCCACAAGTCGGTGTGGATTCATACTCCACCACGAACTCGATGGTGAAATCGTCCATCGGAGAGGCGCGATAGATCTTCTGAACACGTTGCTCTTCGTTGGTCGCTTCCTCCTGCATCACCGAGTAGGCATGCTTGACCAGGTTCTTGAAGTTGTGCGAGATCCGCAGAGCGTTCTTGCCGGTTTTCGGCTTGTTGCCCTTGAGGACGTGATACTGACGCAGGACTTCCTTGTAGAAGACCCGTGCCGCACGATCATACTTCAAAGCCTGTTCGTTGCAGATGTTCGGAGCGAATGGCGTGCGCGATACGTCATGGCTGACACGAATGTCAATCACACGACCGCGGCCGAGCGCCATGCCTTCTTCATGTGCCGGTGTCACGTAGGTGAGCTTGTCAAAGACGTAGTTCACTTCACGACTGGCCGCCGCAGACATTTCGACTGCCGAATAGGCGTCGCTGTAACTGCGCAACGCCATCAGCAGACCGTCGGCCCGAACATAATCACCGATTTCCGGGAAAGGTTTGTAGTTGTTTTCGTCTCCGTAGATGTTGAGTGCGAAGTGTGTCGAACCGTACGAAACCGTGCGCTTCTCGTATTTACGAGTCTTCAACCACGGCACCGCTTCTTCGGACAGCAAAACACCGTCCTCAGCCACTTCTGGGAAGCTTGCGAACATTACGTTCAGGTTGATGCCGTAACAGTAGTTACCATCCGGCCGTTTCGAAGGGGAGTCTTGCAGAATCGTCCCACCGAGCAGATCGCTGCCACCCAGACCAGTACGCGGATCAGGCACTCGCAGATTGCGCGCCGCATCCGTGTTCTTGTACGGGAAACCGAAATACTGATGGTTGGAGAAGTATTCCTTCATCGAGATGCAATCGATCTCGCCATCGTCCTGATACTCCACGATCAGGACCGTCTCAGGATTGTGACGGATGGCTTCCGTGCCCACCATTTTGGTGTTGTAGAACGGAATCATTGCCATGATCCTGCAATCCCGCTCTACTTTCGTCGAGAAGGTTGCACGACCATATTGAATTTCAGCACCGGTCTGAATCCGGCGCGGAGTTGGTTTGGCAATCACCAGGCATTGTGATGTGTGGCTTGCACCAAACATCTGCTTACGCGATGCCGAAACAGTTCCATCGAATGGAGACAAGCTCATTACGTTCGCCAACTCCGGATAGAGTTGGTTTGGTTCGTAGTGATAGTTCCATACCGACGAGAGTGCTTGTACCAGTGTGGTGGGACTGGTACTGCCGTTATCATCAGTAATATTTTCCATTACCGCTTCCCTTTAAGTCGCAACAACGATTTTATGTACGTCAGACATCTGAGAATCCTCGTAAATTACGGTGATTTTGTCTCTGACATCTCAAGCACAGCATACAAGAGTGCAGTAAATTTCCACTGACGCTCATGCATTACCCTTTAGTAATATGTGTTCAACGCCTTTTACATCTAGGACCGGAAATGCAGGCTTCTATTGAATCCCTCGCCAAACCGCCAGCCTCTGCGACTTTCGACGATCCGGCATTCCGTGCCGTCCTTGAAGATCTTCTGACCTGGCTGATCAATCATCCAAGCACCACCACGATGGCTGTTACGGCTCACCAGATCGAAGTGTATGACTTCGACTGGATCGGCCTACTGAATGACCTCAACATCTCTAGCGATTTGCAATGGATTACCATCCGAATGAACGGTGGCAACTCATTGTCCGATGTTCCGCAGAACATGCGATCGATAAAGGTTCCGGATCAGGCACTGATCCAGAATCTGGTCATGCTTAGTGCTAGTTCCAAACGTATCAAGTGATACGAAAAAATAAAGCGAAAGAATAACACCCATCCCCGCCCGGTGCACCCGCAGGATGCACTGGCTAGGGATGGGCGCTATGCTGTCGTATTACCGGCGGAAGAAGCCACGCGTGGCAAGCTGTTCTTGCTGAGCTTGTTGAACGGCATTCTGCAGGTAACGCGGCACCGACTGTTGACGCTGGTTGAGTTGCACCTGGGCTGCCTGCATGTTGTTCTGCTGCAGGTTTTGCAGGAAGTGCTGGAACATCACCGGATTCATGCGATAGAACTGCACTTCTTCGGCGGACAGACCCGGGATCTGCGACGGATCGGTGATCTGTGCCGGCTGACCGAAACGACCTTGCGGCTGGCCGAACTGAGCTTGTTGACCCGGCAGAACCTGACCACCTTGCTGTACGCCGGCCAACGGCACGTAAACCTTGTTGTCAACCATCACCGCGCCTTGCGGAATGCCGCTCACACCAGAACCCTCAACCGGAATGTACAGTTGGTTGTTGATGATGCGAGCCGATTCCGGCACCTTCATGGCTTGCGGTGCAGCCGGCTGCTGTTGTTGCGGTTGCTGGAACACCGGCTGTTGCGGCTGAATCAGCGTGCCAACCGGCGGAGTCGGAGTAACCGTACCCACGACCGGTGCCGGACGTGCGTAGCTCAGACCGCTCACTTGGCTGGCCGCTTGATCGCTGATCTGGTGCGTGGCGTTTTCAGCCGTCACTGTCAGCGATTTCATGCCCAGTTTGAAACGCGGTTGCGGTTGTCCGGATTGCTGCACGACTTGTGCCTCTTGATGTTGAATGGGTTGGGATTGCTGCACGGGTTCAACCGGCTGCACCATGTCTGCCGTGATGGTCGGCGCAACATCAGCTGCGACTACCGTACGCGCTGCGGCTGCGATCGGCGTATCGGAAATACGTGCCGGCGCTGCGGCTGCTGCCACCCGTTCGCTCGGAGCATTACCTTCGAGATACGGGATATTGCGGATTTCCGGCAACAGCGGAGTGAGATCCGCCATTTCGTCACGCCAGTCATCCACCAGCAGCAATGCGTTACTGGTATTGAGCACCGGCTCCAGAATGGCCACGGCCGTGTTGATGGCATCGACGAACTTGCCGTACAGAGCCATCAGCGATTCCAGCGACGGGGCAATCTTCGAGTCGGAACCGATCTCGTAGTAGCCGTTTTCACGGATACCCGGGAACAGGAACTCGTACATGTTGCGCAGCATCTTCACATCAACGATGCGCAGCTTGAAGTTGCCCACCTGGACTGGCTTGTTGTCCTTCGGCAGTGCTTCGTACAGCGGGAAGTGCGCCACAGCGACGCGCGAGCGCTTCTGACCCTGCCATGCACGACCCTTGATCACCGAGAAGCGGATGAACTCGAAGTTCTTCTTGACCACACGCTTGGTGCTGGTGAGGTCGCGCAGCAGCTTGACGAATTTCTCGTCGGAGTCGGAGAACGGGCCGAGGTAGGTGGCTTGTTCGGGCGTCAGGTCCTTGTGGATCTCGCCTTTCACGCCGAGTTGCGCGATGTCGATCATCAGCATGCCCAGAACGAAGTCCGAGTTGCCGTTCATGCGATCACGGAACTTCTCCAGCACACGGCTTTCACCGCCGGACAGGTTCTGCAGCAGCGGATGGAAACCGATGCGACCAGACCAATCCGGTTGCTTCAGTTGCTCGGGAGTCGGCAGCACGCCGCGCTTGCCTTCCACAGTCCAGGGCTTCGGGGTATCGCTGCCGGGAGTCAGCGTGCTGATGAAGCCTTGGGAGTCGGAAGTCATGCCGACACTGGAAAGAATGCTCTTGTACAGTTCGATGAGGTTTTTCATTGGATGCCTTTTCGATTGATGGAGAAAAAGGAGGCAGGTTTCCCCGCCTCCTTTTCCTTACTTAGTAGTCACCTGCCAGACCGCCGTAACGCGATTCGCCGGCACCTTGGATGGCGATGCCGTCACCGGTGTTGAGAGTGCTACCGGGAGCGATGATCTGCTTGCACGTATCGATCACGTCGTCGATGGTTTCAGCCATACCGATCAGGCGATCGAGGCTGTTCGTCACCACCGGCGCGAGCGAGGACGATGCGAATGCCGGAATCACGTAAGCGCGATGGATACCGCCCCAAGTGATTTCCACAAACACGTCGTTGAACGCATCCGCAAACACATCCACTTCGTACGACGTTTCTTCGGCCGCAACGATGCTCAAGCACTCCATGATCAGACGACCCTTGAGCACTTCGAGACGCTGGAACAACATGCCATCGTTGTCCATACCGTCACACGCCTGGATGGTGACCTCCGTATCACCCGTATTCAGGTTGTTGGCGTTGTACGCGAGAACTGCCACGCCCGACATCGACATCAGCGCGAGAGTCGACTGCACGATGCTGGTTGCATGCAATGCAATGACTTCCGCGTCGCCGATGTTGGCCACCGAACGACCATCCGGAATCGAGATCGCGCCATTTTCATAAGCGCGACCGAAGACTTCGGTACGATCGTCGATCGTCAGGTCCAGCTTCAGCAGATCACCGAAAGTGAACTGAGCCGTGGTAGCTACACCGTTTGCGAGCTTGCGATTCATCACGTGGATGAAACCGCTTTGCGAGAACGCCGTATCCTGAATGCGTTGACCGGCCAGCTGCCCGCCACCCATGTTGTCGATGTTCATCGGGTCGTACGAACTCAGGCTGTTTTCATACAGGCCTTTGAGTGTACGGCTCGCAAACGTCGGCACCAGCAGGTTGGTATCAGCAGACATCATCGGGACACTGGTCAGCATGCTGTCCAGATCCTGATAGGTCATCGCAGTCGGTTCACCGAACTGTGCAGCTTGTTCCATGCCGCGATAGAGCTGCACCTTGTCTACTGCGCGCAGCACGTCCGACGGACGAGTCAGGAACATGCTGGACTGAGTGCCCAGCCCGCCGAAGCCGGAATTGCGTACCACTGCGTTCGAACGGCTGATCATCGGGATCGGACGGCCGAGGTTGTCCAGCTGGCGCTGACGCGCTTCGGTAACGTGGTTGATCGTGAACAGCATACCCGGATCGATGAACACGTTGGTCATGCCCATATTGCTGGCTGCCGCTTCGTCCGTGCTACCCGAGATGAACTCGGTACGCTGGAACTTGCCGTTGCGATACACGTCCACGACCATCGTGAAGCGGAAGCGCTCGGTTTCCCAACCGTTTTCGATGTTAACCGCACCGTCCGGCGTACCGGAGTGACGGATGAAGTTGGCACCCTGCGCCATCAGGTTGGACATGTTGGCCGGGTTGAATGCTTCCGCGCCTTGACGCTCGACTTCGTTCTGGATGGCACTCATGCCTTGGCCATCAAGCATCACGTCGTAGGTACGACGGAATTGGTTAGCTTGCGGACGGGTAAGACCCAGGTAGATCTTGCGGATCTCCATGGTCATGGCGCCTTGCTGCTGGTTCTCAGCGATTGCCTGACCGAAGTCGTAGGTTTGTTGGATCAGACTCACTTGCGGCTGGGGAGTGAAGCCACCGCTGAGTCCGCCGAGATTCTGTTGCTGCCCCGAACCGAATTGTGCATCGAGGGAGCCGAAGTTGTTGTTTCCGAAATTCATGGTCTTTTCCTTTAAGTGGTGATGTCTTTGGGCTGTGAGTTCGCTTCTCACAGCCCTGCCGTGGTGTTAATGAAACTTGAACGGTGCGAAGTGCGTGCCGGTCGCTTGCGCCATTAGCTGCTGGTAAACTTCATCGGGATTGATCCGAACCATGGGACGCTCTGCGAGCCACTTGGCGTACTCCATGAACATCGTAACAGCGTCACGACGCAGGAAATACTTCCGGTTCGGATTGTTGCCTTGCACCCGCTGCAGTGTTGCATCGCTAAAGGTACAATTGATATCGTACTCTTGTAAGGAACGCACCAGCTCGTACACGTCGTCGAAGACGAAGTTCCGCACTTTCTTCTGGTTACGGCTGCGTTGCTCCATCGGGAACACCGCACGGTAAGCTTCACGATCCACTGCACGCAGCGGAGCAATCGACTCACCGATAAAATGCGTACCGCCCGAGTTGTCCACTCGTTCGTACGCTGCCGATACCAGCATCGCCAGATCGATCTTGCCGTGATGGATGAGAACTGCTTGCGCCAGACCAAGCAGACTGACCACGCGTTCCTTCAGCAGGTTACCCACCGCGCGCACTTGACTGTACGGGTGGAAGAGCCACGCTGCGATGGTGATTTGCTCGTCCATCAGCGGAATGCCGTGTAGCGCTTTCGCCGAATTTAGCGAATCTTCAACCAGCGCATAGTCGATGCCGGGCGCAACGCGCTCGATCAACGACAACGGATCAACGACGCCCTTGTGGATCAGCTCGATCTGCTGTTCCAGATAGTAGTCGCCGAGTGCTTCTTGGCCAACTGTCAGGGCAATCCGGTTACGGAAGCCTTCGAGATAGGACTGGTTGTTCTCATCTGCCGAGTACGACGTTTCAGCAAACTTGTTCTTGATCGCCGGCTGAGACGATGCAATGGTCGTGACGCGATGCCGTACGTAATTGTACAGCGCCGAGACTACGGGAGTGAGGTTGTTCACGCCCATTACGTCCACTACCGGCAAGCGGTTGATCACGAGACTGGTGAGTGCCCAGTACACGAAGTCATCCGTACCAATCCCCATCATGATCGCGGCCGGGTTGTTGCGGTCGTTGCCGATGGTGTGGTCAACAAACTGCTCCAGACGCTTCAGCGCTTGGCACTGTGCCGGCCATGCTTGTTCGATCAGGCTGTAGGCCAGCATGTCTTTGTGTTCACGACTCAGGACCGACTTCGTAAGTGCTGCGAAGTCAAACCAGAACGGAACTGCGGCACGCACGAGAATCGCCAGCGGGATGAGACCTTTATAGTCTTCCAGCAAGTAAGTGCGCTCGCGCGTACCAGGCATGGTATCGGGATCGAAAGTGATCTTGACGTCCACCGGCACTCGCGGACGCAGCGTACTCCACACCCAGTTGTAGAAATGCGTCGGATCGATTTGGTCGAACAGCGCTTTCGCCATCGGGCGAATCGCTTCGATCAGATCCTCGCACTCGTCCTGCTGCATGTTCGTTGCGCGCAGAACGGTATGAATTTGTCGGTACTCCTCGAAAATCGCCGCTTGTTTCGTCCCATCGAGCTGCTCGAAGTAGGCATTGATCTGGTCGAATGCATCGGCATTCGTATCCGGTTCGCTGTTCCATGTCCGTGGCGGGAAGTTCCACTGCAACTTGGCGTTGCCATGCTCGATGATCATGTAGCGCTTGCTCTTTGCCTTACCGGATTCCAGAGCGCCACCGTAAATATCGTCGGTGGTACGCTCGGCGGATGGCAAGGCAAGATCAGCCTGACTAACCACTTTGATTTTCATACTCTTCCTTTATGGTGAATTCTGCATACTTCGCACTTAGTACACAGGTTGGTAATATATGCCCAAAGAACTCTGGACTTTAACTACCCCATTTCTCAATAGAGGGACTTTTGAGCCTACGCCCCGAAAAGGGCGTAGGCTCATTATGTCACTCAGTTAACCAGCTTGGCTTACCAGGGAATGTCGTCGCTGCTCATGTCAGCGTTGCCGGCACCTTGGCTGCGGTTGTTTTGGTAACCGCCGCCGCCGTTACCGCCGCCACCATTGCCACCACCGCCGTTGCGGTTACCCCAGTTACCGCCACCGCCACCTTGCTGCTTCGGTTCCGGATGCTTGTACTGTTCCTTCATCAGGAGCGGCATCAGGTCTTCGATGGCCTTGACCTTGCCCAGCGCCAGGAACTTCGACTCGATGTGCTTCGGCATTTCGTTGCCGTCGCCGTCCTTGAACAGGGTCTTGGTGTCGGCCAGGAAGCTGAACTTGATGTTCGGACGCTTGTCCATCACCACCGAGATGTAGACCACACCGTTTTCTTCACGGCCGACCACGAGACGGTAGATCAGAACCGGGCCGTCGGTCATCTTGCCCGGGCCGATGAACTTCTTGTCGCGGTGCTCGTAAGCCCAGCGGAACGGCTGGTCGGTCAGCGCGGCGTGGCGGATCATCTCCAGGAACATGGTGAACTTGTCGTACGGCACGTTCGCTTGGATGCGGCCGTAGTCATTGTTCGCATCGTTGGCGACGTTGGTGCGCACGGTGATGATCGGATCGTTCTTCTTGATGTCGAACGACATGTTGGCGAACTTGCCTTCGCCGTTCGGCGCGTACAGAGTCAGCGCGCGGTGATTGAGGACAGTCTTGGGGCGTTGTTGCTGGTTGTTGAAGTCAGACATGATGGCTCTTCGGGTTATCGTTGATATCTATTCATGGAATGAACGGACGTGGTAAAAAAGCGCTGCGATTACCAGCGCCTCAGATAGAGTCTGAGCTGCTCAGCAAGGAACTTATCCTTGATCTGGTTCAGCCCATAGTTGACCTTATCCTGACTCGTAGCAAAACTCCAGTTGTACTTCGTGCCAAGATCGACCAACGTCTTGCGGTAAGTCGCGCCAATCGGACGGAAAAGCTGACTATCGCCGAAGATGGACAGGAAGCCCTCGTGGAAAGGAATCATTGGCAGATCCTTGCCATTGTAGAACTTCGTGTACCATTTGCTCTTGTCCTTGATGTTACCCGTGTGGGATTCCAGCAGGGACAAGTTGCTGAACACCTTGGTAGTCAGATCGTACGGATAGTGCGTCAACATCAAGGTGTTCGCAGACTGCGAATCGGTGATTTGCAGGGGATAAAGCTTGATCAGCTCCTTTTCGTTCTTGATGATCTGACCCAAGACCATCTGCAAGCTTTTGGCGAACAGTATCTGGTTAGGAGTGCTGTCCACGCGCAAGATCGCGTGAGGGAGACGCGATTCCAGACCGATATAGTCCGGACAATACAGAACGGTCTTGAACTGATGCTGACCTTGCTCGGCAGAAATTTCCAGATACGACTCCAGCTCGTGCCGGAACGAATCGATCAGATCTTTCTGGTCAATCAGCGGGATGTTTTCCTTACCGATGGCTTCGTAATAGTTACGAAAGAGGGTTTTCACATTCACCCAGTGGCCGGAGAAGTCCTTCAACAGCTTCGGACCAGCCGGGTGATCGGGATGGATACCGAGTGCGCCCTCTAAAGCCAACGACGTGGCAATAGACAGCGGAAAGTATCCAGTAGCGCGTTCGGATGCATTCATGTTCTACACCAGTTCAGCGAGCTTACGCTCGGCAAGTTTAAGAATGTCCCCGTCCAAGTTCTTACCAGCCAGGGAGTCCATGATGAGTTTCTGTACGTTATCGCGCGTGATCTCGATGGGTACGTACTCCTGCTTAGCTTGCAGAAGTTCGGTTTGTTGCACGATAGACAGATCTTCATCGGCCTTACCAAGGCCAGTCCAGAAGTAGTACGGCTTTTCCTTCTCGTACGTGCCAATTGACTGCAAGATGGGATTTCCGACATCCGCCATGATACGGATATGGGAACCATCTGGAAAATCCTCGGTTTCTGCGAGGACTTTTTCGTGACTCTCTTCAAAACTCAAGCCACGACAGTTTACGGTGTGGAAAATCTTGGCGTCGAGGGTCTCGACGAACTGGATCTCGTAATCGTCACTGGCGCGAACAATTGCACGTACATGACCCTTAGGCCCTTCTTCACCGTGGGAGATACGGTCAGTCGAACCTTGGGCAATGATGCGGTCAAACTTGCTGTGGATGTGTACGTGGCCGATAAAGATCAGCTTATCCACAATCTTCAAGTATGCCGACGACGAATGCTTCTGGGCTTTCACTACCGGAGGCAGCTGATACTCAAACTGCCCATGCATGATAGCGTAATCCACCTTAGCGATACCTCGTTGACGCATAAGGTCATGTACTTCCTCTAGCGTCTTTTCTGCGCTATCCGTCCACTCATCCGGCACGAACAACACATTGATCCCGAACTTCGGAATCCAAACAATGCTCAGGGTATCCACGTACAGCAGATCGCAGCCAATGTCCATCGACCTGTTGATCAGTTCAAAACGTTCGGACTGATCGCGATCATGACTCGGAGTGCCTCGCAACACCCAGAGCTGGATATCCATCGCTTTGCACAGGCGCAGCATGTAGATGATCCAGTGATCGATGACATTCACCGCATGATCAGGCAGATTCAGCAAGTGATCGTAGACATCGCCCGCCAATACGATCACGTCCAGCTTTGCCGTCTCTGCATTACGAGGAAAGACGGCTTTCAGTCGTTCAACCATTTCCTCGGGCGGGTTCTTGCCATGCCCGAGGTGGAGATCACTTGCCGAAGCAATACGAAACTCTTTAAAGGAAGACGACTGAGGAAAGGCAGCATCGATCTCCTGAGCTACCTTTTTCAGTTTTGGTTCTTTTTTGTCAGAGGAGTTCACCATCTTCGAAGTCCAGTGCGGGCTTCTCTGTGCTCACTGCTGCGACGGAAGCTCCATCTACCACCGAGCCGTCGATCTTCAGAGTTTTGCCGTAGAGAGCAAGAATCGCATTCCAACGATCCTGGCGTTGTTTGAAAAGTTCATCGCGGTTTGTTGCGATACCACGTCCATTAAATTCATGTTCGAGGTACTTTTCGGCACGTGCCGGCGACTGATTGGAAAGCATGCCGGCGGTGATCAACATCGACGACATAGAACCACGCTTGGAAGCTTCCAGGTGATTAACGATATTGCGCTCCAACAGGCTGGGCATTCTGAAGCGCACTTTCCCATCTGCATCAACAACATCGACTTCTGCGAACGGATTACCCGCCACCGCGGCCATCAGCAGCGGAAAATCGCTGCTGACGACCTCGCCGGTGATTACGGGCAATATTTCATTTACGAACGTGCTTTCGGGAATTTTCTTCACTTCCGCATTCACGACCAGAGCTTCGTGAATAGCGGTAATGTCTTGCGAGAGCTTGGCGTTACGGTACTCGCCAATACCTGTGGTAGTTGTCATAGCGGCACACAACCTTCTTAAAAAGGATATAAAAGGAGTGGGGGCTGTGTATGTTTACATACAATACAGCCCCAACCAGAATTACAGAAGTTGCGGCTCAGCAACGGCCGGCAAACCACCCGTCTTAGTGACGGGATGATCGGCAGCAATGGACGCAGCTGGCGGTGTCAACGACTGTTCTTCTGCCGGAGTTTCCGGGAAGAAGTTCTTCGCCATCACACACTGCAACAGAATGGCGCCATCGCCGGTGATGATTTGGCCGAGTTGGCGGATGATTTCATTACCAACTTCTTTCGGCAAAGTCAGGAACTTCGTCTTGGTCAAGTTGAAGTTGTCCTGCTGGTAGGCCATCAGGCTGAAACGACGCACGCCATTTTCCGTTTGACTGCGCGCCATAACCAGATACGAGTTATCGGACGGCAGGGTGCGAGTGATCAGCAGCACTGCATCGCGTTCACCGGCAACGATCGGTTCCGGGCGCACCAGGATTTCATCCTGACGTACCGGCAGATACGGACTGGAACTCATTTCGAGGAACGATCCGATGTGGCGCATTGCCTCGCCGACGGTGCGATTAATGAGTGCCGGCGATCCGGCAACGTCTTCCGCTGCATGTGCGACTTGATGGCTGACGAAATCCATCAGTTCTTTTTTATCCATTGTTGACCTCGGTAATTGACTTGAATTTGCCGTTGAAATACGTGAGCAAGCGATTGGCAGTATAACTAATGCCGTCTTCTGTAAAATTCAGAGCCAGTGTAATTTTTATCGTCGTTTGTGACTCGACAGCATTATCGAGCACAAATCTGGCCTCAGCGATCACCTGTTCGTAATAGCGACCGAGGTAGGTCTGCACAGAACGAGCGATGGCTTCAGCAGTTTGCAGAGGATCGCCGGAATAGTTCTCGACGATATACTGCATGTTCGAAATGTTGTTTTTGTAAACGTTGGACTGTTCCTGATCAGTGCTCACGTAGTGTGCGAGCAAGAAGTCGATTTTCGACGACAGATCCGTCACCCAGCCCTGGGTGGAAAGTGTAGGTACTGGAATCGCCATGGTGCTCTCGGAGAAAAAGAAAAAGTGTTAAGGCATAAACCCCCATACCATGCGCGCCACCCGAAGGCAGCACACACGGTATGGGGAATCTACACTACACTTTTTGCTTTACAGACTCGCACCATACTGGCTGGTTGGGTCTTTCTCTCCGGCCTCGTAGGCATCTTCCGCGGCTTCCTGAGAATCACGGATAGCTGCCAGCTGACGCAGCGTCAGTCGGTTGTCGGCATCGTTTTGACGATCTGCATACAGACTGTACTGCCACGACTGTGTCTCGTGCGGCACGAGTACGCCATTCATGAGATGGCGATACGCTTGCTGCTCATGACCGACTCGACCCGGTTCCGGATCTTCGTACGTGTCGCTATAGCCTTCGATTTTCCCGTCATACCAAGCCTGACGGAGCAAAGGACTGGTCATTACCCAGCCTTGCATCACACTGCCAGCTGCTTGCAGCTGCGGAATCGTGAGCAGAGGCTCAATGATGTCTTGTCCCATCATGGACTCGACTTGCATGAGCACAGCTTCGGCAGCTTCCACTGCCGCATCGCTGTTGATCGCATTGAACAGTTGCATGGACCGTTCGTAGATCTTCTTCCCATATTCCGAACCTGCATTCGACAGATTGGAGATCTGGTTTTGCAGGTAGTTGACAGTGTTTTGGCTCAACGTTCCAAACAAGCCTTTCCCGAACAACGAACCACTATTCGGGGCGGCGACTAAACGTGCCATTGCTTTTCCTTTAGTCTGCCGGACTCAAACTTCTCTTGCGATCAATGTAGAACCCTGGGTGGTGGCGCATCAGGCAAAGCCATCATGCGCGCCAGGATTACCGGATCAAGTTCTTCGTCCGTTGTTTCCATCCAGTTGGATGTGGTGCCCACCACAGTCTTGGAATGCTCCAGCGCCGAAGAGATAGCGCGGATATTGTCCAAGCTGAAGCTGTTTTTGTACGGAGCCAGATTCTTCAGCGCGTTGGCGATGTAGCCGTCCAGTGCAAGAGTGAACTGGAGAGCATCACCGTCAAAGTCGCAGTTCAGCGGTCGGACGATCAGGATCGACATGGAAACTGTCTGACCTTCTTCCGGACGCTTCACGCGTGCGATGAATACTGCTTGAATCGAGCCACGTTTCAGTGACGGCGGGCGGTTCAGTGTTGCTGCAATACCACGCGGATCAGGCGACTCGGCAATCAGTTCATTGAACAGATGTTCGAGCAGCGGGTGATACGTGGTCGCATACTGGTGCAAAAAGTCCTGCGCCTCGTTGGGAGTGAAGCCCAAGCGATACAGCTTATTGGTGAGGTGCAGCTGGAACACCGAAGTTGCCACGCCCCACGGGATGTAGATCTGCTCGTGGTGATGCGGTTCGGTGATGGATGCCACCACAGCCCGGAAGCTGAAGTGACTACGCGTTGCGAACACGTGTTTCCGGAAGATGCCTTCCTTCTTCGCGAGTCGCTTGGAGCACACGTAGTAGTAATACTCGGCCAGTCGTGCAACTGCACGCACAGCACGAGATTCCCGCAGCCGCTGGCTTGTTGTCAACTCTCCTTTCGAAGACGGAGTGTCAATGCCGGCCAGCGTCAGCACTGCATTGATTGCCTTCGGAGTAAATTCATCCAGATAGACGCCGCCAGACGTACCGTCTTCAACCACCAGGAGTGAGCGGTGGGGAATCGGGAGATGCTTGGCGAACAAACAACTCGGATTTTCATCGAGCATCTTGCGCAAGAAGTCGGTCGTGACACGACCTTTTACCCGCGATTTGAAGATGTTCAGCGAGAACAAGAACTCCTTGATCTCCGCAAAATTCGCGATGAAGTTGTTCAGGCCGCGTTCAAACGGCAGCTGATCGATGATTGGCGAGAACTTGCCGACCTGATTCTCCGGCACGCGATATTGCGTATCCGTAAGATATTGGATCAGGTTAAAAGAGCCAATACTGAAGCGTTCGCTCAGCATTGTCCAGACGATCGGATTGATCAGTCCATCGACACCGTGTGGTGCGCGAATCCAGGTGACGGTTTCCAAGTCCTCTGCCACCACGTCTCGCACTTCGGTGAAGCAGTATGGACAGATTGTGTTCTTGCGGAACTCGCCCTTGCTCTTCTTACAAGTGCAAGACGGTTCATTCGACAGCATGTCCGGGGTATGGCGCGTGTAAATCGTCTTATGGATCAGATCCATGTTCTGCTCGGTAAACGCGGGCAGATCGTTGACGATCACGGGCTCGACGGACATGGTATCAAAGGTTCGGTCGAAATCGACCAAATTCAGATGGATACCCATAACGCCTCGTGGTGAATGTGGTGTTGTGGAGGGAAAAAAAGAAAAAGCCCCCGAAGAGGCTTTTTCTCACTACTTTGAAGCACTGAGCCGGGGATTGCTCCCCGGCTTTTATGCCTCTTAGTAGTTACCTGCGCCGGTGCTGCCACCCTGGCCACGAGCGTAACGACCGAAGGAGCTGGTCGCGAAGCCGGTGGAACCTTGACGACGCATGCCGCCGGCCACGAAGGCGCCAGCGTTGCCCAGGTTCTGCGGCAGATTGCGCATGTAGGCCGGAACCATACGTGCGGTCGCTGCCGGAGCGGCCATGCCGATCTTGGTTTCGTACACCAGGCCAGCTTCAGCAACAGCAGCCGCAACCGCGTAGATGAAGGCCGGGTTGAAGGTGATACGAACAGCGCGACCGGTGATGGTCAGGCTTTCGAACAGGCGCTGCTGGATGCGGCGGGTTTCGGTCAGGCGGAACATCGGATCGACTTCGGCGTTGGCTTGCAGGTTGGCCCAGTCGTTGATGGTTTCCAGCTCGGCGTCGCCAGTCGCGTTCAGGCATGCCAGGTAGTCGATGTCGCGGATGTCACGCTTGCCAGCCGGGGTCAGGTAGAAGCCCAGGTTGACGTACATGTTGTCGTTGTACACCGGGTTCGGCATCAGGCCCTTGTTGGCAGCCTTGTAGATCGGCGTGAACTTGCCACCGGTCAGCAGGTCAGCTGCTTCGAAGATGTCGCGAATGGCGTTTTGGTCGCCACGAGCGGCAGCCGCGAACGGCGAGGTGATCCAGCTGCTTGCGCCGCATTCCGGAACGTCCATGGAGATCAGGAGATCGTCATGCACGTAGGTCTGGATCGCAGCGCCCAGCATCGCATCGCTGACGTTGGCGTTGTTCAGCGGCAGACGAGCCGGCTTCGGCAGTTCACCACCCACGTAGCCCAGCGGCATCTGCTGCGGAGCTTCCAGACCGATCGCGGACAGGTCACGGATGTTCAGACCACCTTCTTGGTGAGCTGCGCCGTTGCGGTGCTGTTGCACCAGAGCGGCGATCCACTTGCTGTCGTTGACCAGCGCTTGCAGGGTGCCCAGGCCTTGGATGACCACCGGCAGTTCGCAAGCTTCGTCCGGGGTGTCCAGGTTGGTGATCACCAGACGCGGCGAGTAGATCTTCAGCTCTTCCGCCTTGGAGGCCAGGCCAGCGGTCATGCCGCCGAAACCGAACGAGTTGGAAGCCATCGACGGGGTGCTGATCAGGTCGATGTAACCGAAGGTCTGGGTCACCAGTTCCTTGGCTTGGCTGGTGTTGTACTGGAACTCACCGCCTTGCTGTTGCTGGTTCTGCTGACGGCCGGTCAGGACCGACATTTCCACCACCACGTCCGAACGAACCGGCTGGCCGGTCAGGTCGGTGAAGTGCGCGTGGGATGCCTTGATCTCGTTCAGGAAGGTCAGGTTCGCGACGCTTTCGTCGATAACCCAGCCGTCTTGAGCGATCACGGAGGCCAGCAGCGTGGAGGAAGCGGTGGTCGCGTTGGCGATCACGTTGCGAACTGCTTCTTCCGAACGCAGGTCCAGGTCGGCCGGCACGGCGGTCGCATCGGCGTCGATCAGGGTGAAGCCCGGGAACTGGTTCTTCACGGATTCTTCAACGCGAGCGCGCAGAGTTGCGTCGTAAGCGTCGGCAGCCACGATCAGGCGTTCGTACTTGATGCCTTGGCCGAACTGCTGTTCGACAGCGGTGGCGCCGCGGGCGGTCTGGGCCAGCAGCAGGGTGTGGTGAGCGACATACTTCTCGTCGCTGCCCGGGTTCTTCAGCGCGGCGGCAACGACCACTGCGGAAATCAGCAGGCCTTCCTTTTCACCGTCCAGACCGATGAAAGAGAACTTCACCGGCTGTTCTTGTTCGCCTTCAGCGATCTTGTCGATCACTTCAACGATGGCGCGCATGGCTTGGGAGGTTGCAGCACGGCTCATGCCGTAGTTTTGGCGTGCGGAGATCATGGAGCGTTGTCCTTGTTGAGTTTGTTTGGTGGTTTGCGGTTTGATGGTTTGCTGGGTTTCTTGGGAGGCGGCACCCTGCACGCCGGAATTCTGGGTAGCTGCGGCCGGTTTCGGCTGCGGCTTGTGTTGCGGCTTTTCGGCTGCCGAAGTGTCTCCGGCTTTCTTACCGTTGTTGTTACCGTTGCCGTCATCGACTTCGATGGCCATGATGCTTTCCTTTACGAAAATGTGATGGTTAAGTAAACAGGCTTTGCAAAGCTGTCTTTTGGAGCATATCGCACTGTAACTCCAAGATAGTAATATGTACTCCAAAAAAGTTTGGATTCAATTTTTCTCTCGTGACAGCTCGATGCCCGTTGAACCCGCGGCATAACCGCAGGTGTGAAGAGGGCTCGATGGCGTTTCTCTTCTACATAAACATATACCGCAGTATTTTCTTACTCAGTTTCTATTTCTCCACGAATCTTGTAGACAAATTCGACAGGTGCTCTCGTTCCCCGCGTTCAGAGGGCCTGTAACTAGAACCACTTTAGGTAGCTCCAGTATGCAAAGCCTATTCCGTCTTGATGACAAAATCAACACGGGGAGTATTGAACTGCGTCAATGGCGCTACGCCAAAGACGGACTGCTTCAGAACGTCGAGAAGATCGAGCAGTTCTATCAAGACTACCCCATCGCTGTATCCGGTTCACATTTGCTCGTGCGCCTGATCCAATCCATGAACATCAGCCGTACCCTGTCGTTTGATCGTTACGTTGCGAACTGCAGCGCTCGCTCATTGAATGTTGCACAGGCGTTAAAAATCACCAGCGGTCTGAGCAAGGGCCAGATCTGGGATGGCGTGTTCTACGGTCCGGGCACCAAAGAGATCATTATTGCTCACGATACCTTGTTCCCCTTGCAGGATGCATGGGAGAATTGGAAGTCGATGCATCCGGTGACGGTTCTGCTGCACAATCAGTCCAACACCCAGCTGAACGTGCCAGATGGCCGTGTAAACGCTCCTGATAAAGGAGTAGCTGTGATTGCGATCAACGTTCCCATGCTGATGGCGATGTACTATCGCTTCAACCAAGAACAAGACGCGGTAGAACTGGGCGGCGGTGAGCGACGAACCTTGTACCAGTTCATTCACGGCTACGCTTTGGCCGGGATGGTTCGTTCTCATCTCGACGGCGTAATCTTCAACCGACTCTTTAATAAGGTATCGGGTGTACCGAACACAGACGCTATTCGCAAACATAGCTTCTTCACCAACAACTACGACTCCGCGCTGGATACCGGAGCCGACATGCAGATAGAATACCTGCGAAACCTGAAGAAGCGTTTCACTGGTGTAATGGCTGCTACACATCTGCCGGTTTCTGGTAGTCTGTTGGAATACTCGCACTTGCCGTCGATCCCGACGACTTTGCAGGCATTCTGGGCCGTGGTGGTGTCTCGGATCAAGATCGTGGCCTTCCTCTGTATGGTGCAGAAGGACTACGAGGCGATCAATGCCAAAGAGTTGGAGACGATTCGTTGGATGATGAATCTGAACCAAACCAAACAAGTGATCCGAAATAACCTTGGAATGGAGGCCTACTTTGACGTTGCACCTTGGTTAGATAGGGTTGGTATTGAATGAACATAAACG